TGTGCACCCAGAGTACCATCTATACCTCGAATACCAGTAGTTCCTTGAATGCCTTGAATACCCTGTGCACCTTGTGCACCCAGAGTACCATCTATACCTCGAATACCAGTAGTTCCTTGAATGCCTTGAATACCCTGTGCACCCAGAGTACCATCTATACCTCGAATACCAGTAGTTCCTTGAATGCCTTGAATACCCTGTGCACCTTGTGCACCCAGAGTACCATCTATGCCCTGAATGCCAGTAGTTCCTTGAATACCAGTAGTTCCTCGAATACCTTGAATACCTTGTGCGCCCAAGGTTCCATCTATGCCCTGAATGCCAGTAGTTCCTTGAATACCAGTAGTTCCTCGAATACCCTGAATACCTTGTGCGCCCAAGGTTCCATCTATGCCCTGAATGCCAGTAGTTCCTTGAATACCTTGAATGCCAGTAGTTCCTTGAATACCTTGTGCGCCCAAGGTTCCATCTATGCCCTGAATGCCAGTAGTTCCTTGAATACCAGTAGTTCCTCGAATACCCTGAATACCTTGTGCGCCCAAGGTTCCATCTATGCCCTGAATGCCAGTAGTTCCTTGAATACCTTGAATGCCAGTTGTTCCTTGAACGCCTTGTCTACCTTGAATACCAGTAGTTCCCTGAATGCCTTGAATGCCAGTAGTTCCTTGAATACCTTGAATACCTTGAATACCCTGAATACCCGCTGTTCCTTGAATACCCTGGGACCCAACTGTTCCTTGAATGCCAGTAGTTCCTTGAATACCTTGAATACCTTGAATACCCTGAATACCCGCTGTTCCTTGAATACCTTGAATACCCTGAATACCCTGTGCGCCCAAAGTCCCATCTATACCTTGAATACCTTGGGACCCATCTATGCCTTGAATGCCAGTAGTTCCTTGAATACCTTGGATGCCCGTTGTACCTTGAATACCTCGGGACCCAGTAAATCCGAGAGATCCAGTATAGCCAAGATTACCCTGTGATCCAGTATAGCCAAGATTGCCCTGTGACCCAGTAAATCCGCGAGATCCAGTATAGCCAAGATTACCCTGTGATCCAGTATAGCCAAGATTGCCCTGTGACCCAGTAAATCCGCGAGATCCAGTATAGCCGATTGGGCCACGTATTCCCTGAGATCCAGAAAACCCAGTGCCAACAGATCCAGTAAATCCAGTGTCACCTTTTATGCCTGCAACTCCGTCTAAGTTTACATCCCATGTACTATATGTGCCAGATCCAGTTATCGATGTAACATTAACTTCAAGATCTCCATTAACAGGATTGTAGCTAACTACTTCGCCTGTCATAAAGTTTATGCTGTCAAATGATATAATAACTGTTTGAGAGATAGAGTATGATAAATCTTCGTCAACAACTAAGTTTTTTGTACCTGTGCTAATAGTAAGTGTCGATGAACTAGTTGTTTTGTAGCGGTCGCTGCTACTACCAGTATCACCTTGTGGTCCTTGTGGACCACTAGTGGTTACCCATTGTTGACTTGTTCCATCATCATAATATATATTAAGAGTCGAGTCAGACGTATTAAACCAAACTTGTCCGTCTACTGCATTGCTTGGCTCTGTATCAGAGGTTTCGGCTCCAAGCAATGCAGTTGTTGACGTTAATATTTGCCATGTAGAACCATCAAATATAAACCTATTAATCTCTTCAGAAACTGATAATACATAGTCATTAGTCTGTCCTTCGATTGTATTCCCGTTGCGTATTACTGTAACATTATTAACCGCTACATTGCCACCGTCGCCGATAATAACAACACTACCCGATACTGGTGCAGCCGGCAATGTAACATTAAATGATCCAGTAGTAGTACTATCAAGTAATAATGCATCTCCGGAAATAGCAGTATAATTGCCAGTTATATATGTCCAGTTTGAATACTTTCCAGAATTAAATGTGTCAACATAGTTCTTGGTAGCAGCATCTTGCGGGCCAGTTGGCGGTAATACATTAATAATTCTTGAATTAGTTACAGAAACAACCCCAGTGCCGTTAGGGTTGAGTACAATATTTTCATCAATCTCTGATGTAATTGTAACACCACTAATATTTAAGTCGGCAACATTTATGCCGTTTTCAAACGTTGAAATGTCCTGAAATGTTTTAAGTCCATTAATAACTTGGTCACCTGATGTTCGAATAACAGTGCTATCAACGCTAATTGAATCATCGTTATTAACTTCTATGCCATTGTCAAAGTTTAACCATTTTCGTGTACCAGAAATATCTGATGCCGGAACACTATTTTCAACTGTGGGTACTCCTAAGTCTGGCTCGGCATTTTGTAGATCTATAAAATCATAACGGTCTGCAGAGGCATCTGCAGACGGAGTTTTTTTAACTTTATTACTTAAAAGTTTTAAATTACGCATTAAGCGACTCCAGTACACTCAGTGTAATTTTAAATGCATTATCTGACGATGCATATATTTTAATACTGTTGCCTTCCTCGATAATTAGTTTACCTGTAATTAAGCTAGTTGAATCGTTTCCAGGGATTGTAAATCCCTTTACTAATTCTGTATCTGTATTAGTCGAACTGTTAAAATGTGTAAAAGTTATTTCAGCACTTGACGTAGTTATGTTAGCAACTTGTGCCATTAGAACAATTCCGGTGTTTCCTAGTGGTGAACTATATATTATTTCGTTAGCAGTTGTTACGTCTGCTGTTATAGTTCTAAATACGTTAATAGGTGATGCCATTATTATTAATCCTCAATTGCTAGTATGTATGGTGTTAGCACAGCAAACAAACTTCTATCAAAAGTGTCGCCTTCAATTGTACCTGTCGTTCTATTTATCGTTAAGTCATCACCGATTCTAAAATCGCCTTCCTGATCTGTACCAGTATAGTAGACTCTGCCGCCGTTTTGTTGTATAACTTGATTTTCTAGAATTGGCCGTCCACCTTCGTACGGTAATGCAGCGTTAACGTCTATGCCGGCGCCGACCCACTCAAATGTATGTCCGCTTGCAGTAATTAAACTATACTGATGGAAACTAACTGAAGATCCTGATATAATGTCGTTGGTATCAAGTGGAATAGTTTCATCAAGTGTTACCTGACATACATATCCGTTATCAACCAGTCTAATTACAATGTCAAACAACTCCTCAACTTTGATCACTTCGGTAGCTGTAGCAGGTGCAATCGAAGTATCTTGTACACTTACGGATTGCAGTGAATTAACTGTAATGTTAGTTATGCAATCAGATACAACATCTTTTAATCTTGCATAAGTTGCAAGGGTGACAGATTTTTGACTTGCCGGAATCTGTAATGTGCCGCCGCTATAATATTCATCAGCGGCATCAATTGTTTGACTGTTTCCATTGTATAATAAATCGTATGTAATTGCATCTATTATAAATGCAATATCTTCTTCACATTTTGCAGAATTGTATTCGAGTAACGGATAATATAAAGAAATAAATGCAGTACCCTCGTCGATTATAAATTGTTTGTTATTTTGCAAAATATCTCTTGACTGTTCTACATTTACATTTACGCCAACCGGCGCAGTGTAATTAATCGCAGGTGCTACACTAGTACCGTTAGATATAATGTTAATTAACATATCAAAACTATCCGAAATTGTACTATAGTCGCTAATAGAACTATCTATTAATTCTAGTATTTTTATCTTAACGAAGTTAATCGCCGCAGTTGTTTCTGATAACTGATTGCCAATAACTTTTGCTGCGCTTGCTCTATAATAACTCTTTCCTGCTAATATAGTTTTATAGTTAGTATCAAGTGCCAAGTCGTCAACAACTGCTTGTATAATAAGCTTAATATCCCTTGCACACTTTGACTGGTTGTAATTGAACTTACTAAATCGAGTATTAATATAATCTATTGTCGCTGCTCGCGTGTCGATACTACTGGTAACTATTTCTAAATAGTCACTTTGTAATTCTGTCGGTGCCCACGCAATTGACGGATTAATTTTTGAAACTACTGAATCGGTATTACCTGCTCTTATAACAGAGATCACTAATTCTAATTTTCTTGCAATTCCTGTTGCTGTAACTGCATTTGATGGAGTTGAATTAATCACCTGTGATTCTATATTTCCAGTAGTTACCGAGATTGCCACTTCCTGTACAACATCGGTGATTACCGAACTAAGATGATCATAAGCTGAAATAGTTTCCATAACTTCGTCGGCACCTAGCTGACTTGTCCTGCCCGCAAAGTAACTCAATGCTACTGTGCGCATTGCAGTATTACCGCCATAAAGTGTATCGTATGTTAATGCATCAACAATAAATCCTACATCTCTTGCACACTTGTCTTCGTCAAACGCAAAGTCTGCAATTTCATTGTTAATCTCGGCAATAGCAAGTAACGAAACAGATGACTTGTTACCAATAATTGTTGCATAATCAGCCTGAGCAGTTGTTGCCGTCCAAGTTATTGAAGGAAGTTCTTTTTCGTCCAAGCCGGCAGCTGATCCTGCTTGTACAATATCAATGGTTATTTGAATTAATGAAGTTGCGTCATTTGCTTCATTGACACTTGCTGCGTCGCCGGTAATATCTTGCACACTGGCATTGCCAGTTGACACTACTACACTTTGTTTCTGTATGACCTGAGCAACTACTGTTTGTAATCTTTCAAATACTGCAATAGTCGGAGCCGTTTGACCCGTGCCGAGTTGTAATACAGCGTTATCAAAATAGCTCTCTGCGACAACTCTAGAAGCAGTATTACCACCGTATAATGTATCAAATATTAATGCATCGATTATAAATCCAACATCTCGACGACATGCAGCAGCGTCATATGTAAATGATAAAGTAAATGGTGAAATGTTCTCTGCAACTTGAACAGTAATCCATGCATCAATTTCGTCTTGCATAAAGAGTTTGTTTGCAACAAATTGAGAATTAGCATTGAGTGTATTTTCTGTTGCGTTAATCGGTAACGTGTTAACTGTTGTACTCTGTGCATTTGTGTTTATTATGTTAGTTATTTCATTAAATAACGTAGCAACTCTAATTTTGCTAGTTGAACTAATATTTAATGCAAGTATTGTTACTTTTACAAATTCTATTGCTGCTAGTGTCTGTGACAATTGATTAGCAAGTACTACTGCCGAACTTCCTCTTCTGTATGAAAGTCCTGCTGTGATAGAATTATGATTTGAATTTAACACAACATCCAGTGAAACAGCATCTAAAATTAATCCAACATCTCGTATACATTTTTCTTCATTGTATATATGGGGAGGAAATGCGTCGTTAATAAACGCAATAGTCTCTGCTATAAGAAAATCTTTATTTAATTGTAATAAATCCTTAGCATTAATAGTTGCACTATCTGCATTAGTAGGTTCCGGAAATGTTATCGAGTCCGGATTATTGTTTTCAAAAATGTCCAGCATTTCGTTAAATGATAGATTAATCCTTGAGGTTGCAGTAGTACCAACCTCAAGGGCAATTAAGCTATCTCTAACAAATTCAATTGCCGATTTAGTTTGTACAAACTGGTCTTGTTTTACTTTAAGAGAGTTTATTCTTTGATAAGACAAACCTGCAATAACCGAGTTGTAATTTGTTCCTAGTGCAACGTCCATAGAAACAGCATCAATGATTAAGCCAACGTCTCTTGAACATAGTACTTCGTCGTAAACAAAACTAGAAAATTGGTCATTTAAAAACTCAATAGTATCAATAGAAATTTTAGTTTTATTGTCGAGTATAGTTTGTCTTGAAGACAACGAAGTAGCATCCTGTGACGAAAAGTCTGGCTCATTGTTGTCAATAAAATCATTTATAAAACTACCATTCTCTATATAACCTGTTATAGTGTCATATAATGTATTTGTTTTAATTGTCATCTCTACTGTAGACGAATTAGTGCTAGTATCTTGTGTAGTAACTGAATTTTTACGCACAACTGTAATGTTTAATAGGCAATCTTTTGTAACTGTTCTAATATAATTATATACAGCAAGAGTTGAATCTTTTTCATCTTCGCCTAATTGCAGTGCAGTACCAAAATAATATTGTTGACCCGCTACAAGACTTTGACTGTTTCCACCGTAAAGGACATCGTATGTAATAGCATCAACTATATAACCAATATCAGTTCTGCATACTGCTTCGTTATATGTCGACGAGGGATAATTTTCGTTAATATATGCAATACCTTCTTCAATAATAAAGTCTTTGTTTAATACTAAAATAGATTTAGCTCTTAGTTCAGCACTTGATACACCAACTGGGTCGTTGAACTCTATTGTGTCGGCATTACCAATGCCATTGGTTACAATATCAATGATTTCATTAAGGTTAGATTCTATTCTTATATATGGAACAGTACCATTAGTTAGTAATGCTAGCATTTCTGTTTTTAAGAATTCAATGGCTGCAATTGTTTCCGTTAACTGGTTACTAATTAATCCACTTGCTGACCCATTATAGTACGACCTTGCTGAAACAATACTACTGTAATTAGTATTCATTACCATGTCGCTAGTAGCAGCTTTAATAAGGATGCCAACGTCTCTTGCACATTTAGATTGACTGTATTGCAATGATGGATATGTTGTATTAACATAAGCTACTGTATCAACCTTTAATGCATCAGTTGCTGCAATTATTGTATTTCTTGCAATCTGCAGGGACGACAATTGATTAGTAAAATTAGGATTTTCAACCGTTGTTTTACCAATTTTAACATCGGATGTTGTAGAAACTGTGTAATATTTTGATCCGTCGAATGATAATGCGTCTCCGGAGTTTGGACGCTTAACTAAATTATTTATTAATATATCCGAGCCACCAAATTTTGGTGCTGTAATTGTCTGAGCAACTGACCCGTAATACTTCGGAAGACTTACTCCATCGGCTTTTAATCCAAATGTACCAAACGAGCTGTTTGAGTTTGTTAATGAACAAAATCCTCCAGATTCGCATAGAATTGCAATTTCGCAACAAATTGTAAATACCGAAACTAACTGAGTGTTACCTAGGTTCAGCATGTGAATTCCAGTGCCGCCTTGGTTATATTGAGTAAATGCGTCAACAACCATAGACTTTAATCCAGTTGCATGTGCGCCGTCGACTCGCATACCAGTACCGGTAGTAGTGATAGACGTACAGTTTTGTACGTACGGAGATTTAAAAATTTGTCCAGCTGATCCATCAGGGTTAAATGCTACAACAGCTGCCGGTGCTTCGTGATCCTTAAAAGTGATACCGGCAAGATACGAACCGTTGTTTACCCAAAACATGTCTACCTTTGGTGAAGCTGATCGTATTATAACTGTACGTAAACTATCTCCAATGATTCCTACATCCTTTGGAACAATAACAGGATTTTCTAAAGTATAATCACCTGCTTTAATGTGCAAAGTTGCACCCTCGGGTACTTTGCTCAATGCATATTTAATAGATGAAAATCCACTGCCTATTGTTTTGCCATTGTTTGAGTCTGACCCATTCTTGGTAACATAAAACACATTGTCGGCTATGTCAATTGCATTAGTCCATTCGTTGCCTTCAAAATACTCAAATTTAAGCGTGTCTGTGTTGTATCGTGCCGATCCAGCTGCGGCTCTGAGAGGACGTAACGAAGTTGGGCCTTTGGGAATAATTAAAGATCCGCTAACATCAAGTGACACTTGTTGCTGCGATGGATCTACCTTTAGGCCACTTCCTTTGATGTTTCTTGAGTTTGTATTTTGTGATTTAAGTAATCTCATTTTATACTTCCAGGTAACTTACTGATACTGATAAATTAGTTAATTCTCCAACTAGGGCCGGAAAGGCAACAAAACTTAATTCTTCTCCTTGGTCAAGAATAACTTTTTCAGTATCAAATGTAAAAGTTTCTCCTGCGACCAAGTCTAATGATCTTACTACGCATGTAACACTGTTTGATAGTGCCTGACCTGCTTTTCTAAAATGCATATCAAAACTTGCAGTATTTGCACTAGCGTCTCCGGCATTTGGATCATACGTGTTGCATACCATGATGCTGGTAATAGCAAATCTTTTATTTGCTGGCACGCCGCCTACAAATAAGTCTAACCGAGAAGTAGTTAGTTGTGCATTTTCTAGTGCCATTTTTATTCCTTTATAAAACCATACTAAACAATAATGCTCTATTTCTAGATATTAATTCGTCAGTATTTGCGTCTTCGTCTATGTAGTATACTCCTGAGCCGCCCTCAGATGGTGTGTTAACGTAAAAACTATGACCGCTAACTGGAGCATTAGGAACAGTATCAACCCGTTCAATTTCTAAAATTTTACTGATCTTAATTGTACCTTGCCCGGTAACAACTAACGTTATTGAGTCGTTTATGTTAGAAGTCTGAAAAGTTGTAACTGTTCCAAGTGATACAGAAGTTTCTGTAATCGTTAATCCATTAACTCCGTCGACTTCAACATCAATTTTGCTAGGCGCGCCCGACACACTAAAATCACTTATTTCAATTTTAGTGTCGCCTTCGACAATTTTATTTTTAAAATCTTGTGATGTAAAGTCAATTATTGCTTTAACATTTGGAATAGCATCGTCATCAATTGGTACACCAGTGTTTTCGTCATTAACATAAACAAACACTTGCTGTTCGTAATCAGTTGTTCCTGTTACACTAACAATACTAGTACCGGAATTTATTAAATATAAATCTTCGCCATTGGTAGTTATGCTACTGGTCTTAATACCTATTAGATCTCCTAATGTGTTCTTAAATTCAAAATTTCCAAGAACAGTAGTACCATCAGACGGGTCCATCCATCTATTATCTTCATTAAATAATATAACAGTATCAGGAAGTGTTCCTCTGTCAATTTGAATACCCGAGGTATTTAAACTAATGCCGCTGCCAGTTTCTCCCTTGTTAATATGAACTATATTGTCAAAAATATCAAGGTTTCCAAGAATTTTTACTGACCCAGCAGCACCAGGATCAAGGGCGATTTCGCCGCCGGTATTAATTTTAATCTTATAGTAATCGACTCCGTAGTTTGTTACCTTACTTAATGCCATCTCAAGTCACCTATTATATTGCAGTCAGAACTAGAATATTAGATGTTGAATCGTCTTGAACTTCCCAAGTATAACGGTTGTTGTCAAAATCGATCATGGTTCTGTTATGAAATTTGCGTATGTTGACACCGTCGCCGTTGCCGCCGATGTATCCCTTGACAACCATTTCGTTGTCAGATGGAATGTCTTTGTCAACTAGAACACACGAACCGGAATTGCCGTCGCCGCCTGCTAGATCATTAACTCTAAATTTGGTTTCTGATCTTTGTGAAAGAATTATTCCGGTTAGTGTAACGTCGTTTGTTCCGATCTTAACCGTTGCTGGAATTGTTCCATCGTCGGCATCATTTGTAGTACCAAGATATTGTTTGTTAATTGGACGTCCCATTTGTTTCTCCTATGTTGACGTTCTAGGTCTACGCGGAGGGTATCCGCATAAGTCTGCTTGCGCAGCACTAGACACTTATATTTATCAAAAGAACAGAATAGGTAGTCAAGGAAAAAGACTAGTCCGAATCGGACTAGTCTTTAATAAGACAGAGAAGAAAAAGTATTAAAAACTGGCTGATCAAAGTGCATACAGTATACGGTTCGCTAGGCGCACCCACTGTGGCAAAAGTCAAAAAGCAAAAAGCATAAGGATCCTATTTCCAGCCAGCAATATGCAGGCACAGTTAAGGCTAATAAGTGGCTGGGACACAATCTTGCTATGATCAAACGATCTTAATTGAAAGTGTATGACCTCATACATGGTACCGGTCTTCTTTTATCTTTCTCCTCTGGGTAATTTACGCTTTCAACGCATAATCACCAAACTGTTTACAGGATACCAGCTGCTGTAAGTGCTGGTACACTGTCTGCGTCAACTTCAATTTGAGTCTTCACATTTAATTCAAGAAGTGTATCTTGTAACAAGAGCTTTCTCTTTTTCATTTCAGCAGCCTTCTTGCGGAATTCATCAATTTCAGCTACTTCGAAGATCGAAGTAGCAACTTCGTCTTCATTAGCGCTTGCAAAGCGGTAAGTATCGGCTGAGCCAGATTCTCTGCTTCTAATCTTGCCAAGCTTGCCGCGCATAACTTCTGCAGCAACACAAGGCTTTGATTTTGACAAACGTGTCATGTGCCCAATTTGTTTTTCAAGCAATGCTACCTCTGTAAGTATATCGTTAATACCTACAGCGGCGTTTGCTCTAGCAACATTGCGTCGGATATCATATAATGCTGCAAGCATTACTTCGCGTGTTTCTGAATTCTCAGTGAATACAATTCTTGCCGCTGCAATTTTTTCATTTGGCTTTTCAAATTCATTAACACTAACATTTGTGTCAAGATCCAAAGCAGTAATTGCTTCATTGATTGCTGCTTGTACAGCGTTTGCCTTGCGTAGTGTAATTTTCATGTGCCTATGTCTTCCTTGTTGTTATGTATTTAATATAACATCACATGCAGCAAAGGTCGACCTCTTTAACACTTAACCAAGAGAAATATATTTTTAAATTATGTCTAATTATTTTTATAAATTTTATTTAATGTAGTTAAGATTAATTTGATTTTTTGCATACTCAATGTTATAATAAAGTTAAATACAGCTAGTTATATAACAGGCTCAAAGGTATATAGAACAATATGAAACTTCAATTACAACAATTAATTAACCAATATCCAAAACACTATACTAGAATGATTAAAAAAGATACTAATATTAACAAATTTGTAGAAACATTTATTGGAAATACAATTGCAGAAAAAGCATATAATGCATTACACAATCCTATAACACAATGTCCTCATGGCCAGCAATATAAATTTAAAGGAATAACCCAGGGATACTCCTTTTGTGGCAGGGCAAATGCGTGTAAATGTGCTAGAGAAAGTGTTTCTCTAGCAGTGTCTAATACTAAGAAAAAGTTTACCGAAGAGAAAAAACAACAAATACAATCAAAAAAAATTAATAGCTTAAATAAAAAATACAATGTCAACAACGCAGGAAAATTAAAACATGCTATACAAAATCATGCAGACTTTTATAATAATTCCGATAACGTAAATACAGTTGTATCAAAAGTACAACAAACAAAACTTATCAAATACGGAAATTCTAATTACAATAATCCTGAAAAAATTAAACAGACTTTTAAAGAAAAGGATACTGTTTTTTGGCAACAGCGATTTCCTGAAAAAGATATTTCAACATTACATGATAAATTGGCATTAAAAAAAATGTTTGAAACTATACCCATTACTGACATTGCAACAACACTTGGCGTTCATATACAAACCGTTTATCAGTACCTCAATAAGCATAAAATTAAAAGTCCTTACCAGAGCTCGTATGAGCAAGAAATAGTATTGTTTTTGCAGAGTTTAGGAATTACAAACATAATACGCAACACACGGAAACTGTTACCTAGCGGCAAGGAAATTGATATTTATTTGCCGGACTACCGTTTAGCAATTGAATTTAACGGAATTTATTGGCACCACGAAGATATAAGTCACATCACTCGGTCTTATCACAAAAACAAGTTTATAGAAGCCGAGTATTTAGGAATACAGCTAATTACTATCTTTTCAAACTTTTGGAACACGCGCAAAGATATTGTAAAACAATCTTTAATAAATAAACTAGGCTTAGATACTCAATCGATTTATGCCAGACAAACAGTAGTCAGACTGATATCTGCAAAACATACAACAGAGTTTTTAAATAAAAATCATATACAAGGATACACGCCGGCTTCGGTATGCTACGGATTATTTGATCATAACGATATATTAGTTGCTGTAATGACGTTCTCGCGTTCACGCATTGCACTAGGCAAGCAAACTCGGGGATTTGAATTAGTAAGATATGCTAGTGCGTTACGGGTAGTTGGAGGCGCAGGAAAATTATTAGCAGCATTTTGTAAAGAATATCCTGATCAAGCAGTGTATTCTTACAGCAACAACGAATGGAGCAACGGCAGTTTGTATAAAACACTTGGGTTTGATTTAGAAAGAGACATTGATGTTAGCTATTGGTATATTCATCCAAGAGAAGAAAAACTAATGCACCGGTTTAATTTTTCAAAACAAAAGTTAATTAAAAAAGGATACGATAAATTAAAAACAGAAAAAGAAATATGCAAAGAAATTGGGTTACTTAAAGTGTGGGATTGCGGCAAGCGGCGATGGATGTTAGAATCTAGTAATTCACGAAAATCAGGGTTATAAGCACAATAATTCAAAAGAAAAGGCCCCAAGGGGCCTAATCTTGTTTTCTTGTTGCTACGTTTAGCTAAAGCTAAGATTACCAGTGTTGACTCCAACAACACCCAGGTAGTCAGCTGCGTTACCAAGTGATGACGCAGTGTTAGTTAGTTCTACATAACCATACCGTGTCATAAAGCTAACCACTGGCTCGAATGTTTGTGGATCAAGCACAACGCCGGAACTCATTAGTGGAATGTATGGGCAATAGAAGGCCGCTGCATCTGATTCACTTGTTCCTTTGTAGCCAATGATCACATCATCTGAAGTTGCATATGTGTTGACATATACTTTCATTGCGTTGTTAAGAGTACCGACCATTTTAGTGTTGGTTGGTGCTTCAAATGTGCCTTCGGTAGTACGAGCAAATGCCGAAGTAGTTGCTGACTGTAGAAGTGTAAGAACAGTTGGGGAAACAACTGCCCAGTTACCTGCACCGCGACGAGTACGCTGAGCGATTAGGTTTGATACTCTGTTGATCTGAACAGCTAGTGCAGCATGCTCGTCACCGACAAAGGTAGCAGTACCGGATACTGCTGCTTGATCGTAAGTTTCTACAGCAGAACCAGCTAGTGAGCGCAGGCTGCGTAGTACTTCTTGATCAATTTCAGCAGTAATTTCTTGTGCAAGAGCAGCCATGATTTCTGCTTCTACGTCGATGCCATGCATCGCTTGTGCGTCTTGTGCAGCTTCAAAAGTCCAACGTGCTGATAGCTTACGTGATTTAGCTTCAACAGTCTGCTTGAGGATCTGGATAGACATCCTGTTACCAGCAACGCCTTCGAGCGCCGCAGTATTTGCCGGACGACCATTGCCAGTGCCAATGTTACCTGAGTAACCTTCAGCAATCTTGAATGGACTTAGGGCTTCTTCACCAGCTGTTACGTTTCCGCCGACACCGTCAGTGAAGCCGTCACTGTAACGCACACGTAGAGTGTGAATCTGCGATACTGGTCCCTGCATTGGCTGTACACCAACAAGCTCGTTTGCAATAACAGTAGGCATAACACGTCTAATCACTGGAAGGATTACACGGTGTAGTGTTGCGATATTACCAGCAGAAGTGGCACCGGCAGTTGCACTTTCTGAAAGATACTTACGAGTATTTTCCAGTGTAACATTCATTACTGCTTTTTTGTTGCCTGCAAGGCCTTCAAGAAGGGCACCCTTGGTCTCCTGCCATCTACTTTCTAATAGTTCTGACATTTTTGATTCTCCTTATTTCAATCCTGCAAGACGACGTATGTCTAATACATTTGTGTCTGCTGTTGATGTCATGTGTTCTTGTTTACGATTGCCTGTGATTTCTTTGCCTTCTTTAAGGGGTGCCTTTTGTCTTGCGCGAGGATGCCCATCTATTACAGATGGAAGGTACTTGTTAAACGAACTTTGCAGTCTGTTTGTTTGTACCGATTCTAACAAGTCGTTCATTATTGCCTTTTGACTCTTGTTTAAGGGGCCAGTGAGGTCGTTTAGTACTTTTGCTCTGTCTCTAGATTCAACTAGGTGCTTGACTTCGTTATTCTTTGATTCTGCTAAGTTCTTTGCTTTAACGGCAAAGGCTTTGGCTTCTGCAAGCTGTTTGTCTTTTGCATTAAGTACCTTTAGTAGTTTCTTGGTTTCTGACTTCTCATTTAAGTGACTGTTCAGATATTCACCAGCAAACGCCTCAAATATTTTACGACCAAAGTCGTTCATGCGTGCAACTTCGATATCTTCTTTAAGTTGAAGAATTTCGGAACGTAGTCCCTTTTCAACTGTTTCGGATAGTGCAGTTACGCTTCTGTTAATAAAGTCTTGCTTAACTTTAGCAAAGTGCGATTTGGATTCTCTTACGAGACGTACTTTAGTTTCTGCAAGGTCGTTTTTATCTTCCTGGAATTCAGCAAGTTCTTTTGCAAGTTGCTCTACAACAAAATCTTCAAGTACAGCAAATTTAGTTGCTGTTGTCTTTTGATCGTTGTGTAGTTCAGAAATTTCACCAGCAAGTTGTTCCATTACAAAGCGCTTCATTAATTTTGCGTCTTCACGCATCTTAATTGCATACTTTGCTTTAGCTTCAGCTAGCTGTTTGCGGTCTTCATTGAATTCTACCATTTCCTCTATGAGCTTTTCGCTCACAACAGTATCAATTGCTTCGATCATAGCACTTTTATCATGCTCATATTTCTTAGCAAATTCTTCACGAAGTGCCGTTGTTACCTGTTTGCGGTTTTCTACAACCTTAATGTCCCAGGCTTCTTGAATCTCTGATTTCATTTGCTCAGATATCGCGTCACTCTCTAAAAGGGCTTTTAGTGCTTCCATTATTTTCTCCTTTTAATTGAGTCTGTCTATTATGTTCAATAGACTCTCTGCAATGTATTTTTGTGCCTGTGGGTTGCCTGTTACTTCTTTACTTCGCATAAATGCTTTATAACCGCCTCGTTGATTCATAAGGTGCTCATAAATTGGTGTTGGGTATGCACCCGGAGCACTGGGTTGTGCCACTACATCAACAGTAATAATTTCAAATTCTGATACTTCGCCGCTGCCGTCTTCTTTAACGTTGCCACTTCCACGCGATGAAACACCTAGTTTAACACCCGCTTCGAGCATTGTTTGAACTAGTTGTCCCATCGGTGTAGGAAGTATCTTTAGTTTACCATAACCATTTGGGCCATCCATCCACATTTCTGTGATCATATGACTTACGCGGTCTAGGTTGATATTAAGGCCTTCAGGATGATCTACTTCACCGAGAACTGAGTATCCTCCGCTAACCTGATCGTTAAGAGTTCTGACAGCCCTGCCAATTTCATTTACGGGATACAAACGTTGATTTGCGTTACGTATTCCGCCTTGAATAACAATACCCTTCATATGAAGAGTTTTGCCATCTTCGGCAGACTCAACTATCATTTTAGCCTGGTCGAAACTAAGACTCTCTGTTAAGAAATTCATCTGTTGTCCTTACCTTCTTGCCTTACTTCTTGCGCACAGTAGTTTTGATTGTACTACCAGCGCCTCTGTCGGCAGTTTCTGGCTTGCCTTTCTTTTCGGCGCCATGACCTGGTTCATTCTTCTTAAAAGAAGATTTCCCAGCCTTCCCGCCTGGAACGTTTATATTCCCTGCGTTATCTGTTTTTGGGTTACCTTTAAACACACTTTGGCCCTTCAAGTGACCCTTGTTTGCTTCAGTTGGAGTTTCTGTGTCTGTGCGTAGTATGTTAGCAGATGATCCTCCCATGTCATTCTTCGAAGCAACTGTTGACTTGGAGTTTGCTCCGTTGTCGCCGCCAATTTTGGAACCTAATTCACCGCCTTGAACTTTTTCAACATACTCGCGCATTTGTTCGCCAGCGCTTTTTGGTCCTCTTGGAGATTTTGATGATTCATAAGCAAATGATTCTTCTTCAGCTTCGTCTTCTTCAGCTTCTTCTTCTTCGCCTTCTTCTTCGCCTTCTTCTTCTTCGTCATTTCCAAATGGATTTGCTTCGTCATCGCCGTCGTTGCCGATTATGTCTTGAAATTCTGATCTTAGCTTTTCCAATGCATCTGCAAGGTCATCAATTGCTGCCAATGGGCCGGCACCACCCTCGTCGTTCATCATGTCGTCCATGCCATCGTCTGGATCCATTTCACCGTCTTCGTCGTCCATGCCAACGTCGCTTATCATGTTATCAGTAGCGTCGCCGCCCATCATTGATGGATCTTCTTCGGACATATTGTTAAGACCAAACATTTCGTCTAGGTCTTCCTCGTCGTCCTTGTCTTCGTAAGAGCCTTCGGATACTTCCTCGTCATCAAGATCGTCCTCTTCAGCTTCGTCAAGGTCGTCCTCTTCTTCTTCATCTAGATCTTCGTCTTCATCAGACTCGATGATATTTTGATAAATTGCTCTTGATTTCTCTACCACAATCTCGTGGAATAATTCTTCGGCACCGGCTCTGTCTTCATTAATAAGACGCTCTACCATTTGTTCAAATTTGCTACGTTCAGTCATGTTGTTCTCCTGTATGTCCAAGGCTGTCAATTGTATTTACATACAATTAAAAAAAGTATGCCGAAATGGGCCCAAACGAGCCCATTCATTTATTTACCTTATACTAGTCTAAATCTCTTCTTAAAATTTTCAACTGTTATATGAGTAAGATTAGGTATTCCTATTAACGTGTCGGGTATAAATGAAGTTGCTGTTTCAATTACACGTATGTATTTAACCGTTGTATTTCTTTTAATGCAACTTGTTGTTTGTTTTTGCCAGTTTCCAAAGTAAGTTGCTCTGTCGTTGACATTTTTATAGTTAGCCGATCCCGAGTACACGTTGTTCACTAATTCATTTTTGTTTCCAATACCTTTGTAATCAAATCCTAAAATATAAATTGTTTTATTTTCGTGGGTGCTTGCTAAATTTAATGCACTTGGGCCGCTGCTCCATCCTAAGTTCGGGTCAAATAAATTTAATCCTACAATCTCTTTTGAGTATTTGTTTGTATTAGTCCACACAGAATGTAGTTTGTGATACCCAGCAGTTGCAATTTCTCTAACCATCTTAGTATCAACTGCAATCAGGTAGTCGGGCGAAAATTCTCTATACAGTGCGTTGCAGCCATATGTAATTCCATGAATTCCAAGGTCAAATGGATTGATACTCTGTCGACTAACCCCGTTGCCTAACACAAATGCAACACTAGTGTATGTGGTTGTTGGAATTATTTTTTCAACAATTAAGTTTTGTTCACGGATTACAGCTTTTTCGTCACGCTTCCTGTTTTTACGTTGTTGTGTTGTTTCGTTTGGTAAAAGATCTTTGGTCAAAAGAATCTCCTTACATTGGAGGTTGCTCTTGCATCTGCGCAGCAATGCCGTACATTGCTTTAATGTGATCCAAGTCTTTATTAGCTTCTTTTCTATGCATGTCGTCTGCGCGCCGGGCCTTGTTTATGTCTTTTAAGGTAAGTCTCGTTTTGCGCAAGTCATCAATGTCCATAATGGAATCGTCTTCGCCTGCGTCATAACGTTCGTCGTCAACGGGCTCCATTGTCTCTTTGTCAAAGTAATATAATTCACGTATTATCATACTATTATTTATGACCCAAACGGCGCATTGCCGCCTTGTGTATCTGCAGATGCTCCAGGCGATGCACTTGCGTCACCGGTTGTATCATCTAAGTCTATATCAGAGTCTGGTCCATCTGCTGCACCCATGTCTGCACTAATATCTGCGCCTGTAATGCCAGCATCTCTCATTTGAGAGCTTGCATCTTGCTCGCCTGTTTCAAACTCATCTTCGTTTTCTTCTCTCCAAAGCTTTTCGTTGGTGGCAATTTCTTCCTTGGACAATCCTAAAAATCTCTCTAACGCAAAACGGTTGGCAATAAACGGAACAGCTTGCATAGATGAGAAAGTTGAAATTCTATTGCTGTCAAGTTCTGCTTGTCGATAGCTTGCAAAGTTTTGCGGTGGCTGTAATTTCAGATCAAACATTGCAACATCGATGTTGATGCCTTTTTGACTTAGATAAAGTTTAAATTCTTTGTTAAACACTTCGGCAACAAGGCTCTGTAGTCGTTCACAATAGTTGTTGAAGCGTAGCTCTTGAATGTAAGCAGTACCAACACGTCCGTCATTGAATTGGCTTGCACTATCATCGGCACCGGTTGGAAGGTACGAACTGGGAATACGAAGACCGCGTAACAATTTGTTGGTAAAGTATCTTAAGTCGTCAATCTCTCCAAGGTTGGTACCGCCCGGAAGTGTTTCAACTTTTGATCCTCTACCTTCACTGTTGTGAACATATATTCCAGCTGCTAGTCCAAACCAATGGCTGTTACTGTCACTTAAAACAGTAATATCTCCAGTGTCCATAGTTTCAGTTAACCATTCAATAGCCGCAACTTTGTGATTTTGTTTGTTAGAGAACTTACTATGCTGACCAGTATAATCTTTTTTCCAATCGCCAAATGTTCTATATCCTACTACTCCTACAATCTTGTTAAGAGTAGTATCAGTAACCTGTAAGTTGCTGCTTTTATTTTTGTCTCTCTTTAAATTTGTATTTGCATCTTTGAATGATTGTTGAAATTCCTCGTTATTTTGAAGATGCACTGATAACTTAGAAATACTATCATTGCCAGTATCAAATGCTTCCTTCATTTTATTAAACATGTTTATTGAGAAGTTTATTGTCTTAGCAGCTGAGTTTTTGTTTCTTGATAATTGTAATGACTTGTAAACAGACTGTCTTGATTCTCTTGAAATTTTAGACCATCCAGCTAACGCATTTTTTTGATTGCGCTTACTGATTTTTTCCATAAAGCAACTATCCGAATTGGCATACAAGTTCTTCATTCCGTCTAATAACTTTTGTCGAGATTCTGGATTACTCCACTGCTTATTAATGCTGTATGAACCTGCATTCCTATGTAATTCAATATGATCCGCAGTTAACAGTACTTGTAAATTAGTCGGATTATTGTTTTTGCTGTTAAAGTCAACATGGTGAACTTGAGTATCTTTTCCCGGCTGCTTGTTTGCCACAGTAGCATGAACAAACTTAATACTTCCTTCGTTGTTACTACGGTACCTTGTGTATTTTTTATTTTTTTGTTTTGGACCAGAATATCCATCGCGCAATTCTAGCGGCATTAAGCTGTCATTGATTAAAAGATGCTGAGCTTCTACTTCTCTACCGTCGCGCATAATGAACCTATGATCAGGCGTAGAGGTGATGGTTTCACCGTTGTCCAGTGTTATCTTTAAAACTTTAGCATTTTTACGAGTGATACCAGCCCACTTGATTTCAGCTGATTCCATTTCATGAGTAATGTTGCTCAACCCATAAGTCCAATTACGCTTGCCATTTTTATATTCTAAAATTATTTCATCTAACGTTAGCGTCCTTCCGTCTAATAACGGTATTGGTGTTTCTAATGAAAGGCAGGTCTGGGGGAAGAAATAATCCTCATTGATAGACAACGGATTGTATGAACTATCAATAACAGTTTGACCTCCGCCTGTCTTCGATGGAATTCGTCTTTGGTGAATTTCTGTTTTTACTCTTTCCACAAACTGCATAGCAAGGTGACTTGGCATGTTGCCAACGTCTACATAAAATACTCTGCGCTCTGGCGCACGCTGAACGCGGTAGATGATGATTGCATCCTCTAGTAATTCTTTTTGCTTGTAAACTTTGAAGATGCTTTCCAGCAAACTGTTGCCAAACGGATAGTTTTGATCCATTCCTTCGCTAAGAGACATGTGTATAACATGTTCTGCATCAACTGCTGTCTCGTTCGATTCGTTTGAGAATCTACTTGTGTTCAAATCTGGTGTACTTCCGGGTGCGCCTCCGCCGCTGCCCATAGACGGTCCGCCCATGCCTCCTGCGCCGTTTGGTCCGTATGCATTAGTGGTGTTTAGCTTGGTCGCCGACAAGCTTTCAAATGATATGTTTATATCCTTAACCATGTATTGCTCTGGACGCTTGCCTTCACTTTCGTTTACAATAATTTTACTCAAGTTAGCAGGATCAACATGGAACCACTTTTTGGTTTCAGGGTCTCTTAGGAAAAATTGGTCACCATACTTGAAAATATTTCTAATAATTCTAAACATACGAGTTTCAAATTCTTGTAATTTTGCCCACCGGTGAAGATACTGACTTAGAATTTGCACTTCGCTGTTAGTAGGCGCGCCATTGTATTCAATTTTAAATGGTGTGTTGTTTTCTTTGTTCTTTTGAGTGCAAAACTCAGCAAGGATGTCCAATGCTGCATTTATTTCAGAATCACTGTCCATGGTGTTGTATTGTCCGTAGCGTTCAACACGGTTTGGATTGCCAACATAAACGTCTGGAAGATGTGAACTATAATTAGAGGCAGCAGGACCGAGCCCTTGTCCTTTTGAGAAACTAAAAGGACTATAGCTGCCTCCCTGATTCATGCTTGTCGGAACAGGCGAGAAGTATTTTTTCCACGACATTTTATATTACCTTAATTTTTCTAATCACAAGCCTGCACCCTTGAACATATCTGTTCCTAGTCCGCGTAGGCCTTTTCTTGTTCTTTCCTGAACTGCAACACCTTGTTGTGTTGCTCCCAGCAATCTTAATATGTTACTATTTAGCTCATTTAGTGCAGTTATTACGCCAGTTTGGTTATTACCAGAGTCTGTAGAAATCATTTTTGTCTGCTGTGACAACAGCTTTTCTACTACATCTTCTATGTCAGTATCAGAAGTTGCAATGTTGTGCATTACAGCCGGTGTTGACCTACTAGGGCTCTGAAAACCGTTTGTACTGTTTTGTTGGTCAAAGAAACTTGCTAACATTTCACCAGCAGGCGAATTTCTTGGAACAACTGCTTCTGATCCGTGCAACATAACCGGTGTGCCGCCGCCAAATTGTTCAAATCCGTCTGTGCCTTGCGAATATTGTTGCAGGCTTTCCAGCACACTTAGTCGATTCTCAGCAGCCCAAAGCGCTTCAGGATCTCGATACATGCCCAGCTGATTAGTGTTTTCGGGGCCTGAAAGTCGAGCAACTTCTGCTTGCATCCTTGAGATTTCGTTGCGAAGGGAATCTCGGTTTTCATCGCCGCCGAATTCCCTTTGCACTGATTGGTCTTCTCTGCGTTGTTCTAGAGCTCTATCGTTGATAAACAGTCCGGCGAAGCCATTGTTAAGTGTGTCAAATAAATTAATTATTTGATCTTCTAAAAATAATCTCATAGAATCCAGCATGCCTTGCACCTCGGAACCTTCCCAGAGATCAGTTATTTTTTGAATAATATATTCAGAAACATTTACAAATGCAGTACTAATAGAGTTTCGCAACTCTGCATTTTCAAACAATCTAGTAAATACGCCAGACATCATACTACCAAAATCACCAACTTCCTCAAGCAACGCAATCCATAACCCGTCTTCGCCTACATTTTCAATAAAGTTTTTGCCCCATTCGGTAATTACACCAAACGCTATTCCGGCACCTTCGAGTACTCCTTGGAATTTATCTGACTTAACAAAGTTAGCTAACTTTGTTAAGCCAATAGTAAATATGCCTGTTTCGCCAAATAAATATCTCATAGTATTAGAAATAGTAGTTTTCATCATAGAAAATGGTCCACCCCCTTCGCCAAATGTATCCATCATTTCTTGACCAATTCTTCCAAGCTCAGTTGCAAACTCACTGTCGAGGAAAGTAGTAAACAAGAAAGATCTAAATGCTGCTAATGCTTGTTCAAACTTGCCAAGTGTGCCTGTTATTCTGTTTCTCTTCTCCTGTTCAGCCGCTGCTTCTTCAGAGTTTAGGTTTACCATGTTGTTTAGTTGATATGTATCGTCAACCATTTGCGCCATTGCTCCTTGCACGCCGCCCATTCCTCTAAGTACCTGCAATGTTGCGTCAGGCATTTGTCGTGCAAATTGTTGCAAATGTGGCTGAACATTATTAGCCATAAAATCTACATACTCTTCTTGGCTAACCGATCCGGCACCGACTCGTTGCATGAATTGTGTTATTCCAGGAACTGCGTTTTGCAATGCCCGGCCTAGATCGGATTGTGCGACTCCGTCGCTGAGATCCAACAACGACTTGTGGAAGCCAGGAAGTGCATTATCCTGTAAAGTATAAATTGCTCTAAGTTCTTCAGCTTTTGCTGCGCCTAGCCTCTCTTCTACTCTTGCAATTTGATTGCGCACCTGGCCGTCAGTTTGTAATGCTGCCTGAGAATCCATTAATGCTTCGCGTTGCTTGCCAGTTAGTTTAGCAAGCTTGTCCAGTTGCATGATGTATTCAGCTGCGCCTGCTTGCGATTCTGCATCGCTTCTGATGTTTCTTTTTCCTCGCATGGTTTCTAATGTCATGTATCCAATCAGCGATTCATTGACACTTTCCATGGTCATGCCCATTTCAAAGAAACGCTGACCGATGCCCATCCGAATGTCTCTACTAAACTCTCCGACAAGTTTTGCACCAGAGGTTACACTACCACCGAACTTAGCAAGTTCAGTACTGTTGCTTCTTACCATTCCAACAAATTCGTCCAAGTTCATTGCTGCGTCAAGGCTGGTTCTTACCATATCAGACAAGCTGTTGTTAAAACTTCCGCCCACTGAACTCAGTTCTCTAAACTGATCGATTGTTTTGTCAACAAAGTTTACAAAGAGAGTTATTTTGCCACTGCCCAACAACATTTCAGAAAAGTCGCCAAGTCTGTTACCAGTTATCAGCAGCTTGTCAGCAAATGTACCAACTGCACCAGTACCTGCTTTTATGCCTTTGACAAATTTGCTTTGCTCTTTGGTAGCGGCTGCTGTGGATCTATTATAAAGGTCTCTTAATCTCTGCGCATCACTGTTGCCAGATCCGCCGGTGGTACCTTTGACTGCATCTATTAGTTGTAGTAATGTTGCTTCACTGGCGACTCCTCGGCCGCCTACATTTTTAATTTCAACTTCATCCACGGGCTAGATCATCCTGGTTAAATACGTGTATAACATATATCGATATATAGTGTTAGTATTATTTAGCCGGAGAAAATATATGGATCACGCATCACCGAACCCACTGTCAAAACATTTTAGACAGCCCAAACTTTTTGTAGAATTACCCAGTCGAGGACAGTACTATCCCAACGGTGCAATTAACATTCCTGACAACCATCAATTCCCAGTGCTAGCAATGACAGCCAAGGACGAATTGATGTTTAAAACTCCAGATGCATTGCTAAATGGTCAGGCAACAGTGAGTGTTATTCAAAGTTGTTTTCCTAGTATAAAAGATGCGTGGAGTGTTCCAAGCATCGACATCGATGCAATACTAATTGCTATTCGCATTGCAACATATGGAGAAATGATGGATCTTGAAATTAAGATTCCACAGACCAATGAAGAAAAAGGGTTCTCAGTTGATCTAAGAGTGATGTTGGACACATTGTCAGCCAACGAATATGATAATATAGTAGTGTTTGGCCCGTATACTTTTGAACTTCGTCCACTTAACTATAAATCGTATACTGAAACAGCAATGAAAACATTTGAAGAACAAAGAATTTTTAAAACAATCAACGACAGAGATCTCGACGATGTACAAAAATTAGAAATGTTTACAAAGAGTTTTGACAAATTAACAGACATCAACATCAGACAACTTGCAAAAACAGTTGCATCTGTTACATACGATCAAGAAGAAGCTGTTACTGATCCCGAATTTATCACTGAATTTTTTGAAAACACCGAGAAAGAAGTGTTTAAATCAATCATCGACAGGATTGACCAAGAGAAAGTTAAGTTTTCTGTTAGGCCACAAATAATTACAACAACAGACGAAGATAGAGAAAAGGGCGCGCCCGACACATTTGAAGTTCCAATAACGTTTGACCAAACAAATTTTTTCGCATGAGGATCTTAACCTGGCCTCTTGAAAAGATATTAGAGGAGGTTGAGGTCCTTGAAAGCCAATGCAAACAATTAAAATTTGATTTATCCAAGCTTTGCTGGTTTATGAGAGGCAGTGTGAGCCTAACTGAAGCCTACGAAATGTGCGTCGAAGATAGAGAAATTATTTATAAATTAATCAAAGAGAATCTAGAAACAGCAAAGGCAACCAAGCAACCGTTCTGGTAATTACTTGGTTACTTTGTAACCCTGTGCTTTTAATTTATCAATCATTGCAGCAGTATCGTCGCTGCCTGCACTGCTGGCGAACTTGCTTTTGCTGAAGCCTGCTTGGTCTCCATAAGCTTTGGTGATTACTTGCTTGAGTATGCCTCTAATCTGTCTTTTGGACAGTGACGGTTCTTCTTCTGCCTCAGAAATACTTTCAGTTGGTGAAGAATTATTTAATTCTGCTTTTTGTGCTTTACTTGCCATTCGACCAGTCCTTGAATCTCTCCATTGATTACCCAACCATTTGAATTCAGATCCGTCGGCAGTTTTTGCCACCGATCCACGTTCGCGTGGCTCAGCAGCAGCAGGACTCCCGGGGGCAGGAGCACTGGTGTCACCAGTAGGGGCACCTCCACCGGACAACGGTGGCTCTTGGCGAGGATTGTCCATTCCGACAGCCCCAGGTCCAGCAGCTTTATCAGCAGCAGCATCTACAATTGGGTTACCAACTGTCCCAAGACCTTTTTGATTTAAATAATTTTTTACAAGTGACGGTGTGGCAGTTTTGTTTCCTGAGTTCTTCATGTAAGTTAATAATTCAACTTCCATGGACTGAACTTCATCTTTCAATGATCCTCTAGTTGCTTTGTCAGCTCTCTTCAAATTACGACCCTGCTTGGTCAGTCCTAAATTCAATTCAACTAGATCATTATTCTCGCATATAACAGTGTACACTTGCATTTACATATCCTTAACTACATTAATATTATTTATACTTATTAGATGAACTAACGTTCATCTGTTCTTTCGCTGTCGCTCAATCACGTTTCAATCTCTTATAACAAAAGCTTAAAGTTATAATATACATATAGTGAACGTCTATTAACACTAGATATTCATGTAGATTGTTTCGGTCAGACGGAACCTTTGTGTGGCCCCGTCGTCTAAAAGATTTACTTCATGTGAGTTATATCCAGCCATAGACTTTGGAAATAGGTATTTATTATACACAAGTTCATTGGGCTCTGACCTTTCCCAACCTACGTCGACATTGCGCCATGTACATAACATCATATACTAAAGATAATATACAATATAAGATACACAGCACTACCTCCCGCTTCGTTCCGATTGCTAAGGAGTTTTTATGAACTATGTTGTGTTTTTCAATTGACAGTAAACAATTTATACCAACCGGTGAGCCCAATTTGTTTGGTGGCTTCCTCCCTCTGGGGAGTTGATCAGTATGTTACGTGTGTTCCTATACGGTAACCTTTTCCACAGCGGAGAATTTATAATCTGGCCCGCCAACCTTATGTACTGTGATGTTTGCCTAAAAAATTATTTTTTTTTTGCCTTTGAGCGAGTTCTTTGATTGCTATTTGTCTTGCATAACTTGTTTTGTCAAATCTACTAATAATAAATTCCAAGTAGCTAACAGTTAACTCAGATATCTCTTTGCCTTTGTGGATACCGTTTATTGGCCACACCCCTTTGTTTACAAGGTGCTGATAACTGGTATCGTCAATTTGTGATTTTATTAGTTTGCCTAATTCTCGTTGTCGCCAGCCTGTGTTTTTACTTTTTTTTGGCATGTTCTAACAATCGCTGCCGAAGTATATTTGATCCGCCTACTCTTACGTTAATGATACCGTTGTAGTAATCATCTGTTTCAAGAACTTTACGATCAAACTGCTGTTTTGCCTCTATGTAACTTAATTCACCTCTGCTCATGCAGTAGAAAAGTATTTCCCTAGTAAATTTGTCGTCACCGAGTGCAGCGATGTCAGCAAGCAACTTATCCGATGAGCCCCAGTAGGTTCTCCAGTCGCTTTCTTTAGTGCCGCGCCTTTTATTTTTTTTGCCTTTAAGAGGTGGTTTGGTTGTTTTAAACTCTGTGAGTTTTTTGCCTATGTATTTTCTATTGTTTGTCAAATTTGTAATAAGATAAACGAAGCCTATGTAGCCTTCTGGTATATTTTCAACCGGTTCGTCATTGTACATCCATTGCATACAGTACTTACCTATGAAGTTTTTACGGAGCCTTCTTTTTGATATTTTTCTTCTTGATGTAGTTTTTTTCGCCTTTATACCTGTGTGAATCTAATATTTCTTCTCGTCGATTCTTAGCTAATAACATAATAGTACTCAGCCATTTCCTTGCAGCAACTCGCTTGGCAAGCGAGGGTTTACGAATAAACACCTCGTTTGCTTTAAAGTATTCTAAAAATGCTCTTGCTAACTGATCGTGCAGGTCGTTATCATCATCTATCATTTAGTTACACAACACTGCTAATTTCAAGATCGTTACTAAAGGTTGTAAAGCCGTTTTCTTTAATCACCTTTAATAAGTGGTTAACTCTACCAATTAGCTCATCTTTGTGAGATATTAAAAATATATTCTTATTTCTTTCTCTTCCCATCTTCTTTAGGATAGCAAGAGAATTTTCAACTCCGGCTGTGTCCATTCCGCTGTCAATAAGTTCGTCTATGAACAGTAAATTAACACCTTGGTACAACGATTCCCATACATCGCGGAATGCAAAGCTCAATCCTAGGATCAATCTGTTGCGTTCTCCTCTTGACAAGTTGTCAAAGTCCAAATCTTGGCCTAGTTGTGTGATTTCTACAGATAAATCATTTTGAAATTGTACCTGATGTGGTAATCCTAGCTTGTCAAGGTATGAAGTTAGCCTGCTGTTGAGGTAAGCAAGGTTTTGATCAATGATCTTCTTGCGAATAAAACTGTCCTTGTTGGTTAACAGCTTGAGAAGGAACTCTTGGTGCTCTTTTAGCAATGTAAGTGTGTTTACTTCATCCCAACTCACATCTTGCAATGCAGTTTCGGTTAAATCGTCAATTTGCTGCTGGTAAGGGTCTTCGTCATCGAGTTTGGTTTGCAGAGCATTGGTTAGTGAGTCGACATTATTTCGATGCTCATAGGCTTCTTTGGCATTTTCATAATAAGTCTTTGGTCTGCCGTTGATATCGCCAATGTTTTCAAGTGCTGTTAGTACTGTACCGAGTTTACGAGCAACTTCGCTCTGGTATGTAGTAGCATCCTCTAGTTCTTTGTTCCGTTTAGCTGTAATCTCTGCTTTTTTGTCTGCATGAAGTTCTTGTCCGCATGTGTAACACGTTGCATTGTCTAACCCGGATATATCATTAACAAGTGTACTCACACCTTTGTCAGCCCGTAACATAGCAGAGTCCAGTGTTGACTTTTCCTTGTTGAGTGCTGTTATTTCGTTGTTGTGCTTGGTCCAGTTGGCAAGCAAATCGTGAGCTTCTAGCTCTTTGTCAATGTCTAGACGCTCGAGTTCTGTAATTGCTGACTGAAACTTTACAATATCCTGCTTTGTCTTGGTGTTCCATGCATTCCGTCGAGTCTTTAGTGTGTTAATACTCTGGCCAATCTTCTCATTGCTTGTTTGAATGGAACTGATCTTAAGAGTTTCTTCGGTAATAGACTCTTTTGTTCGCTTTACCTTCTCTTTGAGTACTTCGGCCTTCTCGGAAAGCAAGGTAATACCTAATAGCTGTTCGATGATCTCTCTTTGATCATTGGTTCTCATACTAAGGAACGGTTCGGAGTAGGTGTTTAGAGCTACAATATGCTTGAACATGTTGTGGGTCATTCCTAGTAATGTACCAATTGCCTTTTGTGTTTCTCTGCTGTCGCCTTGACTTTCGTCGGTAGTAGCGTCAACTTGTTCAATATCGTTTACATAAAATTTGAGTACATTAGGAGATCTTCCACGCTCGATGCGATAAGTTAGTCCTCCCTTTTCAAAGTTTAGTGTAACCAACATACCTTTGCGGTTGGTCTTGTTGATCAAGTTGTTCCGTTTGATGTTAGTAAGCGCTTGTCCGTAAAGCGCATACGACAATGCGTTGATGATAGTGGTATTATGCGAAAGTATGTTGTTTGAATAAAATCTGTGATCATTGCTATCTACTGTTACGTCAAACATATTCTCGCAAAGGTCGGTTTTGATAAGTTTTACAACTAGATCAGGACCGTGCTTTGTTATTATTTTTGTTTTGTTTTTGATAATATCTTTAACAAAAATTTCATCGAAGCTTTGGTCGAACACAATATGAGTATCAGCACATTCTAGAATTAATCCAGAATCAGTCTCTAGTTTCCACACTGTATATGGAACAGTTTTGTGAATAGTAGTTACAGGATGCCACCCGCTATCTGTTTCAATTTCCAAGTTGGATAGATCCAGGCTATCAATAAACTTTCTTTCTATTGTGTTAGAAATTGTATGCATTTCTCTAATACTTCCTCTTTATTTCTTTTAAAATCACTTTCCCAGACAACTAAAACTTCGTATCCTTGATCTTCGGCAAATTTAATTTTTTGTTCGTCTAACTTCCATTTTTCAGAAGCTATCAGTTTAGTTCTAGGATTTATATAATCTGCAGAATATTTTTTAGGATTACAGTGCCAAAAGTCTCCGTTGTATTCAATAATTTTATTTTTGCAAGCAATATCGTAAACATATTGTTTTTTATTGTTAACTGATAAGGTAAATTGCGGTATAATTATTAAGTCTTTATATGTTTTCTCTACTTCATTAATAATTTTTTTTTCAGCAGCCGAAACGGTTATTCCTTTTGTAAGTTTTAATCGATTAATTCTTGCTTTCTCTTTATCTGACTTTGAATTTAATGTCTCTTGCCAACGGTCTTGTCGATCTTGCCAAATTTTTAATCCTCTTTCTTTTCCATATTTTTCGATACATATATCTTTAGAAAAATATTTTTGACCTTTGGCTACTAATTTTTTAGATTCTTCTTTGTTATAACCTCTTGTAGTATAATATTCAATACATCGTTTTGATGTAACACGTCTTACATCCGAATCTGCAGATTTTTTTGCTCCTTTTTTGTTATTAGAAGATTTTGTTTCTTTTGCTAGCCTGGATGCGTCTTCGACGTTATATCCTTTATTAATCCAATATTCTTTTCTAATAGGTCGACGACTGTTACGTTCAAAATCTGCTTCTTCGACTGTATAAAGCTTGTTAGTAGACAGGTTAATTTTTTCTAACCAAAATTCTCTGCTATATACACTTTTATAATTTTTTTGTTTGTTTTCTTTTGAATTAACATAAGCTTCGTTGTCTGTCCAGCCTCTGAGGGTCCAATACTTTTTTGTATGTCTTGAATCTTTTGTAACAATACCTAATCTATTTCTAATATAGGTTTCGATATTTTTTTTATTATTTTTTATATCTAAAGCTAACACTTCATCAAGCATCTTATTATAAGTATTTGTTTCTATATTTTTAATTACATTATTTAATATATCAATGCAATTATTTTTTAGACTGTTGTTCCATCGCGGCATTGTATAGCTCTCCTATTGTTGTTTTGTAAATTTCACCTGTAACAGTGTTTCTTACCTTTACAATAGTATTTATACAAAGGCATTTGCCAGTACCGTTTCGTGAACCATTGTCGTCACCACCTTGATCAAGGTTCTCACCAAGCACTAGTGTTAACTGTTCTTTATCAAAATCCACAGCTTGCGTTACATTCCCCACTGACATAAAGTTCTTTGCGGTTAAGTCTTTAATTTTTATCATAAGTCGTTATAAATATCCAAAAGAACCTTTTTATCAAAGGCTTCACTATCGATTGCAAGTATTTCGTTACTAACAATTTGATCAACACTCTCGAACTGTTCGATATCAAGTCCGGTATTAATTTCTTCGAGTTGTTTCTGCGGTATTAATGTAATTTCTCGACATTTGTACTCTTCCATGAATGTTTCTTTAATGAAAGATGCTTCCTCAAAGCTGATTGGTATGTCGAGTACTACCCTAAGGTACATCTTATTTTTGATCAATTCATCTTTCTCATCGATCAGCCTACTAAGAGTAACTGTGCGATACTTAGGACATTGTTCCCAATTGATATACTGTGGTTCGGCATTGTTTTCAGTGTCCAGTATCATCATTCCTCTGTCATCGTCCCATGCATCAGCATAGTTGTGAGGAAACGCATTGCCCATGTAGTGAACTTTGCCTTGTTTCTGACGTTTGTGGAAGTGGCCGCTGAACACATACTCTTGATGTTTGAAATGTTCAGCTTTTAGCTCACCGTGATCGGGCATTTGCACCATTGCGTTCATGTAGAACGATGGCAATTCGAAGTGTCCAAACAAATACTTTGATTTAATCTTGGAAATACCTTTCCATTCGTCGCCCACTAGCCACGGAACCAGTGCAACGTCACCATCGATGAAAGTTTCGTTAACAACTGTAATTCCCGGAACATGTTTTGCAAACTCTGTGGACTTAACATCTCTTTTGTCTTTGTAATAGAGATCATGGTTGCCTGCAAACATATAAAATTTGTCAAACGCTGCACCTAGTTTCTCCAAACACCGCAATCCACTGTCCATTGTGGTTAAATTTAGTGCATTTCTATTATGATTCCAGTCGCCGCAGAAGATTCCAGTTTCGCAGCCATTTGCTTTTGCAGTAGCAATGTACCAGTCGACAAATTCTTCACAATCGTTGTTGTGTACCTTGGAATTACCTTTCATTCCAAGATGAAGGTCAGTAAAGACCGCTGCTTTTTTAAACAAATTTATACTCCGTAATTTATTATAGTATAAAGCAATAAAGTCATTAAGTCAACTATTTCTTTTTATGAGAGTCTTCAAATCTTTGAAGCCCCAGCTCGTATTCGCCTTCGGCTTGCCGAGTAAACGACGGAGTTAGGTTATTCATTTCAAGAATGTTGTCTCTTACTTGCCGATTTCGCTGTTCGATGTTAATAACTCTAACAAATGAGTTGGTAACAGCAGCAGTGTAGTAAGCAAATGGGTTTTGACTCTTTGATTCGTCAAATTGCAACCCGATCTGAGCCAACTGCAAAATAGCCTGTCCTTTCATTTCGTCATTGTAAGTGTAACCTCTTACATTGCCCCTGGTTGCATATCGTTCGCACAACTTCAACCACATCATTGCAAGTGTGTTGGTAGCTCTTCCGTGTTCTTTGGAAAAATGTCCGTTTTCCATACCGCCCTGCCAATGACTCTTGCCTACTAGAATTAATTCATCATTTTCGTTGTACTTGTAATGGTGAAACGGAGGAAAGTTTAACTTGGTCTTGGTATCAGCAACAGTCTTGGGGTTTTTCTTACGACCGGGCTCTTCTGGTATATGGTCAAATGTCATAACTCTAAAAATCAGATCGTGTTTTTCTATTTTTCTATAGTCGTGTTCACAATCAGCTTGCTTTACCTTTTCGCCGGCTTTCTTTCGACAATCATATTCTTCCGAGCTAAGTTTCTTTGCTTTGTTGCGTTTAGCTTCGGCTACTGTCCTGATATTAATTTCATTAGTACTCAGTAAAATAATGTCGTGATTAGCGTATTCGGGCGCAACAAAGCTAGAATACGTGCTTTTCGACTTGTGAATTTCTTTCAGCATGTCTTTATTATTGAGATAGTTTACTCTTTTCATAGTTTCTCCAAACTTAGTATTATAATAATACACATAGTTAATTTTGTCAACTAAATACTGTAGGAGAAACAAATAATGGCAACATCAGGAATCAACAATTTTTTACAAACAGTGCAAGGTACTGCAAGTGATGCATCAAGGATACTCGGCGCCGGAGTAGGGGTAACAAATGCACTTGGTAATTTTGGAAGCGCCCTGGGTATTTCTCGCATGGCTAGACTAGGTGGTCTCCCTGCTGGCGCCGAAGAAACCTATGAAGATTATACTCCGGTTAGCTGGAGTGCAGGGTCAGAATCAGGAGGAAGTGACTGGAGAGTAAGATTGCATCTTCCTACCAACATACCGTCCTTTATGAATTCCCCGATATTACAACCATTATATGATTCAAACAACAGTATGGTGTTCCCGACTACTCCTCAAATATTAGTTACTCATGCTGCAAATTACAATAACCTGCAACCCACGCATACTAACTATGCTTATCCTGTTTATCAAAGCAGTACAGTCGAAGACATTACTATCACTGCAGAATTTCCAGTTGAAAACGAAACAGACGGAAGATATTGGATATCCGCAGTACACTTTATGAGAAGTGCAACAAAAATGTTTTACGGCAACAGCAGCCATCTAGGCGCACCGCCACCATTGGTTCATTTAAGTGGATACGGAGACTTTGTTTTTAACAAGATGCCGTGTGTGGTTAAGTTGTTTACCCTTGACTTGCCGGATAGCGTTGATTATCTTCAAGTTCCTGTATCAAACAGTTTAGATTTAAGTCAAACTCCGGAATTGTCAAGAACTTCTGTACCTGGCGGATACAGTCATGTTCCAACATTAAGTCGTTTGAACATCACAGTATCGCCTGCATACAGCAGAGACACTGTGAGAAAATTCAGCCTAGATACTTATGTACAGGGTGGATACATTGGCGGCGGACAAGGAATTATATAATGGCAAGATACAATAAATCAAGTCCTTACGGATTAACAAAAACAAACAGCGGAGGATATCTAGACTTTTGGCAAAAGCGATCAATACCATCTGATCCAAGTGACATACTGTACGAAATTACACCACAATACACATATAGGCCAGATTTGTTAGCATTTGACTTGTATGACACACCAAAATTGTGGTGGGTGTTTACGGAAAGAAACATTGAAGTTTTAAAAGATCCATTATTTGATTTTATTCCAGGGACACAAATATTTTTACCAAAGAAATCAACATTATCATCATTGTTAGGAGTTTAATACATGGCATTACTGGCCAATCCACTGCACAAATACGTATCGTATAACTATATTTGGACTATGAGTGCAATGTATCCCGGCGAAGTTAATCGTCCAGAAGAATATATAGGCACACAGGGAAAGCTACAAATTATTAGCTCAGGTGGCATCGGAAATAAAAAAACTACAACCACACAAATGGAAGAAGACATTGATTCAAATGTCGAATTCTTTATTGATGATGTAATACTGGATAATAATTTTACTCCTACTTCTGATGCTCCTGCTGTTGCTATTGCAAACTTGAGTTTCAAAGTGCACGAGCCTTACAGCTTGGGATTATTTTTGCAAACAGCAGCATTAGCAGCCAGACGAGCAGGGTTTGACAATTATATTCAAGCACCGTATTTGCTAAGCCTGCAATTCAAAGGCTGGAAAGATGACGGAACTTTTGAGGAAGTATCACAAAAGAATTTTGTTATAAGTATCTCTTCGATCAATTTTACATCAGGACCAGACGGCGCAGTGTATGAAATTACTGCAACACCGTGGAACCACGAAGGACTTTCGTTTGCCCGGCAGGGATTAAAAGAAGAAATAAGTATCAAGGGGTCAACTGTTGCCGAAATCTTAAGTTTTGGTGAAAGAAGTTTGACAAATGCAATAAACAAACAAGAAATATTAAGCGAAGACAGAACATTTAAGGTCATTGGCGACCAGTACCAAATAAACTTTCCGTTTGATATCTCTCCTGATGCGCCGGCAAACAGCGGCGCCATTGGCGGCGCATTACAAACAATACAAAACGGTCTTGATGTAGTTAACAACACAATTGAAAGCATTGGCGATGTATCCAATTCTTTGGGCAATCTTGGCAACACTATTAACAATATAGCATCTATTAACTCAGGAAATGGGCTGAATGACACCAACACTGCCTCTAATCTCGAAGTGGGAATTAATTCAAGATTGAATACCATCGGATCTGCAATCAACAACCTTGCATCTGCAATATCATTGGACGGCCTCAGCCAAAACAGCAACGAAATTGGCTCAAGTGCAATGATTGACAGCTTCAACGAGTTTGGAACAGTTGACTTTGCAAATGAAGCATTTATATTTGACGAGGACGGCGAGTTTTACAATAGAGAAAGCTTATCCATTGACCCATCTGAACGAGTTTATACTTATCCACAAGGAACAACAATTGAACAAGTAATTACATCGGTGATACTTTTGTCAAAATGGGGACAGTCATTTATAACTCGCCCAATTGACAGCTCTGGAATGCGTCCCTGGTTTAAGATCAAAATTAAAACTTATATTTTATCAGTGACTGAAATGGCCACTGCAGGACGCCCGGCATTTAAATTTGTATTTGAAGTATATCCGTATTTTATACATAGTTCGTCAGTTTCTCTTCCTAGCATGTCCAACAACACAGATCGTGCAATTGATGATGCTGTTAAAGCATACAATTACATGTACACTGGCCTCAACAGAGATATTATTGATTTTAATATTACATATAATGCAGCATACTTTATGGGCCGCCCATCTGACAACAACCAAGCAAGTACTCAAGCTGTTACATCCTGGGGAGGATCGGCATATACAACGCCCAGCACTCCTCCTATTACAACACCAACAAACAGCGAACAAACTGAAAATACACTAGGGGAGTTGAGAGCAACCATTGAACAAGTTACAAGTCTTTATAAAACTGCCGGCGGAACATTTATTGACACTGATAGAACCCGGGCAGCAAAAACCTTTAGAGATTTAATATTGCATAGTCGTTCCGACCTTGTTAGTATGGAACTGACTATTATGGGCGATCCTTATTTTATTAATTCTAGCGATTTTGGAAACTATGTTTCTGCACCGTTGGCTCCAGGAATAAATGCTGACCGTGAAGCAGATCCGCTAAGAGGCGAGGTGTACGTATTATTAAAGTTTAACACACCAGTTGATTACAACAGAGACCTATTGTTAAGCGATCCTGCAGATCAGTTTACTGGTCTCTATAGGTGTAATGTAGTTGAAAATAAGTTTGAGCAAGGAAAATTCTTACAAGTTTTAACAATGACAAAAACAGCACACCAAACACAGAGTTCGATTGACAAATTAAAAAATATTGTGGATACTTTCTTTGCCGGCTTGGGTGCAATACGCAACTTTGCAACCCAAATCGGCGCAGAAGGCGTTGCCAGCAGCGTAAATAACTTTATAGAAGAAGCCGGCCCGGCTGCAAATTCTTTGCTTGGACTTGCACAAATTGGAGCAAACATTGGTGAAATTGCATCAGGAGATTATCAAACAATTGGAGAAAAACTAGTTGGATTAGAAAGCTTTTTTGATCAAGTGCAACAACTTGAATCACAGTATAGAAGTTCGCTAACGGCATTAGGCAGAATTGACGGTAACATATTAACTCGGAATACAAGTCCTGTGCCGCCCACACGCCCTGTGCCGCCCACACGCCCTGAGCCGCCCACAGAGACATCTGTGACACAAGCTCGAATAACAACTACTACATTGCCTCCACAAACACAACCAAGAGACCCTAGAAACAATAGACCGAGATAAGGAACAAAGATGAGTAATAACGAAAACACAAGACCAATTGATTCTGCAATTCTGTTGCCGGATTCGGGACCATATCTGGCAAAAGTTGTTAGTCATCTTGATAATAAATTTATGGGTTCTTTACAAGTTCAAATTTTAAAAATAAATTCTTCTGGAACAGCATACGACAACACTGACAGACTAGTTACTGCGTTTTATGCAAGCCCATTTTATGGGTCAACTAGCTGGAAATCCACAGGATCAAACGACGATTATTCTAGCACACAGCAAAGTTACGGAATGTGGTTTGTGCCACCGGATCCTGACACAAAGGTGCTGGTGACATTTGTTGAAGGCAGACGAGATATTTGTTATTGGTTTGCTTGTGTGCCCGATGACTACATGAACTTTATGGTGCCCGATGGCCGTGCAGCAACTACCTTATCTACTAGTGGCAGCGGCGGAGCAACTGGAAGAAAATTGCCAGTTGGTGAATACAACAAACGCCTGATTCCTCTAGCAGGAAACAACCAGCCCACAAACTATGTTAAGCCGGTTAACACAGACTTTGTCAACAGTTTAACCGAAGAAGGACTGTTAGAAGACGATTTCAGAGGGTTGACAAGCTCGTCTGCTCGTCGAGAAATTCCTAGTTCGGTGTTTGGTATAAACACACCTGGCCCTCTTGACAAACGCCCGGGCGCTCCTAGAGCAACTCGCGGACCTCTTGATGCATCTGCAAACGTTCCTAGAAGCCGATTGGGCGGATCCAGCATTGTTATGGATGATGGCGACGACAAATTATTAAGGAGTCAACCAGCTAACGAAGGTCCTCCTGTGTATATTGAAAGAGAAACCGATAGTAGCACACTACCACCTGGCGCCGAAACTCGCCCAGCGAATGAATTAATTAGATTGAGAACAAGAACCGGGCACCAGATACTGTTGCACAATACCGAAGATTTAATTTATATTGCAAACGCACGCGGCACAACATGGATTGAACTTACCTCAAACGGTAAAATTGATGTTTATGCGCAGGACAGTATTAGTATGCACACCGAAGGAGAATTCAACGTAACAGCAGATTCTAATATTAATTTAACATCTGGAGGAAATGTAAACATAAACGCAGTCGGTGATATTAGGAACACGGGCAGAAACCTTGATTCAATTGCAACTGGCAGAGTTGCATTTCAGGCAAGTTCAGAGTTCTCTGCGCTTGCAGGTGATTATATGTCTCTCAAAAGCAGCAGCGATTTGGCACTTACTTCGGGTGCAGCATCAGTCAACGTTTCGGGAGGATCAAATGTTGAAATAAACAGCGGATCAGACGTTAATTTGATTGCCGATGGAGGATCAGTAAGAGTGTCGGCTTCGAGTAACTTTGATGTTACTGCTGGCACACAAGTTGCAATGATTGCACCCGAAATACATGATTCGAGTAATCTGAGAGTTGTTTCTGCTGAAGCAGTGCATTTAAATGCTGCCAGCAACCTTTATGCTAGCGGAGGAAGTATTGATCTAGTTTCTAGCGCAGCAATTGTATCATCTGCTGGTGGCCGAATATCATTTAAATCTGGCGGCAATTTTGAAGTTGGCAGCACAAATTTAAGTGTATCGTCTGGTAGTATTGACTTCGAGGGCAACTCTTCGATAACAGGAACCATAAAAACCAGCAACGTAGAAGCCCCTGCTGGTGAGTTTAATGCTATCAAGTATAACAGTAAAAGCGGAGCAGCGGCTGTTGCACCTACCTACAGTGCTTCTGATCCCGGAGACGCAGAACCTGCGACTGATAGTGTTCCTCCCGGAACTGCATCAAAGACAGATGGGCCAGCACCAACTGAGCCATCTGCAGCGGACATTACTGCAAGAGTTCCTCAACACGAACCTTGGTTCCAGCACGAAAACTTGGACCCAACTGCTTCAAATGTGCGAGCAGGTTCCGCAGGCGCCGAAGTGTATATTTTGCCACTGCCGGATACTTTTTTAAACATCGGACGAAACAATGCTAGTGGGTCAGCAGTGTCTTACCAGTCAACTGGTCAATCACCTAACCCGGGATTTGGGGAATCTGATCAAGAAGAAGAATCATTTGATGGCTACAATTTTAACCAGTACAACAATAATGTCAGCCGAGTAGTAGAATACTTCGAAGCCAACGGATTTGAAACATGGGTCGGCGCAGGTATTGCAGGTGCGCTGATATGGGAATCGGGAACACAGATTAATGTCGGTGCCTACTTACCGCCAAACGACAAATTGCCATCGAGTAGTAACCCAATTCCGGGTAATACCAGCAGTTCGTATGGCGCAAGAGGAATTTGCCAATGGCGAGGTGGCGGCACAAATGGAAGATTAACCAATGTTGAAAAGTTTTTAGGAAAATCTTTATTACAACAACCCATAACTGATCCGTTTTTGCCAGAATATCGTATTAGATCCAATAGACTGCCGACTGCCAGGCTAGATTGGGTTCCGCCTGTGTATGTAGTTCCTGCAAACACAACTCTTGAAGAGCAGCTTTCGGTTATAATTTGGGAATGGGAAAACGACGAATCTAGGACCCTGGAATCAATTAACCAAATAAATTCCGGCAGCAATGTAATAAAAGCAAGACGTGTTGCAGAAATATTCAATGACGATTATCTAAGATCAAACAATCCGCAAATTTCAATCGGCGGCGGCCGCACTCAGGGTGTAAAGGAACTACGAGCAAGTTCTGCTCAAGAAGTATACAGAGCTGTTGTAAGTGGAAGAGGAACAGCCCCTATATTTGATCCGCTTGAAATCTCGTCTTCTCCACTTACAGAAGACGGCAGCGATCCTGCTGCAAATGCTCGCCCACGAAACGAATCGGATACTATCGACTTAACAACAACATCAAATTCGCAAGATATCATTACAGGTTCTGCAGGCATTAGACGAGGGCCCCTTCGCCCCGAGTTTCGATCTGCACTTAACAGAGCAGCCCGAGATAGTGGAATTTATGAAATCAAAGGAACAAGCTTTGCAAATGAATGTCTTAGAAGAATCAACACTTCGACCCAATTGCCTCTGTCAAACTGGCGCACCTTCCCAAGTAGGGCATCAGGTCCTGATGCAGATCTAAGAGAGGTTAACGATGTATGGTTAAAACTTAATAGATCAACTGGAAGATTTGAAACTCGAACCGGTAGTACAAGCAGCGGCCCCGGTTGGCGATACGGCACAGAAAGACATGATACTGGACTAGCAATCGACGCCTATTTGATGGTTTTAGACGGAGATCAATTGCGCGCGCTAGTCCCGACCAATCAAGCTGATAGAGCAAGAATGGAAGCATTTGTAACAGCCTTTGCAAGGTACGGCGGACGCGGAGTTGGTATTGGCGGAAATGGTAGCACTATGGCACCGGGTCTCAATCACTACGACATGCTTGGAGGCCACACCGCATCTGGATGGAATAGGCGTATAACGTCTTGGACATACGGCAACGGAAACAATAGTTGGGTAATGGCTGCATTGAATAGGGGTGTATCAGTTGGCTGATATTACACCACTGGAAGACAGCACAGACAGCACATTACTAGATGCAGACAGTTCGGCAGTTGATAATTCTGGACCGGATTTTATATCCGGTGTAACCAACGCGGTCGGATTAGTAGCAGGGTTATCTGCTATTGGATCAATAGCAGAATCTTTGTCTTCGATATTCAATACAACTACTGCCCCTGGCAACTTTATTGTTCCAGATCTTGCCAACAACGGTAGTCAGTCTCTGGGATCCGAAGGATCCAGTGGCGGCACATTTGGAAGTTCATCCATAGTTAATATAGTCCCTCCGAGTTCAGACACTGATATGCTAAGTGCTGGAATTATTCCAGGAACGTGGGAAGCTCTTGATTTTGTAATCAATAAAACATTAACTGGAATGGACTGGAAAACACTAAATGCCGACCCTGGAAATCCAAATATATTAGAAGCATATCGATTTGCCGGACGAGGATTTACTGAAGATGGCGGAACTGGACAATTTTCGTGGGGCGCAGCATTTGCCACATGGATTTTGGTAAAGTCGGGATTTTCCGGACTTAGAACCATGGCACCAAGTTCATTTTCCAGTTACGGCATTCCTGTTAGATTCCACGGTCCGCGAGATTTAGAATATGTACAAAAGTGGGATATTGTTGTGTTTACCAGTAATGTAAATATTCAACATGTTGGATTTATTAAAAGTTTTAATCCTGCTGAACGTACAATGGAAATAGTCGGTGGCGACCAAGCCGACACTGTTAAAATAACAACAATGCCGTACAGTGTAAGCAATCCTCTTTTTAGAGTAACCCATGTTAGACGACAATGGGCAGTATCATCTATAAATGACACTTCGATCGCTCCAGGGTATCGGGGCGCAGCCCCGGGTGATGTTAGACCAATTGCTCCGCCGGCACCAATCACTGTTCAAACTATTGCCGATGCTGAATTTATTGAAAGTATTGAATCTGCATTAGATCGTGCAACATCACCGGCCCCGACTCGTCCACGCACTGCTCCTAGGTAATGAGGTAAATATAGTATGAGTTCATTAGAGAAAAATTTATATAAAAATCTAAGAGTGGTTCCTCCTAAAAGAGAAAATCCAAAAGTTTCTGCCGGAACTTACAGAGGAATTTCTACGGTTAATCCTGAAAGCAAAGAATTTAAACTTTATGACTTGGCACTAATCAAGCAAGATCTTATAAACCATTTTCATATTAGACTTGGAGAAAAACTAGAAAATCCTGCGTTTGGCACAATTATTTGGGATGTGTTGTTTGAACCACTTACTGATTCGTTAAGAGACGCAATTATTCAAAACGTTACAGAAATTATCAACTACGATAAAAGAGTCAAAGCAGACAGGGTTACAGTTGATAGTTACGAATATGGTATTCAAATCGAATGCGATTTAACCTATTTAGAGTACAGTATTAGCGAACAATTAAAGTTTTCGTTTGATCAAAGAAACGGTCTAAATTAATACACGCACTTTAAAATTATCATAAATATTATATAATTAAGGAAGTGCAATATGTCATCCACTGACAGACAAAATAGATTACTATTAGCTGAAGATTGGAAAACAATCTATCAGAGTTTCAAGTATGCTGATTTTAAAAGTTACGACTTTGACAATCTGCGTCGTACAATGATAGAGTACCTTCGTGAAAATTATCCAGAAGATTTTAATGATTATATCGAATCCAGTGAGTACCTTGCACTAATTGATATGATTGCGTTCCTTGGGCAAAATATCAGTTTCCGCATTGATTTAAATGCCAGGGAAAATTTTATTGAATTAGCCGAGCGCAAAGAAAGTGTGTTGCGCCTGGCAAATCTCTTGAGTTACAACGCAACAAGAAACCGTCCTGCACAAGGCTTGTTGAAATTTACCAGCGTTCGCACAACCGAACAAGTAATAGACAGCAACGGTTTTAACCTTTCAAATAGATCAGTTGTTTGGAATGACACAACCAATCCAGATTGGTTTGAGCAATTTACTAAGATTTTAAATGCCGGACTTCCTGTGCAAAATACTTTTGGAACGCCTGTAAAATCTGACAGCGTTGCCGGAGTTGCAACCGAACAATATCGGTTGAATAATATTTCAAACAATGTATCTGTGTTTACATTTTCCAAGCCTGTTAACAGCAGAACTTTGGATTTTGAAATCGTAAGTACTGGAATTGTAAACGGAGAAATTGCAGAGGAAGCGCCTCTGCCGGGTAGCCAATTTAGCTTCTTGTACAGAGACAACGGCCAGGGCCCTGGCAGCAACACCACTGGATTTTTTGCACAATTTAGACAAGGTACACTGCAAAGAGGAGACTTTAATATTGACTCGGCTGTGCCAAATCAGAAAGTTGACATAGACGCCGAGAACATCAATCAAACAGATGTATGGCTTTACAAGCTCGACAGCAACGGACGTGAAGGTAAGCTGTGGGATAAAGTTGACGCAGTTGAAGGCAACAATGTAGTATTTAACAGTTTGAATAAAAAAATTAGAAGTATTTACAGCGTGTTAACAAGAACTGGTGATAGAGTGTCGTTGGTGTTTGCAGACGGCATTTTTGGCGATCTTCCAAAGGGACAATTTAGGTCGTATTACAGAATCAGTTCAAACAGCGATTATACAATACTTCCGCCTAACATGACAAACGTTACTGTTAGAATTCCTTATCTCAGCAATGCAAACAAGCCCGAAACCCTAACTGTTACACTTGATCTTAAAGTAGCGGTTAATAATGCTGTTAGCACCGAAACTATTGACAGTATTAAAGCAAATGCACCGTCGACTTACTACACACAAAATAGATTAATCACTGCTGAAGATTACAATGTCGGGCCCCTTGGAATAAGTCAAGATATAATCAAGGTAAAAGCTGTAAACAGAACTGCTAGCGGAATTAGTCGAAATTATGACATTCTTGATGCTACCGGAAAGTATAGTAACACAAATCTCTTTGGCACAGACGGTGTTCTGTACAAGGAAAATATCGAAAGCAAGACAACTTTTAAATTCCGTACACGAACAGACATTGAGAGCGAAGTCGAAAACACAATTACAAATATACTTCAGAACAAAAATGTTAAGAATTTCTATCTAACAAAATACTTTAATCAAAACTACAATGAATCAAATCTTTCTTGGAATAGCATAACATCATCTACCAATCGGTCAACTGGACTAATCAATGACGACAATGGTATAATTTATGCTATTGGTGCTTTTACAGAAGGTCCGCTTAGATTTTTTGAACCCGGTGCAATGGTCAAGTTTATTCCTCCAGTTGGATCAGCGTTTCTCAACGAAAAACTAACAACTGATTTAACTGCTCCTGGAACAAAATCCTATATGTGGTCAAAAGTTATAAGTGTATCAGCCAATGGAACAGAAATACTAAACTCTGGGCTTGGTCCAATTGTGTTCAACGATGTTATTCCAGATCGGTCTATATTAAACGAAATCAAACCCAAGTTTGTGAGAGATTTAACAGACAATGTTAAATTACAAATTATCGACAACGCATTTGCATACAGAACTTTTGGACTTAGATATGATAGAAACAACAGAGCATGGGCAGTTGTAACACAAGAAAATTTAAATATTGTACAAGACTTCAATCTAGGATTAGCAGGCGACACTTCTGGACAACAGCTCGATAGTAGTTGGATTGTATTGTTTGAAACAAATGGTACAACTTACGACGTTACATATCGAAATACTAGATATATCTTTGAAAGCGATACCGAGGTTAGATTTTATTTTGACAGCGCCAAGAAAATCTACGACAGCAAAACTGGAAAAATTATTAGAGATAAAATCTCTATTTTAAGTATTAACACTGACATAAACACAGCACCTGGAACTACTGCATTTACTCGAGATTTTGAATGGGAAGTATCTGGTGAATACAGAGATGCAGGCGGATATGTTGACAGTAAAAAAATCGAAGTTACGTTCTTTGATTCCGATGATGACGGCGTAGTAGACGATCCTGACATCTTTGAGCAAATCGTCAACTTGAACAACTACATTTTTACAAAGAAAGTTGTTATAAACAACAACCAATTTGAAGTATATGTTAATTCGTCTGACGAAAACATTGTAACAGTTTCCAATTCGAGCCTTGTAAACACTCAAGCAATTGGCAATCCTATATACTACATTGCAGCCGACAATATCTTTAGACAGTTAAACAGCCAAACAAGACTATTAACCACATTGTTTGATTATAAATCGTACACTGGTAGAGAAGCGCTGAAGTTTCAGTACAATCACGCCACTGACGAAAATACCAGAATTGATCCTAGTAGTACAAACATAATTGATACATATATACTCACAAGACAATACGATACTATATTTAGACAATATTTAAATAATATAGTAACCGACCGTCCTATGCCGCCTAGCAGCGATCAGTTGTTTAGAAGCTACGGTAGCGAAATTAACAAGGTTAAAAGTATCAGTGACGAAATAATATATCAACCAGTAAAATACAGAGTTTTATTTGGAAATAAAAGTGAACCTATTATGCAGGCAGTATTTAAAATTGTAAAGAATTCAACAAGAGTTGTCAACGACAATGACTTAAAGTCTCGTGTTATAAGTGCAATTAATAATTTCTTTGCACTCGACAACTGGGACTTTGGAGAAACATTTTATTGGAGTGAATTAAGCGCCTTTATCATGAAAGATTTATCACCAGACCTGAGCAGCATTGTAATAGTGCCACGAGATGCATCAAGCTCGTTTGGAAGTCTGTTTGAAATTAAATTAGAATCAGATGAAATTTTTATAAGCAGTGCAATTGTTGACGATGTTGAGGTTATCACTTCGATCACAGCAGAACGCCTAAAATCAGAAGGAGCAGTAGTAACCTCTGCTTCTAAAACAAATACTGGTATACAAAGTGCAACTGGCACCATATTACCTAATACCGGAGGCTTTATTTACTAATGGCATACAACAAAGACCAAGAAGACTTTTCATTGCCAGTTGGCAACCGTGTTGACCAAAGTGCTAGCAACTTCTTACCAAAATATTTTAGAACAGATACCAATAAAAAGTTTATAAACAGCACAATTGATCAAATGATCAATCCTGGAGTAGTTGAAAAAATTGATGCTTATGCAGGACATCGATATGCAAAAGCTACAAAACCTACTGACAACTTTTTGCAAGACTTTACTGCTAACAGAGAAAATTATCAGTTTGAACCAGTTGCAGTTTACAAAGACGAACTTCAAAATGTTGGATTCTTAAAGAACTACAATGACTATATTGCTCAGTTAAAAAACTTCAAAGGCACAGTTGATAACCACAGTTTGATTAACAGTCAGGAATTTTATGCCTGGAACCCACACATTGATTGGGATAAGTTTGTAAATTTCCGCGAATATTATTGGCTACCTACTGGCCCTGTGCCCGTTGCAATTGCAGGACAATCCGACAAAGTTGTTAGCACGTATACCGTTACGTTGGCAGACGACGGCGACAATTTTGCCTACGTATTTACTCCAAACGGGTTTACTAGAAATCCAAATTTAAAGTTGTACAGAGGTCAAACGTACCGTTTTGAAATCAACACTCCTGGTCATCCAATTGCTATTGCAGTATTAAGAAACTTCACAGACAACGACTTAACCAGCGACACTGACTTTACCAACACAAGTACCCTTTACACCGACGGCGTAACTTCGGATACTGATTATGTTGAGACCGGTATCATTGAGTTTACTGTTTCAATGACTGCACCCGACACTCTTTATTACATAAGCCAAAACGATATTAATACTAGCGGCGTATTTTCGATGTTTGGTATTGAAGACAATACCAAAATTGATGTTTCTGCAGAAATTATAGGTAAAAAAACTTACAAGACCAGTACAAATGTTGAACTAAGTAATGGAATGAAGGTGTACTTCCAGGGAACTGTAACTCCTGAAAAATATGCCGCTGGCAATTGGTATGTTGAGGGCGTTGGCTCAGAAATATGTTTGGTGTCCGAATCTGATCTCGAAGTTCCGTCGATCTTTACAAGTAATTTTCAAGTACCGTTTGACGATCCGGAAATTGGATTTGACCAATACCCATTTGACGACGCAACAAGTTATCCTGGAACCAAAGATTATATTACTATCAATCGCGCCAGCGCTGACAGAAACCCCTGGACACGATACAACAGATGGTTCCACAGAAACGTTGTCGAAACTTGCTTATTATGCAACAACTTGCCTGTGGATATAAACGAAGCTGCAAGAGCACGCCGGCCAATTATTGAATTCGAAGCTGGTTTAAAGTTAATCAATCATGGTACAAAAGCAAAATTAAATGTTGACCTTGTTGACACATTTACAACCGATGTGTTTTCGACTATTGAAGGAAGTGTTGGCTATTATATTGACAACGTTAACCTAGTTGACGGCCATCGCATTTTGTTTACAGCAGACAACGACAGTACTGTGAATGGAAAAATTTACGAAGTCAACTTTATTTTACACAACGGTACAAAACAAATTAGTTTAATAGAAATTAACGAAACAACTCCAAAAATTAATGAAGTTGTGCTAGTGTTGTCCGGAGTTGACCACAGAGGAAAAATGTTTTACTTTGACGGAGAAAAGTGGTTCTTGTCACAAGAAAAAACAGGTGTAAATCAATCTCCGTTGTTTGACTTGTATAACAACAATGAAATTAGTTTTACTGACACTATGATTTATCCTGCAAACAGTTTTGTTGGTAACAAAATTTTTAGCTACAGAATTGGCAATGGCGCCAATGATCCTGAGCTAGGATTCCCACTTACGTATAAAAACATTGCAAACGTCGGAGACATAGTTTTTGACTTTAATTTACTCAATGACGACTTTGTTTATCAAGATTCTTTAAATAATCCACTGACACTTTCTACTGATACAGGATATCTTAAAAACTACAACAGCACTAACGATAATGCGGTATATCAAAATGCATGGAAAAAGGCTGTAAAAAACAGCCAACAACCGGTTGTTAGGCAGTATAATATTGATACTCAATTAAATAATTTTGCAGTTGACGTTTTTGACAATAGCGGAACATTAACTGATCTTCGTGTAAGCGTATACGTTAACAGTATTAGAAAGTCCATTGGTAGTGACTACACAATTGAAAATGAGAGCGGCACAGCAACAGTTGTTTTTGCAGATGACATAACTGTAGACGACCTAGTGTTACTCAAGTGCTACAGTAAAACTCCTAAAAACAACAATGGCTTTTACGAAATTCCAATCAATTTTGAGAAAAATCCATTAAATGAAAACATAACAGATTTTACACTAGGTCAGGTCAACGACCACCTAGATAGTATTGTAGAAGACATAACAGGATTTTCTGGAATTTTTCCAGGATTTAGTAACCTGCGTGACCTGGGCTCTATTACAGAATATGGTAAAAAGTTTGTTCAGCACAGCGGCCCTGTAAATCTGGCACTATACCATATAACAGACAAAGACGCAAACATAATCAAGTCCTTGAAATATGCCAGACGGGAATATGCTAAATTTAAAAGAACTTTTATCAACGAATCATTAACAACCGGGTTTGACGGAAACATCAAAGATCATGTTGACTTAATTCTGTCAAGAATCTCAAAAGACAAAAAACCAAACATGCCATTTTTCTTTAGCGACATGATTGGTATTGGTGCAGCAACAAAAACTATTCATACAATTGAATATTCCGGCCCTGCATATTTTGCACTTTCTAACAATTTTACTCTATCAACATTGTCATCTCTTTCTGTAGGAGTTTACAAGAACTCTATTCAGCTGCTGCACGAAAGAGATTACACATTTATTAATGGATTTGTTTACATAACCTCCGAGCTAAATGACGGCGATATAGTTGAAATATACGAATATGAATCAACCAACGGATCTTATATTCCACCAACGCCAACAAAGTTAGGTCTTTACCCTGCATACCAACCCGCTGTTTACACGGATTCAACTTACGTTAAATCCACATCGGTGATTCGCGGCCACGACGGAAGTCAAACAATCGCATTCAATGACTACAGAGATGACCTTCTTATAGAATTAGAAACACGTATATACAACAACATTAAATGTAACAACAACAAAGACTTAATTGACATCCATGACTTTGTAGGGGGATATGCAAGAGATACTGGATATTCAAAACAGAATATTAATACTGCAATACTTGCAGATTTTGCACAGTGGTTGGAAATTTCAGGATCAGTTGATTATTCAACTCATGACTTCTGGGACCCGGCTAATACTTTTACATACAACTACTCTAGTACAAATGATCTAGACGGCATTTCACTGGACGGCTTTTGGAGAAGCATTTATAAGAAGTATTACGATACAGATTCTCCTCATACTAGCCCGTGGGAAATGTTAGGATTTACTATCATGCCAACATGGTGGAAAACTGTGTATGGTCCAGCCCCTTACACCAGCAACAACAGAATACTCTGGAACGACCTACAAGAAGGAATTTTCAGAGAACCTAACAAGTCGGTTATACGAGATTCTAAATACAAAAGACCTAACTTGATAAAGTTTCTACCAGTAGACGAATTTGGAAGACTTCTGAGTCCACTGGAATCTGGCCTTGCACAAAACTTTTCTCTTGCTAACAGTAAGTCTAGTTTTAAGTTCGGCGACATGTCCCCTGTTGAAACAGCCTGGAGAAGAACCAGTGAATATCCGTTTAGCCTGATCACTGCATGGGCATTACTTCAGCCAACAAAGATAATTGGATTAGGATTTGATTGTAGCAGAACTCAACGAGATATAACCGGAAATATCATCTATACAGATACCCAAAAAGCAATTAATCTTAGCAGTCTGGTATTGCCAAGTACGTCAACAAATGGCGCTCCTGCACTAACGTCCGGACTGGTTAATTATATTGCAGAATACATGGTTACTAAGACTGAAATAAAGTACAATGACTACAAAGAAAAACTACGAAATCTTACCAATCAGCTAGCAGTTAAGCTTGGCGGCTACGGAGACAAGACCAAGCTAAAGCTTTTGCTGGACAGCAGAAGTCCGTTAAACAAGACAAGTTTATTTGTTCCAGACGAAAATTACCAAATTGAATTTGTTACCAGCAATGCTCTTGACATTGTTGTTCTTAGCGGCATAATCGTTGAAAAGACAGAACTAGGATACATTATTTCTGGATACGATAAGGAAGACCCAGTCTTTAACTTCAACAAGCCTATTGTGCAAAACGCAGATCCTGTAATCACAGTCGGCGGCATATCAGAATCGTTTGTTAACTGGACAGAAAACAAAAGATACACTGGCGGAACAGTTGTTGAATATTTAGGAAAATATTACAGAACAAAAATAACCCATACTAGCACAACTACTTTTGATTCTGGTAAGTTTGTTGTATTGTCGAATCTTCCTATAGTCGGCGGCATCAGTGCTAGCTTGCGTAAAACATTTCAAGACACGCTAACAAGTTTTTCATATGGCACACTGTTATCGAGTGTACAAGAAGTTGTTGACTTTATGTCAGGGTATGAAAATCATCTTATTAATCAAGGCTTTATATTTGATTTCTTTAATCAAGATACATCTGCTGTCGAAGATATGAAACTTTGCATCCAAGAATTTATGTTTTGGGTAACTCAAAATTGGGACAACGGAACTGTGTTAACAGTTAGCCCTGTCGCAAATAAAGTTTCTTTTGAAAGAGAGTACTTTGTAGTCGATAATGTACACGACAGCTTCTACGATTATAATCTGCTAACCGGCAACGGAACTCGCATTGGCAAGGAATTTACAAATATATTTAGAAGCAATTCTAATGAATTTGGTGTTAAGCCAGTTAATTCCGAGGATGGTATTTTCCTAGTTAAATTACCACTTGTTCAAAAAGAACACATTATACTAGTTGACAACACCACTGTTTTCAATGATACTATCTTTGATAAAAAAACAGGATACCGTCAAGAACGTATTAAAGTTGTAGGTTACAGAACTGCTGACTGGACCGGCGGCCTAAATGCACCTGGATTTATATACGATAAAGCAAAAGTTACACTTTGGAAAGAGTGGACAGATTATGCAATCGGTGACGTGGTTAAATACAAGGAATTTTTCTATGCAGCTAATTTAAAGCACACTGCCACAGATTTCTTTGATGCTAACTACTGGAATATTCTTGCAAAAAGGCCCGAGCCAGAACTACTTCCTAACTGGGATTATAGAGTAAACCAATTTACAGACTTCTACAGCCTTGATACTGACAACTTTGACAGTGAGCAACAACGCCTTGGGCAACACTTAATTGGTTATCAAAAACGAGAATATCTTGCTAACATTATTTCAGACAGCGTCAGCCAGTACAAATTTTATCAAGGATTTATTCAGGATAAAGGAACCAAAAATGCACTTACTAAGTTGTTTGATGCGCTTAGTTCTGCTAACAAAGATAGTCTTGAGTTTTTTGAAGAATGGGCAATTAGAGTAGGACAGTATGGCGCAGTCGAGAATGTATCCGAGGTTGAATACAATCTCGAAGAAAGCAAGTATCGATTAGAGCCACAATTAATAGAATTAGTAAATAGCATCTCGGCGTCTAGAACTGACCTTGTTTATGAAATTGCTCCATACCAAACTTACATTAAGCCAAATAATTATGACCATGCTAATTTGTTTACTGAACTATCGGGAACAGAAAATTATACCAAAGACAGCGGATATGTAAGAGACAAGGATGTATCCTATCTTTCAGTTGGTCGCGATCAAATTCTTAATCTTTCCATTGACAACATATTAATTGGTGAATTTATTTGGGTAAAGGACGACAAACAATCCTGGACAGTGTTGCGACATGTTAATTCTAATTACCAAGTTAGTAACATTATTCCTTCGTTGCCAGATAACCTACTGAGAGAACCACAAAATAGTAACGGATTCACAGTTTATTTTGATGAGTATGTAGACTTTAAAGAAGACGATATAATTGGAATTACATCTGGAATTGCAGACATCAACGGTTTCTTCAAAGTAGCATATTCGTCACTTAACGAAGTAGCAATTGTAACAGACGCCGCAGTGTCTATCCCTGCATTTACAGATAGCACAACATTGGCTGTCACAAGGCTTGTTAACAGACGTTTTAAGGACGCCGACGATGTTAACAAAAATATCACAGATATCACAGTTGACTTAAATGATACAGTCTGGATTGATGATGTAGAGTTTGGAAAGTGGGGAGTTTACGAAAATAGTAATATTTTCTCATTGCACAACGAGTTAGTAAACCCAACCGGTAGCGAAACCGGATACGCATCAAGTTTCGCTGCATCGGAATCCAACAGCATACTTGTCATTGGATCTCCAAATCAAGATACTGATCCGGTTACGCGGATTTATAGAAGATTCTCTGAAAATTCTCCAAGCATATTATTACAGGGAATCACAGCAACTGATGAAATATTATCAAACAGCCTTTATGGGTTTGATGTAGCAATTAGTATAACAGGCGACATTATTGCAGTCGGTGCACCGGGCGCAACAAGAATTGATGATTCAACAGCCGGACCATCTGCTCAAGGAGCAGTGTTTATATACAGCAGAATACAAGATGCTACATATCGTAATACTGCAACTATCTTCAGCCCAGTTCCTGCAGAAAATGAACAATTTGGATATCAGATTGAATTAAAAAGTGACGAGCACGGTGTTACTAAGCTATTTGTTGGAGCACCTGGCAGCAATGACGATAATGGTAAACTTTATGTATTTGATAATTCAACAACTGATTGGGTTTATAATAATGTTACCATTGATACAGTTAAGAACTTTGCTGTAAACAAATTAGGCGATGTTGTACTAACTTCGGCGCCAGTTGGCACTACAAAAGAAATGTCTGTTTACAGAAAGCAAGACGACGGAACCTTTGATAATTCGATAATGCCTGTGATCAGAGAAGAAGATAGCTCTGAAGGATTTGGTTATGCTATTGCAATCAACGATTCGGGCGACCAGATTGCTATTTCGGCTCCTCGTAACGACGATAACGGTATTGATGCCGGAGCAGTTTATATTTATAATCAGAGTAATACATCTGAATACGTATTATCACAAGTGTTAAATAGCCCGTTTGATGAAAAGAACGAAGCGTTTGGAACAGGATTAAGCTTTTCGTTAAACAAGCTTGCTATTTCAGGAAAAAACACTGACACACGAATAACAACTTCTTTTGATAATTTCTTTACGCTAATTAGTGAATACCAATTAGGGTTTGATAATACTAACTCTCCGGTATATTCAACATATGTGTTTGATCAAACTTCTGCTAGCAACGAGTCTGGCACAACAGTCGACGGCGGTACAACTAGATTTGTAAATATCAAAAAAGACACAGGCAGAATTGCTGTGTTCCAAAAGATAGGACACTCTTTCATATTTGGCGAAGATGTAAGCTACGATAGAAATACATTACCAGCTAATATTTCAAACTTTAAACTAGTTGAAAACCATCTCTATATTGGTTTTCCTAAACTAAAACCAGAGACTTTAAATTCTATTTTTGAAGGAAATCTTGTAAACAACGAGCCAGGCGTTGGAGTCTTTGTTGATCTACGAGCAGATAAAACAGCCAATAGTTGGGAACTACTCACAGAAGAATCAGGAAAAGTTGACATTTCAAAAATACAACAATGCTTTGTGTATTCAAAAGATAAAAATGATATTATTTCAACCTTGGACATAATTGATCCTCGACAAGGAAAGATCGCCGGTCCTGCAGAACAGGAATTAGATTTTAAAACATTTTACGATCCAGCAATTTACTCAATAAACACTAACGGAATCAACGGAGCAATTGTAGACGATGCATCTAACTGGACTGAAGATTATGTAGGCAAGCTTTGGTGGAATTTAAATTCAGTAAGTTGGTATAACCCGTACCAGGGCGATTCGCAATATAGAGCAAACAATTGGAACAAACTCACAGCAGGGTCTTCAGTTGATGTATACGAGTGGGTTGGCAGTAAATTACTTCCAACAGAATGGAATGCTATATCCGATACCAACGAAGGTTTTGCACAAGGAGTTAGTGGAATATCTCTTTATGGAAATAGCGTATACAGCTCAAAAAGAGTTTATGATAGAGTTTCGAGATCTTTTGCACTAAAGTATTTTTACTGGGTTAGAAATAACAGACTGGTTCCTAGCTTGTCTTCGAGAAGACTGAGCGCAATTGACGTTGCAGGACTTATTAGAGATCCTGCATCATCCGGTTACCGTTTTGTAGCACCTCTTGATACAAATAAATTTGCAATTTACAACTCAAGCAGCTTGGTCGAAGGATCAAACACTGTATTGCATTACAGCTTCGCAGCAGATCCAGCTCTGCAAACCAATGTGCATAGAGAATACCAGCTAGTTACTGAAGGCCTTGATACTAGTATAATCAACAACGAAATAGAAACCAAGTGGTTTGACAGTTTAATTGGATACGATCAAAATTCTAATTCTGTTCCTGATCCTGCATTACCAATCAAGCAACGCTACGGAGTTCTAAACTTTCCTCGTCAGGGAATGTTTGTTAACAGACTTGAGGCTGTTAAGCAAGTAGTTGAAAGAGTCAATGAAGTATTAATGGCAAATCAAGTCGTCGACGACACGGATTTTTCCACTTTATTGTCAAAAGACGAGATTCCGGATATTAACAGCGGAGCATACGATACTACTGTGGACACCGTTGACCAGTTGAAATTTGTTAGCGTTGCTAGAACTGCGAGAGCAGAAATTCTTCCAATTATTGAAAATACTCGTATAGTCGGTGTTAACATTGTAAATCCTGGAAGGGGATATACTGTTGCGCCAGAAATAATAATCAGCGACCGGAGCGGCACAGCCGCAACAATTACCGTAACTATTAATAATATTGGACAGATTACCAGCGCTAAAATTAAATCTCAAGGAAACAATTACTCAGATACTGCAACTATATTAGTTAGGAAATTTAGTGTATTAGTTAGTTCAGATGTAGAAATTGGCAACCGGTGGGCAATCTATTCGTGGGATGTATCAAGCCAATCCTGGACAAGAACTAACAACCAATCGTTTGATACAGCTCGTTACTGGGAATATGCAGATTGGTACGCCGGCGGCTACAATTCGCTAACGCCAATTAATATTATTGTTTCTCAAACTTACAAACTGCACGACCTTGATACTAACATTGGAGATACTATTAAAATTGAAAATACTGGCACAGGCGGCTGGACTATTTTAAGAAAAACCAGTAATGTTTCTGGCCAAGATTTCACAGACAATTATGAGACGATAGGTAGAGAAAACGGCACTATACAATTTTCAACTAAAATTTATGACTACGCTTCTACTGCAAGCGGATTTGATGCAGCTATCTATGATAACTCGTTTTATGACAGAGAGCCAGTAACTGAATTGAGAAATCTTTTAATTGCGCTAAGAGACGATTTGTTTGATGCCGACTTAGCAGTTGAGTGGAATAAATTATTCTTTGCAAGTATGAGATATGCATTCTCAGAGCAATCGAATATTGATTGGGCATTTAAAACAAGCTTTGTTAGAGCAAAGCACAACCTTGGCAAGCTAACTCAAAAAGTTACATTCCAAAACGACAACTTGGAAAATTACGAAGATTATGTAAATGAAGTAAAGCCTTACAGCACTAAGGTTAGAGAATATATTAGTTCTTATGAATTTACAGAACCTACCGGGTCCTTGACCACTGACTTTGATTTGCCGCCTGCGTATAATAATGTAACTAAAAACATTGAAACAAGTTCGGCAACGCTCGACGGCGACACTGTAAGCAATCTTGTGTCGGAATACTTCCAGCCTACGCTCAGTCAGTGGACAGAAAACAATGGCTATGAGATTATCAGAATTGATGTAGCAAATAGCGGAAATGGTTACAGAGAAACTCCTAGGGTCGAAATTGGTAACAACCGAGGAACAACAGCTTCGGCTTTCTTGAGCAAAGATTCTGTTAAATCTATTGTAGTCGATAATCCAGGTAAAAAGTATTATTCCACCCCGGTTATTACACTAATTGGTAGTCAAGAAACAGGAAGCACTCCTGCAACTGCTGTTGCAATTATGGGCAATGGTAATGTGCGGTCGTTTCATATGACTATTAAGTTTGATAGAGTTAGCGGATCATATGTGTTTACTGAGTTGAGTAAAACAGAAAACTTCGAAGGAAACTCTTCTAGAGAAATATTTAACTTAAAATGGCCAATAAATATCAATACCAACTCGTATAATGTTACAGTTAATGGTATCACCCAGCTTGCAAGTACTTTCGAAATAAGCAATAACTTAGACAAATCAAAAGGATATGACAGATATATCGGCCGCATAGATTTTGTAAATCCGCCTGCAATAGATACTTTGATAGAAATTCAATATCAAAAAGATATTAATTTACTGGATGCTGCTGACAGAATCAACTTCTTCTATAATCCGTCAACTGGCATGCTGGGCAACGACCTAGCGCAACTAATGGATGGCGTCGAATATTCAGGAGTAACAATCGACAGCTTTACATTTGGCATTGACCAAGGATGGGACATTGCAGGATACGGATCATTGCCGTGGGACACATTTGATGAAACCAACCAGGATGAAATCTTTGTATTAGACAGTAGCACAACAATATTTGAATTAAGTCAACCCTTGGAAATCGGGGTTGAATACAACTTCTATCTAAACGGAACAAGAATTGACGACCCGAACTACGGCACACTAACACCTGTAACAACTGTTGGCGCTGTTATGCAGACAATCACCGGTGACGGGTTTTCTACTACTATTGTAATCGATGAAGAGCTAGTAACAACAATAGCTGGTGACATTGTAGTCATTAGAAAAAGCACAAGCGATGGTGCAACAATATTTTCTGGCTACGACACACAACTGTCAGGCGGCAATCTTGGCTACACTACAGCAACTGGCATTGACAGCGGAGAAATTAACATAGACGGCGACGGCTTTGTTACTCCGACTACTTCAAAGGGCCCAGAGGAACTTGTTCCGGGAGAAATTAGAGATACATTGGACATTCAGGTGTATCACAGACCATCAGACGGTGTTGGTATTATCGGAACTGTAAATTACAACATAGACGGATCAAGTGTAGAATTTTCATTACCGGCAATTCCGCAAACCAATGATAGTGTAATTGTTAAATTAGACAATGTAATTCTCGGCAATGATCTATACACTATTGATTATACAAATCGCAAAATCTACTTTGATGACGGTACACTACAAATTGGTACAAATTTAGCTATCACGACCATTGGCACAAACGGAATCAATCTAATTGATACAACTAACTTTTACTCCGACGGAACTACAACAAGTGTTGTAACGTCAGCTGCTTGGAGTGATCAGGTGTCGGCACTGATTACAGTTAACGGCAATGTACTAACCAGTGGCATTGATTATATATTAGCAGAAACAACAGCAGGTGATGGATTCCCTAACAGAGTAAAAATTGAGTTTTCTGTTAGTGCGCTGACAACTGATGACTTTGTTCAATACAGCCTTTACAGTACGTTAATACAAACATACAGTCAGGTAACCATTGACAAAACATTTACGGCGAACAACAGCAATGATTATCACAAATTTGACGGAACAATCAACACTGTGCCGTTTAACAACAAGCCTATATCTCATAATATACTTGTAAAAGTTGGCAACAAGATCTTAAACCCCGGATACAGTGTTGTGTATACAACGACTGATTCACGAGTTTATAACATAGAAGAATGGCAGTTTAGTGATAACTTTATAACTGCAAGCGACGTATTTGTGTTTGCAGACCATCAGCAGCTGGATTCTAGTGAATACACTTATGATGCAGTAAATATACGAATTAACTTATTGACAGCTCAAGTAGCACCGGCCGGCACACGTCTTGACATTTATGTTATCAAGGATGCAGAGTACTATTTTGTTGACACACAAATTATATTTGACACTGATATAACAGCTATTGTGTCAACTGGCGACACTTTAACATTGGAATCAGCAGAGGACAGCACTGTTTATACCGGAGTTGTTACGTCGACTAATGCAAACACACTTACTATACAGCGCCAGCGCACAGAAATAAGAGAATCGTTTTTAGATAATAACAATTTTTCTATATCAGCAAATGGTAACACAACCGACGTTGTTGTTACTACTGTGTCGTACGTTACAAGCGAAGGAATGACTTTTACATCACCGCCGCAATCTGCCGATTTGGTAGAAATATACCAGTTCAGTAATCATGATATTAATAATTTTGAAAGAATTACATATAAGGTCATTACAGATTCGGACATAACTGCGGATTCGTTTGATTATGCAACTAGAAATCTAGTTGCAACAGGGTTTATTCCATTAAGAGGAACAATACCAAACTCGAGTTATGCATGGATTGCAGTCAACGGAGAGTTATTAACTCCTGAAGTTGATTATTCGTTGAATTCTGCAGGTACTACTATAGAGTTGTATAAAACACCTTCAGAAGATGATGTTATTGATGTAATACAATTTGGCGCAACTCCGGTTACTAATAAATTTGGATACAGAATTTTTAAAGACATGTTAAATCGAGTTCATTACAAGAGACTTAACCAGGATAACAGCTATGTTCTATTAAATCCGCTAAATTATTATGACATTAGAATTATGTTAGAAGATGCAACTGGAATGTTTCAACCTAACAAGGCAAAAAATATTCCAGGCGTGTTGTTTATTAATGGCGAAAGAATTGAATACTTTGAAATCAATGGTAATCAAGTACAGCAACTTAGAAGAGGTACTTTAGGAACTGGCGTTAAAGAAACGTATAACGCCGGAACACGAGCATACGGCCAAGGGCCAGACGAGACTGTTAATTACACTGATACAATTTTGAATCAGACAATCAAGTCCGACGGAAGCACAGATATTGTGCTCGATTACACTCCGTTAAGTGTTGACGAAATCGAAGTGTTTGTTGCTGGACACAGACTTAGAAAAGCTTCAATAGAAAGATATAATACATCGTTGCATCAAGACAGCCCCGAAGGAGACAATACAGTAGCCGCGGAATTTACATTAAACGGAAATACTATTGTCTTTAACTTAGACAGAAATAATATAACACCTGCCGACGGAGAATTGGTTTCAATCATACGAAAAGTAGGCAAAGTGTGGAACGATGAAGGAAAATCGTTGGCAAATACAGATAATATCATAGGTAACTTTTTGCGAAACGCAACAATAGAGTTGCCTAAATAAATACAATACAGGTGGTAGGAATGACAAATTTAAAAGAATATAGCGGTTTACACGTCGAAGGTCATATTAAGATATTTGACCCAGCATCCGGAGAAACCTTTATTAACAAACGAAATGCTATTAATTATGAAAACATGAGTTTATCATTAGCAGAAAGCTTGGCCAATCGCGGACAGGGGTTTATCTACGAAATGAGTTTTGGCAACGGCGGAACAAGTGTGGATCCAACAGGTATTATTACATATTTAACTCCGAACACAACTGGAACAAATGCTAGTTTATACAATCAAACTTATACAAAAGTTATTGACGATCGTAGTGTCAACAACGTGGATCCTACTAGGAACAAAACAGAAGTTCGACATGTTTCAGGAACTAATTATACTGACATCTTGATCAGTTGCTTATTAGATTATGGCGAGCCGTCTGGGCAAGAAGCATTTGACACAAGCAGTAACAGCAATGGATTATATGTTTTTGACGAACTAGGATTAAAAGGTTTCAAGTCGTCAGACACAGGACGTTTGCTAACACATGTTATATTTCATCCTGTTCAAAAAAGTTTAAACAGATTAATACAAATTGATTATACTGTTAGAGTACAAAGCCTCAGCGGCTTCAACGAGGGATAAAAATGCCATACAATGTAAAATTTACCGATAACGTCAACAAAGGCTCGATTGTTGTTGTTGACAAAACCTTCAACAATGAAACTAGCCTGTCACTTCCTGGCAGAGATCAAGGAGAATACGGAACAATTGTTGCAGAGAACTTCTTGCATCTACTGGAAAATTTTGCAAACACTAGTTCTCCTGCAAGACCAGTTGAAGGCCAGTTATGGTACGACACAACTGACAATGCCAACCAATTAAAACTTTACGATGGCACCCAGTGGGTAAGTGCCGGTGGACTAAAAAAAGCAACAACCGAACCCGATGCAACTTCGAGTACACTGGGAGATTTATGGATTAACACCTCGACACGGCAGCTTTATTTATACAGCGGATCTGGTTGGATTCTTGTTGGCCCGTCAGACGCAGCAGGCAGCGGCACAGGAACAACAACACAAACTATCAAAGACACTAACAACAAGGTCAGAACTGTTATAGTCAACTATATTGCAAATAAAGTTATATCGGTGATTAGTGCAGATCAATTTACAGCCAAGAATCAAAGTGATCTTCCAGGTTTTTCAACTGGCGCAACTAATAATATAATCTATCCTGGTGTTAACCTAAGTAAAACAATAACAGGCACAGGGGAAGACCTAGGCGGCATAACAACCAATACAAAATATTACGGCGTTGCAAGTACAGCCGAGAGTCTAATCATCAACGGTTCACCAAGGGCTGCTGCTGAATTTGCAATACTCAGCAATGCAAATACTTTTACAAAATCGTTAACAGTAAATAGTAACGACGGCATAACAGTCGGCGACGACACAAAGTTTAAAATGTCTGTTTCAGGAAGCATTGGTGAAATTAGAAATGGTGCATCTGATGGCAGCATTGACTTCAGAGTAAGAAAAGACGGAGTGTTAACAACTGCACTAAGAGTCTACCACGATACTAGTGTAGTAATTGGTAGTCCGACTAGGATTCCAACAGCCACGCTCGATGTCCGAGGTGATGTGAGAACAGCTGGCAATCTCAATGTTGGCACTAACTCAGATTCTGATCCGTCAAATTTAATTGTCAGTGGCAACAGCAGTATACTAGGAGATTTGGAAGTCGACGGAACTGCAACTGTTACAGGAAATATTACTGTTAACAATATTGTAACAACCTCGTCAAGTCTATCAAGCGTTGGGTCGTTATTGCTGCCGTTTTCTAATATGTTCGCTGAAAGATTCACTGGGGCATTTACTGGAAACTTAACCGGTAACATAACAGGATCGGCATCGTCGGCTGGGAAGTTAAGCAGTGCTACAAGTTTTCAATTAGTTGGTGATGTAATATCTCAAGTTGTTGAGTTTGACGGCCAAGTTAGTGGATTGACAAAAGAGTTTAATACTACGTTAAATGATACATTCTTCACTGATAAGGATAAAGTAACAACGTCGGAAACAACTGATCAAATCTTAGTTAACAGACCCGGTACTGGAATACGAATAGTAGAGCAACGAGCATTATTAGAAAAAATACCCAACGATGCATTAGGTCCACTGGTTCCAATTGGCACTATTTTACCGTTTGGCGGCCAAGCAGCGCCAACTGGGTGGTTAATGTGTGACGGAGCAGAGTACGAAATTGCTACATACGAACTATTATATAACATCATCGGTCCAAGCTTTGGAATTTCGTCATCGCCGCTGTTACTATTTAAATCTCCTGACATGCGCGGCCGATCTTTGCTAGGAGGACTGGCCGGAGCAACTGGTGCTGCTCGAGTCCTCAACGACGGCGCTGCTAACACGGTTGGCAACTACGGCGGCTCGTCTGCTGCATTAATCGAAACAGATCAATTACCGGAGCACACGCACAGTTTACAAGGCGATGCTGGAACACAATTTTATGCTACTAACAACAACGTTACCAATCCAGCTGACTCGTCAGCGGTTAGCGCGCTTCCATCATCTACTGGGCCACTCACTGGGTCAGGAATAACAAGAACAGAAGGCATTGCCAATCGTGCATTATCGCAAGAAGAATTTAAAACAGTTTCGCCTTTTGCAACAGTTAACTTTATCATATACCACGGAGTCTTTTAATGAGTTATAAAATTAATACAACCAACGGCGCACTTTTAGTAGATTTGATTGACGGCAGAATCGATGACGAGACCACCGACTTGATTCTTATTGGAAGAAATTATACAGGATACGGCGAAGCATTTAATGAGAATTTTGTTAAAGTTCTTGAAAACTTTGCAAATACCGCCGCCCCGTCAAACCCACTTGTTGGACAGCTTTGGTACGATACTAGCGAAGTAAGATTAAAAATCTACAATGGAGAATCTTTTATAGCAACTGCTGCAACTGTTGTTTCTTCTACAACTCCTTCATTAGCACCTGGAGAACTTTGGGTCGATACTGCAAACAAGCAATTAAAGTTTAGCGATGGCGATAATACATTTCTTGCAGGCCCAATTTACACTGTTGCACAGGGAGAGTCCGGATTAGATGTTCAAACTCTAGTTGACGAGTTTGGAAATTCAAAAGTTGTTGTGCGATTGTTAATAGCTGCACAACCGATAGCAATCATTAGCAGAGAATCGTTTACTATGGCCATTGCTTTGCCTAATTTTGAGAAAGATATCAAAGAAGGTATTAATATTAGCTCTTTGTATTCTAATTTTCTTTACCACGGAACTGCTGAATCTGCATTATCAATTTCTGGAATATCAGATACTGGATTTCTTCGAACCAATCCAGAAAGTGAAGTAGTTGGTAATACAACAACTGGTATATTAAAAATACAGACCGATCTTGGTCTAACAGTTGGCGACAATAATGATTTCAAATTACTTGTATCAGATAATAATACTATATTGAGAAGTCAGACTGGCAACGCAGGAATCAAATTTCAAGTTAACCCAGGACCAACAGTGAGTGAAAACTTTTTAATTGATTACCTAACTGTTAATACTACTGCTGGAAATGTAGGAATTTGGCAAGATAATCCGCAATATAACCTTGATGTTTCTGGAGATGTAAGAATAACAGGAAATCTTGCCATTGAGGGTGCCATAACAAACACTGACGTTTTCTTCTCACTTGATATTACAGGATTAAATAATTCATTGATTGTAGACATAATTGAATCTATGGTGCCGTCGAGCACAAAAATTGACAACGTAGAAGCATTAATACATTGTACCGAATACAGCGGAACAAACACGTACAATGCGTCTGATGGAATTTCAAAAACTTTTGTCACAGTTGACAAAGCAGGTACCGAAAACCAGTCTGTGTTAGCTGATGTATTATTTAACAATGCTACTAACACACTTGCATTAACTGTTGCACGTACTTTGAAGAGATTTAGAGTAGTTGCCGGAAGTTGGGCCTATATTGAAGACGTAAGCTAAGATATAATGTTTAACTGATAAATACTATTAACGCAATAGGGGTTAAACCATAAATGGCTTATATTATTAACAGATACAACGGATCGGTCTTAACAACAGTTGAAGATGGAACGGTAAATCAAGCTACTGAAGTAAAATTCATTGGCAAAAACTTTGCTGGCTACGGCGAAGCACAGAACGAAAACTTTTTGTTCCTTTTAGAAAATTTTGCTTCGTCAACAGCTCCAACTCGGCCAATCGCCGGCATGCTGTGGTACGACAGTATTAATTCTAAAATTAGAGTATATGATGGTACAATTTGGAAAACAACAGGCGGCGGCGAAGTAAGCGCAACTGCACCAATTGGTCTATCCGAGGGAGAACTTTGGTGGAACAACAGTACCAATCAGCTCTATAGTAGAAATTCAGTAAATGAGTGGGTACTAGTAGGACCACAGGGCGCAGGATCCGGACTTACTCAAATGCAATCACTGACGCTCTTTGACACGGTTGGTAATCCGCATGCAGTTATTGCTGCTACTATTGAAGATATCATTGTTTATATTACAAGTCCGACTGCATTTACAATCTCAGCAGGTGATGCAATCACAGGGTTTGACGAAATCAAACAAGGTACAACGCTTGTGAATACTCAGGCAGCAACAGCCGGTGTTACTACAAGCGATCATGTTTATTGGGGAACTGCAAGCAATGCATTAACTTTAAACGGCCAAACCGCAGCAGAATTTCTTACAACTGATAATGCAGTATTTACCAATGTTGTTAAGTTCAATGATCCTGGATTTACACTAGGCAATGACGACGACCTAGTTGTTAAAATTGCACCCGATGCTTTTACACCTATAATACAACTTAAACGAGGCCTGCTTAAAATTCAAAATGCAGCCGACGGAGATATTATAAATATTTCTAACACTGAAATTAAGCCAGCAGTAAACAACACGTATGCATTGGGCACGATTACTGAACGATGGTCTAACATTTATGCAACTACATTTAATGGTACTGCAACACAGGCAGATACATTATCTGTTAGCGGCTTATATAGAACAGCTACAACTGCCGGTTCTATAAATACTATCGCAGCAAGAGATGCAAGTGGCGACATAACTGCGGTAGTATTTCGTGGAATAGCAACAACTGCTCGATATGCCGATTTAGCAGAAAATTATTCAACCAACGAAGAACTACTTCCTGGAACCGCAGTAGCAGTTAGCGCAAGTATTGACTACGAGGTAGAACCTGCTACTGCGAGTAACCATTGCATTGGGGTTATATCAACTGACCCTGCATACTTAATGAACAGCGAAGCACACGGTCAGCCCGTTGGTCTAAAGGGTCGTCTACCTGTTAGAGTATCAGGACCAGTTAAAAAAGGTCAAGCAGTGTATGCAATGGTCGACGGTGTATGTACTACAATTGCAACTACTGCACTAGTTGGAATATCACTTGAGTCAAATTACAGCAACGACGAAAAATTAGTTGAGTGTGTGCTTAAGGTATAAATAAAACTAGCAGTTTATAGGAAAAAAAATAATGGCCGTAGGCGATATAATCTCAGCAGCACGATACAATGCAATGCAAACAATTGTAACTCAAGTTTTAGGCAACGGGGCAACTAACTTTGGGTACGGACAGGTATTGTCAAGTTCTGCTGTGGCGCCAGGCGCCACAGTTGTTGCTACTCACATGCAAAGATTAAAAACTGATCTTGTTAACATACATGCTCACCAAAACGGTGCTTTACCGGTACTGCTGTCAATTGCTGCTAACACTGATATTACAAATAGCGCGTACACCCAGTATGAATCTATAACTTCTGGAATTACCGGAGCATCTCGTTTTAAAATTGATCCTGCAGAAGCTACAACTTCTGCACTAGCATCTAGTACTAGAAATACCACCTGGAATGGCACAATCACACATGAGTTTAGGGTAACATTTGAATCTGCAAATGCACGGAGATACTTCTTTAATTCCGGAGGCCAAATACGATTTGGCGCTCAATTATCTGCCCCGGCAGATGCCAAATCGTCAGCCTGGGCATCGTTCTTATCCAGTATGCAATCTATTATTTTCAATCATACCACAGCGGTATCAACTGCTACAATTGTAACTGATACTTCTGCAAACATTGGTAATTTTGATTTGATAGACAATGCTGAATATGTACAAATTTATACAAACTCAAAAACCACTGGATATTCGGACACTTTTTACACCATTCGTGCCAAGGCAACTGCTGACGCATTAACTTTCCTGGTCGAATTTATAGATGGGGCAGGGGCAACCGGCCCTGGCGGATCAATTGACGAAAACGTTACTGGTAATATCACAAGCATAATTAACCAATTTAGAGCAACTGGTGCATATGTTTCGGTACCAAGTCCGTTGTTTTCAAACATTAGTGCTCTTAGTACATGATGCAATAAATACACTGTTAACGGAGACTATACATGCCTGTAAGTGTTGGCGGAGTAATATCTGCATCAGAATATAATAATATAAGAACCACGCTATCAACAGTGTATAATACCACCTACGGTCAAACTTTAAGATCATCACCGGTGGTTGCTACATCGAGCAAAGTTACATCTCAACAACTGGAAGAACTGTACCTTGATGCACAAGGCTGCTATGTTCATCAAGCTGGATCAATCTCCGCTCTTATCAACGTTCCTGCAACCGGACAAACAATTGGTGCCGACGTTTCTCTAGAATTTAATCAAGTTACTGGAGCAAAAACGGCAACATCAACTAGTACAACATCGGGCATAAACGATTATAATCAACTAGTAGTTGATATTAGCAATTTTGACGGAAGTACATCTGGCTGGCCAGATAGTAGTTTTTCTCTTGGCACTGCAGATGCGAGCGCAAGAAGCACATCATGGGGAAATTCTTCTAATAACCAAACTATATATCATGTAGTTACTTTTACATTTGCTAGCCTAGCAGAACGCGACTATTATTTTGAAACCGGCGGCGAACTAAGATTTTCTGCAAGCTTAACAGCTGGATCGGGCGCAAAGGACACCGATTGGGCAAATATGCTATCGGCAATAGGAACTATAAAATTTGACAAATACCGACTAACTGCTAATTCCGGAACACCTTCTACTAGTGGATACAATGCACTAACATCAACGTATCAATTAATTTATACTAAAACTGGGTCTGGTGTGTATAGTAGCAACGATTACACAATTGCCGGCCGTACTGTCAGTGACACTGTTTTAAGATTTAGGATATCAATAGATGATGGCTCAGCAGGAAATATTGACGAATCAGTAGGCGGCACAACTACTAGCACTGTTAACACATTTAGACCCGACAGTAGTTTTGTGTACAACGCTGTTTCATATACAGCAGTCAATGTTCCGGCACCAATTATTGCAACAGTTGTTCAGTTAACATCAAACAACGGCTCTCCGCCGGCATAAACCAATTGACATAATAAAAAAACTGTTGTATTATTATATAATATAACAAGGATTTCCAATGGATGATAAATTAAAAGCTGCACTTGATTTTAGTAACTATATGATTACACTTGACAATCAGAAAAGGTTATTAAAAGAACAATACGACAATGATATTATTTATTACCACAACGGCGGTCAATTTACATTAACTCGAGAATTAATTAGCTTTTGCACATTGTTGGTTAATACTACCGTCAATGAATCGGTATTAATAGATGATAATTCAACTCCTATTCATATTGACAATTTATCAAAATTTGTAAATGACATATTAGCCGAGTATACCAAGGCGGGTAACAAGTATTTGGCAGGATTTGCCAAATTAAAAAACAACCGCACAGTCGAAGGTATTATTAGTTAATGACAAAGGGTGCATTACTAATAGCACGTAATAACAGCGAAATTGACTATGTTAAACAAGCTGTCTTTTGTGCAAACAGAATTAAAGAATACCAAGGAATTCCTGTGAGTATTATCACAGACACTGCTGACTATCTTGAGAAAGCATATCCGGATCATCCGTTTGATAAAGTAATTTTGACAAATACATCCGGTAACGACACATACAAAAAATACCACGACGGTTCGTGGACTAGAAAAAGTTTACAGTTCAAGAACACTGATCGAAATACAGCATACAGTCTTACTCCGTATGATGAAACAATTTTGTTGGATACTGACTTCATTGTTGCAAACAACGTATTAAATCGATGCTTTGACCAGACTCACGATTTACTAATGTACAGTGACAATACATTTGAGTTTTCTGGATGGAGAGATTTGTCCGAGTTTAAATTTATAAGCGACAGCGGCCCAAAGTTTTACTGGGCAACGTGCGTGTTTTTTAGAAAGAATTTGTCAAACCGAATATTTTTTGATCTAGTTGATCACATTAACAAAAATTGGAATCATTATCGAAATGTTTATCAAATTGTTTCAAGCGTGTTTCGCAATGATTTTGCATTTAGCATTGCTGCACATATAATGAACGGCCACAGAACTGGAAATTTTGTTAACCCAATGCCGGGAACAAAATATTTTATCACTGACCGAGATCACCTTGAGAAAATTATAGATGATAAATTTGTATTTTTAATTGAAAAACAAGGAACAGCCGATTGCTTTGCAATACAAGCCACTGGCAGTAATGTTCATATTATGAATAAGTTTAGCCTTAATAGGATTATTGACAATGCCGATTAATTTTACATTACTAGCACAAAATAGTTCAGATGATTATATTAAACAGGCATACTTGTGTGCGCTGAGCATAAAGGCAACCAATCCTGATTCTAAAATAGCGTTAATAACAAACGACGATTGTAAATATGATATTTTTGACAATATAATTGAGATTCCGTGGGGAGATGACGCAAGCGAATCACAATGGAAAATTGAAAATCGTTGGAAAATATACCACATTACTCCTTATGATAACACAATTGTACTAGACACAGACATGTTGGTGCTGGATAACATCCAGCATTGGTGGGAAGCCCTGCAACACAAGAAAATATTCTATACAACCAATGTGCTAACATATAGAGGAAGCCCACTTGCAAGCACGTACTACCGAAAGTTGTTTGTGAAGAACAACCTTCCAAATTTATACAGCGGACTTCATTACTTTAAAAAGAGCACCGAAGCACATTTATTTTATCAGTGGCTTGAGATTGTTATGAAAAACTGGAAAGTATTTTATGAACAATACGCAACTGGAAAAGTTATTCAGGAGTTTCCAAGTGTGGATGTAAGTGCAGCCATTGTTGCTAAGATATTAGGCTGGGAAGATACTATTTCCAGTGCGTGTGCCTATCCAAATTTCGTTCATATGAAGGCGCATGCACAGGAATGGAAATCACCCAGCGACTCATGGCAGGATAGTGTTAGTGTATCGTTTAATAAATCTCTTAATCTAAAGATTGGAAATTATCACCAGCAAGGAATTTTTCATTACACTGAAAAGAGTTTTGCAACTGATAAAATAATAAAAATTTATGAAGAATACTTGGGAATTTAAATGGAAGATCTAATCTATATACCTACAAAAAGATTTGTATATTTTGACAACTTGGGAAATCTGTTAAGTATTAGTAATACTAAAAATGCAGATGGAAATTTTATCGAAGTGGACGACTTTGCAGTCAAAGATCTAGTTAGTGGAAAAGAACACTTACATCAATATTGTATAAATTTTGATACCGTTATTAAAACTTATGTACTAGAATACCGAAATACTGAAGTTATCAACGCCAATCATCAGTTGCATTATATTGACCGCAAAGACGTACTGTCTGCAGACTTAACAATAATTCAACACGTCTCTCGAAAAGAATGGGTAATAATGTTGAGCGACCCTGTTAGAAATAATTTTAGTGGAAAGAATATTTCTATCGATGCATCGTTGATGTTTAGTATTACAAGATACAACGATGTTCAGTCTTTGGAAAGAGTGATTAATATTGAATTGATTGAATTAATATCAAATGATTGTGTAAAAATTCCTTTTAATAGCCAGATTGAGTCAGACACTACTGCACTAAGTGTATATACTATTAAGAGACTTGATTCGTATCGTCATGAGGTAATTAATGAATAACAAATTTAAAATACTAGACCATGACATTATTTATTTGTCATATGACGAACCAAATGCAGAAAAAAATTATGCAGACTTGTGCAAAAAAATTCCGTGGGCAAAGAGAATACACGGTGTTGAGGGGTCTGACGCTGCACACAAGGCCTGTGCAGAATTAAGTGACACAGACCGATTTATCACAGTCGACGCCGACAACATAATCGATACTAAATTTCTGTCAAGGGAGTTTGATTTAGACGCTCACAAAGACTTGGATAAATGTGTTATCAGCTGGACTGCAAAAAATCATATCAACGGACTAATGTACGGCAACGGCGGCCTCAAATGCTGGCCCAAAGAATATGTGCTCAACATGCGCACACACGAAAATGCACCAGATGACAATCCACATGCACAAGTTGACTTTTGTTGGGATATTGAATATATCCAAATGAACGGCTGCTACAGCGAAATCTTTAACAACGCAAGTCCCCAACAAGCATGGCGCGCAGGATTTAGAGAAGGTGTTAAAATGGCACTTGACCAGGGTATTAAACCGACACCAGAAGCCTTCCAAAAGAATCATTGGAAGAATATGCACAGACTTTATATATGGTTAATGACTGGCACTGATGTAAAAAATGGATTATGGGCAATTTATGGCGCAAGAGAAGGATTGTATCATACCATGTGTACTGATTGGGATTACATACAAGTTCGCGACTTTAAATATTTAAATAATTATTGGGAACATTCAGGCAGTCAACTCAAAGAAGAAGATTTGATGTCTCAAACAAAAATGATGGGAGAAATGCTAATCAACAAACTTGACCTTCCGATTGCAGCCGACCCCCTTGCTCCTGACCAAAGCAAGTTTTTTAAAACCGTATATCAAAATCCTGCTCGTATAATCGGACAACAGTTTGTAGATAGAGAGACATAAAATATTTCAATGAAACTTGAATATACAATTTCTCCAATTAATCAGCCTTTCTCTGACTTAGAATTAGTAAGAGAAAACATTTCAAAATTTCTAGATAGTCACATGCAATCTGATGATAATATTTTCAACATATTGTTCACTGGACGAGAAGTTACAGAATGGAGTGATTTTTTGTCATTGTGTAAATATCTTAAAGACCACTATGCTTGTACGTTGGAAATCAACACAACTGCTGCACCGGGAGTAATTTGGTGGACTGCCGCAGCCAGAGTGCTGGACACAATTACCATCAGTGCATATCACGAAACTTTAAAAAAAGTAAAAACACGCAAGCTAGCTGATTATCTGTATGACCTTGGAGTTAATACAACCATTGACGTGTTTGTAGATCCACAAGAGTTTGAAAAATGCACCAATATTATAGACTACTTGAAAGAAGGGCAACGCAATTGGGCAATTGTAGCAAAGCCGATATTAACCAACGGAGTATTTTTATATGAAGAAAAGCAACGAGAATATTTTGTTAACCCGACCAAGCAATCGACTGAGGAATAATCATACATGTTTGACATAATTATTATACAACCAGTTGCACGTAACAACACAAGCCGGCATGATGATATCGTGCAGCGTTTTCCTTTTGTTAAACATGCAGCATCAGTTGTTGACGCACAACAGCAATCGTTAACAGAGTTTTTTTGGATAGTACCCGATGATATAATTGTTAGTAATACGTTTGATTTTGACTATGTGCCTGATGACTGGAGTCAGGATTATATACATGTATTTAAAAATGGCAAAGATCTTTATGACGGAATTTCACTTATTCCAAAAACTGCTATATTAACTACTGCCGACATACAAATAAGGTTTTGCCATAATACAAAGAAAGTTGCAGTTCTAGCATCTACACCAAAGCCCTATGACATATTTAATATTGATACTTTTGCGGAATACACACATGCAATGGAAACTAGTACAACTGAAATGTTTTGGATGAGTTCAGTAAACATCAACATTGACTACGATGTGGCAAACAATTTTTATATACCACACACCGATAAAGATTTGCGCAATAAATCTCATGCATTTTTGCATCATGTAAATGGTCAACAACACTACAATGGATTATTGTTGTGCAGCAAACACTCTCCGCTTTCAAAACGCGAAATAGAATATAGATTTCCCGTCAACCGAATTGAACATAAAATTGTAGCATCTACACCAAAGCCCTATGACATTGTGTTTATAAGTTACGAAGAACCCAATGCTGACGAAAACTATCAAGTCTTGTTAAAGATTGCGCCCCGCGCTGTTCGGGTGCACGGCGTAAAAGGAATTCATAATGCACATATTGCCGCCGCCAAACTTTGTAAATCTAAAATGTTTTGGGTAGTCGATGCCGATGCAACTATAGTTGATGATTTTACATTTAACTTACAAGTACATGACAGTAATTTAACTTGTGTGCATGTTTGGCGTAGTCAAAATCCAGTGAATGATCTTGTTTACGGCTATGGAGGCGTAAAATTACTACCTAGGGAGCTTACAGAAAACATGGATATTGGTAAGACGGATATGACTACTAGCATCAGTAATCAATTTAAGTTGATGCCTGTAATTAGCAACATTACTTTGTTTAACACAGATCCTTACAGCACATGGAAAAGCGCATTTAGAGAATGTGTTAAACTGTCATCAAGAATCATTGACAGACAGCAAGATACAGAAACTCAACAACGATTATATACATGGTGCACAGTTGGGATTAAAAAGCCATTTGGAAAATATGCAATATCTGGAGCAAAAGCTGGCGCAGCATATGGCACAAGAAATAAAGACAACATTGCTGCATTAAAAAAAATAAATGATTTTAACTGGCTAAAGGAGAAATTTAATGATGCACACTTATGAACTACTAGACAGATTTGAAATGTTGTATCCTACTAATTCAAAATTAGCAGACTTACGACGTGCATACATTGATCAGGATTTATCTAGTATCTTTAGGTTAACTAATACATCTGACGAGTTGCGTAAAGCAGTAATGGAACAAAATTTACATAGTGTATTTCGAATAATTGACAATCATGATACAGAAGAATTGCGTAAAGCAGTAATGGAAAAGAATTTACACAGTGTATTTAGACTAGTAACTGACGACGATTTACGAAAGTTAGTTCTTGAAGACAATACATGGAAATTATGGCCGGTGCTTGCACGATACTCAGATAGCCACCTTGTCGCGGCATTTAAAAGTTTCTTTGTCAATCCTGCCTTGGAAATAGACAACAATTGCTTTAGTAGAGGACAGCTACAAAGTAAACAATGGCTAATTAAGATACTTAAAGAATTAGATGTTGAATTAGGCACAGTATTTCTGTGTGCTGGATGGTATGCTATACTATCAACTCTGTTGTTCGAATCCGGATTGAATATAACCAAGATACGTAGTTTTGATGTCGACTCCAGTTGCGAGAAAATAGCTGAAATATTCAATAAGCCGTGGCTAGTCGATCAATGGAAATTTAAAGCAATTACACAGGATATAATGGACATTGATTATTCTAATCATTCTTCAAAATCGTGGAGTAATTCTAATAAAAAAATGTGTTACATTCTAGACTCTCCTGACACCGTTGTTAATACAAGTTGTGAGCATATCGGCAACTTTGAAGAATGGTATGCAAAAATTCCCAAAGGTAAATTGGTAATACTTCAGAGTAATAATTATTTTGAAATATCAGAACATATTAATTGCTCCGCTGATATGGATTCATTTGGTGAAACTGCGCCCATGCAAGAATGTTTGTTTCTTGGAGAATTACAATTACCAAAATATACAAGGTTTATGAAAATTGGATATAGATAAATTATCTCTGCGAGAATTGCAAACAGAAAGCGCAAGAGCACTAAGTACCATGCAAGCAACCAACGACAACATTTGGCAATTCAACCAACAGGCGCATCACAATAGTCAAAATTGGTACAGAGCTGTTATTAACTGGTATGTAGAACAGCATGGGGATTTACCTAGTAAAGTAGGACCAGGCATGGACATAAAATTAGTAATGGAAAATCAATGTACAAATACGAAGACATAAGAACAATACATTTAGAAAATACACAAAATTGCCAAGCAGCTTGCCCTATGTGCGATAGAAATCAAAACGGCGGAGATGTCAATCCGCATATTGATTTGAGCGAACTTACACTGACCGATATCAAAGTTATGTTTGAACCCGACTTTATCAAGCAACTTGACACGTTGTACATGTGCGGCAACTTGGGTGATCCAATTGTTGCTCGTGACACGTTGGCAATTTTTGAGTATTTTCGTAGTCACAATTCAACAATGTGGCTAAGCATGAATACAAATGCCGGAGCTAAAAGCGCACAATGGTGGACAAAGCTTGCTCAAGTATATGGAAGAATGGGCGCAGTTATTTTTAGTGTAGACGGACTAGAGGATACCAACCACAAGTATAGACAAAACGTTGTTTGGGCTAACGTGGAAAGATCCATGCGGGCTTTCATTGCTGCTGGCGGCAGAGCCAGATGGGATTTTTTAATATTTGAACATAATCAGCACCAAGTAGAAGAAGCCGAAGAGTTAAGCAAACAAATGGGGTTTGAACGGTTTGTAGCAAAGAAAACTGGGCGATTTGTAACATCTAAAACTGAGAAAAAAGATTCGCATCAAGCAGTTAATGGCAAAGGCAACAACACTACAGAACTTAAAAAACCAGATGCAAAGTACCAAAATTCAGCTCTTAAAAAGCAAGATGTTATCGTTGACAAATACGGTAGCATGGATTCATACTATGACGCCGCCCCTATTAAGTGCAAAGTAAAGGACGAAGGAAACTTGTTCATTACAGCCGAAGGACTAGCAATGCCTTGTTGCTGGACTGCTGGCAGAATGTACAAGTGGTGGCACAAAGATCCTAAAGTAGAACAAATATGGGACTTTATTGATGACGCAGGCGGGAAAGATGCAGTTAATGCTAAGATACACGGATTAAAAGCAGTGTTTGATACTGGTATATTTGAAAATATAGAAGCAAGCTGGAATAAACCTAGTGTTGGCGAAGGAAAACTAAAGGTGTGCGGTATGAAGTGCGGCGCCGAGTTTGATCCATTTGCAGCACAGTTTAGGTAAGTATTATTATGACACAGATTCCTTTATATTACAGAACTGATTTGCCCGAAGACAAACAAGAGTTTAAATATTGCTGCGGCCCCCCCCACCGATATTTAGATCATCGCTATTTTATCATAGGACACAACACACCTGATGCATACTTTGGTTTATTTGGCCCACCATTTGACGTTGTGTTTAGAGATAAAGTAGAAAGCGATAGTTTATACTATTTTCCGTTTTTGCCATCGCTTACTTCTATTGAAGAAGTAATAGACGAAGTAATTATTCCAGACTCTGTTGTTAGCGATATTAAAGCCAACCGCTGCAAAATCCTAGTCTACAATTCTTACGAAGGGTGGGACTGGAATTGGTGGAAATCGTTGGTTGCTCCTTTTATAAAACGGTATGATATTAGTTTAGATAACTTTGTATTTGTTTGTGCAAATCTAGCAGAAGCCCCTGGCATGAAAACAGCGTATCATAATTTTTGGGAGTACCAAACTAAATTTGAAAATACAAAGTGGTTAATACAGCATGGAAGTTTGGGAATTTCTCAAAAAAAGCATCGCGCAAAAAAGTTTATTTGTTTAAACCGTCGCCCCCATGCAGGCAGATTTGCAGGAGTAACATTGCTATACCCTCATATTGATAGAGGATATTTATCAATGGGGAAATGCGGTGATACAGCAGATGGTTATTTTGATATCCAAGAAGCTCTTTTCCAACAAGAATCTCCAGAAATTTATAAAAAGTACATACAGTCTAGTATAAAAGAAAACATACCTCTTAAAATTAATGATAATGTAAATCCTGAAATAGATAACCCAGTGTCGGATTGGGCCACAGATAAATTTTATGATTCTTTTCTCCACATATGTCCTGAAACTTATCAGTACAATACGCCAGGCAGAATGTTTTTTAGTGAAAAAATATTTAAGCCTATTATGTATATGCAGCCTTTTGTAATACTAGGTGAACCAAATTCGTTAGGCACATTACAAAGTATGGGATATAAAACATTTAATAGTGTACTAGATGAGAGTTACGACAGTAAAATAGATAACACAACGCGAGTTAACAGTGCAATAGATTCTGCAGTTAAATTTTTTGACAGGCCCGATGACGAATTATACAACGACATGATTAAGATCAAAAGTATACTTGTACACAATCTTGCAATAATGAGTTACCGATCACACATGATGGACTCTATACTGCAAGATACCCTATATAAATACTTGCATGAGTAGAATAATAACAGTTGGATGCTCTTATACATACGGCCACGGGTTGTCCGATTGTATAGATAGTAACAGTAATGCCCAAGGACCTTGTCCTAGTAAGTTAGGGTATGCTCAGATTGTAGCCGATCATTTAGAGAGATCTCTAATTAATTTAGCACAATGCGGCATAGGTGATAAACAAATTATGAATATAGTAGATAATACTTTATTTGATCCGGATGACATTTGCCTAATACAGTGGAGTCATAATGACCGTTACTGCATTCTAAACAAACAAGAAACTGTTGCGATTGGCCCGTGGATGGATAATAAAATAACTAAAACGTATTATAAAAGCATACACAACGAGAATGATGCAACTGTTATGCGTGATGTATACATTAATTATATTAACTTAAAGTTACAGTCTCTTGGAATTGTTACATATAACATATTGCCAATTGATGCATACCTGTGTGATTTGAATATTAATCAGTCAGTTAAAATGTCCGATAAAAACTTACAATATTTTAGAGTTGACTGTGCATTGGACAAGCAACATCCAGGAAAAAAAAGCAATAAACGCTTTGCAGAATACTTGATAAAGGAGTACTTTTAAATGAAAATAGGATTCATTGGCATTGGCAAATTGGGAATGCCGTGTGCTGAAGCTATAGCAGACGGTGGACACAATGTAGTAGGATATGACATTGCTGAATGCACTTCCGAAGTAGTAACAATAGCAAACTCGATTAAAGAATGTGTAAAAGACAAAGACATTGTGTTCATTGCAGTGCCAACACCACACGATCCAGAGTATGATGGCAGAGCACCAACAGCACACCTTGCACCTAAAGACTTCAACTATGACATTGTCAAATCGGTGATAGCAGAAGCCAACAAGCATATGACCGAGGACCAATTACTGGTATTGATCAGCACAGTGTTACCAGGCACAACGCGCAGAGAATTTATCCCTATTGTTACCAACACTAGGTTCATATACAATCCATACCTTATTGCAATGGGCAGTGTAGCATGGGACATGGTTAATCCAGAGATGGTAATGATCGGCACAGAAGATGGGTCACAAACTGGCGACGCTAAAATGTTAGTTGATTTTTATAAAACAATTATGCAAAATAATCCACGTTATGAAATTGGTACATGGGACGAGTGCGAGTGCATTAAGGTTTTCTATAATACTATGATTAGTGCAAAGATTGGCATTGTCAACATGATTCAAGACGTAGCAGAAGCACAAGGCAACATCAACGTAGATATTGTAACAGAAGCCTTGGCCAAGTCAACCATGCGCATTACAGGCCCGCAGTATATGACTGCTGGTATGGGCGACGGGGGCGGTTGCCATCCCCGTGATAACATTGCATTGCGCTACATGGCAGAAAAGTTAAATCTAGGGTATGATATGTTTGACGCTATCATGAACGCACGTGACATACAAGCTAAGAATATTGCCAAACAGTTAGTGTTCCAAAGTAAATTCCATAATATGGATATTGTAATACACGGCAAGTCATACAAACCCGGTGTGTCTTATATCGACGGCAGTTACAGTTTATTAGTGGGGCATTTTTGTGAACAGTTAGGAATCAAACCTATCTATATTGATCCGTTAACAGGCGACAAGTATACACCAATTACACCATGTGTATTTTTACTGGCGCACGATTCAAACACTACATACAAATATCTGGGCAGCGATAATCCACAAAAAATGTATTGTCATATCCCAGATGACAGCATTGTAGTTGATCCTTGGCGTACATATACCAATGATGATGTCACTGTGATTCATTATGGTAATACTAGGCAGTTTAAATAGCATTGGTATATATTGAGTATGAGTATTGACCTTGAACATCTAAATTTAAAACGCGCAGTAATTGAAGTCTTTGGAGGTTGTAATTATACTTGTCAAATGTGTCCTCAGGGATCCGCCGAAGGCAGAGAAAAAGAATTTTTAAAAAAAATGCCATTGCGGCAATTTGAAAGTATTCTTGATCAAATTACTCCTAAATACGGATATCCAGTGATTAATCTTGAGGGATCAGGCGAACCGACTATGGCAAAAGACCTCCATGAGTATATCGCAGCATGTACTAAACGTGGCTTAAAGTCTTACTTATATTGCAACGGTGCTAAATTTACAGGGCAGTACATGAAAGACTGTATTGATGCCGGATTGTCGCTTATTAGATTTTCTGTAATAGGGTACAATCGAGAATTGTACCAGAAATGGATGAGTAAAGATAACTGGGATTTAATAAAGTCAAATACCACTGAAGCAGCCGCATACGTGAAAGAAGTAAATTCTAAATGTTCTGTTCAGAGTTATCATCTAATCTTAGACCCTAAAAATGCAGAATGGGAAGCTGAACAATATAAAAATAATTTTATTATTCCCACAGGCGTAATTTCTTATATCTGGAAAATGCACAACTGGAGTGGAAATCATTCTCCGGAATACATTCGCTCTGGTAAAAAACGAAGTTGTGGCCGCCCGTCTGCTGAGGAACTAACAGTTCGTGCCGGAGGAGTTAACGGTATGACAGCAGCAGTAACTCCGTGTTGTCAGGTCCTAGGACCGCCGAGCGAAAGTAAAAGTGTTCTAGGACATCTTTCGAGTCAAACCTTTGAAGAAATTTGGACAGGCAATCTTTATACCGAACTAAGAGAAAAACACAATGCAGGTGACTTTGACAGTATTTCTTACTGCAAGGGCTGCGACTTCCTACAAGAAGATACTGATGTGTTGTGCTGGACCAATGATCCCAAAGTAGAACAAGTATGGGACTTTATTGATGAAGCCGGCGGCAAGGATGCAGTCAATGCCAAGATACACGGGTTAAAAGCTGTGTTTGATACTGGCATATTTGAAAACATAGAAGCAAGTTGGAACAAACCCAGCTGCGCCGACGGAAAATTAAAAGTATGCAGTATGAAGTGCGGCGCCGAGTTTGATCCATTTTCGGCGCAGTTTAAGTAATAATTCTTGGCATAAATACTTGTATGAATAAGTTAATAACAATTGGATGTTCATACACTTTTGGACACGGATTGGCCGATTGTATACACTCCGACGGTGTTCATCCGCTGGATGAACCTAGTAAGTTGGGCTTTGCTCAGATAGTTGCCACTCATTTAAGGCGCAAACTGGTAAACTTATCTGTTCCTGGCGCCGGCGATAAACACATTATGCACATCGCTGACAATACTAATTTCGATTTGTCTGATATTTGCGTAATACAGTGGAGTCATAATGACCGTCATTGCATTATAAAACAGCACACTAACGTTCAGATAGGAACGTGGAAGTATGACAAGCCATCAAAACCATATTACAAATTTTTACACAACGATTGGGATTCAACTATCATGCGTTGTGTGTACATCAATTACATCAACTTAAAATTACGATCACTCGGTATTAAAACATACAATATATTACCGGTAGACGCACATCCAAAAACTTTAAACATTGACCGGTCAATTACTATGTCAGATAAAAACCTGCAATCTTTTAAAGTAGACAGAGCGCTAGACAACTCTCACCCTGGGCCCAAAAGTCAAAAACTTTTTGCAGAATATTTAATAAACAAATACTTTGCCTAAATACTAGACAATTGAAATAATGTGTGCTACAATAGACTAATATAAGTATTGAGAGAAATAATACCAATGATAGACAGATACTCGAAGATCGAGTTTAAAGATGATATTGTCTTTAAAACAGTACGCAACACCAACTTCCAGCCAATTAATCAACAATGGTTAAAACATTACTCTAACTTGTCAAAATCTAATCCTGCATTGGTAAAGGTACTTGGGTTGGTTGACCATGAAACATATACCATGGAATTTTTAGATATTGTTGATACTATTGAAAGTGTTTTGAAAAGAGAAGAATACTATCACTTGATTACCAAAGACTTAATTTGTGATATAATTATCACTATAAATAATACTTGGAGTCAATCAATGCAGGAATCTAAAAAGTTAAAAAACAACACATTTTTTGTAAACTGTGATTTAAGTCTAAGCAATATTGTGCTAACAACTTCGAACGAAGTTAAGATAATAGATCCTGAATCGTTTACATTTGTACAAAATTTAGAATATACTGAAAAGTATTATATGACTCAGATAAATTTAATGTCCAATCTACAAACATATTATGCAAGGACTTCAGTTAAGTAACCAAATATGAACTTATTAAACATCAAAAAAGTCGAATTAGAAATTACAAGTGATTGTAATGCAGCTTGCCCTGGTTGTGCAAGAACGCAGAATTTTGGTAAATTTTTAGTCACTGGGTTTGGACTTGCTGATATAAAGCGATTGTTTCCTTCGCGAGAATATATTGCAGGCAAGCAATTTAAATTCTGCGGAGTGCTTGGCGACCCGGCACTCAACATAGAATGTGTCGATATGGTAGAATATCTGTCCACCAACGGCGGATTTTGTCAATTGAGCACCAATGGCGGTTATCAAACAGCAACGTGGTGGCACCGACTTGGCGAGTTGAGCAAAGAAACAAAGAATGTCGAGATCAACTTTTGCATCGACGGCCACAGAGAAACCAATCACGTCTATAGGGTAAACACCAACTTTAAAGTAATCGACCGTAATATGCAAGCATACCGAGCCGGCGGCGCTGGCCACTCTGCTGCAACTTGGATATTTATTGTATTTGATCACAATGAGTATGAGTTGCCTGCTGCTGAGGCGCATGCTAAGTCGCTGGGGTTCAAGTTTGCAACTAGAACTGGAATGAGAAACAGTTACCACGACTGGGTTTCTATTATAAAGAAACGAGATGCTAATACAAAAAAACTAGTTACTGAACAAAGTGTAATTACAACCTCTGGCAAAAAAGAACATACTAAAAAACAACAGGTTTATGAACTTGCTGAATTTATTGAAAACTATAAAAATAACGATAGCTACCAAACACAACGAGTGGTTTCGTCGATCACTTGCAAATATGTACACGAAGCCGAAATATTTATTAGTGCCCAGCTTGAAGTTTGGCCATGTTGCTTTCTTTGGGACAGCACGTTTAAAAATAGAGATCAAATTACAGACAAGTTATCAAAATACACAAACGGATGGAACAGTGTCAAGGATCAGGATATAGACGCCGTATTATCTCATGATTGGTTTTCTGAAGTGTTAGAACAAAGTTGGAATCCGGCCCACGCACAGCATTTGTCACGGTGTATACTAACTTGCGCTCATAACAAAGCATATCATAATGAAATAACCATAAAACAATAATTTTGTGTTGTAGTTCAGATTACCAGCAGCAGAAATATACGTATATAAATATATACTAATATAGTAGGAAAATAACAACATGAATCAATCATTATACAATTCAGCTGAGTACAACAGTTCGTATGCATGGGCAAATGCCGCTACTGGTGCAACCCCTGATACACTTAACAAAATTGGATTAAAGGCCCACAACTTTGATAATGTTGTAATTCCGATGAATCCAGAATGGACAAAGGTGGGAATCAATCTCAGCGGCGGCGCCGATAGTGCCATAATGGCATTTTTGATGGCCACAACCATTAAAGATAATAATTACAACTGCAAAATTGAGATAATTACATTTGTACGCAATTGGTTTACCCGACCGTGGCAATCTACTGTATCGACTAACGTTTATAAGTGGCTCAAAAATAGATTTCCTGACATAATTACACATCAAGTAGTGACTTATTTGCCTCCTGAGCTCGAACACGGCGCAATTGGCAATATTCATAATGGCCGATCAATGGATCAGATTATGGTTGGATCGTTTAATAAGTATCTAGCAGTGACACATCAGTATAATGCATGTTACAATGCTACTACTAAAAATCCAACGGTAGGGTATGAAATTTTCGATAGGATGATGAATCGAGACAACATCGAACAATCTCTAAACTCTCTTGCATATATAGCAGACGATACTACATCATGGAGTCTTACACCTCTTCGATTAACAGAAAAAGATTGGGTAATTCGGCAATACGTGAATCACGATATACTCGAATTATTGTATATCACTAGAAGTTGCGAAGGCGATAGCAATACTTACCTGTCATCAGGAATGAACTTTACATGGTACACTCAAAATCCTGACGCACACATACCAGAATGTGGTAAGTGTTTTTGGTGTGTCGAGCGCAACTGGGCAATAGAAAAAGTAGGGTTACATGACAGATAAAATTACTCCTCCGTCAGAAACATTTTGTATCTTACCTTGGATGCATTTATCTACCCGCCCTGACGGAAGTCTCAGAGTTTGTTGCACTGCCAACGCTAGTAGTGTTGGCCCAACAAACGACACAGAACACGGTGGGCAAGTGGGAATTCTTAAAACAGACGACGGTAAGCCAAACAACTTAAATGTAAGTGATTTTAAGACTGCTTGGAACAGCAACTATATGAAAAACGTCCGCAAGCAAATGCTCAACGGAGAAAAGCCTCCTAGTTGTTTAAAATGCTTCAAAGAAGAAGCAGCTGGACATCGTAGTAAACGGCAGTGGGAAACCAATTACTGGAGCAAACGAGTCGACCTTGAGAAGATACTAGCAGACACTACAGAGGACGGCGAAGTTCCGCCAAATCTAGCATATATAGACTTACGATTTGGCACTAAATGCCAGTTGGCATGTGTTATGTGTAGTCCCCATGACAGTAGCGGATGGATAAAAGATTATAAGTCCATATTCCCAGCCGTTAAAAATGAAAGTCTCAAAGAGATTATGCAGTGGCAAGATAAAGGAAGCACAAACGGATCGAGCTACAACTGGCACAAACAAAATCCAACGTTTTGGACACAGTTTTACGAGCAAATGGCAACCATGCAACAAATTTATTTCGCAGGTGGCGAAAGCTTGATTATTGAGGAACATTATGAAATACTCGAGCACGCTATCAAAATGGGCTATGCTAAGAATCTCGAGTTACGTTATAACTCAAATGGAGTTGAGTGGAGACCTGATTTATTTGAGCTATGGAAGGAATTCAAAATTGTACGCTTTCATTACTCGATAGATAGTATAAAAGAAATGAACGACTACATTCGATATCCTAGCAAATGGACACGACAAGAAGAAGTATTTCACATTCTTGATACACAGACCAGCGACAATGTCGAAGTTACTATTGCATGTGCAGTGCAGGCGTTGAACATATACTATATTCCAGATTTCATACAATGGAAATTAGAACAAGGGTTTAAGAAAATTAATATGTGGCCGTTCGGTGCAGGCGGAATTAGTCAGCATTTTGTATATTGGCCTGCACACTTGAATGTTAAATCATTGCCCGCATGGTTCAAACAAGAATGCAGAGAAAAATACGAAGCTTGGTATCCGTGGTGGGAAGCCAATTGGGAGTTAGGTATTCCTGAGTGGCATAAAGGTAAAGTTGATTACGAACAATGGCGCAGTGCAGAGTACGGTATACAGCGCCTCAACGGTATGTTGCAGTTTATGGAAAGTGAAGACTGGAGTCGTCGCCTTCCAGAGATGCAAGAATTCTTAAAACTCTGTGACACCCAACGCGGCAATAAATTTGCAGAAACATTTCCAGAAATGAAGGATATATTTAAATGAGTTTTGATACAGTAGACTTGCTAACTGGAAATGCTTTTCAGGTTACATGGGATTTAGGGCGACGCTGTAATTATGATTGTAGTTATTGCCCCGTTTATCGACATGACAACTTTAGTGCCCATGCTACATTAGATGAATTAAAAAATAACGCCAACTTTGTGTTTGAATATATTGATACATACATGGAACACAGAGATCACAAATCATCCACTATTAGTTTTACAGGCGGAGAACCCACAGTAAACCCTAACTTTATAACATTTATTCAATACTTAAAAGAAGAGCATGCTAATAAGTATAAAGATAAATGGCGAGCTAGATTTTCATTAACCAGTAATGGTGCAATGGGCGCAAAAATGGCTACAAGAATAATGGAAAATTTGCAGCACATCACTGTGAGTTATCATGCAGAAAGCGACCTAAAGCTCAAAAAGCAAGTACGAGATCGAATTATGCAATTTCACAAATCTGGCCCACAGCATAACTTTACAATGAATGTAAACGTAATGTTTCACGCACAACATTTTGACGAATGCAAGGATCTTTGTAATTTTCTAGAAGACGCTGGTGTAAAATATGTACCTAGAATCATCGGCGAAGAAGCCGGCAGTCGAGACAACTTTGCACACCAGTACACTGACGAACAACTAGACTTTATGAAAAATTACTGGAAGTATCGTAATGCAGAACTAAACAAAGAGCACAAATCAACTGATAAGCTGCCTAAGTTAATGGAAGAAGTAGAAATAGAAGGTGTGGAAGAGGAATTAGAAGAAGTCCAAGTCAAAAAGCCTGCATCTAAAAAAGACGGATGGGCAATCGGCCGCCCGTGTTGTGGTAGTAGAGAAATGTGCTTGAGCAGCAAAACAGAATCTAAGAAAAGTACCTTTGTAGACTTTAGAAACTTCAAGGGGTGGCATTGCAGCGTCAATTGGTTCTTTCTTCATCTTGAGCAGCAAACCGATCAAGTCTTTCATCACCAAACATGTCAAGCAAAATTTGACCAAACACGCGGCCCTATTGGCAAAATAAGCGAAGGCGCAGCTATTCTTGCACAACTAAGACATCAACTAGAAACCAAAACCATGCCCACAATTGTTTGTCCTAAACACACTTGTGGTTGCGGGTTATGCGCTCCAAAGAGTGCATATCCTGAGAATTATAAAACTGTGTTATCTGGTCATGTAAATATGGACGTTTTTAAAAATAGCGAAGCACCTGTACCAAAATCCGCACCAATAATCCCTACGGAGTATAACTAATGTGGTCAACTGATACATTAGAGTGGATAGACATCGAACTTACAAGTTATTGTAACATACAATGCAAAGGATGCTTTCGTGTATTGTCCGATCATGCAGACAAAATATTAAACAAAACATACTTAGACTTGGACACCATAAGAACTAGATTTCAAAAATCAATGTTTCCAAACATGCAGATTATTAATTTCTGCGGCAGTGTAGACGAACCTACTACACATCCTGATTTCTTTGAAATTATAAAACATTTTGCAGACTGGAACGTACACATTAATATTGCTACCAATGGTAGTTTACGAACTGCTGGTTGGTGGGCGAAGCTAGCAGGCATATTACCTGCTAGTCACAGAGTTACTTGGGGGATCGACGGAGCTGACGAAACAAGTGAGATCTACCGAGAAGGCAGTAGTTTTAAAAAGGTACAAACCAATTATAGATCGTTTATTGCAGCAGGCGGCCAATCAGTTTGGCAATATATTGAATTTGAACACAATCAGCACCAAACTCATATAGCAAAACAACTGGCCAAGGACGAAGGGTTTAAAGATTTTAAAACCATTATTAGTCATCGACCTGATACTAGTGGTATAACGCACAAAAAAATAGAGGCTGATGAGTCACCATGTATATCTTGCAAATACAGTGGCCAAAAGCGTATATTTGTTAATCACATGGGTAATGTCATTCCGTGCTGTCATCTCAACAGTAAGATGATGGAGTTTTCAGTAACAGAAAAATCAAAGGATAGATTTGAAGAAATACTAGTTGACAACGATTACAAAAATGATATTAACTTGGCAAATGTGTCTGTTAAGCAGGCACTACACGGAAAGGTATTTACTGATATTATGAATTCGTGGGATAGTGATAACAAGATACCCAAATGTATACAGGCGTGCAAGCAAAATAATCGTGACCATTTTACCAAACAGCAGCTATAAAGTAAATAGTTGACATAATATTACAATGGTGTTATACTAAACGTATGACAGAAGATTTATTACAGCAAACCAAATCATGCAAAGGATGGCAAATATATGAACAATAATTTAAAATGGAGTGAATATGACTTCACAAAAATACCATTTGATGATATAGTAAGTGTTGGGCAACGAACAATGCTATACAGAGATCTATTTACAGTGAGCTGGATCTTGGGCCGCTTCTGTAACTACCGCTGTTCGTAAACATCAATGCGACTTCCATTGGTAACAATGGTCGAAAACTCCTTTAATTGCTGGAAACCCCATGCTTTTGGGCAATCAGCAGCCAAGCTTTGTTACACAAAGAAGGTTCAACGACTAGTCGAAAGACGTAGGCTCATGTGAGTCGAAACGGGGAGCATCCCACAACTGGGATGATGATATAGTCTGATCTGCATGGTAACATGCAGCTGGATACGTTCCGGGACAGTATTAACGACACTGTTTGAACAATATGATTGCTGGCCTTACGCTCGATCTGATAAAAAAGATCACAGGCCAACCGAGCTTTGTTTAAAAACAATTGACGAGATCAAACGACAAGCTAGAGAAAATGGCTTTAACAGCTTTCACTTTTCGTTGAGCGGTGGCGAACCCACGTTCCACCCAGGGTACCTTGACATGCTCAAACACCTTGCTGCTGACGTCGGGTCTACAAATTACACATCAACACACATGACCAGCAATTGCTCGCGCCCTATGAGCTGGTTTGAGGAGTATGTAGAAATTACAAAGTCATTCCATCGCGCAAGTATTACTGCAAGTTTGCACACAGAGCACTTGGACACGACTGCAAAAATGCAAGACTTTGCAGACAAGTTGATATATTGCCAAGAACACGATGTACAAGTTACCATTAATATGGTTATGGTTCCTGAATGGTTCGACAAAGATTGGAATAACGCATTATTCTTTCATGAGCAAGGAATTAATGTTACGCTCAAGCCGATGAGTGACCCAACTGCTTCTCGAATTGTAGACGGTTATTCCGAAGAAATACTCAAGGCATTGCACAACGGCATGCCGCAGCGCGCCTATACAGAATCTAAACGCACATGGGCTAATCGTCCCAAAGCAACTTTTGAAATACCAAAAGAAGTAGTAGGCAACAACGACGCAAGTGTTCCGTGGCATATGCAGATAGAACTCAAAGACAAGGACGGTACAAAATGGTACATGGATCAAGCTGAACGATTCAATGCTTTTAACTTCAATAAATTCAAAGGATGGAGTTGCAACGCTGGGTATCAAGGAATTATAATACGTGAACCCGACGGATCGGTTAAACGAAGCTACTCATGTCATGATGTGCCGCTCGGTAATGTCGAAACTGGGTTTAAATTATTTAACAAAGCAATGCCGTGCATAACAGACAGTTGTGTAAGCAGTGCCGATTCTAAAATTCCAAAACGTAAACTGCCTTAACATAAATACTAATATGAAACATTTCACTGAACTTGCTGACTTACCGGTCTTTGACTTACATACCGACCTAACGAAATTAGTAGATGACAACATTATTAAGTATAATAATGGTTCACAAATTTGTTTAAATACTCTTCCAGGAAAAAATACCGACTACTTATTAGGAACCGGTAGCTTGTATTACGACTGGGATAACTCAACGGTTGACAAAGATGGAAATATTGACGTTCCTGTAAATAAAGTTATACTTAACGAATCCGACTTTACAATATTATGTGACCAATTTATAAATACAAGTTTTGAAAAAGTATACAATGCGCTTAGTGATAAGTATATCCTAGGTAGAGTGCGCATAATGAATCTACATCCCAAGACATGTTTGTCTTGGCATGTTGACTACCATCCAAGAGTGCATTTCCCAATAGACACACACACTGGGTGTTTTATGGTAATTGATGATCAAGTGAAGCATTTAGAAAAAAATAAATGGTATTTTACCGATACTACTATTTTGCATTCGGTCTTCAACGGTAGTAAAAGTGTTCGATCGCATTTAGTAGCAACAATAATAGGAAATCGATAATGCCAATATTAACAGATCCAGTACTTGCAAAAGATTTTGTACATGAATTAGAGTGGACGCCCGGCTTAGAATTTATATATGAGCAAATACAGCAAATATTTGCACACCTTCCTAACATATATACACAACATCCAGAAACCAACTACTTTATCAATAACTATAAAGACCATTATAACTTGTATGATCCGGACAAGCCGGTTATGCAAGTTATTAATACCTCTGACTTAATTGAGCATAAAGAACTTTCACAAGCCCTGCACAAACACGGTTTTACACAAAGCCTAAAGTTCTTCCAAGCAGATCCGACTCAGCCTGAATTCAAAGCAGTTGAGCACTTATTTTTTGGACACAGGCACCATACAAAAACAAGTGTAGCAAGTTTAATATTTCCAGTTGCAGGCTGCGACGAAAATACACTAACAAGTTGGCCTATGTATGAAGACGTAGACGGCTATATTCCAGAAGATCCAAATGTCGGAGTATACTGGAGCGAATATTACTGGAAAAAATATAACAAAGGATCTGACAAGTACTTGTTTACAAATGACGATGTTGCTTGTAGATATGCGCTAGTTGATAAACCGGTATTGTGGAATGTCAAGCAGTGGCATGAAGCAATTAATACTGGAACAAAACATCGGGTGATTTGTAATATTAATTTTGAAAGTAATACAAAGACGTGGCAAGATAGTATTGACATTGTGAGAAACATATAATGGATTGGATTTATGTTATACTCCTTGGTCTATTATGGGGAACTATTATATCTCACTGGGCAGCAAGTATTCTGCTACATCGATATTATTGTCACAGACAATTTGCAGTACCAAAATGGTTTGAAGCAATTGGACTGGCAATGTTAATGGTTGTTGTTATAAAATCGCCAATTGGATGGATAGCTAGTCATCGATTACACCATGCGCATGCTGACACCGAACACGACCCGCACTCTCCTAAGCATATTGGATTCTGGAAAGTGTTAAGTACTACGTGGAACATTCCTCGTATTCCAATTAAGTATGCAAAGGACTTGTATCAGAACTCTATGTTAGTATTCTGCCACAAGCATTGGTTTAAGATTATTATAGTTGTTTGGATTGTGTCTTTGTTAATTGGGATTAAGTTTTTTGTTGCATTTGCACTAATGCCCTTTGTTCATGCTAAACTAGGATTTGGCTTACTTAACACACTAGGACACAAAGATGGCCCAACAAATAATGCTTGGCTGAATTTGTTAATAGCAGGCGAAGGATATCATTTAGAGCACCATAATAATTTTAGAAAAATACGGTTACACAAATACGACACCGGGGGCTGGGTAGCACAGCAATTAATAGCACAGAGAATATTCAAAGTAATATGAATGACAGAATCGCACAGCTTATGCAGCAAAGTATGGCAATACGTAGTTTTCCTATTAAAGAAATAGTTAATGTTGTTGATGACTTTTCATTAACAAAACATGACGAGGTTAGTGTCTTTTCTAGTAACATATCTGAATATTTAAAACCGTACTGTGATTTAAGTGGATTTGAATATTTATATCCGTTAAACGGCATCACAGAAGGATTAAACTACTGGATGACAGACGAAAAACGTGCAATACAGATTCGTAAAGGTGACTACGTATGGGTAAGTGGCCAGGAGACTGGCGACGTACATTATTGGACAAATCCGGCTAGCTTTAATGGAAATTATTGTAGCATTCCAACTGATAAACCTGTTGTACTTGATCTTGCATACTTGTTAAGCACAAGGGTAACCAACTTTAAAATACCTGACAACGTCGAGAAGGTATTCTTTAGTTTTAGTAAATGTTTTGGCTTGCGTAACTACCGAATTGGCTATTACTGGAGTAGAACTCCAGATCGATGTTTAGAACCATTAAATGTAAATGCAAAATATTATAATTACTACAGCATGGGCCTAGGCGAAAGATTAATTGAAACTATACCGATTGACTTGGTTTATAACACTCTTAAGCCCTATCAAGATACAGTATGTACTGAATTAGATTTAATATCAAGTGATGTAATATGGTTAGCATCATCAGATAACCCAATATACAACAAATTTAAAAGAAATCAAACCAACCGGTTATGCATAGCCGACTTAATAAAGGAACAATACCTTGATAGCACCATATAAAACTAGCGAGGACGTAACAACGTTATGCCCTAGTAAACTAGCACACACTATTCAAACAACTGGATTTGCATTATTTTATGACCAGAAACTGACCGAGCAGACATATGTTGACATAATGAAACAGTTTGGAGAGTGCGAAACTCCTAACTTGTTTATGAATTCAAAGAACCATCCTGAAATATTTCTAGTAACTGGAAAAAAAGACACCGATGGTAATAAGGTCGGTATGTTTGGTGACACCGAGCTAGGATGGCACAGTAACGGTAACAGCAGACATCAAATTGACAAGATATTAATTTCGTTATATTGTATAGAAGAAGATGTTAATACCACATTGAGTGTCTGCAATACGAGCGACCCGTTCTACGATATGAGCAAAGACGAACAGGAGTATTGGAAAAGTATTAAGATTCGAATAAAATTTCAAAATAACACCATGTATAATTTAGATGAAGGCGATCCTGAACTAGAATTCATGGAAAAGAATAAAGGTAGCATACGTGATTTAGTGGGTATACATCCTCATACTGGCAAATATTATTTTTACTTTCCGTATCACTTTATTGTAGGTGCATGGGAAGGAAAAACAAAAATCGATCATCGACAAATGATTGATAAGTTACAACCAAACATATTTAAGTCTAGGCACATGTATCACCATATATTTAAAAAAGGTGATCTGCTTATGATGGATCAGTTTACTACATTGCATCGAAGAACTCCTGTTCTAGACAGAAACCGCTTACTCTGGAGGGTTGCTTGTGACTATCAGCACTGCTAATCTTCATGAGCAATACCGTATTGCCGATATGTCATATTTGGACGGCCCTGATGCTAGTCCAATTTACAAGACGATGGCAGATATTATTAAATGCAACAAATTAACAAGTATAGTAGATGTTGGTTGCCGTGTTGGCACATTAAACAAGTTTTTAACAAATTACGAGTATAATTACTACGGATTTGATACCAGCAGAGAACCTATCGAAAAGGCAATGACAGTGTATCCAGAGCACCAATTTTGTGTTAGGTCGTGGAAATACTTAATTCGTCCTATGTTTGATGTTGATGTAGTTGTTTTTAGCAGTGTACTGATATACGATAATAAGCCACACGAGATGTTTAACCGTATATGTGACTTTTATAAACCCAAGCATGCAATAGTACACGAAGTAACCAACAGTAACACAGAAGATTTGCAGTATACAGACCTGGATTACTTTTCTAAAAATTATAAATGCAATATAATAAACTTAGATTTGAATATACAAGTAGGAAAAAGGACAATAATAGATGTTGAATACTAATAACTTTAGAAAAACATACCATAAGTTAGAATATGACGAACATAACATTCCTAATAGGCAATATTTAAACAATGATCCAGGAAATCCTGGGCCAGACAGGCCGAATTGGGAAGATCTCAGCTTACACAACGATTACGTTGGATATAGAGATATGGTTTGGACACCAATAGACTTACCGTATTTAGACATCAACCTTGCACGTATTGCACAGATCTACAACGATCAACAAAAACAGAAAGATTTTTACAAAACTGAAAACGTAGGAACCTTGATGTTTTTAAAATCTAATAATTGTGGTACACCAGGAAGTAATCCCGAATGGTTTAACTGGGCTAGAGATGAATTTCCAGATCTTATTGAGTACGTAGAAGCATTGCCTTTTAAGAGTATTCATCAAATCTTTTTTGTACAAACACCTACTCCAATTCCTCCGCACTACGACGAAGAAAAACTCTTAGAAGGATTATTGCAAGCACAAGCCCCTAGTCATTTGCATTTTAGATGGAGTAATGTAACTGATTGGAAGAAAGAACATTTTTACATGAGTAAAGACAGCGGTGCTACTAGAATATTTCCAATGTTGCCGCCAGAAACAAATGCATTTGCGTACGACGGCGCAACATTTGAGCACGGTGTCGACAAAGGATTTAGTTTCACTGATCGTGCGCAGCTTGTAATTCATGGCGTATATGATTTACCACTATGGCATGAACTACTAGAAAAGAGTTATCAAAGGTATAAAGAATATGCAATTACAACATCCCATTTTAATTAAGACTTACAGTGAGGATGTCGACAAACACAGGGATTTAATCTATCCTTTTATACGACAATCTCGGCTCGAAGGGAACAACAGTATTACCACCTCAAACTATAATCCTGACGACCCTGCCACGGAAACATGGATGTGCTTTGTTAATGACAAGTTAATCAGTATTAGTGTAGTAGAACACAGTCATTATACCAATGACCCAAAAATATCTGCACGAGTGTGTCGATATCATATTTTAAAAGATTACAGGTTTACACATTGTGGATTGCGTATGGCCGATTATCAAATTGCGTGGGCAAGAAAAAAACAGTTTGAGATATTATATATTACACACGATGTTACCAAACGTGCTATAAATGCATTATACCAGCGTAAAAGAAGAATGACAGTTAACACATTTACCGAGTATACTAAAACCGAGTGGTATCAAACATTACAATTAGAAAGAGACTTTTTGTTTAAAACGGGTAATATATTGCAGTATGTTTATAGTATACGACTGAATAATCCGTCTTACGTTTGGCAACCCAGCAGTGATTTTATAACAAGAGATTTTGATGCAAGTATTATTGAGCGCACCTAGAGCCGGATCGTCATATGCTTACGAATCAATTCACACATATAATTTAACATTACCAACCGTTAAATACATCGGTATTGAAGAATTCTTAGATCCAACAAAGACTTTGATGACGTTAGAACAAAAGATAAAATTTCTCGAAGATAAAAAGTTAGACGGAGTTGATTATACATTCAAACATCATATAAACTATCTTGGTGACTATTACAACACGTGGTTTAAGAACTTCTACAAAGACGACAAGATCGTTATTTTAAAAAGAAGAGATACGTGGAAATGGTTTTTAAGTTTTTTATTTCAAGATAGTACAAACTGGACAACAGCAGCCGTTATGAAAGCCGATGGCATGCCCAATCAACTAAATATCATTACACGCACAAATCATGATTATAATAAGAGCTTAGAACAATTTTTTACAATCAAAGAACAACTAGATAGCGCTGTTGGTAGTGTACATTATTATGAAGATTTAGATACTGTAAGTAAAAAATACTACAAACTATCCGATTTTATAGATTACGAAAAATACTTTGACGATATAGAAGATATCAAGATTGTCTTTAACAAATGGAAACAAAATTATGAATAAACATCAATTACCCAGTTTAGCAAACCTTGGTTTAAATATTGACCTAACTGAATTAAGAAAAGAATGTGATTTCCTGGCTGACAAGTTTGTAGACGTGCGAACAGCCAACCCTGGACTGTGCATGAATCACGAAGACTTGGTTAAGGATGTTTATGACAACTTTGAACAAATTAACCTTACTATGCCAAGTGAGGTTTTGCCACATGCTTCAAGCATCAAAGAGCGACTAAGACGCAGAGAAGAGCATCTTTACAACATCCCAACTGCCGAGTATACTAACAGCTATATACAGAGCGTTATACAGCAGTGTAAGGCGCCTGCTAGTCGTGTACGTATCACCAAACTTGCTCCAGGCAAAACTATACCATTTCACGTCGACTACGATGTAAGTTATGCTGTGAGATGTATAGTACCTATCTATGGTGATAAACAAGCAGTAAATCTCTTTCGTCGTGACGACAAGCTTGAAGCATATAATCTTGAAAACGGCAATGCATACTTCTTAAACATTGGATATCCACATGCTGTGATCAACATGAGTAGTAGTCCTCGTATTGCACTAATGTTTAGCTTAGACGGCACCTGCGATTTAGAGAACCTATGATTGAATTAGATATACCACTTGAAACTGTTGATGTCTTATACGCCCATGTTATAAATAATTTGGGCAATAGAACATTAGGAGAGTTTCCATTTTACACAAAAGTAAATTCAGATCTTCTAGAAACCGCATTTAAAAAACTATTAAATCTAAACACTGTTAGCACCGCCTACATCTATGCACATGATGAAACGATTCCTCTACACGTAGACAGATATAATTCAGAAGCTATATATAATCTAAATGTTCCTATATACGTATTAGACACCCAACAGAAATTTATTGTGTTTGATCAAGAGTTTGACCAATCAGGATGTGAGTGGCAAGTTAACGGTGTCGAACAAAAACGTCACACTTCTCTTCTTGAAAGTGATTTAGTTAGCAGTAAAAAAGATAACGATCATATCAAAAGTATTTGTTATACTGACCGTCGACCATGTGATACTGTTGGAGTTAATTATCTAACTGACCAGCCTGTCAACGAAAGTATAAAGGACGATTTGCCGTTTGTACATAATTTTTATCACGGACTAACTGGAAGTTCATGGGTGCAAACTCCCGGGAAGGGATTGATCTTCAAAAGCAGTCAATTACACGGAACTGGAATTCAAACAAAATTCAAGATAGGGTGCGTGTTGATGCTGAAATCAAAAGATTGTCTACTGAATCAGTAAACTGAATAGTACATCCTATTTTACTAGAAGACATTCTTCCGGTGGCATGTATTCTATTTGCAGGAAATAACAATGCTTTTCCTGGTGTGTAATTCCATGCAATTCCTGTAAGTCCGTGATACAACTCTTTGGTATACGGTAAGAACTTATATAGGCCATTTGATACAGGGTTTCTAGTACATCCCTTAACTGAATTAGTATCGCACGGTCTGCTTTTAATTGAAGAATCGTAATACATTTCTTTTAGTTCTTCGTTGGATTTATCGTCAAAAATATTATATATCCACGATATCTCAGAGTCTGACTCTACAGTTTGATCGAAAACAATAAACTTCTGTTCTACACTAGCATAGATAGGAATTAATAATATTGATTCTTTTTTAATACTAACATCGCTGTGTATTGCAAACGGCTGTGTATGATTAAATAAATTTCCATAATGGAAGCACGACGTGTCTATAAACTTGTCTGCAATACTTTTAATAGTTTCTTGCTCTTCGATTATAGACAAGTCTTTCATTACCGTCTTAACACCATTAGCGGATAAGTTAGTAAACGCTTCTAAAACACCATATGGTAAATCAATTTCAATCACGAATTATGCAGCAGTTCCGTCGTCGAGATTAATCCATGCACCTGCCTGATATCCCTGAAATCTGTCATCAGTTGTATTGTACACAACCATGCCGTTGACTGCTGTTAATGCATTGCGAGCTGTGGTTGTAATACTTCCAAACTGGACATAAGACGAACTCGTAATTGAATCAGCAGCGACGCCTTCGCTAAACGCGCCTGCACCGTTGACATCTAATTTTGTAGTTGGACTTTTCCCAACACCAAGACTTCCGCCCATATCGAAGTGAAGTTGTTTTGTAGTATCAAACACACCACCAGTTAAGTTAAATATCTTGTAGCCGTCGCTGCCGCCCTGCATGTAAACGGTGGTCCCTAGACCACCTTGATCATTTCTTTCCCAACGCACTACTCCGTAAGCAGTTGGTACATTTGGATCAGCAATATCATCATCTAACTGATTTCTTATAAACCGTAATGCTGAGAAATCGTCAGTGTCTACTATTGTAACTCCGATTCCGTTACTGCATGTGAGTGCAGCATCGCCAAATATTTGATTTGTTGTAATAGAGCCGTTGTTTCCGTTAACAATGATCGTTGAATCATCAGAAAAAACTGATCCTACTACGTCGCCTATCAGTGAAGCAGTAACAACACCAGTTTGACCGTTAACGATGATCGTTGAATCATCAGAAAAAACTGATCCTACTACGTCGCCTACTAATGCTCCAATAAACTGATCTGCTTGAACAATACCACTTATAATAATATTGCCTGTTCCGGCAATATTATTACTATTAAGATTTAAATTTTGGATTAACTTATCTGGAATTTGCGCACTGGAAACAAGTATGCCGCCGGGTGTGCTACCATCGCCTGCCCACAGCTCCTTGAAGTCTGTTGTGTAGACAAGTTCGCCGGCATCAAAGACAATCGCTTCTCTTTCGGCGTCAGTTCCGCGTCTTAATCTCAGTGACATATTGTATTTCTCCTAGGTGATATTATAGTTACATATATTTATCACCTAGGAGGAATATTATTTATTTAATTTAAGAAATCTAAAAACTCTGCTTGTTAGATATTTTTTAACACGTTCCATGTCTAGTCGAAAGTCAATTGCTTCAATATAAGGATTGTATTCCTCAAATAGTTTGTCGAGGCTATCCTCAATTTGTTCAATAGGTTGATTCTGGCGACTATCTTTAAGATCAATATCCCACTTTGTACCGTCTTCGAACGTAAGAACAATTTTATCCAAGTATTCCAGAGGAAGATATTCCATGTCAATAGAGTCAAAAATTGGATCCCAATAATCATCTCCTTTAACTGTTACCTTTTTAGATTTTTTAGGCACGCGATATATTCTTTGCGGCTGGCTTTTTTACTGGCGCGCGCCGTTTAACTGCGGCTGGTTTGTCTGCCGGTGCAATTGTATCAGCTTGCTTTCTAAGTGATTGTGCTTCTTTGAACATTGCATCTGCGTGACTTCGCAGTTGTACAGCTAATTCAGCATTGGTTAGCGGTGCAACTTCGGTGGGTTCCATTGCAGCTTCATCTGTGGGCATCTTATTAGCAACTGCAAGATTCATTGCGTGGACAATTGGATCATCACTAGTAACCGCCGTTGCAGCCAACTCTTCTTCGGCTAGTAATCTTTTTTTCTCAGCGACGCGTCTAACTTCTTCACTGATAACTGGCTTAATTGCCAAGTCTTCGATTGCAACACCTTTTTGTTTTGCAATGATCTCGTTGAGCTCATCGAGCCCAATTGAGCTGTATGTGTCCGGAGTCATTTCAATTTCGTTGGTTGCAACCTTTCGTAGTTGTCCAGTTGCATGTAATGCAGCCAGCATATTTCTGCCATCGGGCATAACTGTTCGATACATTGCATCTGCCAATTCGTGCGCTAGCTGTCCCGAAGCTGATTCAACTAGTTTAATCAGCGCATCATGTTCGTCTGCTGGCAACGACTCTGTTAACACCACTAGCGCATATGTCGGCGCATCTGGCACAGTTCTATATGCAACAATCGCGCGCCGCTTGTTCTTCTTTAATCTTCCGATATGTTTTAGACTAGCCATTATGCTGATCCTTCTTTTTCGTGTGTATTTGCCCCTGCAACCGCATCAACAATTGCTGTGTCTTCTGCACTTTCTATATCTTTTGTTGCTTTTTGTTGCGCTTCGACAGCTTTTAGAAATGCATCAAGCTTGTTATAAACAACCCCCACGGCTGCCATTTCAGCAGGCTTAAATGTACTGCGTTCACTGGCAATTTCGATGATGCCCTTCATTGTTGCAAGATCTTGAATTGTAAGATCATTTGGGTTAGTTTCTTGTTCAGACATTAATATCTCCTTTGTCCTTAATATATATCTCTGTGTCTTATTAATTATTTCAGATATGGACAAGACAACATAAAGATAGATAATTCGCTTGGGTTTTCAAATGCAATATACGGAACTACTGATATTGACCCAGTGTCGGTTGTGTTAACTGTTCTTCCAATAAAGTAGCGCCCTGTCATGTTTTTATATACCCAATCATCAATTTCTCTTGGCATTCCAACTCTAGATAATGATGGTAACAGTGCCGATTCAAAGTAAGGAGGGCAAAATGCTGCCCTCCTTACTTTATGAACGTTAAGTGGGTTAACATTTTTCTGTTTCACATCAGGCCTCGTAGTGTGCAGTTACACCAAACGGTCCTTCGACTGTCTTGTCATGGTGGCTATGGATGATAAAGATTGTATCGCAGTAATTTTCATCACCCCAGCTATTCCAAGCATATCCGTCTGTAAACATAATGAACTTCTTAGGTTCAATACTGTGTTCCTTCATGTAAGTCCAGTTGACCATAAAGTCTGTGCCGCCGCCGCCTATGATTTTATAATCCATTAAGTCTTCGCCGCAATCTGCACTAAAGTCCTGTTCGTTGTAGACCTTTGTATCAAAACACCACAGCTTGATCTTATAATCCTGGTATTCTTCCATAATGCCTTTGATTTCACTTAAGAAGTCGCGTGCCTGTTCGTCGCCGATTGATCCTGACATATCAAGACACACACAGAGGTCGATTGTTTCTGCAAACATCATACCTGGAAGAATTGCACCAGTTGACCAACCTTTACGACTTGGGCGACTAAATGAATAGTCGCTGCGGATACTGCTCTGAATCTGTTGACGAAGCAGCTCGCGCCAGTTCATCTTGGGCTCAGTTAGTTCCTTGATCATACGAGTGATTTCACCCGGTGTGTTACCAGCGCCCGAAGCCTGATGCGCTTGAAGCATAGCTTCTTTGATCTCGTCTTTGATAGCACGCATTTCGTCGTCGTTGTAACGCGGACGACCTTTGCCTTTGCCTTTTCCGTCTTTGCCTTCATCGCCGTCCTCGTCACCCCAGTTAAGGTGTTCGTCCAGCATCTCTCCTAGCGCATCGATTGCACTCTGGCCATTTTTTTCTGCATCCTTGTACAACAGATCATAGACTTCTTCTGAAGTCATCTTATCGTATTTAAAGTCTTGGAAACAGTCAATCAACTTCGGCTTGTGACCAATTCGATCACGTACTAGTAAGTTGTTGACAATATAGTCTGCTGCGATGTTATACAGCTTTGGATGCCGCTCTTCACGCCGCCCGAGGTGATCAAACACACAATGCAGGACTTCGTGTGCAATAACAAACTCAATCTCTTTGTTGCTCATTGCATGGAAGAATTGTGTATTGTAGTACAAATGACGCCCATCAGTTGCCGCAGTTGGACACCAGTCGTCGGCTGCTTCTACCCGCAGGCGCGTTGCCATGTTACCAAAAAACGGATGACGCAGAAGAAGACCGAGACGTGCAATAATAATACGGTCTAAAACTTCTTCGCCCATTGTCCTGAGCTCTTCTGGTGTAAGATCTGGATTTGGCGCCCAGTTCTTTTTAGCGTTGGATGCTGTTTCTTTAACGGACATTTTAACCTCATGTGTGTTGTCTATATAACATTGTAGCATTTTTTTCTCGTGTGAGTCAACCTTTAGTAAGAGAAAGTGGGCAGGATTAATCCTGCCCACTTGACTCACCTTAGGAAGCTTGCGCTGCCTTGATGTACTTGCCGTAACGATCGTGGAACTCGTCAAAGCATTCGACTGCATCTGGGTCAATTGGCAGACCGTATTGTGACAAGGCAAGCTTAATACCCATTACAACAAGTTCTGTGTCAAAGTTGTCCATAGTAAACTTTAAGAAGTTGTTAACTTTCTCATCAAACTTCTTATCGCCTTTGTCGTTTGCTTCTTTGAGTTCGTAGCAGAGAGACACAGTCAAGGAATACATGGCACTGATTTCTTTTGCCTTCATCTCTTTCACGCGTCCTGCAAGGATCTCAGTTGGATCAGGCATGCTTGATGCAACTTTTCGGTGAGCCATGAACTTGACTGCAAGGCCTTCGCCGACTGCACCGGCAATCAGGTCAGTAAGTGTTCCTTCGTCGAGATCGTCGCTTAGAAGTTCGCTCACAAATGACCAACTACGTGGCGTTGCAAATGAACGGCTTGCTGACTTAGGACTAAAGTCATACAAGTCTTTCTTAGAGAACTGAAGGAAGCCAACGACGTCCTTGTGTTCTTTGTTGTCGACTGCCCACTGGAACCAGTCGTTAAAGTCAACAGCCATTTCAAGGTGAACAAATCGGTTAGCAAGCGGTGCCGGCATGCGGTAAGTAACACCTTTGTCTGCCTCTCGGTTACCAGCAGCAATGATCATTACGTTGTCTGGCAGCTTATAAGTGCCGACCTTGCGGTTAAGAATAAGCTGATAGGCGGCCGCTTGTACAGCTGGCGCCGCAGAGTTCATCTCGTCCAAGAACAAGATAATGTGCTTATGCTTTGCAGCAATTGCTTCGTCCGGAAGCTCAACTGGCGCGCCCCATACCATCTTGCCGATATTAGAGTCGAAGTAAGGAATGCCCTTGATATCAGTTGGTTCCCACAATGACAAACGAATGTCAATAACAAGGGCGTCAAGTCCTGCACCAATTTGATGTACAATGTCTGACTTGCCGATGCCCGGAGGACCCCAAAGGAAAATTGGACGTTGTTTCATCATTGCATGACGGATTGCAGCTTTACCCTTATTTGGGCTAACAGTTCTAGTAATCTCAGACATTGTAATCCTTTCTATGTGTTGCAGTGCCTACGTACTTTATAGCACCTGTGTCACACTACGTCAACGACTTTTTTAAAGATTGTGAGATTTTTATATTGTATACTAGTCATTGAGCTTTTTAGCCCTAGTTAACGCTTTGGCAATGCCGAATTTTCGCAAGTCTCCGCTAAACAGTGCTAACTCGACTGCTTTACGTTCGTTTGTAACATGGATGCTATGCTTGTCTAGGTGATACGGACAGTCGATGAATTTATCTAAGAAGATGATCACTTGAGCAGTGAGCGGCATGTCGGCAACAAACGGTATATTGTATATTGCTATTTCTAGCTGATTAACAATCTCTAACCCTAGATCTGTTAGTCGTAGTCCGCTGCCTTCTTTTTTACGAGTATTTTGCCACCATAAGGAGAGATATTCCTTTGCGGCGTCGTCATTTGCTGTCTTGCCTAACTGTTGTAGAAATATTTTAGTATATACTTCTTTGTTCATTTTTAGTTTACTTCCTCGCCAACTAGTTTAAAAACAGCAAAATCACTGGTCCTAAATGTCGAATTAAGTTTCTTGGCTAGATTGTGTGCGTGTCCTGGATTTGAAAAGCTAGTCTTTTTATATTTAGGTCCTGGGTAGTTTGTTAGAGAATTAGAGCTCTTTAGATTAAAAGGGTGTTTTTTGTAAAAAACTGCCCAAATTGCATCGGCTTCTAGTACTTGCTCACATCTGTAGGTTTGGCTATTGATAAATTCCAGTAACACAGTTGGCTTTGGTCGACTCATTATACGTACTCCGATATATACGTATATATTTATCTATAACCGACTATTTCCAGTCGCCGCCGCCATTGAGGTCGACCTTGATAACTTCGTCGTTGTTACTAGCTGCATTTGCACTTACAAACTTTTCTAGGTCCCCGTGCAACCTACTCATCACTAAACCTAATGTAAATGCAAGGTTCTTTGCAGTAGTAGCGTCGATCCTGACCTCTTTGGAGTTGCTAGACTCTGATGCTTTAACTTTCTGTATAAATTGTTCGATGGGTAATGTGTTAATTGGATCTATTGACATTGGTTAACGCTGCTTTCATTTCAATTTGAGTTTTAAACGGTCCGAGGTATTCGTTCCGTTCAATGGTAATTAATTTAGGACAAAAACTCTTAAGCCAATTCACATTAAACTTAATCAGATAGTAGCCTGCACAGTACACACTTTTTGACTTTTCACTTTTAGTAAACAACGGAAGCTTACGTGACATATCAAACATTCCGTTGTATGCATGTGCCCTTGTTGGATATCCGTGTACATCCAACTCAACTCTTGCTGACCTAGGAGCAGTAATTTTTACAGTCAACGGATTCTTGCCAAAGTAATTGGTTAGCTGCTTTTCGTCTTTGTAAAAATGCACTTCGCCTTTTTTAGAAAAAATGAATTTTTCTTCGTCTCTGCTCAGTGTTCCTATACGAACACCGTGTTCTTCAAGGATCCAAAACTTGCCTTTTAATATTTCTTTTGCTTTCATGTTATTTTCCTGGGTATTTGGCATTTAATGCAGTTGCATATGATGCTGCTTGGTCTGCAATTCTTTGCATATCCCACTTGGCGCAAAACTTCATTAGTCGAAGTCCAACTTGCGATACTTCCTTTGGTTTAACTGCATCAATAGAATCGTTGATCTCTTTACGAATGTGCTCGGGTTGCGCTGTTAAGTCACACAGCACTACATTTCGATTATAGTCGTCTAGCACTCGGTGTTCAGTGCCATTATGATCAACCCATCGTTGCAACATCATATTATTCCAACTAAATCCTTTCTTGGTCTTATCATTAAACGCTTCAATTAGTCCAACTTTTTTAGCGGTGCCTTTCTTTCGAACTCCTGGGTATGCACTAAACACGTTATCGCTTACGTCGCCTCGCATACATTTTTCAAACAGCATAAATGCTGGTTCCGGCGCAGGCTTTACTTCGTTGGTTTTCTTGTCAATAACGGCCTTGCCGTTGTCTTCAAAGTACCCTTCGTGTGTAATTGTAACATTGCTAACGCCATTATACTGACGAACAGTAGGACTAACCAACTGAGCAAAGTCACCGTCTGTGCTAATGATAACGTGATTGTCATCGGGGTGTGCTTGTACCCACCCTGCAATTAAGTCATCTGCTTCTAGTACAGGATTTCGAATAACAGTACAGTTGGTCTTCTCGGTAACAAAGTCCTTGAACTCGTCAAATATCTCCCAAAATGCCACATCTTCTTCTTGCTGGGTCTGCGTCATTGCATCCCTATGTTCTTTGCGGTTACGCTTGTACGGCTCGTAGAAGTCTTTACGCCAGCTACGCCCCTCGAGGCAAAACACAACATGATCTGCATTAAAGTCTGTCCATGCTTTTTTAACACTGTTAAGCGTGATGTGTAGTGCCATTCCAACTTTTGTATCAATATCTCCTCGGACCACATGGCGCGCCCGAAAGAATGTATTAGCAGTATCTACTAAAATATATGTGGTCATGAAATCTCCGATTTGCCCTTACTAAGGGGTGTTACATTAATATAGCCGCTGCCGCGCCTTGGGTCGAGCCCTTCGTCACCGAGCATTTGAGAAACAATCTCTTTAAACCATCTATTAACTACTTCTTCTGCAGGATCGTCGTTGGTCCCGTACCCGTTTAGTACCAAGTCTGTAATAAAAAAGTCATTCCAATCTAGCTCAAAGAATCCATTTCGAATGTCGTCTTGGTTTATATGAATGTCAAGTACATTAACCCAGCTTTCGCCGTTTGCAGTTGCACGGTCTTTATTGGACATTTTTGCAATCTCGGCGACCCTGGCTTCTTCTTTTGCAAGCTCTGCAGCGTCGGCTGCATCGGCAGCAAACTTTTCTGATGTTGCTCTTGCTAGTTCGTCAGCGGCAGCGCGCCGTTTAACAAGTTCTACCATCCGCTCCTCTTCGGCAATGCGGGTATCTGTAGCAGCTTGCGCCGCAGCCTCCAAATCTGCAATACCTGTGACCTTTTTAATCCAATTTTTCATTCGTTGGTGTACCTTACTGTCTTCTCAACTACAAATCCAGCAAGTTCCTGCATTTCTCTATTGCTGTCATTCTTTATTGCATGTTCTCCATACTTGACCATACCACTTGGATCAAGCATGTAATCTGTTTCTTCTTCAGTCATCATATCAATCCCGCAGTCGCGCAACGTTTGATTAACCCTGTCAATATTAGCCTGTTGTTGAAGTGTATACTTTGATGACGAGCCTGTAGCACGACGTTCGGAAATAGGAACAATAGTACCATCATCGTATTTTTCAACTAGTTTTGTTACTAACTCGAACGTTGCTGGGTCAAGTGCGTGTGTTTCTAAAAACTTTCTCATACTAACCATGCCTCTTGTGTTATATCACTACTGGGTTCTTTATGATACTGTGCAACGAGTTCTGCAGAGAGTAGAAGGTTTGCTTGCTGTAATGATTGCAGTGTTCCTTTTCTCATAAAGTACACTATATCGTTAATTGTTTCTTCACTTATTTTATTTTTCATATTTTTTTCCTTTTTCTAATAGAGAACTTTTAAGTTCCCCAGGCGTTGCCAAATAATTCTATGTGTAGTCTGGGCGTAAATCTCCAACCCTTTTCCATACAAATATTTGCAACCTCTTGTACATTGAGATTGTATTCTTCTGAGCGGCCGCCCAGTGGCATTAGGTATACTGGACATTCAATACCAACTGCTCGATACGCTTCCACTGCTCTTCCAGCTTCTTCAATGTCGCTGCGATCTGCAACAACAAATTTAAGATATAAATTACTACCTTCGACACAGGTATATTCGAGTGCAACACTGGGCTTGATTGCTTCGTCCCAGTCTTCGCCGCTAACGGAAAGTTTAGGCGAACAACTCCACGTTACTGTGATTCGGGTGTTATCATGAAGGTAGTCAAAAAACTCGTCGTGTAACGGCTGTGTAGTATTTGTTTCAACTGTGATGTTCTTTAGATCCTGCATACGCGGATGTTCAAACAGTTCTACATATACACGTTGCCAAGCAAGCAACGGCTCGCCGCCTGTTAGAATTAAATGAATATCTTGACCGTTGTTCATTGTCCACTTGCCTTCTGGCGTAAGTGACAACAGATGTTCTACAACTTCGTCAACTGTTCTGTTGTGTACAAGATGTTTGAATTCTGGATAGATACTTGCATACGTGTCGCACCCGGTATGGATGATTGGTAGGTCCTCGAACTTTTCTGTAGTCTTATGTACGTCAGCATCAATTAACGCCTTAACTTCGTCGTTGTATCGATTACCGTTTGCATGTTTCTCGGCTCGACTAGGTTCATCTTTACCTAGTCCAAAATTCATGCATCGAAAGTTACAGCCAAATGTACGCAGAAACACACTAGGTACTCCTACAAATTTTCCTTCGCCTTGCACACTGTAAAATGCTTCGGAATATCTTAGTTTCATCTTAGGGCAAACTCCTGCTGTAATTTAATATTGTCAAAGAACTCCTTCTTTGTACCTGCATCATCTTTAAATGCACCATGTAGCACAGTTGTTTGTGTAAGACTGCTAGTTGCCATAATGCCTCTATTTTCGCAACATCCGTGCTGAGCCTGAATGTAGACTCCGATGTCACAGGACTTCGTAGCATTGCCAATTTCCTTAGCAATGTCTACTGCTAGTTCTTCTTGCAGGGTTCCGCGTCTTGCACACCATTGCGCAATTCGAGTATACTTACTCAGTCCAATAAGTTTGTCAGCAGCAATAATACCAATGTAAGCTACACCGGACACTGGCTGATGATGATGCGAACACATGCTCTTTAGTTCGGAACGAACAACTAGCATACCGTTGTATCCAGTAACTGAATCATTTGGAAATGCTGTCGCAGCTGGTATTTCATTGTACCGACCACTCATAATTTCTTTGATGTACATTTTGGCAAGGCGTCTGCCTGTGTCTTTGCTATTCGGGTCGTTTAACCTGTCGATTACCAAACTATCTAGAACCTGCTCAAACTGAGCAGACAGTTCGTCAATTAGTTCATCTTTTTCGCCTTCTTTAATATATTTTGCAATATTATCGCCTGCCCAATATCTTGCGCCTGCTTCTTCAATTCTTACTTTAATTAGTTCACTTGTTTTCATTTCTACTCCGAGTTAATGACGTGGATGTCGTAATATATGGTACAACATATACTTACTTACATTGTACCATATATTTAGATTTTTGTCAATCATTAATTAAAGTATTTTTTGAGCATTTCTAGTTGGTCGTGGTACTTGGCCATCTCTGCAAGTTCAATTTCTACAGATTCCATAATATCCGAGTGCTCTCCGATACCCATAGGATTCTTAAGATAAATCTCTATGTTGATTCGGTGCTTCTCGATATGCCCTTGGGCATGTAATTCTGCTGCTTTTAACATCTGTTCTCTCATGGTATTTTCTCCTTTTACCGTTGTCTTGTATTAGTTTCGTTGTGCCATTCATAACCTGGATGATACTTAGGTAGTGTTGTGTATAATACTCTGCTGTATTTTAAAAACAACATGGTTAAATCTTTTTCAGAAGCAAAATAAAACTTCCACCATGTATTAGACACTGTACTCCAGTCCTCGTCCTACATATATTTTGCCTTGTCAACATTCCAGCAGTATTGATAGTCTTTATTGACGATGTGATACAAAGCATCGTCTATGCCGTAACGTTCGATGTATACACGTATGTTTTTCAGCATACGGACGTTCTCGTCGGAATCAAGAACATGTGCTATATACGGATATTCGTCTTCGATCCCAAGTGTCCACTGCTCTCTATGCATGGTCGCATTTGGTAAATATTCTTGAATTTCCACCTTGTCGATCTTAGATATGTTGACTATACTGGGCATTTAGTAATTTTCGTATGGATACACAAGCCAAAGGTCATCTTCGGACTTGTTTACTTCGTCCCAGGTATAGTTAACATCGCCAAACGCACTTCCGGTGTTGTCGGTCATTGTTGCAAAACGGACACTTTTACCCCAAACGTTTTTCCATACATCACTCTCATTTGCCAAGCAACCACTTTGCCAGTCGTCTTTGATCCACTCAAACGTAGCACCGGTATCATTGATGTCGTCTACAATAAGAATGTTCTTCCTATGTATTGGATCCCACCTTGCTCCGGTTATGCCTTTTGACCCGTCATTGACACCAAACGCTTCTTCGGCCATCCACAGGTTAGATTCAGAATCGTTGAATCCGTCGCGCAATCTAACATTAAGCGTTTGCATACGTATCTTGCTCATATGGCTTAGAATAGTAGCAAGGCAGAGTCCACCACGAGTGATTCCTACTATATAATCGGGCCGCCATTGATCCTCATACATTTGTGACATAATTGAAGTTGCTGCACTTTCAACATCGTTCCATGTGTAATACTTTTTCTTCATTTCATCATCTCGATGGTAAGACACTTCGTTACATAATCGCCGATCTTTTCACTTTTGTCAACAAGATAAACTGTATTTTCGTCGCGGTCAGTTACTCTGTTGTAATGGTTGAATTCAAGAATCTGTCCATTTACTGCATTGTAGATTCTAAAACTAAGTTGGGCATCACCTCGCGGACTATTGGCTTCGCGACGCGAGACGCCTCTGGATGAACAATCTACGGTGTCATAGGCGTCGTTGCGCGCAGATAGTCCGTTGCTTATCCACTTTATAACTTTTCTCTTAATCCAGTTCATTGTACGTTTCTCCAATTAATTTATTATTTGTCATTTTCAACCAACGCTTTTACCATGTCAAAGTTCTCCTTGGCTAACCGCAAGCTGGGAAATTTCTTCATCTTCTCTTCCAGCTGTTCTGCTTTTTGTTTTTCTTCCATTGCCCACCACATTACATCTTCAAATGCTGGTAAAAGCTCTACCCTTAATGTCGCACCGTGCCATGTATACCATTGGTTTAAGCTTCCGTCGTAATATTCTACTCGACCATTAAAAGTTCGCAGCATGCCGTCTAGTGGAATACTACTATTTGGCGTATAATCAGGAGTTATACCGCCGTTTAGCTGCACGGTTATGCTGCCTGAGCCTTCGACTCGTTCTATAAAATCTGTCATTTTGTTCCCTTTACTGCATCCCAAGTCTGGTAGATTAACAGTTGCCGATCGTATGCATCTTTCAGTTCTTTTAACTTTGGGTATTTTTCTTCCATGTTAACGTCTCTGTTTAACAATATTAATGTATTTCAAACTTCATCTAGTTCCTGTAGAATATCTCTGCCATCTACTGTTAAGCTTGATGATACTATCCTATCGTTAGGAACCACGTTGCTAATAACTGCCGAATTACAATTGGTTGCTGTCCACAATGTCTCATTTGATCCAACTGCGGTGATTACACTGTTTACCATTTTTTCTTACTCTTTTCCTAGTCTTTGCAGTGGTGTTCAACCATGCTATACATTGTTTTAAAATTTTCATAAGCCTTTCCTAATCCTGGATAATCTTTGCACATCTGTTCCAGTTTGTGGATATCTGGTAAAGTGTCTACCCACAGTTCTGGCGTCTTGTGAACAAGTACAGCCCATTGGGACCCATCCCATACGCTGGCCTGCCCGCCGCTGTCGTACTTTAAATCACCTATGCTGATTGGTTCACCCATTGCCATTGCATGTTCTTTCAAAGTTGTACTGATCTAAACACATGTCGCTGATACTCTTTTCTAAAGTAATAAAGTCACTTAGTTTGTCGACAACCGAGCTTACTGCATCTCCTGCCCGCCTGCCAACAATGGTTGTATTTAATTTCACACCCGACACTAGTTCCATTGTGTCTAGGACTTCTAAAACACTATATCCTTGGTTACTACCTAGACTTTCGTATGGTGTATTAGTAGGTCCACTTTCTACAGCCTTTATAATAGCTTTGGACAAGTCGGCAACATGAACATAATCTCTAATACAAGTACCATCTCTTGTTGGATAATCATTGCCGTATATTTCTATTTGTGGTATCTTGCCGGCAGCAGCCATTGCTGCAATTTTTATAAGGTGACTAGGCGGTCCTAGTTGTCTGTTTGTTCCGTCAGTTCCGCTTACATTAAAGAACCTAAAGATAGTATATCCGGTTGCTTTCTCTTTGATTACATCCTCTGCTGCTACTTTACTTCTTGCATACGGACTTGCCATTTCCCAAGCACTGCTGGTGCTTGCAAACAACACGTGATCTGTTTGCACTCTGTCTAACAAGTTAGCAGTACCAGCAACGTTCACTCGATAATACTCAGTTGGCGCCTTCATACTAGGGCCGACTAGGCTTCGTCCTGCCAAATGTACCACAGCATCAAACTCGCCGCATACTTCCTTAGTAACATCAAACGTTAGAAAATGGTCATAGTAGCCGCTGATATCATTGTGTTCTCCCCAGAAATTAATATCCCAAGCAGTTACATGATGTCCATGTTGTTTTAGTAACTTACAAACATGGCTTCCGATGTATCCAGTTGCTCCTGTGACTAATACTTTCATCCGTACTCAAACAAATGCAGGCCGGAATTTTTGCACTTCTCCATTTTAATAAGAGACGATTTTCCTAATCTAAACGCATACATATTACTCTTCTTCTTTTTATTCTTTTTATTCTTTTTATTCTTTTTCGGCTTGGCCTTTTCGAAATAAGCACGGTTTGTGCTGTCGCCTCTGATATAATACTTTTTTTTATGTATTCCAGCAGCAAGCAGTTTTCTTGCAGCTTCGTATGACGAAGACATAAACTCTTTTACCAACGAATGCTTATTCCAATTGTGTACCTCGACCGAAGTTACCACATTTTCATCGTCGCAGTATCTAACAATTAAAAGATTTTCGGCACTTTGACAAACTAGTGAATCGTTATAATCAGTTGATATAATATCGTCCACATGCATTCGACAAACAGTTAATGCTGATAACGCACTATTTTTACGAGTCTTTACTTCCATGTTTAGAGAAGGAATATCTATTCCTGTTTTCTGTAATACAATGCCTTGACTTTGTATTACATGTTCTAGATATCTTCCTACATTCCCGAGATCTTTTGGATCCTGCTTTGGTACAGGATCTCCAACTGCTAGTCCAAATTTTATACTTTTAACTCTCATTTGTGGCATTAGTATTTCTCCTTAGAGACTTCGTCTCGGTAGCGAGGATTGTTTCTATTCCATTCCTCGCCGTTGCCTTGCATGATATCAAGGCACCGGTCGATAGTGCCATCTGTCCAATCGGAGATCTCTCCAACTTTTTCGTGCTGCTCTTCGAGTAGCACATCTAGCTTGTTAGCAGCATCGTCAAGACTCCACGGAACATACAATCGTGTATGGTCGTTGTTGAAGATCTCAGGGAAGCTGCGGTATGCTGGATATAACACATTAGTACCCAATGCATCTGCTTCGCTTACAGTATTGCTGGTCCAATCCTGTAATGCATTATTTATCATTACACGACTATCATTAAGGATCTCGTAGTATTCGTCCTTTTTTAGATCTTCGTATACTTTCAATGTACCTTTTCTAACAAGGTCTTTTGCACGATTTACATAATCGCTATTGTTGGAACGCAATGGTCCACCTTGTAGTACAGCAAATTCAACATCTTTGTCAGCATATCGCTCTGCAAGATCCATAAAGAAACCAGGTTGCTTTTCTTGATCCCAGCGCGCTGCAAATACAACACGGTTGGCTCTTTCATCAAACGGCTTGCGTTCTGCAACACGACCTTGCACTTCAACTTTGTCAAATGCTAATCCACTGATGTTGTAGATGGGTGCAGTCCAGTTTGCAATTTTCATGTTAGCAACCATTTCTTCATTGCTTGCTAGCACGCCTGTAACAAAGTCGTTGCACATCGCCTCGTATGAACTCATCCACTTGTTCATTCCCCAGACATGCACAAAGTCATCAGGGTCAATAGACTGCGCCAAGCAACGTACCCAAACTTTAGGACGCTGGCTTTTAGGAATCTGGTTCATGATGTATGGAAGACTCTCCATACCTGGTTGAAACATGTCTTCAAAGAACACAACGTCTTCGCTTGTAACTTCTCCGTTGCGCATCATTTGCACAAGATTCATCATTTGACTCATAGCAAAGTATGAGCGACCGTGTGCATCAAGTACCTGTCCTACTTGAATAGACTTGGTATTGTCAATGGTTTCACCAGGTACTGAATACCAGTCAACTGCGCGCCGAGCAAATGCACTCTTACTCCAGTCTTCTAACTGAAGTGTGTATCTTCCCTCATATTTTTCTAAACCCATATAAAATATCTTGCGCATTATCTTCTACCTTTGTTTCGTGCTTTAGCTTTCATCCAGTTCTTCCACTTGGTGAAAGCCTGCCATACTCGGCTGTCTGACTTGTAAAGATTCGTTTCGTTGAAAACGTGACCTTCAAATCGGCAGAAATCTTTGAATTCTTCTAGATCGTTGAAGACTTTATTGATAGTTGGGTTGTTAATAGCCATTGAGATTCCCCTTGTTAGGCGTTGGAAGGATAGTAAGTTAGTGAGCCGTTCTCGCCGTCTTCGGCGATCTCAATTTCTACAAAGCGACCCGGATACTTTGTAGAAATTTCTTTGTACAAGTCGTCGCTGATCATTTCGCAACTCTTGTGATCCAGTTTGAGCATTTCTTCGTTGTAGAGCTTCTCTAACCAGCGTTTGAACTGTATAAATTCAACGTCGCGGTCATTGTGGAAGACTTCAATGCGTACTCTGAAATGGAAGATGTGTCTGTGTAGCAGTCCTAAAAAACTTACATCGTCCCAATCGCCGGTTGCAAGTTTAGGATCAGTAGCAGCAGCGGGATACAAATGTATGCCTTCTTTGCGAAATTGAACAAAGATACTTTTAGTAGGTGTTATTTGTGTCAAAATGTATTTCCTCATTGATATCTACTACTATAAACGCAATTGCAACATCTGTCAACGAATGATTTCATCCTTGGTGTATTTAGACCAATCTGTAAATACATCAGTATTTTTTAGATTGTGTATGCGGTGGGTCCATACACCTGGATTGGTTGCATTAAAGTCCTTGTCGTCGAGTTTTAAACATGCATTATATCCTAACTGTTCGATGTAAGGCAGTTTTGCACTAACCATTGCAATAAATTTGTTGTGTTCAGACCAGCCATTATCCAATACCCATTCAACATGCTGGATATCAAAATCTAGTGTAACCCACCGTCCGTCTTCTAGCAATCCGCTCACTACCTTGTTCCATTGGTCATTAGGGGCAAAGCTGTGATTTGCCCCTAGGTATACGTGTTGATGGACGCCCCCTTGCATGTTAATTGTTTCAATGATATATTCCAGAGGCTGACAGCCTACTACAAACAGTGTAGGTTGTCCAAACATCGGAGTGTGTTCAACTTCGACTCCAGCAAATATAGTAGCTGCGTCAGTAGGGATAAGCGTATTATATAGTCTCTTCATGATAAAACCTTGTTATGTAATTACCGAGCGGCTAGCTCGTATTGCATCCATTCGTGGTCCAATAATATTGTTGCATTCGGATGAATGACATGTTTCAATATTAATATCCCAGTCTTGCATGCGATATATTGTACCACTTCCGTCAGTGAACCCTTTAGGATGGCTGTAATCATATGAGCGCTGAATGTCTTGTGTGAGTTGACGCTTCATTTTTATTGCGCTGTTTGTATCAAGCGGCCCAATGTTTGCGGTTTCTACTCCACCGAGAAACACTGCAATAAATGCTACTGTTGATCCAAGTCCTGCTTCCATTGTTTTATCCTTTGCATTTCTAACTGTTGGTGATATCTTGTTAATCAACGAAATTGCAAACGCTGGATTAACTTGCAGTTGTTTGCTTTCGTTGATTAGTGCTATTAAGTTGCGCATATTTTCTATATTGTTCATAGCTAAATCCTTTTTGGTATTTATCTACGTTATACTACTATACACAGCAACAAGCATATAAGCAACCTCTAATATCTCTATAGTACAATTATAAAGATATTAGAGGTGCTGTCTTGCATATTAAAAGTCCCATAAATTATCCGGCAAATTAGGAACAAACGTTTCTTTTTTCTTTTTGATCCATTGTTCTGCTTCTTCTTCGCTTAACACTTCTGGTGCAATCTCGGCAGTTACATCAAAGTGGTTGCCAAATTGCGTACTTGCATTAACAGCTTTTTTGCCGATGTTTAGACGAGTTCCAATAACCTGCATCCAGAATCTGTGATATTCTTCAATCTTAGCCAAGCTTTTCTCTTTATCTTTAAGACCGAATACTTCGTCAACTACATCTCTAAATGTAGTGCGTTCAAACTTTTCGTCAATAAGCATATACGGAAATTTACCGGCGTCATATTCTCTGTTTGCGCGTTGTGTACTTTCGATGTGCATCCAGACATTATGTCCCATTTGTAATGCATAAGAAAAACTGTCCCAGCTAGTACGACCTTCTTTACCAATTTTATTTAAGTCGCCAGGTGCGTAGATACAAATATCTTTAGCCAAGCAATGACGGCTAATAGGAGAATCTTCGAATGCAATTTTACGTATCAGGTGATCAAGTTCTGCTTGATTTTTTGCAATCTTGTGTGCGTCAGCAGTCTTGCGCTCGACAAACACTTCGCTAAATAATCTAGTATCATTTGAATACTTTTTATCATCGATACTCGGAGACATCATATAACTCCACTTGCCGCGGTCCTTGATTCTAATGCTGTGATATATTTGTCCGTTTGCAGTTGCAAGAAACGGACTTGCACAATCATATGTAATCATGAAGTTCTTGTTGTGATACTTGCGTACAGATCGTTGAATATCCGTTAGCAGTGTGGCCCACTCCAGTTTACTTGTACCAAGAAAGTGCATAACGTCGTGCAACCCTTCCTCAAGAAGACCATCGTGTATCATATGTACAAGCCTGCGCAGAATCAAATGTACATCACACATGTTTTGTCCACCCATTGCCCAACCTCTAAAATGCGTGTCGGGGTACTTTGCAGGATCCGAATAGTCTTTGAACTCGTTGTACCAATGATCAGCATCTGCATGGTTGCTGCCCTGTAACACATTTAGAACTTTGAAGTTGCCGCGCATATTGGCCATATAGTATTTTGCATTAATATGTGTTGCATCAACTGCATCTTGGTAACTATGAATATTCGCTGCATTTGCTGCCTTGGGATCCTGAAATGTCCAAGTTGGAATGTCCAACATCATTCCATAATCCATGTACTCTTCCATCCAGTTAACAACCAGCTCGCGCTTCTTTGCAGCTTTAGGACAGTCCGGGTCAGTCCAGTCGCCTTCCCATAGTCCTTTGGCGATTTGGAATCCTCCGGAGTCGCCTAGTAACCATGTGTTTTCTCTGTCTCTGTTGCGAACCATGTCTTCTTTTTCGCTGTGCTTGTTTACATCAAGTTCTGCGTGTCCTGCAGAGTACAGCGCCCATTTATAATTAAATGCACCTTTGTCGGGATTTAAAAAGTTAAGGGCTTCCATCTCGCCAAGCCCTTGGGGAATACGTGCTGGCTCTACATACTCCCCAAATCTTTGCTTGCCAATAAACGTGCCGTAGAATCCACTTATGCTAGGCAGAAACACAGCATAATCCTTTTGTGTTTCGGTTAAATTACTTTGCATTGAAATCCTTAAATGCCTGCTCTAAGCTGCTTACTTCTTTGGCAGACCAGTAACTATCAGCCTTTAGGTCTAATAATAGTTCAACAATCTCATCTTCTGATAATGTACTGCTGGTTGCTAACGTACTGGTTGAGTATGTAGGACCTCGGTGGGTCCCGGTCCCAGGATAACCAGGTGACCTAGGATAACTAGGAACAGTTGGATAGCCTCCTGGGTAGACGGGGTACGGGTTCATCTTCATTGTCCGAAGTTCTTGTTCGAGTGCATCCATTCGATCAAGCAACGTTTCGAGCGGTCCTGAAATATCTTTTTCAGTTTCTGCAATAGCAGCAATCATCATAAAGTTCTTTAATGCTTTTTTTACTGCCGGGTTGTCAGATGCAATAGCTGCGTCAAGCATTTTAGCAAAAGCTTTAATATCAAAATTGTCCATTTTTAATCTCACTTCTGTTGTGCTGGGAGTATGTAATCGTACTTTGTCATGCCGCTGTCGACAGTGATCTTCATAGCACCGTCGTTGGTGATACTTAGAGTCTTGTCACCAACTAGTCCAAGAATGGCCAATGTCTCTGTTACAGGCCACGCCCATGTATGAGTCAATGATCCTTTGATGTTGTGCTGGAATGTAAACTTTCCAGCATGTGTATTTAAGTCTCCGAAGTAAAAGTTCAAGCTTTCATCTTCTGTCTTAACTTGAAAAACTGTTTCTTCTGGGTGCGCGCCTGCCATCAGCTTCATACGAGCAACACTTGCCGCAGCAGGTTCAAATGATACATCCCAGGAGTTGCCTTTGTATCGAACATTCTTTAGTTTTTCTTCAATGATTGCTCTATTCATAAAGCGGTAATCGTTCTGGAAATCGCCCGCAGCATTTTCAAAATGTATGTGTGTGGGCATCTTTACACCATTTCGCTCTTCCTGTTTAACTTCAATGTTTGCATTGCTCTTGTATTCTGGATTCTTAAGGTGATAAGAAAGCTTGCCCAAGTCTGGCATACCAAACACCCCGGTAAATTCAGAAACAGGAGCATGTGTTACTGCTGTTAAAATAACAGCACGGTCGTCTGTTAACGCTTCAACAATAGTAGTATCTTCTGCTGTTACTTTTAGTGTGGTTATAAAGCCCAAGCTGTGAGTGTGGCTTATAATGTCGAGTAGAATATCTTTCATGTATGTCTCCATTTATACTTTTATTATATATTAGTTTTGTTTAATAGTCAAGGTTTTTTACGAACTATCTTATTATAATCAACTGCTGCATTAATTGTATTTAGATTGATTTTTTTATCCTTGGCTATTTTTAATAGGGCCCTTGTATCTTTTGGAAAACACATCCCGCCCCATCCTCTAGAATAATCAGGATCAACAAATGAATGGCTTGCTCCTATTCTTGTGTCGTCTGTTATTCCTTGCCGTACGCTATCAAAGTCAATATCATATTCTAAGCAAAGATCGTATACCTCGTTGAAGAAACTAACCTTGGTAGCCAAGAATGCATTTCTAAAATATTTTGTAAGTATAGCTTCTTCGACCGACATTAATAAAAACTCGGACTTCTTATTTCGAGACTTGTAAAAGTCTCTCCAGAATATAACACTTTCTCCTGCAAGTATAAATTGAGTAGTGAGAAGTAAGTCGTTAACTGCTGACACTGCCCTTAAAAATTCAGGACTAAATGTTATAAAGTGATCTGGAAATTCTCGTCGTATTTTTTTCCATCCCTTGAGGTCAATTGTACTCTTAATCAATACAGGAGCATCCACAGGCGTTTTAGACAACACATCAAGTATGTTTGATACATCGCATGCACCGCCACCTTTAGACGGAGTTGAAACACAGCATATTACGCCCGTTACATTCTCTAATTCGTTTAATTGAGTGTTATTATGAAGTGGGTCGACTATTATTAGATTATTGTGTTGCTTAAATACATCATAATGGGCCTGCCCTACAAATCCAAATCCTGCTATAACTATCATTGTGCTATCCTGGCCTCCTGGTAATACGATAATATCTCAAACGTGTCTTGCCACTTTTTAATTGAAACAACTGTACCGATTGATTTGTTTCTTATTGCAGCAGCAAGCGGATAATCATTACCACCCGGTGTTGTCTTGTCGCCAAAGAAAAATAGCTTATCTTTGCGAGGAGTAAACTTAATTTTTTTAAGTACTTGCCTCTTATCATAGCCTGTTTCAGAAATATCGATACCAGTTTCGCCACCAATTAAGGCTGTGCAATTGTCTGTGGTGACAAAACAGTTGTTAAATCTTTTTACAATATGTTCACGTTCGTGCGTGCGATTATCAAATTCAATATAAGCAGCGCGCTGTACGCTGTTAGCTTTTCTGCCTACTGTACTAAAGTTAGCTGACCCGGGCCGTGATTCAATGTGGTTACCAGTCTTTTCAGGGCACTGACTAGACTGTCCTACTTCTATTAAATGGTCTACTACGGCTGCTGACATCTTCCAGGGGTTAGAATAAACATGTTGGTTACCTTTCCAAACATCATTTCCTGAACAATTGAATACCATTGCAGCACTGTTGTAGATCGGTTTGCCTAGTTGTTCTATTGTCTTTTCTCTGTCAGATCCGGTTACTAGATATACTTCGTTATCTTTACAAAATGATAAAAAGAAATCTTTGTATTCGGTATCTATCATTCCTCTGCTTGGTGTCAGAGTTCCATCTACATCAAATATAAATTTATTCATTTGGTCATCTCCGCTGCTGTTACTCGCTCTCGCAAGTTGCTGGTACTAAATCTATGATTGCGTTTGTTAAAGTGCAATTGTATACCTCGGCTTTCACATTGGTACTTGCCACTAAAGCTTTTGTCTTTGTACTCATCTCCTAGGAATCGTACATCCAGTTGAAATAGTTCTAGTATGTCTATTAAGTCTCTTTCAGTTTGATAAGGAACAATTTCATCAACAAACTTTATTGCGTTGAGTTGTGCATATCTTTCGACCAGCGTTTGCACTGGTTTATTTTTTGTTTCAGGCCGGTCGATTGTAGGATCGGTTTGCAACCCTACAATCAAATAATCACAATTGTCTTTAGCTTCGCGCAACATACCAATGTGTCCGGCATGCAACAAATCAAAAGTTGAAAACGTAATACCTACTCTCATGCTAGTCTCCAAAATCAAATAGTGAGCTAAATGTATTGTTTAATAGTGTGCTTTGTAAATCATAGTTTAACACACCAATCAGGTTATCCAGCTTGTTGTCAATGATTGCAGACTCCATTGCATTATCATCAAATGGCAACTCTTTAAACCATTCGGGTAGACGTAGTTCGTCTACTGGAAAAGCAACACTGGTATATCCTAGCGGATTGGGCTTTACTTTACAAACAATAACCTTCATACCGTCTACAATCTCTTGTGAATACTTATCGCCATTCATACGCTTTAGTGTATTCCAGTTGATACTTGCTCGAACGTGCCCGGGCATGTTTGCTTTTCCTAAACTTGCTTCCTTGCGTTGATACGCCTGGATATTATTTGCACGTTTAGGAGAACCTTTTTCATATCCAGGACGATCCTTGAACTCTTTTCTAAATTTAATAATTGCATCTAGAACGTCTTGCTCTGGGTGCTTTAGAAGTACCATAGTCAATAATTCACTTAGGAACTTTTGCATAAACACTGGAGTGTCTGATCTTTTAAGATCAAGTCCTAGTGCTTTGATCTTTCCTGGCTTACCGTCAACATCCTTGCGTTCGCCTTCATTGTCGACTACTAGCACTGCATACCTTTTCTTGGTAATGAATAATCCTGCTTCTGCAACAATTTCTCTACCTGCTGCAATAACTTCGGCACGCTTCTTTGGACAATGAAATGATGCGCCCATGAACGCCGGAAATGACTTGTTGGTCTCTTCAGCTATCTGATCATACAGTTTAATAACACTGTCAATACCCCAGGGTACTTTTCCTGCATCGATATCTTCTTTTAACATGTTGTACGCACTGAAATACACCGAGTTATGGATTAGGATGTTGTTAGCAAAGAACCAAGGCTGACTACTATTTTTCATTCCTATGTCGTATACGTATTCGTCGTTAGCTTTTTGAACTCTAGTAACTCTTTTAACTTTGCCTCGAGATAGACTTAGTTTCTTAGATCCAACCCCATCCAGGAAGTCCTTTACTGCAACAGCAACTTCCTCTTTAGTGTTTGCTGATAATATCTTGATTAATTTATCTTTCATTCGTTCCACCATTTTAATATTTGTTGTTCTACTAGTTTAGTATTTGCTGTGTAGTGGCTATCCCACACTACCATTACATCGAATCCACGTTTTTTTGCTTCTTCTAATTTAATTTTATCTCTGGACCATACTTCTTTTGCTGTTACTCCTGATTGTTTAATGATAAAATCTAAATTATATTTTTCAGGTATGATGAATATTAAGTGTTATTATAATATCGCCTTCGTCAATTTCCTGAGGCTTAACTTCTATTAATTCACCGTTGCGTTCGACCATTACTGAATGATCTTCGGTTACTGTAACTATATTGCCGTCCGAATCCTCAATTTCGTATAAGTCCTTGGAGACTTTGTGGCGATACACATAATTAATATGACCCATATATGGTTCGTTGCGTTCTCTATCGTATGACATTACCATTACATTGTCGTCGTGTGCGTATTCCTTGTCTCCATTTTTAGTTTTAATTTCCAGTCTATTGAATAAGCTTTCGATGGTCATATCCCCTAGTGAAGTCTCAATTACCGAATCTGCTATACAGGAATCAGTGTCACCGTAAATAACAGACTTACCTACATGATCATAATCGCCTGTGATGATCTCGTTGACCTTTGCACTCATATGCTTAACAATCTGCCTACCAGTTAGTGTAGTTGATTGTCCAATACGCTTGTCAAAGAATCTACAACCTGGATTAAGAATAGCACCGTACACATTGATGTTCAGTTAGAGTCGTTAATTCCAACCCGCCTTGCGGCCGCTGCATGTTACCATGCAGATCAGACTATATCACCATCTATGTTAACACAGATGTTCCCCGTTTCCACTCACTTGAGTGTACGTCTTTCGACTAGTCGTTGAACCTTCCTAACGCATTAGGCTTGGCTGCTGATTGTCCTTATAGGAGTTTCCAGCAATTAGAGGAATTATTCGACCATTGTCGCCAATGGAAGTCGCAGTACTTTACGAGTTTAGGTTAATCTTCTTGACTAGTTGGCGTTTATCCCAAAATGTTATTTGATCTAGTATGTAGTCCTTGTCATTAGAAATGACCTTGTTATCCTTGATTCTTAAATTATGGTTATCAAGATACAGCGCAATCTTTTTTGGATCGCCGTTACTAATTAGTTGATTAAGTTTTTTGATATCTATCACTGAGTATTCTCCTTTAAGTTATATTCTTCTTTAAATTTAAAATCTAGTAGTTTATACAAGTTTATTCCGATACTTGTTAAGTTTGCCTCTTTATACTTTGTTCTAAAGGCATGTGTTTTTAAGTTATTATTAAAATGCGGGGCTTTTATAATACCCGTGTTTAGTTCCTTATATGAAAGAAATATATTATTTCCTTCCAGGTATTTTAGAATATATTTTTTTCCTACTATTATATTATTTTGATGTAACAGAACAATGACTTTATCAAGTGATTGCCCGTCATAACACACGTGAATCTTTTTATTTACTCGATGTTCTTCTAAGAATACATATGTTTTTTTAACTATATCGATATATTTAGATTTCTGACAATCATTAATATAAGTAAATCCTTGATGATTAATTCTTCCTTTAATAAAGCCTGTTGGTATTGCTACAGAATTGTCTATTCGAAGTTGTTCTTTGGTATCAGGATTATAGCACCAAATAGTATCCGATACGGTTGACTCGTACCATGCAGGATTAATATACGGAACGTAGTCTGCAGATACTTGTTCAGGGTGTAACATTCTTACATTACCGTCAACGTCTTGATAAAATTTAGTCCCTTTGTTTTTATTTTTAATTTTAGTTTTAGTTTCTTCAGAATGCGTGTAACCAGATCGTTGAGTCACAATCTCTCCGGTTTTCCATCGAACATCGTTTCTGTCAGCCCAAAAATTTGTATTATCATATACATTTCGTGCAGGCGATTTACCTATGATAGAATTCTTTAATGCCAACAAGTGTTCCGGACTTCGTTTCCTGCCGCTGTTCGACTTTGAAATTGCTAACGCGATCTCTTTTCGTCCGTAATTATACAATACACTATTATACCCGCATCGTTTCATTAGATTAAAAGAAAACCACATTTTTGGAGATCTTATAAACTTTGCTAACATCCAATGAGCAATAAAATGTTGGCGCCCAGTTAACAAAACTATATTCCTCTGATTTTTTATATGTTTAGGGAATAACGACCTTGGAAGTATGTGATGCTTTTCGGTGTATACGTCTTTTTTAATTATCTGAGTTTTACAATGCTCAATAAACTTTAAATATCTAAAAAGATACAGTTCATTTTTGCTCTCGGGTCTTAGATATGATAGATAATTCATCCAATATACCTCCATATATAGTTTATTTATCATTTATTGTATACTTTTTAATATCTTCGGCTAACGTAGGATTAATATTAATGCCAGAATTAAGTCCCTTCCATAGCTGTAGCATACCTTGAAGCTCCTTGCGTTCTGAGTACCACCTTTTTAACAGTCCGGGAATAACAGCTTCGAACTCGTGAGTAAATATTGTTCCATTAGCACTAATCATCCATGGCATGTTGCTGTCGAATATAACACTGTTTACTTCGGCAGCACTCAACACATCACTGCGGCCGTCTTCCCAGTCAATAGCAATGTCAACATCTCTACGCTTTTCCATTACGGCTGCATATTCCAATGTACCAAAATGACCTTCCCATGCCGCAGCAAATGATTTTTTCTGCAACGTCATTGCATTGTGAACCATTTCGTCTGTCTTAATAGGGCGAAGCTGTCCAATAATGCTTTCTGGTGCCATGTTAAGTGCTCTAATTACACTTGGATACAGCGAGTTAAGGTCCATTGATCCTACAGAACGATGCAAGCCTTTTTTAGGATAAGCAACGTATGCACCGGCAGCTTGTGTATTGCCTTCGTGCTTGCGTCTGTTTGGAACCTGCATACCGCGCTGGTGAGCTTCATTGATAATTGCCTGTTCGGTAACTGCAACTGCCCCCATTGTGGTTTGCAGTAACACAGTATTATCGTGCGCAATTTCATTGGCTAGATCAATAAATCTCAATTTCTTATCCAGCTTGTCTAGTAATGCAGTATCCTGTCTGTTGTATTCAATAAACTTTTCAAAGTCATTATTGTACAACTGATCCAGTGTTCCTTCATAAACTGTTTTGTTTTCGCCAATTTCCATTTCGCCGATTGCATCAAGTCTGTATGTATGACGTTCTTCGTAAGTATACTTTCTGTACAGTTCAAGACTGTCAAGGTGTACCCGGCCGGAATAATCAAAAGTTGATGCAGTCTTGCCATACTTTTCAAATTCTCTCTTACGTGGGAGTTGGTCCCACAATGAAAACTTTCTAGTATCGTTCTTGCTTAGTATTCTAGATATACGGTTTGTGGTATATGGAACATCGTATCCTTCACTGTTCCAGCCACTGATAATATCAGCATCCTCAATTAGTTCAAGGAATACTTTTAGCATTTCTCGTTCGCCGTTACCTTCTTTGTCATTGGGAAACAACATCACTTGATCGCCCCATCGTTCTTTGCACATTGCTTCTGCTTGATCCAACGGAAGACCTCTGGGCGGCATTGCTACAGTGATAAGTGCATCTATCCATTGTAGGTATACTGTGATTGCTGTAATTGCCATAAACGGATCCGACGGCGGAGCAAATCCTCTTTCGGGATCAAAGTCAGTTTCGATGTCAAAGAAACACACATTTAGCTTGGGGGCGTCTTGATTCTCGTAGTTTTCGCTTAGACACTGGAATATGGGATTAATATCGGACTCAAATAATTTCTTGTCTCGATTTATTGCAAGTTCTTTTCGATAGTCTTTTGTGCTCTTGCAAACAATTTTAGTTAAAGGATCTCCAAATATACTTTTGTACTTTCCTTTAGGGTCTTCGTAGTAAAATGTGTACTTTACAGGATAGTCAACAAACTTGCGTTTGCCATTGTCTGTTCTCTCAACAACTCTAATTACATCAGCGTTCCGGTCGAACATTGCATCGACGTATGACATTTATTTCTCCACGCTGCTTTTGGCCAGCATACCATTAACCTGCTCGTATAGTGAGCGATTCTGTATACTATTTACTGTTTTTTAACATGTATAATGTAATTTTTGGATCATTTACAACCAGCAGATCACTTGGATACTTCCTGTCAGGATAAGTGCGACCGATCGCTGTTACGTTGATCATTTTTGGATTAAGTTTTTCAACTACTGCAATACTTAGTGCGTTGCGGTCGGGATAAACAACAGTGTCACCGACCGCAACTATATTACCAAGAATGTCCTTGTGTACAGGAATTTCTTTAGGCATCTGTGTCGTAACCAGTAATTGCAAGTATTGCTTCGAGATCTTCAAACTGATCCTGGTGCTTGTCCCAGTCACGATTCTTTGCTACTCTAATTGCTTTATTGATAAGACTTGCCTTGATATCAAGTTCTTCTGCAACTGCTTTAACGGTGTCTTTCAATCCGCCGTTTAGATCTTCTACTTCCTGAAGGACGCCAACGCCCTCTTTGATTAGTCGCTCTAGTTTATCTTTTTCTTCGGGTCCATAGACTCTATCGCTCATTAAATATCTCCGTTATAATTACTTAACTATAATAGATAAACGTGGTTCTGTCAATGTTTTTATTTAATAAATGCACCAATACGCCCGTGTAAATCAGGGTAGTCACGGTACTTAAATCCAGCCGGCGGAGTTGTGTCTTCGTCATGCCACACAGGAATAAAGTGTTGTATGTCACCGTCAAAGTCTTCGTTGTGTCGTAAGTGTACTTCGATGAGATTACCATCAATGAATTCGCAGTTAATCCAGTTGTATCGTGGAATTATACTATTAAGAATAATTGGACACTGCACTTGATCATCAACCCGTTTCCACTCAGACCACTTTGTAAATGTATCTTCTTCTTTGATACCTTCTACACATAGCTTTTGCAATCCGTTGTTGTAGTCCACACTTAGGTGTTTGCCCTCGAACCATTCGCACCAAAAATATCCTAATGGCAATGTTGTGGTGTCATCGTCTATCCAAACCTTTTGCGCCCCTAGTCCAAGGCCCAGCATATTCACACACGGTCTAACTATATAGTAACCTGGCACAGGGACATCTAGTCCAACCGGTCCACATATATACCCTAATTTTCTTGATAGTATTAGTTTGTCAAGAACCCATATGTCGTCGGCATCGATAGTTTTCCAAACCAGGTCCTCGGCGCTATCTTCTAAAATCATTTTGAAGAAGTACGTGTTTCCATAAACTTCTTGTGGGCAGTATGTTGCGCCTTTGCTAATTTCTGTTTGTAACTGTTAATTTGAGATTCTGACATGCCTGTTGCAATAGGAGGCATCGGCTGCGGCGCAGTAGGAGCAGGCGACATTACCTTTGGATCAGTTTCGAGTGCATGATACACACTGTCGATATAATCTGCTGCCATTGTAATTTTGGATTGCTGCCATGCTTCGAGGCCTTCTTCTTCGGTAATATTTGCCAACAGCTTGTTCAACAGAATAGAATATTTTCCAATCTTATACAACTGCGCCCGTGCCATTTGCACTTCATGATCGCGCTCTGCTTCGTCAGCAATCATACCAAGTCCTTCGTTGGTGGTTTCTGCAACGCCTGTTGACGAAGCTGACCCGGTATGTTTTGCATTAGAATTACCACGGCTTGTTTTTTTAATTGTCATTGTTTTCTCCGGAAACTTTAATATATTTATCATTTTGTTTACGCAGTACAAAATATAGAATTACTCTTTGTTGATAGCAGCTAGTCTATCGCCCATTTCTCTAATTAGGTCTGCTTCTGATTTCTTCTTTTCGACTATCTGGGGCACAACTGGTGAAGGGGTGTTATTATTAGCTCTTAACATTTTATTTTACGCTTTCTTCTTTTTAGATTTCTTTGGCGCATGACCAAACAAGCTGTCCTGGTCTAGTGCATTCTTTGCAGTACCGTCTGCATTGCGCTTTTGCATTGTGTTCATGCTGCCTGCAACAGATGCAATACCGCCTGCACTACTCGCGCCAGCACTTGCTGTTTCTGTAACTATATCATTAATTTTCATTTTTATCCTACTAATTTTCCGCCGAGTGGGTGCGGCCCGCGTTTCTTTTTTGTTGGTTTTGGATCGCTGTCTTTTGCATAGTCACCGTCCTTTTGCTTGTACATTTCTAACATCTCTGTTGCGTCGGCGCGACTGTACGTCTTGTTTTCGACATAACTTTTCAACTTAACCGCTGCTACAATTAACACCACTACTACGGCTAGCTCTACTCTATTTTCTACAAGCCAAGCTGCAATCTCTTCACCTACTAGTTCTGTAACTTTGTCCCAGGACCATTCAGCAGCTTTGATTGCTCCTGCACTAATTAATCCCCACTTGAACGCTTTCTTTGCCAACCATTTAATCAGCGGAACACCGCCGCGCTTGATTGCAAAACCAAATACCCATCTTGCTGCAATTGCTCCGCCACCTACTACAAATGGTGCAATCTCATCAAGGTTCTCTTCTTTAACACAATTGTTGACGCGCTTGCCGCCTTTGCCTTTTTTAGTTCCGTCTTTGCGGTAACCCTTCCAGCATGTGATTTCATCTATTTTCATTTTGACTGCCTCATTCCGGTAATAACAGCATCGGGCCCGTATTGCGCCAACAGTGCTTTCCTTGCTTCGTTCATGTTTCTTGCAGAAATCTGTACTGGTATCCACTGGCTGTAATATTTTTGCCGCACCTTGACATTGGCTATGAATATAGCAAATCCGGCTGCTGTACTGAATTCTCTTATTAACATACTAGTATTTATTCCAATCAAACAGCTTTGTAGAATAAAGGTCGCTAATGTCATGACCGCCGTCGATGCATGCTTGTTCCATCATGCTTCTTTCGACTACAGCTTTTTTACCATCGCTGCGCAAAAAAGGCGGGAATCCGTCAATGGTTACTGTGTTTTTAAATTTTTCAGCTTCGATTTTGGTTTGATTAGTTCCGACATCCACAGTAGTATTAACACCCTTGACTATCCTACCATCTTCATTTAGCAAGTCGCTGATGTTCATTTCCGTGCACGGCCTCTAAATTGTACAGGATTACTGTACGGATTAGCATTACCAAACCACATACCCATCCACTCTTTGGTTCCAGGGTGAATGTTTTCGTTCTTTTCTCTTGCACGGTTGTCGACAGCAACCCGAAGTGGGTCTTCAAACTGTATCTCGGTATATCTATCCTGTCCTGTTATACCCGCTAGTCTTTTAAGATCCTCGACATCCATCATACTCTTAATTCCGTATCCGGTGTCTTAAAATTTTTCTTGCGCATAACCGTCTTAGCAACAAGATCTAGTTTTCTGTTTTTATTGTCCCAATTCAAAACAAACGGAAGATTTATGTCAGTTTGCATGTCTTTGATAACAGCTTGTGCGTCTGGCCCCATTTTTGCAATTGCTTTACCGTGTTTGCTATAAGTTGCTCTAAACAATATAACTAATTCTTGTATGGTAATCTGTGTTACATTTCGTTGATCGTTTACTCTGTCTAAGAAGTGTCTAGTAAATTCGACATCAATTCCTAGTCTTGCAAACAACTTGTCAAGATACTGTTCTAGCTTTTTTAGAAGTGCAGGAGTAACAGGTGCGTGCGGATTGTCGGTTTGTTGTTGTTTCTTAGGCTGTTGTTGCATTGCTGGCAGATCTGGCACAGATGCGTCTTCGTCAATAGTTTCTTTTTTACGTATCAAGAATTCTGTCATTCTTCCAACTTCGTCCCAAACAAATTCAAAGTTATTCTGCGTAGCAAACCGCTGAACTATTTTTTTGTACAGCGATGCTCTGCTGTCTCTAATTTTAGGATCTTCTGCTGCTGCTCCTTCACGCCTTGCTACAAATGACATGCTCTGTGCGTCTGGTCGCGTCTTTAGAAAAGCACCAATAATACTCATTACTGTAGAAAAGATGGCGAACTCGTCGCCATCTCCGCTACGCTTTATACTGCCGCCCTTTTGAAAAGATAGTTCAAAGTTAGGACTATCTTTTGACATTGCAGCAATTGCAACTGTAACTGCACCGGCCTCTTTGGTATTAAATTGTGCTGTTAGTGCATCCTTGCTATTTTTTGTCCATTGCCAATTATATGGACGGTCGAATACTTCTGTAATTGTACTTTGTTTTGTGCTAAGTCCTGCGCGCACAGCTTCGTACATCGCTGCTGTAAGCGCGTTGCTAACGACTGGCACTCCTTTACTGAACTCATTAAGGTCGCCGTCTGTTGCAGCTTGTCGCAGCTTGCTAGAACTCATACCTGCGGCATCGAGTGCGTCAGGGTCTCGTGCGCCTGCGCTTACAATATGAATGTTACTAAAGTTGTATTCTCTTCCGTTGTATTTGTGAATTAGTTCGGCAAATTCGTCAATGCGATCTTCCCCAGCAACATAAATTACACTGCTGTATCCACGTGCTTCAACTGACTTCAATGCTTCGATGATTGTGCGAACATTTCTATCGCCAACTGTAACTTCGGGAAAAAACTGTTCTGCAAAACTCAGCTTGGTATCAAAATCCAACGGATCAGTTTTACCTTTTTGTGTATGACTCAAGAACATAAAACTGTCACCGGGTAAGTTTGACATTGCTTCGGCCAGTTTTTTGTGGCCAATTGTAGGAGGGTTCATACGACCAAACGCAACAACCGCAGTTTTGTTGCTATTTTCAAACAGACTTCTTAAATGCATTAATATTCTCCAGCTCGTAAGTTTTCAACTTCGTCGGCCAAAAGTTTGTTAACACATTCCATTTTGTCTGCTGGTGACATTACAGTTTCGGGTCTGCGATTAATATTAAACTTTTTAACATATTGCTTGATTGCAATTTCAATAATTGGAATAAAGTTTTTTTTATTATACTTGCCACCGCCTGCTACAACTTCTTGTACATCTAGTAATAGTGGATACAAGTGTTTTCTATAGAACCCAGATTCGTTTTTCATATAAGAAATTAGATCATCTGCCATGTTCCACGGCAGCGGTGCATTGGGATCGAGATCAGACATGTCTTCGATTTCGTTAATTTTCATAATTATTCCTTTGCACTAATTTCTATGTCAAAGTTAGTTAACCCTGAGTCGAATACCTTTTCTGCAATTGACTCTGCAAGTGCGTGACTATCTTCGTCACCGAGTGCTTCACTTATTGCAATGCGCAACACATTTTCTCCGTGTATACTTTCCTCAAGATTGTAATCAATTTCGTCTTCAGTAAGTGGTATGTTTGCCAAATTTATAATTGATTCAACAACTGCACTTTCGTCCAACTTGCCCTCTTTCCAAATTATGCTTATAAAGTTATCCATGTTTTTGCCTCAATGATTTAGTAGTACACTTGATACTGTTCCGTCGGTCCAGTTGTTTATTATTGCTCTTACCCAAACATAGTTCCCTGTAAAGTTCTTAATATAAGACCCATTACTTTCGTTGCTATTAGTGGATAAGCTAGCATGGGTTGATTCAGCAACTGAAAACCAGTCAGATTCTGAAGGATTAGTTTCGAGTGTTGCTTGCATTACAACAGTTCCTATCAGTTCTACTACGCTGTATTGTACAGTATGTACTCCGTCGGATCTTCCGTAGAAGCCGTCGCCTTTGTATGGTTCTCCGATGACATTCTGGGGACTTCCGTCCCCAGAATATGATTGACCAGATAATATGATTTTACTATTCGACATATAACTATTTATCTATATCTCCTTTGTACACCAACTTATCTATTCTGCTTATATTTTTACTAATCATTAACTGGAGTAACAAGATAATGTTTTCGTCTTTGACAAAAAAGTATTGACCTTGTATCCATGATGTACCAACACGCAAATTTTCAAGCAAGATTGATCCTATCTTAACTTTGTCAGTGTTATTTTTAATCCAACTAGCAAGCGACGGCGAGCCCGGTTCTCGTCCGAGTGTTATTTTATAAGGAAACTCAGTAGGCTTGTCAACGATAATTATATCTGCGTTGTTTGTTAGAAACTTTACAACAGACTTGTCTGGTTCCCAAAGTTCTACTTCATTACTGGTTATTTTTTTACTTATATCAAGTAACATCTGCTTGTCGTTAGAGTAAATTATCATAGTGCGGAACTCACAGCGCATCAGGTATCCTGATGCGCTGTGTAGTATATGATATATTGAATCAGCCTCTTCGATTAACCTAATCTCAACATCGTCACCTGACCTGAAGCGCCAAGCAATTATACGCTGGCCTGCGTTGTATCTTTCAAAATATTCATCGAGCTGAGTCCTTGCAAACTCTAGGTTTCCACCACGTTGTCGTTCTGTACGAAAGATATGTGAAACAGGGTTTGAAACTTTTAGTTTGTAAAGATACTTTTTATAGTGTAGCTTCTTAGACTCCAGCAGTTTCAGATTGCTCATGTGCAGTTACCTTAATATCAATTTTGCTATCGGCAACGCCAATATTAATAGTTCCGCCGTTCTTAAGTTCGCCGAATAGCATCATTCTCGACAACGGACGCTTGATGTCCTTGTCAATAACACGCTGCAAAGGTCTTGCACCCATCTTTGGATCAAAGCCCTTGTCGACAAGATAGTCCAATGCTTCGTTGGAAACAGTAACGCTGATACCCTTGGCTTCTACTTGCTTTCTAAGTTCGCCAAGGAATTTCCCAACAATCTTTAACATGACCGGTTTACCTAGTTTGGAAAACGTGATCGTGGCGTCAAGTCTGTTACGGAACTCAGGGGCAAAGAATTTCTCCATCTCGCTACTATCGTACTCTCTTTCCATAGAGTCTCCAAAGCCAATGTTGTTCTTCTCGGCATCTTTTGCGCCCAAGTTGGTAGTAAGGATCAACACACAGTTGCGCGCATCTGCTTCTTTGCCGTTGGACCCTGTTACTTTGCCATTGTCCATAAGCTGAAGCAACACAGATGTTACGTCTGGATGCGCTTTTTCAACCTCGTCTAGCAACAGCACACAGTTGGGATTTTCTTGCAGCTTTACAATTAGTTGTCCGGCATTGTCATCAAATCCGACGTATCCCGGCGGAGATCCAATGAACTTGGAAAGGCTGTGCTTTTCTTGATATTCTGACATGTCAAACCGTACAAGCTTTACACCAAGGTGATGTGCAAGTTGCTTGGCAGTCTCTGTCTTGCCTGTGCCTGTAGGACCCATAAACACAAAACTGCCAACTGGCTTGTCGTCTGGCTTTAGCCCGGCTTGGTTGACAAGAATCTTGTCAACAATGTTGTTGATTGCTTCATCCTGTCCGTATACACTGCCTTTGAGATTTCCCTCAAGGTGTACAAGATTTGATGTTTCTTTTTCAGCAATACGGTCTTCGGGGATGTTAACAAGCTTTGCAAGTTCAAACTGCACATTTGTTGCATTTACCACACAGTCTTTTTCTTGCTCATTTACTTTAAAGCGAGAACAAGCAACGTCAATTAGATCAATTGCTTTGTCTGGAAGCTTCTTATCTGGCTGATACTTGATACTTAGTTTTACAGCCTCGTCAATTGCTTCATCTGTGATGGTAACATTATGGAAGTCTTCGTAGTACTTGCGGATACCTCTAAGGATATCCACCGACATTTGCTCAGACGGTTCTTCGACCCCTACTCTCTGGAAGCGACGCATTAGCGCACGGTCCTTTTCGAAGTACTTACGATACTCTTCCCAAGTTGTTGATGCAACAACCTTGATGTTGCCTTTGCTAAGTGCAGGTTTAAGCATGTTGGCAAGATCGTTTGCACTGTTTTGTCCACCTGAGCCTGCACCGCTAATCATGTGTGCTTCGTCGATGAACATAATAGTTTTGCCTTTTTTCTGCAATGCAGAAAGCACAAGCTTGAAGCGTTCTTCAAAGTCGCCTCGATACTTGGATCCTGCAAGCATTGCACCGATATCTAAGCTGAACACTTTGTACTCTAGCAAAAACTTCGGAACATCGCCGTTTTGAATACGCCATGCAAGTCCTTCGGCAATAGCAGTTTTACCCACGCCCGGATCGCCAACTAGCAATACGTTACTTTTACTTCGTCGCCCTAGTGCTAGCGCAACTTGTTCAATTTCGTCTGTACGACCAATAACGGTATCAATTTTCCCATCAATTACTTCTTGGTTAAGGTCTGATGTAAACGCCTTGAGCGCTTTGTTAGCAGGCCCTGCATTCTCGGGGCCTTTGCCGCTGCCATCCTCAGTGACATCATCGCTAATATACGCAAGAAACTTTTCTTTGTCGATGTCTGCTTGCTGTGTAACAAAGTATGCATACGACCGCTTTTCGGTTAACAAACTAATAAACACATCGCATACTTCAATTTGGTCGCGCCCTTGAAACAGTATCTGCGCAAATGCACGATTTAATACCCGCTCCACAGTTTGTGTTTTTTTAGGCTTGTAATTTTCCTCATCTGTTTTGATGTCGGCTAACTTGTTCTTAACATAGTTGTCTAAGTTAATCTTCATGAGATCCGGAACTGCACCAAATCCTATAATAACATCTTTAAACTCTGGATCGTCTACCATTGCACTAAGCAAATGCTCCAGCGTCACATATTCGTGCTGATTATTTACAGCATCTTTTACTGCCGTGTCGAATACTACTTTTAACGCTTCACTTGGGTCAATCATATATGCTCTTTCTTGGTTCTACGCTTTTCAGCCATTGATAGTTTAAGTTTACTGACTCTATTAATAAATTGGATGCCATGTAAGTGGTCATACTCGTGTAAGAACACTCTGGCATCAATGTCATCAAACTTGGTCTCTACATTTATAACAGACTTTGAGTCGTCTGTCAACGTCTCAAATTCTACTATAACACTTATTGGCCGTTTGACTTTTAAGTACAATCCTGGATGACTAAGGCATCCTTCGACGCCTTCTTCTCTTACATTGCTTATACTTTTTATGTTTGGATTAATTACCACCAATGGCGAACCATAAGTTTTGTTTAGTATTGCTTTCATAACAAATATTTGTGCGTTTAACCCTACCTGGTTTGCACTTAGCCCTAACCCACTTTGTACATTCATTAAGTCTATCATGTCTAGTGCAATTGGCCCCGGATGCATTTTCTCTATGTCAAACGGTAACACCGGTGACTCGAGCAACACACTAGGCGCCGTTATTAATTTCATCATTTATATCTTTGATCCTTGTTAAAATGCCGTCTTTGAGAAGTACTGGAACTTTTCCTTTTAACACAACAAAGAAACTTCCAGTGGCACCGGTCTTTAAGTTAGGTAACCCGTGCCCTGCTACGTTCATAATAGTGCCGGGTTGTGTGCCTGCAGGCACATTAATTGCAATATTGTGACCTAATAATGTTTGAATATTTATTTTTGTGCCTAGTATAAGGTCAAGTACGTTGATCTCATATGTAGTATACACGTGATTTTTGTCTCTGTCAAACTTTTCGTGATTTAGTACATTTATGAATACCAACAAGTCGCCGCGCGGCAATTGACTAGCAGCATTGTCTCCGAGCCCTTTGTATCTAATTGCTTCGCCGTTTTCGGCACCAGGATGTATCTTAATAGTTGCAGTTGTATGTTCGCCAGTTGCTAATACATATTTTGCTATTATTTCTTTGCCGGATGCAACCTCTTCCAACGTGATACTAATAGCGATCTTTATATCTCTGTTGCGTCGTTGTACAGTGCGCTGGTTAAAGAATGATGAAAACATATCCTCAAAGTTGTTCGGGTCAATGTTCATTTCTTGTGCCGGTTGATCGTACGCACGTCGTTTGTCTTCGTCTTTTAAAGTTTGGTATGCTTCGTTAACTTCTTTGAATTTTGTTTCGTCGCCACCAGTGTCAGGATGATGTTGCTTGGCAAGCTTTCGATATGCTACCTTAATGTCATCCTGACTCGCTGTGTTAGAAACGCCTAATATGCTGTAATGGTTCATGCATATACTTATTGAAGGTTATCTGTTGTGCCTACCGGATCCGACATAGAGACCAAACCATGCAGCGCCTGCTCCTACGATAACAGAAATAAAACCGCTTTGTTCCAAGGTTGGGTCAGGCAACGCCAAGTACCATTCAATAGAACGATGCAATATGTAGATGTATATACCAATAAACAGTCTTGGAAATGGCCGCCAGGCATCAAATGCTCTAGCCATGTGTATCCATTTTTTATAAGGATTTGGCCCGAAGTCTTTTGCAGTAGCATCAACTTCTGAGTCTAGCTCGATTGTGCGACTGGGCAAGACTTGGTTGTGCGCGGCATCTTTGTTTGTAAGATTGCGCCTATTGCGAGAAACAAGTTCAACGTCTTCTGGAAATTCTCTTGGCATTGGTACCCTCCTAAATGCCGGTATTAGTCTATTATTACTGCTCCGTCTAGTGCCCTGATTGATTGATTGTAATAACGATTGTATGCTATAATAATTTGTTGTTGTTGTTCAACTAATGCCCGTATGTCTGATAAGTTCAAACTTAAATTTTCGTAGCCGGTGCCGGTAACTCCGAACACCACAACTGCTTCCCCCGATGCAGCAAGTTCTGACATCTTTTCTTCAAAGTTGTCGGGCGTAATAACTATCCATTCTACCGGCCGCGCCACTACTTCGTCTGCTTGCGGCAGTAACAGTGTTGGCCTAGCAACAGGAGTAGTTGAAATTTTTAGAACTTCTTGCTCAGGGCTGCATGCCATTAGTCCAAAGCCAAGGACACTCAGCATTAAAAGATGTCGCATCGGTTGCATTCCTTTCTTGTTGTGTTAGAGGCGCACCTGACAGTATTTCAAAACATCGTCCGGCACTTTCTGTTCCTCTGTTGATTAGTCTTTCGATTAATTCAGGTTTGCTAGCAGCCAAGAACCCAATATCAGAATCGCCTAGTTTTTCGGCTAGTAGATTGTTTTGTCTGCGTACATTTGCAAACTCACGATTTACACGGCGACTCTCTTGTTGAACAAGTTCGTAGTCCAGCTGTAATGAAACGATAGCAGCTTCGTTTGAGTCAACTGCTATCGTTAGTGTTGCATTATCGGCATTGAGAGCTTCGATTCTGCTCTGTGAATTTTGATAATACCAGTAAAATCCTCCACACAGTACTGCAATAACAATCAATAATACACCTGCTATTTTCATGTGTTTATCCTAGTAGCTTTTTTAATGTGTTTGGTCCAGCAATTCCGTCAACTACTAGTCCGGCACTTTGTTGCCATGCTCTTAGGTGCGCTTCGGTTCCGACTCCAAATATTCCATCGGCTGTAATTTCAAGTTCTTCTTGTATTGCCCGAACAGTTGGGCCTCTGCTTCCTATGCGCACTGTCTCAAATCGTACGTTAACTTCGCCACCAAGGACTGCAATAGCGTGATCCCAGTTCTCTATCCTGTGAGCCAACCCATTCCACCCACCGTTAATGGTTTTTGACAATTGTCTAACATCGCCGCTGTCGCAAAACTTGTTGAGATTGTTTTCTTCCCAGAACCAACATGCACTATCGACTGCACCTTTCTTGGTTCTTACATATACAGCAGCCTGCTCTGGCGACATTCTAACAGCTTTGCCAAATGCAGTATAGTTGTTTCTTCCAGTAAGGTGTAATAAGCCACCGCCTCTAAAGTTCCATCCGTCGTTGCTTGCTGCATCGCCATTGCCCATTCTGTTTGCATAAACTACGTTTGCAATAGCTCTTGGGCGACGGTGGTATGAGTTTGCATCACGTCCTGCCCTTTTAAAATACTTTGGAAATATTACATTTAATCTAGCTGCGCTATAATTCATATTTTCAGAAAGCTTTGCAAAGTTTCCTGATTCGTGACTGCATTGTGATATAAATCCGGCGACTCGATTAACTGTATCTATGTCCCAAAGTGGCAGGACCTCGTACATTGCATCATGCCAATCGTCTGCTTCGCTGTTACCTCGTAGTAGCTCGATGGTCATATTCTCTTCAAAATTAAATTTAAATGTCATTATCTATTCCTTGTTTATAGTCTTTCTAGGACTAACATGTGTCCGCTGTTTTCAAAGGTTAGTGTATGATCGCCAAACTTTGTTATATTATAATCGCCTATGTATTTTGTTAAAAACAATAGTTCGGCGTATGCATCCACGTTTATTCTTTCCTTTATTGCATTATCTATCTGTACACTCTCGCCAAACCCTTTGACTTTAAATACAACTGGGTCAGAAAACACTTTTTTTATACTAAGTGTTTGGTCGTGCGTAAGCGTTACTTCGTCTAAATAACTTCGGTTAAAGAAATTCTTAAAGTTGTTCATATTTGTTTCAGTTACTACAGATTCATAAGATGTCTTGTCAGTAGGAATACTATTTGTTAATTCTTCTACAGTAAGAGGTCTGCTTTCAAAACCTTTGTAATACCGAAATTCAAAGTCATTTCTTCCAGCAAGTTTTGAAACGCCATCCATTAATTCCATAATTTGTTCAACAACTTCTGGATCTCTTTCAATTTCAACAAACACTCGATACATGCCGTCGTCTTGTTCACCACTTGAACAATCAGCATCTAGTACAAAGCCGTAGCCCTTTTCGATAAATGCCACAAGGTCCTGTGCGGGTGCCTCTTCTCTTACAGTAAAACTTACAACAACAATGGATGAATCGTTTCCCATTTTACTACTGTACGAATCAATTTCAAAAACCTGTTCAACCATGTCATTTAAATCACGTGCGCCAAGACCCATTACAAAGCACCTCCGTTGTCGCCAGCAGCGTCCGGTGCTGCTTGATCTTCCGCCTCTGGTGATATCTCGTCCGGTAGTGCATTCTGCGGTTCTTCTTCTACATCGGCGTCTGTTATGTCATCCAGGTTTTCCAAGTTAGCAGCATACATGTCAGCAAGCAATTTCTTGGGCATGCGAATTTCAACAATCCATATAGGAGATTTTTCCATTTTTCCTTTTTTAGTACCAGTCCGCAAGTCGGCTTGAGTTCTTACTTTTCTTGGTTTTGCAATGTACGACTTTTCATAAGACACTTTACAGTCATAATCAAGAAGACGCTTGCCGCCCATTGGGTCTGGCATCTTATCTCTCTTCCAGAAAAATTTAGCTGAAATCCAATGTCTATCAATTGTTGGGCCAGCAGCAAGTTCGCCGTCTTGCCAATTTTTGTAAACGTAAATGTCGAGTTCATCGAGTACACGTTCGAAGTCTTTTAATACTTCAAACGCACTATTGCTTTCGTACATACCTTCGATGTTTTTAATTACATCTAATTCGTCAAGAATGTTGCTCATTAAAGTTCCTAAATTGTATTACTTATATTTATCATTTGTATTCAATGCGTGGTTTTAACACGACACTAGGGGATAAATATAAGTGCAGGGAATATAACGTCCTGTTAAGGACCAATCACTCTGTCAAACTGCCTACAGGAGGACTGAATGGGTAAAGCTAGAGCTAACAATAATAAAAAGCAATCGAACTATTTGAAAAATAATACCAACAACACAAACACTAATGTTGTTAAAATTAACAGTTTTCTTCCAAAGAAGAAGAAAACTGTCGATATCATCCCAAGAAATAGAAATCAAGAAACTTACGTGTTACAACTAACGGACGAGCAGAAAGACATAGTCTTCGGAATAGGTCCTGCAGGAACCGGCAAAACCATGTTGGCGTGTCAGGTGGCAGTAAAAAGCTTTCTAGATGGGAATGTTGATCGCATTGTTGTTACAAGACCAGCCGTGAGCGCAGATGAAGATTTGGGCTTCCTGCCTGGTACACTAGAGCAAAAGATGGCTCCTTGGACACGACCTATTTTTGATGTATTTAGAGAATACTTCTACGCTAATGAAATTGAAAACATGATTGCAGAAGGCGTGATTGAAATTTCTCCACTTGCATACATGCGTGGTAGAACATTCAAAGACGCCTATATTATTGCAGATGAAATGCAAAATGCAACACCTAATCAAATGAAGATGTTGCTAACACGTATCGGAACAGGATCTAAGATGACTGTTACCGGCGACCTTGCACAGGCAGACAGGCTCAAAGACAATGGACTACTTAACTTTGTTGAACAAGTGAAAGAATTTAATGCAACTCATATTTCAGTTGTTGAGTTTGAACACAGCGACATCGAAAGACATGCTGCTGTTAAAGAAGTCCTTCGGGTATACGGCGACTATTAATAAAAATGCTAGGTTCCCAACGGGACCTAGCTAATCAACCAACTCCGCCTAAGATCTTTTGGCGGCACATTAGCAGTTGGCTTACTTGCAATTATACTCCTACACTCTGTAGCTTGCCTCGAGGTAGTGGCACAGGATTCTTTAGTAGCCATACTAGATATTCATTTTCAGTAAATATATAATTCCAGTAAATTTCTTTTATCGGTGTCTTACCATCAGCATCCTGGTAAATTTTTACCTGTACATAGTAACTTCTCCAAATCCACTTACCACTGTTGCTTTTGAGCGGAAGCCATGCCCATCTTTGCTGAATAGCACGCTCTGGCAATGCAGGCCCTGGCGTATATCCTGAATTAACTCCCATCATTTAAACTTCCCCTTTAATGATTTTAGTATTTCTTGATCGATGCTATCGGCCATTTCCTTTATAACAGCATTTTGCAGTTCTTCCTTGACATTTATTCCGTAATAAGACTCCATTTCTTCATCCATTTCAACGGCCCACGTTGCGCTCAATTCCCGCGACTTGCTATGTACTTGTTGTTTTAATACTTTAATATTAGGACGTTCCTGCGGCTGACTTATTATGCGCCAGGTCTCTGCTTTATCTTCTTCTCTACTCATTGTGTTATCTCATACCGTGTTTTAAATTTTATGGGCGTCGTAGATGAAGGAACGGCTCCGACAATTTGTAACGGAATATACGGACAATAAAATAAAGCGGCATCTGTTGGTACTTGTACTGGCAGCTTGTTTAATGCTTTCCAGGTCTCTGCTTTGTCTTCTTCTCTACTAGTAATAGTACGCACGGTTACCTTCTTCTGCTTCTCTTTTAAAATCTCGTGTGAGCGATAACAGCATATAGTCATTTGGTGTGTATGATTCCACCGTTACTACATGAAGCGGTGTTCCCGCAATCGGAGCAATGGTCATCTTAATTTTTATATAACGACGCCGCCACACCCACTTGCTGCTGGTAAGCTTTTTTGGTAACCATGCATATTTGTTTTTGATTGATACTTTGCCTGTCATACTGCCATTGGCGCTTTGATACTAGGCATCGGGTTATATTTCATAGATACTTACTCCTTTAAAAGTTCCCCTTGTTGGGAGTTTTCCTTGTCTTATACGATTTATCGTTGCGTGTAAATTTGCTATACTTGTTATAAGTTCTTTGTAGTTGTATATTATGATGTTTTCCTTTTTTTAAATCTTGTTAATGTTGAGTTAGTTTTTTTTTTTCTATATTAAACGAGCTTCCATAATATCTACGCTGAGTTTTAGTATTTTCTATATAATACATTCCTTGCATTGCTGTTCCTTTCTTTATCTATCTTATTGAAAGGAACAGCAAGAAAAATTACACAGCAAACGGCATTTTAATTTCAGGATGGTGATTATAATTTATCAACTTATAATCACTAGGTTTTGTTTTTATTAACTCATCTAAATTTGAAAACTCAGGCATTTCCAATGTCGGTCCTGGTAACGGATCTCTCTTAAGTTGTTCTTTTATTCCTTCCATTTGATTTTGATAGATATGTAAATCTCCAGAGGTATGAATAAACTCACCAACCTTTAGCCCAAGGAGTTGTGCAAACATATGTGTAAGCAAACTGTAACTGGCAATATTAAATGGCAACCCAAGTGGTGCATCTGCTGAACGCTGATACAATTGGCAACTTAATTCTCCATCTTGTACATAAAATTGAAACATGGTATGACAAGGCGGCAACGCCATTACAGGAACACGGTCGACATTCCAGGAATTTACAATATGTCTTCTGCTGTACGGATCATTGTGCAAGCTTTCTAGCACTTGTGCTATCTGGTCGACGTATCCTAGCTGTGCATCCCACGTTCGCCACTGATGGCCGTACACGGGCCCTAGATCCTTCTCTGTAGGGGTGTTCTTGTATCCTAGGTCTCGCGCCTGCTTGTCTGCGTTGGCAGTCCATATGGTATTCTTGCCTATTAGTTCTTCTCTTGGTTTTTCGTATAGTATTTCAGCAAGCCTACGTTCGTCGGTGCTGCCTTCTAAAAACCAAAGCAATTCCGAAACAACACTTTTCCATGCAAGTTTCTTAGTAGTCACTGCTGGAAATTCTTTGCGTAAATCAAATCGCATTTGATATCCAAATACTCCACGTGTACCTGTACCTGTTCTGTCGTCGCGATCTTTGCCGTTGGCTAGAATAAATTCTAGAGCTTCATGGTATTGCTTCATCTTATTTAACTCCTGCGTGTTTTAAAATAATTTCGAGGGCAATACTTCTTGCCTTACTTGGCATGCCTTCGTCAACGTAATAGTTATCAATTAACTCTTCTCTCCAATCGTCACCATACTTTAATGAAAGGAATGTTGCAGTTTTATCATCAATTACCTGCTCTTTATCACTTACTAATTCTTCTAGATGTTTCATCTTATTCGTCTCCTGTATCTTTAGATAATTTATTTATAAGATATTCGGCTGGGCCAAAATATAAATTATCTGTGCAATTTAATGCTTTGTATTTTTGTTCATTAGTTAGAAGAGGTAATAATCCCACCGGTGGCTTTTTATCACGGCTTTAGTCACTGTCTCTGATCCATTTTTCAATATTGATATCTGTGCCGGGTGTAGTTGCGTCCAGAAGAAACTTTTCTTTGATTAATTCTGCCGGAAGTGCAACATCGCAGTCAAATGTGCCATCAATACGACTCAGCCATATCTCGTTAATGATCGGAAGTAATCCATTAACTAATTGGGCGCCGCCGATGACCCACACATGTTGTAATTTGGACATTGCAATTAGTCCACTGGTCGCAGCGTCAAATGTTAAATAATGATACGGGCCATTTTTGTCCATCACACTGCTGGTGATTACTACGTTGTTGCGATTGGGCAACGGCCGACTCTTGACCGGTAAGCTGTCCCAGGTAGACTTGCCCATTACAACCACTGCACCAACTGTGCATTCCTTGAACCATTTTAAGTCCGCAGGATTATGTGGCCACGGCAAACCACCGTCTTTGCCAATCCCCCAGTTGTCGTCGCATGCTAGTATTGCTCTAATCAATTTATGTCTCTCATTAATTTTTGATTTTCTTTTTCAACTTCGTACTTAGACTCTATATAAACTATCCGCAATGCAAATGATATACCTCCTAGAACAAGTGGTAATACAAATGACAGTGACATTATAATGTTTATGTTGCTTACTCCTAACCCAAAATACAGTGTAGAACTAATAATGCCAAAGATGGCGCCGCAGCCTGCAATCCATATTAGTCCAACTGCTATTGTCTCAAGCACTGTGCTAAAAAATTTCTTCCATATTCTATTCATCTTCATTTCCGGGTTCCTTTGAAAAATATTTCATTTTACCTTCTTTTCCGTCCATTTCGACAGCAGTCGGCAATTGGTCTTTCTTACTAATAATAACAGGCCATATCTCAGAATATTTGAGATTGAATTCGACCCATTCTTCTGCTCCTGGCGCAGTGTCAGGAAGTATTGCATCTGCAGGACATTCGGGCTCGCACACTCCGCAATCAATGCATTCGTCCGGATGTATGACCAACATGTTCTCTCCTTCGTAGAAACAATCTACTGGCTAAGGGCAGACTTCAACACAATCTGTATACTTGCACATAATGCAAGCGTCGTTTACAATATATGTCATAGTCCGCCAAAGCCTCCTATACAGGACTGCCGGCCCTGATCGGAACATACTTGCGTATGTTTATGTAATGTGTGATGCATTTAGTGTATCCTCCAAATTGTTTACAATATACGTCATTCCTTGCCTTTTAGTGTAGCAATCATATCCTTATTTTCAAGAAATAATACATCTCTGGCTTGTAGTATAGCACTAATTACTTCGGAAATTATTCCAACAATTAATAATAGGGTAAGCATCACCGGAAGAAAAGGCATTCCTCGAGCAAGCCCAAATATTGTAATAAATGGAAGTACTCCTATATAAATCAAAAACGGAAATTTTATAGCAGTTAATACTGTTTTCCAAATAAACTTTAATTTTCTATCAGACATCTAATCTTGCCAATCTAATTAAGGTTGCACTTAGGTTAATTTCAGGATCAGCCACAAGTGTATGATCCACTAGGCCCTGCTTGATTATAAGTGTTGCGTTTTGCTGTTTTTCTTCTTCGCCAAACAAGTCGATGTTGTCGTACAGCCAACGATAAATTTCTTCCATATCGTCTGAACGAACAGTTCCGCACAATAACTTTCGTGCATCGTGTATCTTGCCTTCTTTAAACAAGTCAACCATTTTAACTTTCCAGTCAGCTATTCCGGTGTCAGCTTTCTCAGCAGAGGTAAGAGATCCATTGATCGAATTCTCTTGTATAAGACCGATGCATTTCCGTAAGTCAGGGTATGTAATTTTAACATACTTGTCCAGCGTTTCGATGTCAAACTGTATTTTTTCTTCTATAAGAACATGTGCCACTCTTGCAGTAAATTCAACTTGGTCAATTTTAGCAAAGTGGAATTGCAAGCATCGACTGTGCAACGGCGGAGATATCATGTTAGGCTTATTGGTGGTCATAATAAATCTAGCATACGGAGAATACTGTTCAATGATACCTTTCAGTGAATCTTGTCCCTGCGGTGACAGCCGGTCTGCTTCGTCTAACAGTACTACCTTGAAATCACCCCATGGAATAGTGTTGAGGAACGGAACAATTCTATCACGAATGAAGTCAATTCCAGTTTCTCTACTAGCGTTAACTTCCATTACATCCATGTCTTCTACATCAAGCTCGTGTATCAGCATTTTAGCCATTGACGTCTTTCCTGTGCCCGCTGTACCAGATAAGATCAAATGCGGAATTGACTTTCCGGTTATCCACTGTTTTACCTGCGAGTGTTGCTGGTCGTCGCGAAACACATACCCATCTATTGTTTTAGGCCGGTACTTGTCTGTCCATAATTCTTTCATATGCTGTTCCCATCTTTGTCTTGCGGATCCGCTGCTTGTTCATGTCTAGCAGCCGCTTCTTCTTGGTATACTTCGTCCAATGAATTAATTGTGGCATCTAACTGCTCAAGGAGTGCTTTCTCTTCGGCTGTCAGCTCTTCTTTGGTAGTGTTGGTATAATGCTCTTCGAGTTTTGTTAGCCTGCCTGCTAACTGTGTTAGTCTATCTTCTAAGCTATCCATTGCTGTTCCTTTATTTTAAGTTTTCAATCTTTGTTTCAAACGTTTGGACATTATCCTTGGTCATTGAATTTGTACAACCTCTTTAGCTCTTGTTCTCTTCGAAATGGACAATAAATTTTAATCCATGCTTGAATTAGTAGAACAGCAGCACCTACAAGCAGCACTGGTGCAATCCGGTAAGTGCCTTCGTAATTAATACCAGTGAATAACAAGACCGATGACCAGTCAGCAACTATAAACACTGCATAGTAATCAAACCATCGCATAGGTAGCGGCACTGGCGCGTTGCCAGCTAATTCCTGTAATCGGTGTTTATCCACGTATTAACTCCATTTCAATATAAAGTAGGTTGCATCAATGCCGTTTTTAAAAGTTACGTATCTTAGTTCTTTCATGTCCCACTTGCCTTCACTTATGGGCCCGTGATTAAACAATAACCACTGAACAGCTTCCAACGTTCCTATTCCGACTTCGTTGTTTAATGATTGTAGATCGACTGTTGTCACTTTTTCCATCCGTTGTGATCAAACATAATTTGAATTGACTTTGCTTGGTAGTATGCATCGGCCAGTGCGTTGTGCAAAGAAGTTTGCATATCCTTGCGCGGGTCCTTGGGCATGCGTCTAGTAATTGTCCGACTGTCCATTACCTGCCAAAACTGCCACGGAATAGGTTTTCCGATGCTGCGATACATATCTTCTAGCATTGTAAAGTCAAAGCCATAACCTTGGCCCCAGAACTCATCTACTCCCATGCTCCATTTGCTTACTTGTTGAAGGGCTTCTTCAACAGTGACAGCGCCTGTCTGGTCAAAAGTTTCTTCCATAATAGCAGGGTCTTGTTTCCCCCACCATGCAATTGTGCTGTCACTGCTGGTCCTGCCCAGTTTGTCTTGATCGTCTATTAATATTTTAAGATACAGTTCTGAATGTGGTTCAGCAGTCATGCTGAACGGGTTAAACTTTACAGCACCTAAACTTAATACTGTCGCGCTTGGGACAACATCCAATGTCTCCAAATCAATTGTGCCATGTAAGGCCATAAAAAAACTCCTTGATAATAACATATATTAACATGCGATCATCAAGGAGTCAAGTTAAAGTTTAGAAGTTACTTTATAAATTGTGCTAGTGCTGGACCTTGCCAATTGGTCGGTTTCAATATCTTCCCGTCTTCACGGCGCCTTACTTTTCCTGTTTCGGGGTCTACCTTGGCAAAGTTGGTGCGCATTACTTCTTTCCACGCGCCTTCGCCGTCGAATCCACCTGTTCGAATAGCACCCATAGTTACAACTAGAATATCTATAAGTGCATCTAGTTGCTCTACTTTATCATTGTCGTCAATAGCATCTTGCAACTCACCATATTCTTCCTCAATCAAACTGAGGTACATGTTGTAATTTTCTTTACTAGGTAATTGATCGCATGCTATTTGAAAGTTATCAATATCTTTAAATGGAGTCACTGGTTCTATATGCTTTGCGTAGTAAGATTCTACAAATTCTTTAGCTTCTTCTGTCGGTAAATCGCCAGTTTCGATGTAATGTGTAGTCATAAAATGCTTCTCTATTTCTGCTGTTAATTCTTTATCGATTGTTTCTTCTAACACAGACGCGGCCCACCCGGTATAGATCTCGCCACTACATCTACACTGGAAGTATTGTGGGTTACCGTCTTTTTTAATATGAAAAAACCTAGTACCCTCAACATTTGTAGTTGGATCAACTGCATTTTCTGAATAAATTCTAATATTATTTAATAATTTATAAAATTTTACCATTACACTCTCACAAAATCTTGTGGATCAAACGTTGCGCCTTCTCCGTCTTTGTATTCTTTGCCAAATGTTAACCCAGTTGGCTTTTCAGACTGCCACCCCATGACTGCGGCTGGATCAACCATGCGCAGTTCAGTAGGCCCGGATCCGCTGTCGACATTCAGACCTCTGGTCCACCTACCATGTTCAACTAGGATCCAATCGCCAACACTATAGCTGTCTTTATTGGTTGCTCCTTTGGCGTGAACTTGTCCCCAACGTGCATAAACGCCGCGCGTTGTTCCGTTATCATCGCCTATAATCAATCCACTTTGAGTTTTTTGTTCTCCAAAATGCATGTCTTTTACAATAACTCTGTCGTGTATGGGTTTTAAATCACCTTTAAAAACCTTGTTAAAATTTCCTGCCATTAATCACCTTTTCTTAGCTGTAGAACTTTTAGATTTGTCTTGAACAAAATTTCCATCGTCGTCCTCGATCCACTTGTCGAGTTGTGCAGTAGTAGGTTTTGGCTTCTCAATTTCTTTTTTTACTACTACTTCAGATGGAGGCGTAGACAGTGTTGTCTGCTTCATAACAGGTTCGTCTGCTACTCCTGACTGCTGAGTGTAATAGTCCTTTAATACGTCTTCTTTTTTTCGAACTATTCTTCCACCTGGTCCTAGTTCGTCGCCGCGTGCGTTAACTTTGGCATTACCGACTGCTGGAGTTAGTTCGTTTCGAGAAATCAAGAGATCAAGGTCAATGTTCTTACCATTAGCACTTCTATAGACTTTACGACCTGATTGTTTCATTTATATCTCCTTATAATGTAACATTACTTATGACTAGTGTCAATCAGTAATTGAACATCTGGAATACAATTCTTTATCTTAGAAATTCTTTCCAGTCTAGGTTGTGTTCAACACTGTCAATTCGGTGTACACCAATTAAAAACAATACGTAACTCGAAACGCTGCTGCCTCTGCCCACACCCCATACAATATCGTTTTTGCGCATAAAGTCCACAAGATAAACCATATAACGTAGCACGTTTTCCATACCTCTTTGGATAAACTCTGTTAATTCTTGTAGTGTTCTATTCCAATTTGGATAACGATCTAATTCGTTTATAGTGCATCCTAGACGAGCTGCACATGCGTTTCTAAGGTAGGATAACAGATTCAAATTCTTGTACTCGGCTGGCATGTACCATTCACTCTGACATACTCCGTCAAAGGTCTTTTGGTCAACATCAATCGGCACATACTGCATAAGTAGATTGCATCCTAGTTCCTCTGCCCTTGCATTAAACTTGTCAACATCGTCGCTTGGATCACAGAGGACCATATGACACTTTTCCAAGTGTCCGTGGTAAATCATATCCATTAAATTTCTATTGTTAAATCGTAGGACCCCTAGGTCGTCAGTTTTTAAGAGCATAGCTTATATTAGCTTACTCTTATTAAACTGTCAAGATCATTATCGCCGGGTTTGCGGTTTTCTGCTTGTTTTTTCTTTGCAGCCAGTGTGCGAGTTTGTTGCTCTACTTTAAACGTATCCAGCAACAATATCATTTGGTGTCGAACATCTTCGTCTGTTGTCATAAAGTAAATAGAATTCAATCTTGCAATCTTACTTTCGATATCGCGATCTGTCATTGCTAACAGATCTTGTAAATTAGGATGCATTAAGAAAACTCACCAATTGTTCTTAAAAATAATACTGTGTTGTCATAACTGAAAACTTCAACAACAACTGGATTAGTTGATGATGTTACTACCACTGGGTTAACAGAGTTACTTCCAACTTTTACTGTGCCATCTACAAGAGAAAATATAACGTTTCTAGGTGTATCGTCGGCTAGTAAAACAAATCTCATTACTGCATATTGCGCATCTGGCATATTAGAAATATTAAATGTTCTATCGTTATCAACCGATACAACGTATACTGACGGGCCGTCTATCCAACTAATATTTAAGTCCGAGCCTACTAACGGAATATTTGCGTCTGTTAGGTTTGATTCAACTGTACACGATTGAAAATTAGCTTGTATAATTGAATTATTACCAAAGTTGTTGTCGACAACTTTGGATACAGATTCTTCTTGTAATTCTGTAATTTCCGCCCCTGCAATACCCAATGCTGTCTTGACAATATTGAAGTTGTCACGGAATCCTTGACTGTCGTTGTCTTGCCCTGCTACTGGGAAGTTTTCGTCTATTGTTGTACTAATAAGTTTACTGGCCATTTGTTAATCCTTAACTTTTAATTATTTATCGTTGTTACACGTTGAATTGATAATTTGCGAACAATATATATTGTTCGTTGCTGTTGCCAGTTGTAGTGTCAACTATGTACCTATCTATATCGTAGTTAATACTTGTAAAGTCAAACCCGGCGTTTAATATGTTTTGTTGTATAAACTTACTAGTTCCTGGCTTGCAGTAAATTAGTGGAATTGCCAAAACATAACCCAGCTCAACTTGCCCACCATCTTGTGCCGTTCTCATCCATAAGGGCAAGAAGTCTCGCGAACTTGTTCCTGTTGCTTTGATGTTTTCTCGCATGTTATCGATATTAGCAATATACTTTTTTACATCTCTACTTTGCGAAATTTTTATTGCATCACTATCGGCAGTTATTGAATTTGCAGTAGCTGGCCTATATCTCCTAGGATCACTAGGGATGTCGTCCAATGCATTATATCTACTAGTGTCTGCTGTAATTTTATTTGCACCGTTGTTGATACTAAACGAATTCCTAGTGTGACCTGTAAAAGGATGCGCAGGATCAATCAAGTCAATATAAACAATTTCGTAGACAATGTTGGATGTGCCTGGCTTTTTAGCAACTGCTGTTTTAAGTTTTCCCATAAAGAACTTTTTGCGTTTGTGATTTTTAGCAACGGCACTTACAAAGGTTTCTATACTAGATGTTTCAATTCCGCCATAGATCAAAGACTTGAGATCTAGTTGCACGCCAAAATTTGGATCACTTGGTCTGTAAACGTTTTCAGGATCAATAAGTGTTGAATTGTTGATAAGTGAAGTGAATGATTGTCGTTGTGTGCTATTTAAAAATGGTCTAACAAAGATATTACTGTATGTCAAGTTGTCCAAGTCGCTAATTCTCAAAGTAAATTCCTGCGATATTGCACTAAATCCAAATCTATCTCTGGCAATTATACTAAACGTATAAACTCTATCAAGTGTGGATGTACCTCCGTCAAACGTAGTTTGTCCTGTATCGAAAAAGGTTAATCCTGGCGCTGTTGGAGTTCCGTTAACAGGAACCTTTCCAACTAGTTCTCCGTCGGCCTTGAGCACAATTCCCGGTGGAAGACTGCCTTCGACTAATGCGTATCTTAAAAATCCCCCAGGGATTGAGGTAGTGGCATTAACACTAATAGTGCTAACTCTGTTTGCCTGCAGAGTTCCTAAGTCAGCATTGGTCAACCAGGAAATAGTACTGTCAACTTCTCCGAGTAATCTAAGCGTAAATGTCTTATCTGATTTAGCAGCTTCGATTTCGTTTCTTGCAAACGCCCTAGTAAAGAAGCCGCCAGTGTAAGTACCAAAACTCAACGTGCGGCCTTTGTTAAAAACCCGTGTTAACGCATTGTCAACAGCAACTCTGTCAACATCTGCAATAATTTCAGCAGTTACATTACTGCTATCTGCATTATAAAATAACTGTTTGATATTTGTGGTGATTCTGTTTCTAGCAATAGCTGGGATAAGTAATACAATCTCGGTACTAGACACATTGGTAATGTATGCAGGGTAAATGGGTGTACTTAAATGTTCCGCCAATGTACTGCCATTGAGCATGTTTTCGTCTATCTCTAAGGCAGACGGCGAAGTGATCTTCCATTCAATGTAAGGATAGATGTTGTCAATTTGATATGATTCGTTGCTGCCAAAGTTTAAGCTTTTTCCAGAGTAAAAATCGATATTGTTATACGACAAACTCTCTATAAAAAAGAAGTCTGTCCCGTTGGCAGTTCGGTTGACTGTTAACGGTGGTGCAATATATGTAGGCAGAAGAGGAGTAGTTAGTGTAATTGTATCATAATTTCGATTACTATTGTTAACTGACTCAACAATATACCCTGTACCTTCAATGACAATTTTTTTATCAACTAGGTTCTGTAAATCACTCAGGCCATCAGTAAAGGAAGTTGAAAGTTTTCCTATTCTAATAGTAGTGTTTCCTGCTAGCACATCGTACACGTACGATCCAAAGACTGTAACCACTCCTGTTAACTTATTAAATCTCTGAGCAGATACTGTAAATTTATATTCCCTAGTAACTGCTGGCTGATAAGAAACTCGACCTGCTACTTCGCCAGTTAGCTGATCAATTGCCATCCCAGAAGGCAGTAAACTAGGAGTACCGTCTGGATTATAAGATTCCAAGAAGTAAAACAATTCTCCTGTAACATCCGCTGTTTCAAGAGTATCTAAATAAACAGTAATATAATTGTCTGCACGTTTGACACCAAGGTCTGCTGGTGTTAGCCAAATCGGAGCTCTTACATACGTCATGTCTGCAGTGAACACGCCGTCAGCAGCTTTCATTATAGTGTTATCGGCTCTTGCAAAGTCGTCACCAACAACGTATATTTGAAATCGTCTTTTTACAAAATCATCGCCATCTGTTACAGTTACTTCGAATTCGTATCTTCTATTAAGCTTTTTAGGATTCTGCGTTGGAATGCTAAAATCATACAATGTAGTATCATAAAAGAAACTATCTAATCCACTGTTGCTCACCACGCTATAATCAAACGGAAAGCTTCCGTATACCGGAACGTCATATCCTCCGTTTATTATGTTTCGGTCTAGTGCAAGCAGAGGATCAACAACGCCAATTAGCCTTCCGCCTAATGTAAGTTCAATACCCGGCGGCAAGTCTCCACTTCCGTCTGCAACAAAATATTGCAGTGTATCACCTGCTGGCAAATCTGTGTCTGTTGCCAACAGTTGATAATCAATTATACTACTGTCCAGAATGAAGAACACATTGTTAGGACCAACTGGCAAGTTTCCTTCGGCTGTGATCCACACTGGCTCATCAGGACCGTGGATAATCACATTAAATGTTCTGTCTGCAATTCCGTCAGAACCTACGGCTCTTATAACAAAATTGCTCAGCTTGTTAGTAGTTACTTCAAAAGGTCTTCCGACAATGCTATTTTCCTCGAGTCGTAAGCCGGCCGGCAGTGCTCCACTAATAATAGATGTGGTAATCCCCGAGGTGTTGGCCAACGGTAAAGCTATATTGACCGCATTTCGTTCTTGTATTATTCCTAGCTCGTGATTTGTAGCCACGGTCCATTCTGGCAGCATATTATAACTCCTTATACAATGTTACCTAAGTCGATTAACACAGGAGATGGATTAGAAAATGTGCCCAGCTCGACTCCAATTTCTCTTACTACCCAATCAAGAATACTAAACGAATTAACATTAAACGTTCCAAAATCAAACCCCTCGATGTATCTTCCTATGATAGTATTATAATCAAGCCCGTTTATGTTGGTAGGAATAATATTATCAGTTGCTAATGTTCCTACGTTGGATATGTCGTTGTTGTCTGCATCAAGTGATTGATTAAGAGAACTTATTCCGCTTGTTATCATAATAGTATTTGTATTAGCATCGGCTCCTACAACTATACCATTTGCGCCCTGTATATTTAAATTAATTCCATTCCCTGCAATTAAACTACTTGTATCACCTGTAATAGAAAATCGACTGCTGGTTGCTACACCATTGATAACAATAGTGTTAGCAAGCTGGTCTAGTGCAATATTATTACCAGCAACTAATTTCCTAAAGTTTGCAACTCCATCTATTGCGCCGGCATAAACTTCGGCACCGGAGGTACCTGTGTTTACAGCAGATAGAACGTCTAGTCCTTGAAAGTTTTGATTAATTTTAATAAACGCAGCCCTTAGGTCATCGCCTGTTCCGTCATTTAGTGTATTACCTACATTAATTTGTTCTAGTGCCATTGTGTTCTCCGTTTTAAATATTTATGGTATTTTAATGTAAGTCTATCCAGCCAGGAGTACTGTTGTCTCTTGCATATCCTTGAAACTTTCCAGTCGATTCATTGTATACCATCATGCCGACTTCTGGAGTTAACAGGTCAATTTCTGCTTGGGTTAAAATAACTGGACCCTTGTAGATTTCGTCAAAGTTATCATTTACTTTATCCATAGCAACTCTTAGTGTATCACCATTTCCTTCGTTTGGACCTGATCCGATATTAATTGTTTTTTGTACCATTATACTCTTCCTACTACTACTTCAACAGTTCCGTATCCTGCATCAAACTTTTCAGATACTGCCTTCCCAATTATAGTTCCAACGGCTGGATTGTTGTCAACTATTGCATAACCCGTTTTAGCTGCTGTAACCAGTATGTCGCCCTTGGAAACTTTTCCTAGTACATTACAGGGTACACGCCCCTGTAATGCAAGTCCGATAACATGTTTGCCCTTGAGTGCGCTGTTCATCAAGTGTGCAGGGTTTGTTGTTACAACTCCTGCAACGCGTCTGTCACCTTTGGTTGGCGTGGTTGTAACTTCGTTGTCTCCACCGAACACTAAAACAGTTCCTGGTTGATAATCTAAATCACCGAGATAGTTTTCCGCTAAGTCGGCATACATCGCTTCGGTAGCAGTACCGTTAAATGTAGTAGCAAACACTGTATTCCATCTGTTGGCAACACTGCCTATACTCTGGCCGCTGTCTGTTGGCGCGTTAATTCTAGGTAGTAGACTTCCACTTGTTGCATTAAATGTAAATGCAAGACCGCCTGTACCGGTAATTATCATTGTATTTGTACCCGGGTTGTATGTTAGTCCAGTGTCGGTAAACAATGGAAGATTTCCATTAGTTGCTGTTGCAAACAATGGATAATGCACTGCATTAGTTGTATTTCGCGGTGTTACTGCTGCATTCGTTGCAGTTGCAGCATTTCCAGAAGTATTAGCATTAATAGTACCAGGGAGACTTATTGTAAATGTCCCATTTGCATAACCTACTGTAATTTCATTGCTGGTTCCGTTAATTAATACAGTGCTTCCTAGTGCAATATCACTGGTTGTTGAATTGCTTCCAAACGTAATATTATCATCTGCTAACATAGCATTAGTTACGCCGTTATTGGCAATATTAATCCAGCCATTGGTTGCACTAAACGTGTTGCTGCTGAAGCTTACTATACCGCGATCGTTTGCAGTAATTCCGGCAGCACTTGCTCTAGTCGTGGCTGCGTTTAGACTTAACTTGCTTTGTAAAATTGCTGCAGATGCGTTAACGTCGGCATTAATAACTGCGCCGGCGTTGATGCGTGCAGAAATTTGGCCACTTGCTAAATCAAACGAAATGTCCGAAACAGCAGCATCGGTACTTGGTGCTGCATTAATCCATTGCAAACTGCTTGCGTCGTATAGTAAAAAGTCTCCGTCTGCAGGAGTAGTAATTGTAACATCAATTAATTCTGAAAGTTCGTTCTGCAGATCTATCAAAGTATCAACATAGTTTTTGTTAACACCATCTAATCCCGAAGTAGGCAAAGCTAGATTGGTAATTTGATTACCGCCCAAGCTAAGGTTGCCAGTCATCGAATCTCCAGACTTTTTAACAGCAGCACCACCAATAATGTCAGCTGGGTTAATGAAAGATCCGTTTCTATCCCACCCTAGTCGATTGTTGATATATCCTTCAACTGCTGTTTCAACAGGAACCGAATCTGCAGTTGCATTTGTAAATGTAGTATCTGCTGAAAATTCGTTTACACGCACACCGCGCTTGAATCCAATTCCGTCAATGTTTGTAAGAACAAGTGCAGCATTAAATGTAATTCGTCCAGTTCCTTGGTCAACTGTAAAGAATCTACCTACACGGAAGAATCCGTCTTGGTCGGTGCTTGCAAAGAACACTCGTCCTCTTGTACGTTCTTGAACTTGTGCTTTAGCATTCAATCCTGTACTGTCTACACTTTCTTCGTCAGTTACTGCATTTATTGCAGGTGCGCCGTAAATTTTATCTGGATAGTTAGTAGTATTGTATCCGCCTGTTCCGATATCCAAGAAGTCATGACTTGTAGCACGACATGTTGAAATGTTTATAGTAACTGATCCAGTTTCTCCTGCTTCGAGTCCTGCTTTAATGGATATGTTATCGCCAATGGTGCTGTCGGCTCTTGCTGCTAGCCCAGTGCCAGTGTATGCTGGGTTGATGCTGTACACATCTTCAAATGTTACAATACCAAAGCTTAGTCCGTCTAGGCTATTTGTGCCACTTGAGTCAGTAACATCGGAATATCCTGTAACTTTGTGTAGCTTTCCTGCCCATGTAAAGACCATGCCTAGAATTCTGTCTTGATCAATTGGTAAAAGTGTACCAATTGCTAGATTAAGGTCACCTTGTGTTTGGCCTAGATTAGTACCGCCCGAGGCTGCCGCGCCGATATTTGAGTCAACTGTGTAATCAGCACCAATTGCATATCCTGCTCTGGCATTTGAAGTTAATAAGTCAAGGTATTCAAAGTTTGTATCAAATGTAACTCTTGACTGAATTCCAACTACTGAAATATTTCCAACAATTGTGTTTTCAAATGCAATTGTTCTATATGTAAAATCGTACTCGTCAAATACAAGTGCAGTACTTGGACGAGTAAATGTATCCGAATCGATACCATTAATTAAGAAGTTTTGCTTTAATCTATAAACACCCATTGTGCCAAACGATGTTGCTTCTTGTAGTCCAGTATCACCAGTGACAACTCCACTTGACAGATCAAGTCTCCAAATCTTTGCTTGAATTGCACTTCCACTGTTGCACAATGATGTAATTGATGCAGCTGGTATTTCTACAACAGTTTCTGATGCATTTACCACGTCGTATGGTTGATACAATCCGCTGTCGTGTAGAATTTCTATTTCGCTTGCATTTAACGGATAATTTTTTAAGTCGTATACATATATTGATATATCCCCGGCTGCGCCTGTAAATCCTCGATTTACAACCGAACTAGGCACACCAAGTGACCCCCCTCCTTGTTCGGTTACACTATCAGTTGAATTAAATACGCCACCTGTCGAACTTTGTATGAATAATGTAGTATCTGTTCCGTCATAGTTGGCAAACGCAAGAATGCCAACTGTCGAATTTTGGCTAATTTCTTCGCCGTTGGTTAGACTCGATGTTTGGTCGCCAGCAAACACTAATTCTTGCGAAACTGCAAATATCTTAGCTGGCTGAACATGATCCTGTGCAAGAGTAATAGCAGTCGCTTCTTCGTCCGGGTCACTATCGGCAGCAATCATTCCAAATGTACCGTAACTGTTGTTACCAGTTAGTGATCGAATCTGTGAGCCTGTGCCTGCATAGTAACCAATATGACAATAATAAGTAAATACAGATACCAATTCGGCTAGTGCGTTATTAATAACTACAATACCGTATCCCAAATCGTTAATTTGGGTATAGTCGTTTGCCAGCATTGACTTGTTGCCAGCACCTTGCAGGACAATCTGCTGAGACGATGCGCTGGCAGTAAAGCCGTTGCCATTGTTGCTGTTTTCACTTATGATTAAAGTTGCGCTAGCAACGCCAGATCCGTTGTCTGCAACATAGTTTGCAATAGCATTAATTTGGTATCGCACTCCGTTAACAAAATACGATGCAGGAGTCTTGGGACGCCTAATTCCTAATCCAGATGTTGAAGCTGCTTCAACATCTATTGTAAAGTTGTTGCTTTTACTAGTAATGGTAACAGGCATATTGTAGGTATATCCGTCAACAAACATTCCTCCTGCAAACGTCTTAATATTTTTACTTGCACTAAAACTTGAACATGTTTGTACGTACGGTGATTTAGTTTGGATCGATCCTTCGGGATCAAGCACCATCATAAATCCGCCTTGGCGCTGCGCTGTTAAGTTTCTTACAATGGTACCGTCATTCGCTAAGAATACATCTATCTCGCTGTTGTTCTTTGGCGTACTCAAAGGATCCGTTGGATCGGTTAAATAGTGATATCCGTAATGTCCGGCAGTAACACCGGTGTCTGGATCTATTTGTGCTTCACCGGAGTTAGTTAATATAAGTCCGTCGAGCACTGCGTCTCTATAAAAATATGTTCTAGCTGATGCACTTTGACTCACACCAGGCGCAGGTCGAATAATTACACGTCTAAATTCGTCACCCTTGACCGAAGTGTTGTTAGGAATACGTATAGGAAGTTGCTCTTCGTATATGCCCGATTCGATAATAATTGTAATTTGTGTTGCTTTAACCAAGTTACCAAAATCTAATTCTTCGTTGGCTGTAAATTCAATTGATGACAATAGTTCTAATTCAACTGTGTCATAAGTAGGATTACCGGGTGTTTCGGATCCTCTTGCATAGGTTACGATTCTGCCAACAGCGCCGCTGGTCTTTCCTAGTATAACTTTACCCGGAATAAGATCAGCATTTGGTGTAAGATCAGACGGATTGCCGGATTGAATAGTATATTTGTCCGGTCCGCTGTGAATCCACAAATTATAGTAGTTAGGTGCTTCGACTAACATTGGATCGTCAGTAGTCTGGTCAATTGTATTTAGAACATCGTCAAACCTGTTGCTAACAGCAGTATACCACTGATCAGAAGTTGTGCCCAATGCACTTGCAATTTCTGCAAGTATAAGAGTCTTGGCTTGTAAAATTCCAAATGCTGTTTCGGTGTATTGCCCATTTGGGTCAATTGCAATTTCGGAATTTGGATTTGCAAAGTACCGAAGTCCTGCAAATCTTGACAAATAGTTATGTTTAATCGTTGTAGTACTTGCTTCGATGTCTAACTTAACGCTGTCTAGTATTAGTCCAATATCTCTACTGTAAGTCGCTTCAGAATAAACAAAATTAGGAAATTCTGCATTGACAGCTAACATTGTAGCTGTAATGATCTTGGCACGTTCAGACTCAATTGTTGTTGCAACAATTGTCTGATTTCCTGCAGTTTGGTATCCAAATCCAGTTAACGAATTATCTGTTGGCAGCAAATAAGAATTAAATGTATCTGTGCCGTCTTGGTATTGAATTACTTGAACATAAGGACCTGCTTCAACCTCGGATGCTTCCTGTATTCGTGCTGCTTTAGCACACGCTGCTTCGACACTAGCAAACGAATAGCTGTTGCTACGGCCTTTTTTACCAGGAGGAGACAGCGTTTGGGCATCATTGCCTGCTTTTGTAACATAAAGATTTACGGTGCTACTATAAGAACTGCTGTCAACATAAAATTTTGTTGCTGCTTGTAAGTCATGCTGACTGTTTGGCGTTCCTAGTCCTGCAAACGGTGTAGGGTGGTCGAATAAATCCAGTGCTCCAGTCATTGTATCGCCGCCTAAATTTACATAATTTATATCAGCATAACCTTTTGATATCAAAAGGTTATTTTCATTAATTACCGGGGCGCCGTGTGTGTTATTAAATGCATTAACAAGAGAAGTAGTATTGCCGCTGACTAATGCATCCTGTATAAAATTACTGTATGCCGCTACTGTACCGATCCTAAACGGACTTTGCACAGATGGCGCAGGATCGGTACTTATTTTAGCATTAATTGATTTAACTATTAATTTATCCCCTGCAACTTCAAAGCTCACAGTGTTTTTAGGATCACTTGGGTCGTTTGTGCCAGCATCTGAAACAAATTCAAAGAATCCAATTCCGGTGCTGTCTTGCTTTACTAAAGTAACTTTGCCTTCGTTGCCAATTAATGTATCGGGTGTATCGGTAAGAGTGGTAAAATCAATATTCCCACCGAGACCAAAGATTGCATACAGTTCTGTAAAGTTTTCATTAACTTTGCGAAAACTTTCTCTAATACTGTCTCCGGTGCCGTCGTTTCCTTCTACTCCGGTATTAACATCTTGTTTTGCCATATTATAACTCCATTAAACAGCAGATTGTGCTAGCTTATCCATATCAAAATTTACCGAAACGCCGCAACCACATGCCGATGCAGCATTTGGATTGTTGATCTCAAAATTAGAACCTACCAAGCTGCGCACATAATCAATCTCAGTGCCAATTAAAAACATTAAACTCGTTGAACCGATTATAAATTTTCCAGTGCCTGCCTCGACCACTTCGTCGCCGGCGCGAACCTCTGACTCAGAGCCAACTGTTCCCCAATCGTACTCAAATCCGGCGCAGCCACCACCTTTTAAATTAAGACTAATTCCATAAACGTTATTCTCGTCACAGATTGCATTAATTTGTGTTTTTGCTGACTCAGTTAGTGTGCAAATATTCATAATAATTCCTTCTATATATTTATTGCTATTTTTTATAATCTTAATGTAAATACAGTATGTTCATTAAACAAAGTACCATTGAGACATCCTATATAAGAAAAAGCAAGCTTGGTGCGGAACATGTCTATTCTAGGAAGAAAACAATTGTACATTTCCGTTGCGATAATTGCAACTCGGAATTTACTAGATCACGCGGGAGCATGGATCCAAAGAGACTAAGTAATAATTATTTTCATGTTTGTTCTGCATGTAACGTAAAGCAGTTCGCCCAACGCAAGGGCGTCGAGCGTAAAAGTGTATGGACAATGAGTGCTAGCAGCAACTTGCCAATTGGCAAGTTATGAAGGCTTGCGCAATGTGTTAACTGTGGTTGCAGTTGCTTTTTGATCGTTGCTTACGCCGCGGATCTTTTTCTCCAGAGTCTGCATTCGCTGATCCTGTTCGCGCAGCTTTTGCTCTAGGCCTTGTACATATTTCTGTGTAGGAACACTGCGTTCAACGCCGTCTTCGCCTAACATAGAATAATGGTCTACTCCTTGGCCACGGAGTCCTCCAAGTACTCGGTTTGGATTTTTATCAGCAGCAGGTGCATTTACGCGACTATACATTTGTTTTATATGATTCATACTGATATTTATCATGCACGCATTACCAAATAATATTATTTGAGCAACATATAAACGGTATAATATTTGGGCTTAAAGTAAAATTTCTGACGGATAATGTCTCCAGGTCCATCGACAACTGTCATTACCGTTGTTGCCTTGCGTAGAAACATGTTCTTGCCAGTGTACCAGCAAAACGCAAAAGGATTAAAACAACGACAGTCATTGGTATCCATTGTCCGATACTTAATCATCCAGTCGCAAATAGTTTGATGATCTGGGTTGTGCCAGTTATCTGATTCAAGTTTTGGCACGAATGCAGCCTCTCCGAACATTACGAACATGCATTCCAGCATCGCTATTCGAAACTCCGGTCGGCCTAGCCACTTTTGTTTTCTGTTGTGCATGCTCATGTAACCTTTCGCAGGACAAATTTTTCATTTTGCTTTCTACCATAATATCTGCATGTGGAGAAAATTCTAAGGCCCAGTCATTGACTGCATGATTCCACATAAAATCGCTGTGTGCGCGTAGTTTGCCTTTTTTGTAGCCCTGTGCTAGCAAAGTCGGCATGTTGGGTCTTACAGAGTCGCTATGACCGTCTAAGACGTCTGCACGGCTCACGCTATAATGTATAGCAGGCCTAATGCCGCGCCAGCTGTCGATCACACGCTTGAATCTGTCATCAGACGGCAATATGTATTCGCCTTCTCTGCACCAATGGTGATGTATATCTAGGACCAGGGCCAAGTCTTTGGATAATTCAAGGCTGTCTTCGATGCCCCACTTGTTTTCATCGTTCTCAATGGTAATGCAGTTTCGTGCTTCTGTAGACAATCGTTGAAGCGCACGCTTGATACCGGCTGGACCTTCGCGTCCTGCGATGTGGACGTTACACTTGAAATCTTGGAACTTCTGTCCATAGCCCATCCACCTGATGAGATTCGCATGATATTCAAACTCCGCTATACTTCTATTTACAATTTCCGGGTTATCACTGGCAAGGACGACGAATTGTCCGGGATGCATTGATATTCGCACATCAAGGGCTCGTGCCGCGTCGCCGACTTTTCTGTAATGGGTATCACAGTACGCAACCACGTCACTACGAGTCCAAAAATAACTCCAATCAGCATGGGTAGCACAAGGAAGCTGATTGCTACCCAATCTAACCATACGAAGTTCAGGAATAAGGGTTCCAACATATTCTACCAATCTCTTTGCAGCAGCTGAGTTGTGTACCATAATGTCCCATAGCCGCTGTTCTGCGACATCACGTGTTTGTCTGTTAAGCCATGCAACTGTAGTGGCCCGCTCGGTTAGAGGACGTTGTAATTCCTCTAGAATCTTTGTCTTCTGTGTCTGATCCGGATGCAAGTATTTACAGGCCCAACCAATCCGCTTTATATCTTGTTTAAACATATTTTTTTCCGTATTTGCAAGCAATTGTATAAATACAGTATACACTATTTACAAGGGAAGTCAATGGCAAACTTATCAAAATCAAGAAAAAACAAATATCATCTAATATACAAAACTACAAATTTAATTAACAGTAAGGTTTATATAGGCGCACACTCTACTAACGACATTAACGATGGATACATGGGTAGTGGAAAAATGCTACACTATGCAATTAAAAAATACGGTGCAGAAAACTTTAAAAGAGAAATTTTGCATCTGTTCGATTCTCCTGAGGAGATGTTCGAAAAAGAAAAAGAAATTGTCACTGAAGAATTTGTTAGCAGGTCTGACGTTTACAACATTGTAACTGGAGGTTTCGGAGGATTTAATAAAGGATCAAAGAATCTTAGACATATTACTAATACCAACACAGGCGAAGTTATAGCAGTTGACAAAATTAAATTAAAAGAATTCTTAAACAATGGTTGGTTTTTAGGAGGAGTAGAACCGTCTAACAAAGGAAAGGTTTATGTTTATAAAGGTAATAACCGAATAGCAATAGATTCTCTTGAAGTAGACAAATACCTTAAGGAAGGCTGGCAGTTGGGTTATGCCAAATCTCCTACTAAAGGAAAAATATGGATATACCATAAAATCAAAAATAGATATACTTTATGCGAAGAAGCTGAACTTGAAGATTATATAAATCAAGGATGGATTAAAAAGAAGTGGGCACCAATTAAAAAAGGATCAGTTTGGATTAATAAAGAAGGACAAAGGAAAAGAATAGATAAAGATTTATTAGACGAATATTTATTATTAGGATGGACTAAAGGCAGAAAATAAAATTTATACTTTACCTGCTAGTATTTTAAAGATTTTATAATACGTATTCTTACATTGTTGTAAGGCCCAATCCAGTTGTTTTGCTGGCATGTCGTCGACAACCAAGTCAATATCCTTTTCTAAGTTATTATTTGAATACATCCTTTTGAACATCAAACGGTTGTGATCGTCTAGCTTAAATAGGATGCGCTTGATTTCAGATCTCTTTTGTTTTGGTGTCATGCTGTATTATATACTCTTATTTCCAATTTTGAAGAGGCCATGCATCAATACAATCGTGGATGTTAGGTTCGCCATGAAACACTGCTATACTAGTATCTGGCAAAATAGTCGGATTACCTGGTGATTTAAATGTGCGCTTGCCGTTGACTATTACAAGTTCCTGGCGTCCGCGCATTTCCCATTTGTAACTTTGCATCCATTCGTCAGGCCAAAACGCATAATCTTTTATGTTCTTGTACATAAAGTCTTGATCCCCAGGATATCTTCGTGTATGGACTTGTATATTTGAAGTAAAGTCTTTGTAAAGTGCATTGTGTGTGCCTGTAGTAACTCGAAATACACTGCTGTTCATCCTGTCCCAATTTTGTCGGACTTGGCGGTTGAAGTCTCTAATGATCAAAAAGTTGTTGTTTGGCTTGTAGGTAAACAGTTTATCGATACTTCTAAAAATAATCAAATCTAGGTCTAAAAACAAAACAGTTCCGTCAAACGGCAGATCGCTGCTGAGAAAGTAAGGCTTGTACCACCATCCTGTTACAGGCAGATCAGGCAAGGACTCTATTCTAATATTTGGATCAATGCCCTTGCTGTTTTCAGTAAAGCAAACAAACTCATGATCCACACTGAGATTTCGTTTAACCATGTTGTACAAGTTGTTGACATATTCTGGGCTGTACTTTGTACCCCACTTTAGACAGACGACATATCTTTTGCAGTCGGCTACCAAAGGAAGGCCTGCTCTAACACTGGCCTTCCTTTGTCGCTTTTCGTCCTTGGTTTCAGTCAATGGAAAAGATTGCACTGTTCGCGCCATGTTCGGAACACTCTGCGCTTACACACCAGCAACGGTCAAGTGTTGCCTCGCGAATAAGCTTATCAGCAAATAAAAACGCATGTTCTGCAAATTTCTCTGCTCCTACACCGTTGAATACTCTTATCTCAGCCAATCCCAATTGTTGTAATTCAAGAAACTTGTACAAGAATGGATCGTCTTGGTCGATTGCAGTCTTGTGATCAAAGTTATCTTCTAGCCATGCCTTTAATGGTTTGAGACCACCAAAGTCCACAGCCCAATTTTTATTATCAAGATTGTTACATCCAAATATAAATTTAAATCCCAAACTGTATCCGTGTAGTAGATGACAATGCGAATGGTCTGCGTTGGGTTGTCGAAACACTGCCGATAAGCCAATTTGGTGTCCGTATGTTTTAGTTGAATAAAATGCCATTATAACTCCTATGTTAATGGAGTGTGCGGAATATTTTGAGTGGGGCGAACACATAGTCCACTTCTATTCTTTATAATAACATGAAATAAAGGCCACGTCAACTAATTTCGTCTCTAACTTTTTTAACTTCGGTCTTTACATCGACTAAATCAATGGAATTTTTTATCATCATTTTAACTAAAAACATAATAGTAATCATGGTCCAGAACCACCATGAAACTGCAATCACAGACCACGCAATTAATACCACTAAAAATATATTGTGTTCGCCAATTAGATTTAGGTGGTAGAGTGCACCACTGCCACCTACGAATACTACAGGAATAATAAAGGCCAGGCGGCTCCATATTCTGGCTTGTATTCTGACATTATTTAATTTGTGTTCCATATATGTATTTAAATCTTATTGTCAATTGTTAAACTAGCCGTATTACACATCATGAAAATAGCGCCCGATGGGCGCTATTTTCCTTATTATTAGATGTTATGCAGGTGACTGCGGCTGCGCCCCACCTGCATTTGCAGGGCTAACTCTTGTTACACGAACGTAATGAAAGCTGCGCCAGCCTTCGGCGTTTAGGTCCCATACTGTGACATTTTTAGCGTCCACTGGGTTTGTTTCCTTGACATCCTGTCCAATGTCCGCTTCGCTTTTCCACTTGTGTTCGGGCAAGTATTGAGGAGCAAGTGTGCATGTCATTACACGCTGGTCTCCATTTAACTTATTGAACGTAACTTGGTATACATCTTTGTATAGCATCCCCAACAACATTCCTTTGGTAGGAATATCCTTTAGTGTTGCCAATGATTCATCGGGTTGTGATAAGTTTGTCTGCGAGTCCAAAATCTACTGCCTCCTGTGCTGATAAGAATGTGTCAAACTTCATGGTTTCATAAAATTCGTCGTATTCTTTGTTTTGACTGTTGTGTTTAACGTAGAGCTCTGTCAAGCGTTCATTAAGACGCTTAGATTCTGCATGACTTCGAATAGTATCTTCAATCTGCAGTTCTGTAACGTGTACAGATCCGCTGGTGCCGCGTGTGCCACTGCTCACGCGATGGATCATTGTGCGACTTTCAGGTAACACAAACCGCTTTCCTGGTGTTCCGGCTTGTGCTAACAAGCTTCCCATGCTAGCAGCTTGACCTATTACAATTGTTTTAACGTCGGGCTTGATAAACTGCATTGTGTCGTAAATGGCAAGTCCTGCTGTAACTGCGCCGCCACCGGAATTAATGTAGAGACTGATATCTTTGTCGCTGTCAGCAGCCTCCAGAAACAGTAATTGTGCTACTATCAAGCTGGACATTGTATCTTCTACAACGCCTTGCAACATAATAATACGATCCTTGAGTAGGCGACTAAAGATATCGTATGAGCGTTCTCCTCGACTGTCTTGCTCGACGACCATTGGTACTAGTGGCATTGGATTCCTTTCTAATGCATTACTTTTAAAATGATGGTATCTGCGTTGATACGACCGTTTAGTTTCGTGTCGGTGGTTTTGATTACTTCCATGAACTTGCGCAGCTTGATCTTGCCCGCTGCTTTAAATTCCTTAAGTTGGTCTTCAGTTTTGCGCAATGTCTTTTGCACGCTTTTTGTTTCGTCAAATCCAATAATTGTAGTTCCTTTAACAGTCATTGTATTTGTATACTCGTCTGCAACATACTTCCCGAGCTTGCGCGTCTTGGTATTGAAGATCCAGATCTCTGTAGAGTTAATAAGTTCTGTTGGGTTGACCGAAGTAAGCTGATACTTGTCATCCTTATCTTTGTACTTCAACTTTGCAATCAATTTGTCTGCACTAACTGCCTTCTTGACACGCGGCTTACGAGTAGCTTTTGCAGATTCAATTACCATCATGCACGCACCATCTACTGTTTCCAATGCATCAAGGTATGCCTTTGCATCTTTCTTAGCAAGGTGATTATACCCTTCTCTAAATTGCGATGCAAGTTCTTTTTTAATAGGGTCCTTAATCTTGGCAATCGACTGAGGAGTAGGCATATGATTGGCTATAAGCCGAGCTTCGTTGAGTTCGCTTTTGTAAAATCTTTGAATTTTACGTGCATGGGCTTGCGAAACTTTCTTGGTTGCAAAATGTGCAGTAAAGTCAAACCCTTTTGGATTGAAATTCTTTTTGTCGGTTATAAAACTATCAAGCCATTCTTCGATAGCGTCACATGCGTCTTTGGATTGCTCTGTAATGCGTTCTTGTATCGAAGGTGCAACCGTAGATACCTTTTTAGTTTCAGTTTTCTTTTCTTCTACAATTGCTTGTCCTTGTTCGATCAAACCTTCTACAAATTTAACAATTCCAAGTTTGTAGTCATCGGGTACGATATCGGCCTGAACTCTTAACAAGTAGGCAGTTGTGGCCCAGTGACTGTGGTTCGAGATTCTCCAATCAGTGAGCTTGTTGATAACAGCAACTGTCTTTTTGTCGTAATGTGTCTTAATATACAACTTAATCTCTTCGCCCCAGCCTCTAGAGTCAACTTCGTAATGGATGTACCATTTTGCCCATATCCAACTGTCGGTTGGTGTTAATGCAATTCCGCTTTTACGAACTGCCCGTACTGTTTTTTTCTTTTTTGGCATAAGCGATTTGGCCATGCAATTCTCCTAGTGTTAATATACAGTATACAGTTATCTCTGTAGATTGTCAATACGAACCGTAGTTGAGATTGTAAAATGTTTCTTGTTTTTTTGTAATAGTAAAACAATACACTACTACAGTCAAATGAGGCGCAGGGTCATAGAATGCTTGTACAGTTGTCTCAGTGGACGTTTTGCACAAGTATGCAAGCCAAGGCATTCGGGGTGTCATATCTTGCAATTTACCTAGATACACTTTGCTGTCAGAAATTGCCAGAGATTTAGGGTCGTAGTCAAAGTTAAAAGTTACAGATATTTTCATTCTACATCTTCTACGTTGCACATATCTCCAAACCTGAGCCGAAAATAAGTCTCGTATTCTGCAGGCAGATTCCACGTTGTTACACAGTGTCGAATAGTACCAGTGCCGTCGGTTAACACAGTTTTATCCTCCATTGCACCATGGGCCCGAAGGTACTTTACCCATTCAAGCTCTTCCCAGTTGCGCAATGCATCACAGACTGCCTTTTCTTGCCCGTACAACATAAGATTGTATCGTTGTAACTTTAACGTAACCTTAATCATTCTACAAGGTGTTGTCCGTTTGCTACCAACACCATTAATATTTTATAGTTGTTGTATGCTTTCATCACAGCTGGATTATTGTCTCTTATCTTTGCTTCAAACTCTAATTTCTTTATATATTCACTTTCCCAACTGTGCCGGGGATGAAATACCAATGATTCTATACTATAACATAAGTCAGTAAAGTTTGATTCCGACAGCGTAATTTCTACTCCGTTGGATGTTTGATAATTAATAGGAGAGATCAGTGAACCTGGTGTTTGTGTCTGCCAATAGTCTTGAGGGACTGCTGTATGGTAGGTGCGATGGCTGGGTTGAATTATTGCGCCAAACCGCTCCTGTAGAATGTCTTGACCAGATTTGTTATGTACGCTGTCCACTAATATTTTTCATTTTCTAAATTTTCAGAATCCTTAATGTCATCCAGCAACAATAGCGTCGAATAAGCTGCGGATAAATCTTGTTGTGCTTTAACTAAAGCTTCCACTGCAGAATCTGTCCTGCGAAGGTCCACGCTACGAAATCTTCGTATTTTTTCTAGAGTTTGTGTCGCCAACGAAATGTCAAATTCGTCACCTAACTTTACTAAATAGCCTCTATCTGGATTTAAGAGCTTAACTTCTTTGTGTGTTAGTTCACACAAGTATGCACCACCTGCTGTTTGTGCAATAATCTTCATTTTATTCTACCTCTTTTTAATTTTAATCCATCCAAAGCTTTAGATTTTCTCTCCGACTTTAAATCCCCTGAATGTTTTGAATCTTGGGAAGCGCAAGCTGTATGTGCCGTCTTGGTTTTGTGTCACAGCGTCTGCACGTATTTCAGCCAACTGACCAAGAAGGCTATTACGATTATTCCAAAAGTCGGCTCTCTGAGCGTCAGAGAAGCCGCCGCCGCAATTGACCACAATATCTTTCCCGTCATCTTCCCCAGCGCATATGATAGCCCCGAGTCTTCCTTCATTTCGCCCAGTTCCTTCTTCAAATCCAGTAATTGTCAATGTAACTTCGATAAATGGCTTGGACTTCAACCAAGCGTGCACTCGTTTGCACTTGTATGGTGCATCGGGGTCTTTGATCATCACACCTTCGTACTTTTCCTTAACAGCCTTGGCATTAATTTCTACAAAGCGGGCCTGGCCTACTTCGGTATCCAAGTCAACTTCTTCCCAATCCAGTGCCTGTACATGCGGCATTTCTGCAGCATGCAAGTCCGCCCACGCTTTGGTGATAGCACTACGATATGTCTGTGTCTTATTCCACTCTCCTAGTACAAAAGCATCTAGCGGAATAGTATCAAACAAGTGCAGTACAGCATCTGTTGCTTTCTTGCCGTCTTTGCGCTGCAATTGCTTCATCAAGTCCTGAAAATCAGCACTCATTATTTCGCCATCGAGCACAACTGGATAAGGGGTTGGGTTATTTTTTACCACCCCGCGGATTTCATCGATAATATGATCAAAGTTGTGAAACTGTTTGCCGTTGCGGCTAAATATCTCAATCTTGTCGCCATTAACGTCATGTATAACAACATTGCACCTAACGCCGTCAAGTTTGACTTCGATCTGCTTTTTACCAACCATCTTGCTTGCGTGGTTTGCGCTGTCGTGTGCAAGCTGACATGCAAATACATCAACTCCCCAGTCAGCACGTCCTGCTGCTTTGCAAGCCTTGTTTACAGTACTCTCGCTAAACCCTGCTCGCATGTCTTTGATAAGAATGCGACGATACCAGCCGTTCCATTGCTCCTGTGTTGCTACATCCATGCAAAGTGCAATAGCGTCTCTTGCAGCGTGTCCTGTAAGCTCGCGCTTGTACAGCATAGTTGCTAAGTCTTTGAATGCTGGCCATGCTAGTCCTTGGCCACCCGATGCTGTCTTCTCGGGCACTTTCTTAACGCCAAACGTAACCATCTTGTCAAACGTAAAACGCAGACCTTCAAAGAACTCTGCTATGTTGTCGTCGAGTGCAGTTGTAATAATTGCCTGCTTGTCAAGCCTGCCACTGGTTTCTTCTATCTGTTTGATGATGTCTTGGGGTTGTTTGCGCATTGGATTCTCCATTTATAATGTACTATAGCACTTTACAGCACAGCAGTCAAGACAAAAGGCGCAATGCGCCTTTTGTAATACATTGGATATTAATTAGATAATTCAGCTGCAACTGGCGCCCGCGAGCTTGAGAATTCACCGTCAACTAATCTGATCAGCCGACGCATCTTACCGGGTGCTTTATCCTGCGTTTCAAAATTAGTGTATGCACGAGTCACAGCAATTGGGCTAAGAAATGTCCAGATAATATTTTCCTTGGGTGTTGTTGTCTCGGTTATCATGGCTGTACAAACGGAGCCTTTGATGTAATTTCCTGATGTTCTGTATTCGAATAGTTTTATGTTCTTCCTTTTATAAGTTATTTTTCAAAGCTGACAGCAGCTACAATGTCTAGTACAATTTACGGGCCCAAGCTGCTATTCTAAAGACTATGTCTTCGGTTGTCACGCCATTTAAGCAAGGACTAGAATATTTTTTTCCTCGCTTCACTTTGAAAAATTTAAAATTGTGTTAACGATAGCCTATAGCAGTGTCACCGGATCGTTGCTCGAGCAAACTTTCCAATGCCCTTCACAGGGGCCAACACAAAATTGATGCAGTTGTTATCTGTTATGGTATTGCCACATAAGCGCGTTGCACCTTGCGTGGACAGCACCTTCAGTTAAATCACTGCTGTGATCGTGCTGTAGGTGAATTGGGTGTTTTAAGAAACCTGGCGGAAACAATTTGAGATTTATCTTTGTTTCTTTGATAGACTTTGGCGGCGACTTTGCCAGGTTGCTGTTGCACCAGTAACACATATTGCCCTGCTCTGCTGCATACTGTTCGCGTATTTCTCTGCGTTCTTTTGAGTCAGCTTTGCTGTATAACACAGGCAATTTGTAATTGTACATACATACTTTCTTTTAATGTTGGCGAGAATGACGAGATTTGAACTCGCAGCCTTCGGATAGACAATCCACTGCTCTACCAATTGAGCTACATCCCCATTTTACGTTGTGCTGCCCATTTCAGGCATGTTGCTATGCTTACACTAAAGGGTTCACAACGTAGTTTTATCTTGGCAGAGAGGCAGGGATTCGAACCCTGGGAACTCGTTAAAGTTCGTCGCATTTCAAGTGCGGTGCCTTAAGCCAGACTCGGCCACCTCTCCGTATTACTGTTATTTACCAAGAGTTCCTAAAAATTCAAGTCTTTTGAATCTTTTGAATTCTGCTTCTGCTGTAGCGAATATTTTTTCCGAGGCAAGTAACACGCTCTTTTTCTTGGTCTGTCTGTATTCTGTTGTTAATCTAAAGTAATCAAGTTTGTATTTTTCAAAACGCTTTTTAATCAGTGTGGTTGTTCCGGGAGATGTGCCTCTGTGGTACTTGTGCCACTTTGCAATCTCCTGTTCCCATTCTTCAAACTGTTTTAACTTTTGATCCATAAAAGCAATTTAACACATTTCTTGTGATGTGTCAACGACTAAGTAATTCATTGGCCATCTGATGGTTTGTTTCTGAGTGACCTTGTTCGTCTGCTCTTACCTTGAGTACAACGTCTCTTAGTGTTGCGGATTGGCTTAACTTGTAATAATCAATTGCAATTTGTGGCGCAGGCACGTTTTCGACTGTGCCCACATCAATTTCTGCAAGATACTGAGTATAACTTATAACAGCTTCTTCTTCAAAGTATCCTACCAGTCGATGTGCAGTTTTTGGAAACAGAGCGTACATTACAAAATAGAAATGCCAAAATAGAAATTGTGCTAGCAACACCAAGCATCTTTCGAAGCGACTAGGCTGTGCAATCTCAATAAAGATCATGAGGTGCATGCGTTCGTTTTCTGCTTCGTCCAGCAGCACCTTGATCCACTTTCGGTCATCGGGCGCCATGTTTCGTAGACTTCTTAGGTGATTCCACATTCCTGCAACCATTCCAGGAACACCAGCAACTGTTTCAAGTACAACAGCACGGTGTCCATAACGTTTGGCAAAAAAGGTATCAGCAAACCATCTAAAAACTTTGGTTAACCCTAGCGCAATGTGGTCGGAAATGTTTTGTGGTTCTGTATGCTTAAACTCTAACAATTGCTTTTCTCTTCTTCTTCTTGCGTGTCTTATCAAGTTCTCTTTGGAGCTCAAGGTTGTAGCTATCAACATCGTTCTTGTGTGTTATCCATACAAGGAACAATGCTGGCCAAAATACTAATAACCAAAATACCCACCACGCCCAATGTACTCCTGGAGTTCTAACTTGCATATTATTTCCTAAAATTAATCTTCGTTGTGTTCGTCTTTAATGGTTCTAGATGATTGATTACAATCACCAAACGGAATGCCATCAATGTGAACTAAAACACCCAGCTTGTTAGCAAGGTTCGCTATTTCAATAATTGCAATGTCTGGAAATGCAACAAGTGGAAGGTTGTTTGTATTGTAACTTGTTGTCATGTAGTCTTCCTTGGTTTCTGTTGTCCGGTTATCGTACTCGACAAGACCTTTCAAATTAATATCATCTTTCATCAATCGAGCCAACGCCGTGAGCTCTGTACGGTAACGACGCATAATAGCATTTTGTGCTGTACCATGGTGGTAGCCATTTTTGGCTTCAAGCTGCTTGACTCGACTAATTTCCTCATCTAAGTCAGTGATCATATCTTTAAGATTTTTCATCGTAGATTCCAATGGTAATTGAGGCAAACTTGCCAATTGTGTCTGAGTGATTGTGATTGAACTTTTTGCCGCAACTGTCAGAATGCGTTCTTTGTTTGCAAGAGTTTCTAATGCGTTGATTTCATCCTCTAACTCAACAGTAACGTCAAATCCATGTTCACTTAGAAATTTGTATAGAAGAGCAGTAACAGTAGTCTTCCCCATTCCAGCGACAGCAGTTACGTTAATGTTAATATCTGACATAAAGTTTCCTTTATAAAGTTGGTTGCGCGGGCAGGATTCGAACCTACGACCTTTGAGGTATGAACCCAATGAGCTGACCGGACTGCTCTACCGCGACATAAAGACAATTTAAAAAAAACAGTTACTGAATATTTCATTACTCTATTTACATATACGAGCAATGTGGGTTAGTGCTTAGTGTGTTAATCAACTGCTTTATTAAAAGTATCAAACTTTGTTTCCTTAGGTTGAGATTACACCTTAGGATGGAAGTCTTTGGACCTTACCGTAATCCTTGCGAGGTTAGTTAATCCGTTATCCACATACCAGCCGGACAGCTTATGTATGTATCTTCCAACGCTGCCTTTTTTAGCGTGTGGCGTTTCACGCATCATATACTGCTACTCGTCTATCGATCCTACGTTAGCCTTGCGAGCTATTTGGATCCGCTAAGATCCGACGTTATATTTCCAAACAAACACGTCTGCCTTGCGAGCTTCTGTGCGCCATATTCTACTAGGTAGTATGGCATTAAGCGTCTTTAACAGTACACTGGAGCAGACTCTTGCATTTTAATCAAAGTTGGATTTGAACCAACACCGATTCCAGAAAAGGAATTGCTCTACCAGAGAGCTATTTGCAACCTACTATGATGTGCTACTCCTGTTGCTTCATACCTTGTTAGATACAAAATACAACACATCATCTGTTTTTCACCTTGCGGGCTAATAAACCTTACTTCAAGTCTTGGGTATATTAATTAACCTTCAACTCTTGTAATGCTGCGTTGCCTTTCCGCGCGAACGGTCAGACTATGCAGCTACCTGTTAGTAATCAGCAATCATTAGTTTGGTACATCATAGCTAAACCACCACAGTCTATTAACACTCACCGATCGGCTCCGTGTATATCCTTTCGGACTATAATACTAACTTACTGCCTACCGCCTTTCTACGGACGGACTGCACCTACGAACTAGTCGGTTGCAGTTAACTCAGGCTTGTATAGATGGACAATATAAGAGCAAGCTCTTATAGTGCGGAAGTTTATAGGAAAACTTCCTTTTATCACATTGCTGTGACTACCCTATCAACAAACACCCGAGGATGCCTGTTGCAAGCGGACTACACTCCGCAAATCTTTTTAGTACGTTTAGTTCTTACTAGCAGCGTAACACATGTTTAACAGCGTGTCAACTACTTTAATTTATGTTCTATGAAACCATTGGTTTCATACTTTAAGTAGGAAGTTAACCGCTCGAATTTTGTGATTACACAAGAATAAGATTCTTGCCACTCGTCGTTTTGACCTATTTACTCTCCTATGACACTTCCCTGAGACTCTGCAATCAATAGTTCTGTATGTGTTATACTCTGCAAATAGAGCAGCTTACTTCTTACTAACAGTGTAACACATGTTTAACAGTGTGTCAACTACTTTAATTTTATTTGTAAAAGCATCATCAACAACGTGTTAACTAACTCTATATAAACACTATAGCACTAGTTAACAACGCTGTCAATAACTTTTTAGAAATAAGCTTATTTCCAGTCTATGACTGCTTACAACTTACCGCCATTGCTGACTGGGCCACATACTTGATTTCAAGAGTGCCTGATATTTTACAACCCTGGGCCTAAAGTAGGGTTGACGTGATATTATGGGTTCCAGTATCCCATTTCTCCAGTTGTTGGATTGTAAATAGTGTAGAAGAAACCTGTGGGCAGTGTGCTAGTTGGTGCTGTACCTGTGGTGTTTTCTCTAACTGGTTTGATGACTAATATATCTTCAACTGTGTTTTGTAGCACACCACCAGTTGCATTAATGACAATACTATTTGCTGCTTGAGCGTCCTGTCCAGTAAATGCACCAATTGCTATTGACGCTGCGCCTTGGTTAATTCTGCCTGCTTCAAGAACAGTTGCACCTGTGGCCATAGTGTGTTTTCCGTATAATACTCTTCCTGACATGTTCTGATATGTGTTTTATATATTTATCAGAAGCATTAGAGATATGTGTTGGTGCCCTCGGGGAGAATCGAAATCCCGTCGACGGATTACTAAACCGTTGCTAAACCACTCAGCTACGAGGGCAATTTGGTATCAGTGAGGGAATCGAACCCTGCTTGGATAATTGTGCTATAACGCCTGTAGTAGCACACACCGGTTAAACCTAACCAATACTGACATAGGTAATTTGGAGCGGGTGAAGAGATTCGAACTCTCGACATTTTGATTGGCAACCAAATGCTCTACCCCTGAGCTACACCCGCGTTATTTGATAATACTCATATCTGTATCTGATAATGTTAGTAGAAACAAACTATCGTATCTATTAGTATATATGAACATACGATAAGTATTGGGCAATTTGTGAAACGGTCCATGCCGCATTTTAAATCGCCCAATAACTCCAATAAGAAATTTGAGATGCCGATGTCCTATTTCAATTTTCATAGAAATCATCAAATTCATCATCCAGGTCGATCTCCTGGCTACTGCCACCTGTGTCATATGCTTTGTAGTAATATTCGTTGGGCATCAAAACTCTCACATCTGGTAATACCAGTTGTGCCAGCAGCAATGTTCTGTCACTGATTTCAGTTACATGCCAAGCTGTGCCACATCCGCCACCGAAGCAATGAATTGAGCCATGGGCCCGACCTTTTAAAAATTCTTTAAGCTTGTAACCAGCTGACGTGATTATGCGGTTGACCCGTTTTTTACCGCTTAGTCTTTCTGCATCATCCTCGGTGAGTGTTGTAATCTCAGCACAGTTATCGTTGCCAATGGTAAGTAAACATCTCTTGATTTTGATGCTGCCCTTGGTGCCTGGATTGTCCGGAGTTTCTTTTGTGCTCCATGGCAATTCACAAGTCACGTGGTCGACGTAAAATGTCTGGCCCTTGGTTTTCACAGCCCACATTGGGATGGTTGGGTCTGTTAGGTGTCCTTTGTTAAAGTGGAACACCAAATCTTTGCATGCTATTTCTACCTATGACATTATTTCTCTCCTGTTATATGTCTTTTAATTATTTATATTATGGCAACCTAACTGACGATCTTAATGGGTATTGACTTGCGTCGCAGGGTTTCAGGATTGTTGCCTTTACTACAAACCCTTGTTCGATTAGCAGTTGAGCAAGTTGCACCAGTTTTTAAAATACTGGTGCAACTGCGTTGTTCGTTTGTGTACGCCGTAATGATACAGCATAAAGTCTTTGGAATTTTGCTTCTTGTCAGCAATCAACATATCTTTTACTTCGGGCAACAACAGTCCAACAACTCGGCAAATGTCATCAAGTGTAAAATCATCTGTGCCTGGCCTGCATAGGTACGAGTTAGCTGTACGACGATATTCCATGGTTAGCATAATTACATACGGGTCAAACAGTTTGATCGCTGCAACGTTTTTTGTTAAGTCTGCATCATTTTGAAAAATTGGATGCAGACAATATGCTGCAATTGCAGCCGGGGTCGCGCCTAGTTGGTTGAGAATTTCAATACCTTCATCGATGTGGTTCATTAATTTGACGCCGCTTCGATCAGTGATATCATCTTTATAATAATCGGATATCGCCGAGTATTCTAAGGACCGCATTATGTATATCTCCATTGTTGTTTCGATAGCATTTTTACAACAGGCTTCAGCCATACTGCTAAGGTTGAATACAGTTTTGCGACAAGTCGTTAATAACTACTGTTTAGGTCGAATTGTTATCAACTTAGTTGATTTCTTATCTAGAATCAATCAACGGCTCAGAGGTTGTAACAAATTGGTGCCCCCAATGGGATTTGAACCCATATACGCGGGGTTAGAAGCCGATGCATAACCGTCATGCTCCGGGGGCGTTGTTTAGCGAAAGAGGAGTCGATTTTTGAGTTCACACTGCACTTCTGTATTTGTTGGCATCGGCGGAGATAATCGAAATCTACCTTTTGGGTTTTGGAGACCCATCTGCGTCCTACGCTCACCGACAATAATTTTCTGTTCCTAATGTCATACTAAGTTGTTTTGGTCGGAGTAGAAGGATTCGAACCTTCGACCCTCTGCTCCCAAAGCAGATGCGCTAAACCAGACTGCGCTATACTCCGTATATTTGAAGTTAGCGAACTGCGCCATACTCCGTTATTAATAGCTTCGGCACCTAAAACTGTTTTATACATTGACTGTACAGTATTTAGTTGAGCGTGTCAACAAGTATTTACGAGAAGATTCGAACTTCTACCTCCGGTTCCAAATGCTGCAAGGCGTCCGGCGAACTACCATTATTCTACATAACTACTGCTCGTCCGTTCCTACGTTAGTTTCTTCCGACATCGCTATACAGTAGTGTCCCTGCTTTCCTGCCAGGTTTACTTCGCTTTGCCAGTGTGCCTGCCTAGCCCTGCCCTAGTTCACGGTTTTTACGCTTTGCAACATGTTACACACTGGTTCCACTCTGCTCTCCCGGCGCTGCCGCCCGGTCTTTCAGTATGGGTCTTTCGTTGCCCCCTAACGCGGTGACTTTCGATCTCTTAGCGGATAATTTAATCCGCGTTTAACTTATAGCTTCGACTAACTAAAATGCTGGATGGTCGGGTAGGATTCGAACCTACAACCTTCTGTACCAAAAACAGATGCTCTACCAATTGAGCTACTGACCAATATTCTTATAAAATTCCACAACACAAGGCAGTCCGTATATCTTTAAGATACTGCTCTTCGGTAGGAGTAAAAGCTTGCTGCACCGATTAAATGTTCTTTCCTTGACTAGCTAAGGAATTCTAGGGCTGGAGGAGAAGGAATCGAACCTCCCAAAAATCAGATTCAAAGTCTGATGCATCGCCATTCTGCTACGTCCTCCAATGTTCTTATAATGTTTCGTGTTGCGTACTTGTGCCAACTGTTGTGTCTGTCATATATCTCAGCACCAAGTTAGCAATGCTTACTGCTAGAATAATACTTGCGCTTGCGCCAGGCGCAAGTATATCAACTATTCCAACAATTTCGACCAAGCTTGCAACAAATAATGCTATGTTGAAAATAACTGTTCTGTAACCTTTTAAAAAATTCATAATACCGTCTCCTTGTTGATGGTACTTATATTTATGTGTAGTAAACTTCATACCACGCGGCGCGTATTGTATTTGGTACGGGCGGGGAGACTCGAACTCCCAAACCTTGCGGTGTCACGACCTAAACGTGATGTGTCTGCCAATTCCACCACGCCCGCATATTCAAATACTTTCTATTTAAACAAGACTCGTTTTACTGTATCTCTAGAACCTCAATTCATATTGAGATTTTTTTAATGTAGCATTCGTACTACCGCAAATTATTCAGGAGCGCAAATCCAGCCTGTGCTACCTGTTTCAAAAGCGTCCATTGTGATTTCATCACCTGCATCGAGCGCGGCTTGATATGCTGCTACATCTGCTTCATATGTGGCAGCATTAATAAGGTATCTGTTGCCTGATGCAGACATGAATACAATTGTTGGTGTTGAAGTCAACTTCTTGCCCATTTTTTTGAGCATCTTGTTGATACGTTTGACTTGTTTTTTACCCATTTCTTCTTCCATCTCGCACCGATGATCATCAGTGATATAGACATCTTGATCATTGATGTGATTCAGCATGTCTCGAAGTTCTTTGCGTTTGATTTTCATAATAGCCTCTTGAGTTACAGTTAAAAGTTGATACCGTATTTTAATTAATAGTGTATTGCGCGTCGTCGAGCTTGTCAGACATTTTCTTATATAGCCTACGCATGCGCTTGACTTCTTTTTTGCCTAGGCGTCCCTCTAATTTAGTCATAGCAGCATCATTAATATGATCAGACTGTGTGTCAATGTAGTCCATTAAGTCAGCAAGTTGATTGTATTTGATTTTCATTGAGCGCCTTTTTGATTGGGTTAGAGTTAAATTAAAAGTAGTAGCTGTTAACAATAGGATTGCTGCTATAGTCCAATATAGACCGGCAGTCATTCCGTGGCGTTAACAGCCACTACATTTACTATTTGTACCAGGTTCTCATAAAGTCTGGGCTTCCCGCTGCAATTGCCTACGGAGTGTGCTTTGCGAATTCACGCATGACCGTCTACACTATACAAATTCTTTTTAGTCTCCTATGTAATCACCTAAGTGAAGGATACCATTATGATCTTCTAACACTACAAATGCAACACTGTCTTCGTATGTGTCTGGTGCAAGGCAGAACCCTCTCTCGGATATAAAGTCAGATACATCTCGTTTTGGCATTCTATCATATCCCATTCTGGAAATTGTAACGTCTTTGCTAAACATAGAATATTCATCAAACGCTTGTAACCCGCCACCAGGCTTGCATTTATATTCACGTTTCCATTTGTTAGGTGCTGTTGCATCCGTGACCAACTTACTAAGAAATTCAGCTTCAAAAACGATGCCGTAAATCGAAAGGACAATGCTAGGATTATCTTTGATAATAGTTGCAATAAAACTTTTACAATGTTCTGTGCTGTTCATAGTGTGCCTACCTAGTTTGTTGTTTATAGTCGCTTCGGGGATAATGGATACGCATTAATCCCATTCCTACCCGAAGCTGGCAAAGGTTTAAAGCAGACAGGTGCACCAGCTGCTTAGCCTTGCGTATTTTGGAGTCGCGTTGAGGAATCGAACCACCAACTTCTACCTTTGCAGGGCAGCGCATTACCATTTTGCTAACGCGACATATTCTTCATGAGTGACGTACACTGCCACCAGCTTTGACCGAACCGCCGACGTTGTCACATCTAACACTTCCACCAGCTTTAACATTGCCGCCGACATCATCACTTCTAACACTACCGCTGGCTTTAATGTCGCCGTTGACTGTTGTGCAATTAACAGATGCACTGGATGTTAAATTATTAATAACACCTTCTAGTACTCGTATCTCTACAATTCCAGTTGCGTGAATTTCTTCACCGTTGATTGTAATTACATCTCTCGTTACCGACACGTCTCCAGTTTTTGAAGTGTATGTAACGCCGTTAATACTAACCGTATTCATTGTAAGCCTCTTTGTTGTTGTTAACTTATACTAGCATTTCTGCACAGTGTTGTCAACCTCTTGTAAGTAGCAAGCTACGGTAACGATCCGTATATAAATGATTGCATTTTCAATGGACTTATAGCTAATATCCCCACTTACTAATATCACTTGATCAGCCCCTTCCGCGGCCTGCTTCACCTTTAGCTTAACTTGCTGTAATTAGGAGCACAGGGCAAGATTCGAACTTGCATTTGGCAGTAAAGGATCACCCGCTGCCTCTTATGGATTCAAGGCTTCCAATTGCCTATATCTCCGTGCATAATCTGGTGCCGCAGGAAGGATTTGAACCCTCGACCTTTTCCTTACAAGGGAACTGCTCTACCGGACTGAGCTACAACGGCGTTATTATTAAAGCTAGGCGGTAAGTGTATCCTTGCGGTCCCCATGGATTCCGAGGTGACAAACATCGCTCATGCAATGCGTCGCTTTCTTACTCTTTGCTATCCCGTATGCCTATGTTAATTTTGGCAGTCTAACATGCTGTCTCTTCGTCCACCTGCCCTATGTCATAACATTTGACGCCACGGTGGATACCAAAAATAATACACACTTGCTGGACACCATATACTATCGTTCCAGGTTTACCTTACGGCTTAGGTGGTCCAATCTTTGCAGTCTCAGACAAGTGATGTTCAAACAGTGATTGATCACGGAGTCCTTGCATTATATACATTGCCTCACACGGATCACTGTAACGCCGTAGTGAATAATTTATTGCTTGATAATAAATCACATACGGTCGGGTTATTTGGAGCGGGCGATCGGGATCGAACCGACGACATTTAGTTTGGAAAACTAACGCTACTACCACTGAGCTACGCCCGCATATAAAATTACAATCCAACATTTACACTACACTGCGCCGAACGCAGCTCGGTCATCCAATTTCCGATCTTCTTGGGTGTGAGCCAAGCGTGCTTTCTGCGCGACAACGCAATGAACTATGTTGTGTCACTTGATTACAAGTTGTCGCCTGTAATCAAGCTAGGATATTCTGTTTGAATAGGACCCAATGCTTAAAACATTATATGTTAAAAGCAAACTTTATCACGTCTATGCCTAGCAATTGACGCCTATTCTTTCCCACCACTTGGGTGTTTAGTGCGTAGACTAAACACCTAACTCTAATATTTTGATAGCCGCTGCCTATCGTGTACTACTTGATCTTTACAATCTGGCTGTACTGCGCTACGCGGAATGCTTCTGATGTTTAAACAGTGAGGCATCTCAAGCGCACTGTGTCTGGTAGGGGATCTGGTAGTCCGAGAGAATTTTGAAATCTCAACCTTTGGTATGTAACACCAACGCTCTTCCTTTGAGCTACCGAACTATTTTTAGATAGTTAAAAACTTTGTTACTGTTGACTCAATTGTATATTGTTTTTCTTAAACAGTTATTTGCTATAGCAGCATCGTTAGGATTATTAAATACCCCAACTAAGCTAACCCCTAATCTCTCAGGAAGGGCATAACCTTCCTTTCCTCACCAAGGCAATGTATGCATCCTTTAGTGAGAGTATCTTATGTTAGGCATAAAGTGGTGTCTGCCAGAGCAACCCGAGAAGGGGTGTCTATCCGGCAGTCCAATGCAGTATCTTAAGTTGTTGTGGCATCAACTATGTTTACATGGCACAAATCTAACGTTGTTGGTGGAGAATGTCGGTCCCGACCCGACCACCTCTACATTGCAAATGTAGCGCTCTCCCAGATGAGCTAATCCCCCGTATTAGTGGATGTATATTACTATACTTCTAAAGGACCTACCTGTTGCACCAGTTTGGTGTGTGGGCCCATAATAACTTTTAATTTATGGCAGACAGACAGGGATTCGAACCCTGGGTACCGTTTCCGGTACGACGATTTAGCAAACCGTTCCTTTCGGCCTCTCAGGCACCTGTCCTTATTTATAGCAGGTGTCACCGTTGCTACGCAATGAGACTGCCGTGTTTGCACACCTGCTTGCGTTTGCTACCCTTGGGGAACAAACAATAGTTTAACTTAGCGGATTCGTATTTACAGCCTTAGTGGACTTTGCAATGAATCTCTTATCTAAGTGGTGGGCTCAACCATAGCAGGCGATTTAACTAGATAACGACTAATCTAGTACCGTTATTGAATTTGCAATCCAACGTCTCGATTGAGACTTTTATGTATAGCCACTATTACCAACTATTCGGTAAATTGTCGCGGTCAAATACAACCATATAGGAAAGTCATACATTGCAAAGCTCTTGTTATTTGGCTCTCCCCTCTGGAATCGAACCAGACTACAACTGATTAACAGTCAGCTCGCACACCTTGCGCGCCGGGGAGAATATTTCTTTTGTATTGCCTTAGACTCACGTCCTCTCCATCCTTCACGGATAGTGTTTTAAGCTTCGCTGGTGATTAACTTGTATGTGTTTCGAACTACATACAACTCATCAACAACCATGCAACTCAATGCCACCGCCGCTAAACAATCGCGCACCAAGTTTCTCTAAACTAGCCAGCAAACTCTACTTTCATCTGCATATTGTTTAATTATCGTCGACTGGTGTACAATGTGGTTAATCATTGCACTGCTGGTCTATTGTCGTTTGGTGCTCTCCTGCGTGTTTCACAGAAAAACCACTTTCTGATACTAATCTCGGGTGCTGCCCAATATGCATGTGAAAGTAGAGTTATGAACGCACATTGGTGTGTGCGTTCCTCTACTTTCTCTCACTATTATCGACTTGAGTCTAAGCGAGTAGTTGTTTTGTGTATCTTTCGATACTAACAACTGCATCTAGTTAGTTTTAAAGAGCGTGCAAACATTGCTGTTTGCCTTATTAATAATGTAACACTTTTTATAGTGTGTGTCAAGCACTTGTTTAGTATTCTAACAAACAAGTTTTGCTTTTAATTTGCGTCTACGTTGTTTGTTGTCCTACTGTTTAACTGTTGTACGCTATGTTGTGAGCCTTGTCAATGCCTATTTTAGGAGAACATAAAAAAACCTTCCTAAGCAGTTACGCGTGGAAGGTGTTTCAGAACTTTTAGTTTTTAAAGTAACTATCTAGTTTTTAACACCCTTTACACATAGATTCAAGACAGGATTAGATTGCCCTGGTGTCCATGAATTGATCGCTGTGGCAAGTATGAGTGTCATTGAAAGTAGTTTCCTTTGTTGTATTTATTTATCTCTTTGAGACAAAAACTGGATCTAAAGTGGCTGTAGGATCTACGTCGACTGTTGCCCAAACTCCAGGAACAGTAAACACTTGATAACTACCGTTTATTCGTTGGGCAACTTGCTTTCCGTGTTCAATGCCATCGCCTTTGTAAGTGCCGAGCCAGGATTGAAAGTATCTTGCGTTACTGTCCCAGACAACTATTACATCTTCTCTGTTGTTCATTTGTCTTCTCCTTTGAACGGCGCCAGGACCTGTTTGCAGTAATGTGCATCAGCTTTGGCCTGGGCACCCTCTACGGTCTCTGCGGAAACATCGAACCCACCATAAGAAAATGATACAACTATTCCATCTTCGGCCGAGGAAGAAATACAATAATTAAATCCAAATTGCGCCTGTGCCTTACAATGAATTACGCCTGCACCGTTTGGAAAGACCTGCGCGCAAGTGGTATCCCACACTAGAGGCACAATCATCTTAGGCAAGACAGAGGCTATTGTATCGGCTGCATCTTCGATACCTATCACTGTGCCTTCGCTGTTATAAATGTTGCTCCACAGTATCTCTGAAATGCGATCTCTAATGTTCATGTTGTTTCCTGTGTTAAGTACGAGTGTGTGCCTGCAGCAAGCTTGTCTAGATCATTGTAGCATGGAAACGCACACCACACCTCCATCGGATGTATCTTTAATACCTGAGCTGCAAACTGTATTGTCTCTGTGGTGCCTAGTGCAAAGTTACTGTCTCTTCACACTCTAATATAAAGGGCACAAATTGTTTCCTTGTCATGTTTTATTTCAATTCGTACACGCTGCCGCAAAAGGTTAGTACATCTTCTTTCATCAGTGTTGCTTTAGCTTGTAACGCTTCTTCCTTTGAATAAAAACTTCCAATTTTTTTCCATATTCCGTACCACGTTTTTTTGAACTTTCCAGTTGTATATTGACATGCTGCTGTTTTTATACCACATTCTCCACCGCTTTGAAACTATGGCTGCTTTTGCTTGCTCGTCATTTAGTATATCCATTAGTACAACATCTCGTATCCAGTTCCTGTAAGCGCGTGCTTTAGTTGAGACCAAACACCAGGTTCCCATTCTCCTGGAATAGTAGATCTGCCTTGCTTTTCACACTCGTCAATTACGTCCTTTGCTTCTTTGAGTCCATATCCTGTTGAGGCGCGCACTGCTTTAATAGCTTGGATTTTTTGTCGGCTCAAGACACCGGGTACAGCGTGAATAGTCATTGATCCTGTTACGTTGCCTTTGATCATTGCAAACAACATCTGGCGCTTTATAGCCGGATCCAATGCATCCAGCATTGCATCTGCTTTTTCTTCTAGCAATCCTATCTCTTGATCCACTGCTCGCATAAATGATATAGTTGCGTAAATAAATTCTCCTGAATACTTCATTCGTCAATCTCCGCAGCTTCAAGTAAAAAGTCAATTGAATTGTTGATGAGAAACTCATCAACAATTCCTGGAAATGACCTCCACACTTCTGACGCAACCCAATCCCAGTCTGCACCTTGTCGAGACCTTAGCACAAGCTCTTTGTTTTTGCCAATGCATTCGACCATCCACATTGCAAGTTCGTTAATGCGATTAAAGTCTTTCATTTATCATGTTCCACATATGTTGCGATTCCTAATCGAGAATCTGGTTGCCGGAGGGTAGGACGAACTACAAGTTCATCTCTTTCGTTGTATTTTATCAGCCACGACGGATATCTGTCGTCGTGCAGCTTGAGCATAGTAAGGCGACGCAGCATAGCGTGAGGATAATTGTACAACGAGTACTGATCAGCAAGGTAAGCTTTGCCTCTGACAGCAGAGTGAGTTATTCTCTTTTCAAAGTAAGTGCGTGTCAGCGGAGTAAAGATAATAGCTTTGTACCAAGACTTGCTGCGCTTGCTCATCTTTGTGATCTCTGATTCTCTAATTATTATTCTACGCTTGGGCATTGCGTGTCCTTCCACTTCTTTAGCTTGTGCTGCATCATTACTTGTAAATCTAAGTCAGTAACTTCGGGCGCATATGTGTGGATGATGTCTAGTGCGCAGGCAATAACATCTATTGCTTCGTCTACAGGACCGTTCTTGTGTGCAATTTTGTAGCTCTTGCCGTTCTGTATTTGGATCTCTAGGGCAAGCTCGCCTACTTCTGTTACAAGGTGTGTCAGTATGTCTTGCAGTGTACGTCCGTTGTTGATCTCGTCGCATGCTGCAAATACAGTTTCTGCTAATGTTGGGTAAGTTTTGTGTGGTAAAGTTGTCACGAATTCTCTCCTCTTGTAAGTTACAGTAGCACATACTTGTACACGTAGTCAAGTGAAAAGGGCCCCAGGGGCCCTTTTCTTTATCCGTTAACGCTTAGTTGCGAATAGTTGGATCAACTTGCAGATCTTGTGCAGTCTTAATCATAATCATTTGCATGAACTGATCAACTGTTCCGAGTGCATTCCCGGTCGTACCACCTTCGCCGCCTGCGCTGCCGCTGTTAAACACTGTGCTCGGAACATTGATCGTTGCTGCTGCCGCGGCCCATACTGTCTGCGCTTGTACCCAAGCATCAAGTTTTTGAGCAAGTGCTCCGTCAGCAAGTAGAATTGCTTCTTTTGCATATGCTTCAGCGTCGGCTGCAACTGTTACACTTTCGGCTTCGATTCGTGCTCTTTCTAAGTCGATAACGGCCGTTTCACGTGCAAATTCAGCTTGCTCTAACCGTTGTCCAGCAGCAATGAGTACCAGCTGCTTTTGAGTTTCGGCACCAGTTGTTTGTTCAATTTGTTCAACTTGTGCCGTGGCCTGGCGACGTGCAATGTCGGTTGCACCAGTTTGGATGGCCAGCAAACGCTGTTCTTCCTGTTCCAAGCGCTGTTCACGTGCTACAACTCTACGTGACGATGCAGCTTTTCGTGCAATGATCTGATTCTCGTACTCATCATCCGGGTCAATGCCTTCGAGGATCGCCTGGCTTACTGTAATACCATACTGTGAAGAAACTGTTTCCCTACGAATCGGCTCGCCGTTTTGATCTAGGATTTTCTCCATCACTAATTGTCTTACGTCAGTGTCACCAACCTGGTCTAAGTTTTCAGTTGCTTCGTCATCATTGGGTCTTGCTCTACTTGGAACAATTCCGCCTGATTGATTAAGACTGATTTGGCGCACCATTGCCCGGCCTTTTGTGATTGTGTCATAAAATTCAGTCTTGAATTGATCACGCTGTCCGCCGCTGTAGTATTCTTCCATGGTAAACATGTTTGCAACGCTGTCGATACTTGCATTCACATCTGGAATCAGTGCGGAATTAACCAGCTGACTCAATGTTCGGAAGGTTTTTGACATCTCTACAAACTCTACCGGATCGTTTGGAATTTGAAAGATTGTGCTTTGCGTCACGTCGCCAGTCCAGTTGTCTGCCAATCGCACACGGTAAGGAGCATTGACTGCGTTTCCAACAGCATCCGGATTGGCAGTGTTTACAACTGTGATAAACTTGGGCCAAGTTGTACTGATGCCCCATCCTGCAAAATACCAACCGGTATCCATCACTGCTGATTCTGTACTAAAGATAGTACGCACATGCGTTTGGAATCCTGCATCGTTATAGCCGAATGCGCTGCTGGATAGTACCAATGTGCAGGCGCCGAATGCGCCGCCTGCAATGACTTTTTTGATTCGTAAAAGTTCTTTTGGAAAGGGAATGAACAATGCTGCAAGTGCAACAAAGAGCAAAATTCCCGATAAAATTAGACCACCCATGGTGTGTCTCCTATTGAGGTTAAGTGTTAAAGTTTGATTTTTTGTATAACGCCATCAAGCGTTACACGAGCTTCTTCGTAGTTTTCGATCCAGTACCAGACTGAATTTTCTACGTATTTTGCAAGCAGATAGATGCTGCCAAACAGTGCCACGTTGGGCAAAATATATTCTATTAAGATTTTCATCAGTGTCTCCTTGCTAGATACGCTATAATGTACAATAGCATTGTATATGTATGCTGTCAATGATAAAGGCGGAACTAAATCCGCCTTTATCTTTATTATCACTGGGTTGTACGAATAGTTACAGAACAATCATCTTCGTTTTTGAATTTCATTGTTTTATTAATTTTTTCGTCTAGTATGCGTTTGTGGTTAGCTTTCCAAACGCTTGCAACCCACGCAGTGTATTCCTGTCTGTTAGTATCTTTCAAATTCAACATCAAGGTATTCCTCCTCTTTAAGTGCAGCACGTTCGCGCACTTGGTCAAAAGTATCTTCAATTAACAGCTTTCCGTTGCGGAAAATAGGGCGTAACAAGTTGCCTTTCTTGTCTGCAACAGATTTAGGAACAGTACGAAAACTACCGCCGCCGACGCCGGTTTGGTATATAAGTCCGAGGCGACCTTTCTTTGAAGTCTTACCTCCGTGGATTGGGTCTTTGAAGACGTCAGTCCACTCGCCATCTGATGCCATAATTGCGCTTGCTTTCATGGCGTACTTTAAGCTATCGCGGTTGACTAATTGCAGCAATCCCCCGCCCATTCCAAATGCAATATTATCAATGCTCAGTCCTGCCCGGATCAAGTTATTGATCAATTGTGGCAAGCTGTGTTCACTGATACCGTCGCCTTGAATTACACGAATGTAGGACGGCAGTATTCTAAAGCCTTTTGAATTAACAGTAAATCCAAACTCTTCCATTAGAAGTTCTACAACATCAATTGGAACAGTCAACGGATCCCCACTGTCTGGCCGAACAACCAATGTGCCACCTTTATCGATGATCTTTTCTTTTAGTTCGCCCCACATCTTAATAGCTTCGTAGATGTTGTAGCTGTCGCTCACACATGCATAAATTTTGCCTTCGCCACCGAATAGCTCGATCATGTTTTCGTAGGCAGCTTTTTCGTTTTCTCTGCCCCAGCTTGTGATAGTAGAGTGTTCACTTGCTGGAATTGAAAATCCTGGCATGTCTGCGCCATAGTAACGTCTTGCTCCTACAATTCCTTCAATGGTGTCGCTGCCCATAAAGTTAACAAGGTGACCCATTCCACCAAGCTTTGCAGCTTCGTGTGATGTTGCGCCTCGTGCTCCAAAGTCGTGCAGCTTGAACATAATCTGATCCATTACTGGAACATCGCTGGTTGTTGCCAGCGCACGAGCAATGATAGCTTTCATTTTACGTGATTTTGTTGCAACAGTCGAAGGGTACCAAACACCTCTTAGTGTAAGTGGCTCCAAAAAGCCTGGCAACCACCAAAAACGCGGATCAGTGTTGATGATCTGCATTTGTACGTTTGAAATAGGCATGTATGTGCCTTCGGCAACTGCTTCGATTTCGATTGGGAGACGACCGCTGAATTCCTCAACAATAATGTCCCATAGTTCTCTATAGAAAGGTTCACCGTGCTGAGTGATGATCATTTCTGCTTCATCAATCATTTCAATGGTAACAACCTCTCCTATTAGATATTCTTTGATCAACGCCTGCGCGCCGAAGAACACTGAGTTCTCCTCGCCTCCTCGACTTTCAATATATGAACTCACATACTGTGTGCCTTTTGGAAACTGGTGTGGTTGACTGTACTTGTACGAGTCTGATAGTAGTATAATATTATGTTTCATTTTAGAAATCCTCTAAGTTGTTATGCCGATCCTCTTTGAATCGGACTTTCGGGTAAGGTTGATTCAGGAGCAGCGGATTGCCACTCCTTTGTCCATCTTACAAGATCTGTATAACCTGCGGGCCAATCATCTCGCCCAAGGTCGGTTAATTTTCCACAGCACATGCACTCGAATGAAACTGCACTTTCTTTGCTGCCCCAACTTTCACCAGACACACCAGGAAAAAATCGTAAATCACTGCGGGTAACTTGTAGAATAGCTTCGCAACCTTTGCCGCCATTTCCCCAGCCAGAACATGTTACTTCAGTAGCCCAGCTGTGTCCAAACTTTCCTGGTTTAATTACTTTCATTGTTGTGTTCCTTATCCGATGTTAATGAAGTTGTCAACAATCGCAAAGTGATCCTCAAACATTTGTGTACGGTCTACTTCGTTAAACGGTACCCATCGTGCTAGTTCTGCATCGTCACTGCCTTTTACTTTTGGCAGAGTTTTATCAAACCCGAGGTCGATGAAAAACGCAGTTGTAATGGTGCGGCCGCGGGTTGATCGGAATGGATCATCAAAGGTCTTTGATGCCCGGATGCTGCCGCGCAGTACCGGAACTGGAACTTTGATTTTTGTTTCTTCTTTTAGCTCGCGCAGCGCACCGGCCTCGAGGCGTTCTCCTGGATTAAGGAATCCACCAGGCAGTGCCCAAAGTCCTATACCCGGTGCATGCTTGCGCTTGACCAATAAAATGTGTCCACTTTGCACTACAACTGCATCAGTTGTTACAAAGGTGGGTGCATATGGTGCGGATTTCCAGGATTCTTTGTATTGTTGAATCATACTGTATTCAACAAACAGTGTTGCAAATTCTTCGTGTGCCCATTCTCTAACAATGTCGTCCAGTATATCAGCAGATTCTGCTGGCATGGTATCACACATAAATAATTCTACACCGCGGTAAGGACCGTGTTCAAAAATAGTTTCACGGATCGGTGTTGCATCAATTCCATCTACATTGGCAACACTTTCGCTGCCCCATGTAGGGAAGATTTTCAAGTAAAAGCTGGTTCCGTCTTTTTCGTGGCCAATGAGACCAATGCGCAGAGGATCGGGGGAGTATTTCATTGCGCTGAACACCACAGATTGTACAGCAGCAACCCATTTGTTGTCGTCGTATGGATAATCACACACTGGCACAACTTTGACATTGTCCTGTGGATACACCGCCTTGATCATCGACTTGCGTTCTTCAAACGTGAATGGGTTGCGAGTATTTCTTGCACTAAAGCTGGACCCAAGCACAAGGATCACTTCTTTTGCCAGTTTCAGTGCAGCGTCAACCACTGCTTTGTGCCCCAGGTGAAATGGCTGGAACCTGCCAATGAACACCAGTGCGTCGTAGCGGATTTCTGTTTTGGAATTTTCCGATAGTGCAGTAGTGGCTTTTAGTTTGCTATGTATAGTGTCGTTAATTAAGTCGTATTTCATTTGCTAAAACTCCTTTAGCGTGTTTAGGCAAAACTCTATGTCTTGCTTTTAGTATACACTCGCAACAAGCGTGTGTCAAGTATTAGGTGGCAAGATATGTTATTTTGCCCACATCCAACTTCCATTTTCTTTCTGTGTAAACATCATATACCCCTGTTAATTAGTTTGAGAACTGAGGCGTGCGCCTGTTCGGTGCGTGTGACAAAGTCGGTGTCACTGATTACAATATAGTTGCGGTTGTTGTCAACTAAAAATTTCAACATCTCTTCAAAGAACCATTCACGTTGTTTTTGTTTTTCGACAATTCTGGTTCCGTCCTGTACCCACTTAACAGTAGGCGCCAGAACAATATACAAATCAAAGTGTTGCTTCTTTGCGTACTCCAGTGCCATTTCCAACGGCTTGTCCAGGTACAAGTGCGAAAACAAGTAAGTAGTGAACGCTTCTGTGTCAGTTACTGTAACTGGCATTTCTGCCTTGTACGCATATTCATTAACCCAGTTGTCTTGGATTTTGACAATAGCTTCGAAGTCTTTTTCGTTAACTTCTTCTTTTACTTCAGTTATCATGCGGCCGTATTCTTGAATAGGAGTTCCGATGTTGCGCAAGCGAAAACTTTCAACTAATATAGACTTGCCTGTTGATTCCGGTCCAACTACTGCTACTCTCTTGTGAAAACTACGCTTTGCAGGTGCTGACATAAAACTCCAATTTTCTAACAGCGCCTCTCTAATTGCTGTGCTGCTAATAGGGTGCATTTCACGATGCGGGTCAATTGGTAACCATCGGCAACCGAGCACCTCTGCAGCTTTCTTGCCATACATATCCGAACTTACAAAGTAATCAAGCTTGGGGAGGTGCAGTTCAAACTCCGCCTTCCATTTGTCCCAAACTGTTGGGTCTATGATTGTGCCATTTTCGTCTACTTCGCTCGACGGGATGTTGTCTATGTGTTTGATAATGTGTACATTTTGGTTATCAGCAAATAGTTCGCATAACCACTTGTAACGTGTGGACAGCGGAACAACATCAGTTTCATTTCCAGAGACCATAATATATAGTTGATCTACTACAGATAATGCAGTGATAAACATGTTCAAATGACCCAGGTGTAAGTTTGTAAACTTGCCTATTGTACCGCCGATTGTCATATCAGGCTTCCTGTGTCTTCATTGCGTTGTACCAAGTAACTGCGCCGTATGTGGCCAGTCCAAGGAACACAACGTACAGTCCAGATATTACATACAGCTCTCTGCTATAGTAAAGCGGAATAGCAATCAAGTCCATTGCAATCCAGATGATCCAGTTTTCCCAAACCTTTTTCAACAGCAAGATCGATGCAGCAATTGACATGGTTGTGGTTAATGCATCAACATACGGAACGGCTGCATCTGTAAAGGTGGACATTATAAAGCCTACCAGCACCGCTCCAAATAAGATGCCAATGGCAATTAAAATTCTTGTAGTATTTGCAATTGTCACAATCTTCATACTGTCAAGAGTGTCACTGGCAACTTCGCCTAGTGTTTTGCCATATTTCCACATCACAAAGCCAACAATTTGCAGCGGCGCATAAAACGCCCATTGCAACAGCATGTCGGAGTACAGTTGGACTTCCATAAACACGTATCCCATAACAAGGACACCTGCCAATCCAAACCAATAATTGATGAGTTTTTGTTTTGCTAACAAGTATACGTTAGCGATTAATAGCACCGTGGCTAGTAATTCAATCTGACCTAGTGGGCCAGAGAAGTAGTTAATAATCGTATCCATTTGCTAAAACTCCTTTAGCAGTTAACGTAGCACTCTTTGTGTCTACATGTTATTTATACTACATGTTGCAATACTTGTCAAGTGCTGATTACACGATGTACTCTGATTCAGTAACAGACTTTGCTTAGTAATGCAAAGCCTTTTTAAAACCCTCAGAGATATGTATTGTAAAATCAATGCCGTCTAAAACGTTATTCCAAAACGGATCAAGATCTTTAATTTTAACATTGTTATAAATGGTATCTCGCAGCTTTAACATATAATCTAGATTGGCTGCTGCAAACACCTTATCGGGTATTTTGTACAACTTTGTGCTCTCATCTAGCATCTTAACATAGTTTGCAAGTACAAGTGCAGGTGTTGCGAGTTGATGCAAGTCGGCTTTGATCATTTCTACACATTGCCAACTTCGGCCTGTGATATTGTGATCTGCTGTTGCTATTATAATATCAAACACACCTGTGCGTTTTGGGTACATTTTTTCAACCCATTGTGCGCTGCGCAGTTCTTTGCAATCTAGTTCGTCGTATACAATGTCATGGTGCATCACTGCCCAGTCGAGATCCTCATCGTAGGGAACGTTGTTGATCTCTAAATAATCATAACAACTTAAAATATGGCGCCAATTATGATAGGCAAGGTTATTACCGTCATACCGATCTTTGGCTATAACTTCTATACTTGTGAGGCTGTATAAGGTATCGCCAATTAATTTACTCCACATTTTTTCATCCTATTTTATATTTTACAATACGATAGCATTTGCCATCCATAAAGTCTTCCAGCATTTGATTTGCATCTTCTATATATCCTGGGATAAGATATTTCCCAGAAATACACGATACTGAAACATTAGGATCACCATTACTGTATTCCCCTCTTCCTGCCACGTTGCCACTACAACGGTTTAAAATAACGCTAGTTGGTGTTACTAACTCGTGTCCATTAAAGATTGTTTGTGCTAGAACTATAGAATTATCTTGCACTCTTACATGCCCGGGCAAAAAGCTGCCATCGCCTATAATTACATTGTCGCCTAAATGTACCCAATTTCCAAGATGCACATTGTTACCAACAACAGTGTTTCTTCCAATTTTAGTCCACAAGCCTATGTCTACATTGTTGCCAATTTTTGACCAACTGCTGATTCTAGTCCATGGACCAAGTGTGAAGTTTTTGCCAATTGTGACACTCGGTGACAATGATGGGGTATTTTTCCAGAATTTAAGAAATTCAAAGTTCATTGTATCGGACTTTCTTTCTGGGAAGGTAATCCATTGTTAGATTTCTTACCTTCCCAAAAAATAGGATCTGTTATTTCTTTTGCTTTTTCAGTTCCGTGTCAATGATGCTGTCTGACACCCTTGCACCAACTGCATCGAGCATGCGTCCAGCTAGTGAATACATTGTATTGTAGAACCAACGCGCAGGCTTGTGACACAGGTCCCAAAATACTGCCCAAGGCCATAACAACGCCCATGTGCTGATCCGGTCAACATTGTATAGCGGCGTGTAGGGACGGTAATGCTCACTTTGACGAAAATCTGCTCGAGTGCCTGTTACATCCTTTTTTTGAAATTTTGACCATTCATCTGCAATTTCATAATAGTTACTGCGAAGAAACGCAGCGTATCTATAAAATACTGCATACAGTAGAGCAACCACGGTGTATGCTGCAAGTCCAACTACGACCAACAGAGGATTTGCTGCAATCGAAGCTAATATTGGAATATTAAACAACAGCTCGCTGGTTCCTGCTAACAAGGCCAGTGTTAGTCCTGCGCCCCACAAGTTGTCACATTCGGCTGAGATTATTCCGCCTGCAAGTACTGCAATTGCAATTAAGAAGAACCAAAATCCTCCTACTAGTGCTATTGATTCAAACATATTACTTTCTTTCCTTTGCTAATGTTGCCAGTTCATCTATATGAACCGGAGTGTAGTTAATAGCCTCGACACTTACATTCTTGTAAGGGCCTTCTGGGCTGGCGTTTTGGTGAATATGGCCGTGTACATTGAGAAGTAAATCACAATCATCCGGCCATACTCCGTTTCTTTCTTTTAATCTCAATAGTCCACTATCATGAATAGGAACATGAGTAAACATCAATCCATGTTCTGGAAACATTCTCCACATGCTGACTTTTTGAAAAAAGCCTCCGCTTGAAAGAAAAGGAATGTCGTCATGGTTGCCAACAATAAGACGCTTGCTGCCATTTAGTCGAGGCCAGTTCTTTTTAAACCATTCTTTGTCACCCATAACAACGTCGCCAAGGTGATAAACAATATCGCCGGCTTTCACAACACTGTTCCATTGGGTTATCATGTGCTCGTCCATCTCGTCAACAGATGCAAAGCGATCGCCACGGACTAAACCGCCCGTGACTCTATCGCCAAACTTTAAGATGTTTGCGTGTCGAAAATGGGTGTCACTTATGACCCAAATGTCTCTCATTATTGGTCCAGTGCAACTGTTGAGATCTTAACACCCTTGAAGTGCGCTTTGGCACGATCGCTTTTGGTGTCAATCTTTACAACTTGTGCAATGCTGATACCACCCTTGGCATGCTGACTGTCCATTGCAAGCAATAAATCGCCTACTTCGACCAGTCCGGCTTTTCCACGATACTGATATTCTTGTGGACCAGTGCTGAACTTAACAGAATATGTGTACGGCATGACAATTTCAATGTCTTTCTTGTCAAAGATAAGGACTCCGCTGCCATCCTTCATCTCTAGAACGTATTTGCCGTTGCTGTCTACTGCAAGACCCACACCGAATCGCGCTTCGTTGTCTCCAGTTACTTTAGTTTGAAATAGTTTGTCTTTCATAATATCTTTTCCTTTGCTTTCGATTGCGTGTTCATCGTCGAGCCTTACAAACTCGTGGTGTCGGCGGGTAATCGATCCGCCGCTTGTCTCGTAACGAGCAGTTACGTGGTACTGATCGGAAAAAGTAACACGCAGAGCGTTTGATCCGTTAAGAAGGCGTACTCGGTCGTTTTTTTGTAAATATTGTTTGTTCACGTTATCTCCTTTTTTATTTCTTCTCTTGATCGATTCATCACGACAACCTCTTTCCCACAGGTTGTCTATATAGTTTTCTGTCCATCCATTCATTTTTAGGATACCTTATTATTGTATTGATATTTTTTTGAAAAGCTTGGCACGCTCTGATTTTTAATCACTGTCAACAAGTGTCCTTTGTTGTACTGTATTTCTTCTTCTTCGAATGCTGCTTTGATTACCGGAAAGTCATCAAGGAACAAATTAAATTCATAATGGTACATTAAATTACCGCTGCCACCTCCTGAACCAATATGCAATCCAGTATTCTTCATGACGTCACTTGCCCATCCAAGGTTATGACTTAGTTGGAATATAATTTTTCCTCGAAATCCGGGATAGCCTCTTGGACGAGGTTTACCGTCAGGAAAGCATTCTCGACCGCCGAAATTGCTTACACCATTCTTTGGGCAACTATGACTGTTGCTAACTGATTCAGAATAATTAACGTCAAGATTAAATATCTTAATCCAGTAGTCTGCACGCATTTTGTTTACTCGGTCCTGCTGCCTGTCTTGTTGCCAAGCAGAACTAAGCGCGTTGTCAAAGAAAAACTCTGGATTAATGTGAATCCAATTGATCAGTTTGTCCATAGTAGGTTGGTTGGCTAAATCGTCAAATCTTTTTTGTTTGATGATTCTGCGTGACCGAGCGTGCATACGAGTTTTGCGCAACTTGCCGAGATGATTAACATATCCGCGCTTGGTTGAAAACAGATCACTTGTCCAAGGACATACGTATGCTTTGGCAATTTTTGCAGAGTCAACTGGTATCATAGTTGGTCCATCTTTGTAAACTTTAAGGCTTGGCATTGTTTTATCCGTGATTATGTTTGATCTATTACGTATTATAGCACGGACCTCATAGGGTGTCAACATTTTTAATCTACGTGCTTTAGTAGAAATAGTGTAAGGCTGCGTTGATCGCCAGAGAATCGCAAGTATCGTTGTTTGTTTTCTTGAATAACATCAAATCCGTTTAAAAATAGCCAATTTTCAAATAGTTGCTCATTAAACCCGTAACGGTACGAATTGTAACTTCGGCGTGATGCAAATTTACTTGTAGAAAGTGAGCTACCGCTGTCAACTAACCACTTTCTATACACCTTGTTTAGCATTTCAGTAGGGAATATAGTTTCAGTTTTAATAGACATTTAACTGTACTTCAACAAAAACCATGTATATGATTTTTGCGTGTTAAATGTAAGTTCAAATCCATCTTTTTTAGTGCCAGTAACGTCTGCGCCGGACATATCTGCAATGTACGTTTTATATCCTTTATACAGTTTGCTTGGCATTAATTTACCGTAGTCAATATCCACATACATCTGCCAGAGTTTTTTATCAATTTTACTGCCGCGATCTAATGTTATAGTTTTTGTGGTCACATCCATGCGTTTAGTCCATGCATAAATTCAAACCATTTCAGCGAACCAACAGTACTGAAATAAACAATACAGCCTTGCCCGCGGCGAACTATATAAATCTCGCGATGTTTATCACACGTTTCGTATACTTTTTTAATAAGATTTACATCACTTGCATCCTCGTAAAAAATATGCACATAATGTTGTTCAGGTTCGGTAACCATTACCCATACGTCTTCTTCTTGTTCCTGTGGTTGCTCGCTTTCGGGCCAATATCCGTATTTTACTATCATTAGTTCAACCACTTCAACAAGAAGAGCGTATAATCTTTTTCTTGCATGAACCACAAATGAGTCCATTGCTCTGACTTGAGGACGCTCGCACCTCGTCGCTTCAGCGGTCGGTTTGCTATAAGTGGATTAATTTTGCCTGCTGGTACAGCATGGATATATGTACTCCACCCAGTTGCTAGTGCTCCCCAGTGATTTCTTCGTTGTATAACAGCATCTTTGCCTCCTAGTTTATCGAGCACATGATTGTGGGCACGGTGAAACTCAAGGACTAAATTATTTATTTCAACACTGAACATTATATTGCCGCCATTGCAAACCATGTTGCATCTTTGTCATATGCAAATACAAACCTACTATGAAGGTTAACCCACGAACCTTCTTTAAGGTTTTTCTTACACCACGCCTTGGCCTCTCGTACTTTTGTTGGATCAGATTGAATACAGGTATAATCGTATACTTTAGAAATTTCAGCAATTTTCTGCTGTTTGCGTCTGTTGGGCAAACGTAAAAAGTGCTGATAGTGTTTCTTTTCCATTATTAAATCCTTATACGTGTGTTTCATATTAAAAATTTGACCTATAGGGCCAGTCATTGGCTGAACACCAACTATATTATGTGCAATAACACTATGCATAACACGTCTGATCACTGGAAGGAGTACTCTGTAATATTCTTTGATATCTGTCATTTACACACAACTCAAACTAAACATAATAAAGTCTCTTTCATTTTTAAACCCCATTATCAAATCCATGTTGTCTACATATTGTGATTGGTGATCAACTGTGTGATGCAGCCAGCGTTCCTGGAACTGTCCTTTGCAATTTCTACTACACCAATTTGTATACTTAGCAGAACTTCGTCCAACTCCCCACATTCCTTGACATTCCATTGGAACATCCTTGGCAAGTATCTGTACTCTATATGGATAGCCGGGCATGGCTTGAGCGGGCGTTAACATGTCATCACGTGTACTAAAATGTAAACCAGGATCATTGATACACAAGTAGTACTCCCAAGAAGGGTGCCCGCTCTTGGAAAGTATGTTTTCCCACTTCCACTCAAGTAATTTATATTTGATGTATTTTACCGGGTTCATATTTGTGATCCTTGTGCGCGGCCGTTATTTATTCGTCGTCCCATTGGTCAATGCTATTCCTGTCAATTCCAGCTTGCAAGTTATCAATAAATTCCTGGACAAATTCGCTGTTATGCTTGATCAACTCAATGTTTGCACAATGTGGCGATCCGTCGTTCATTACAATTGCGTCGTGGCCGTAAGCATCGCACATGAATCCAATAAGGTGTTGCCTTGCAAGTGGACCATCATAGTACACTGCTAGCATATAGCCGGTGATCAAGCACACAATACCAAATGGCACAAAAAGAAATTTCATTAAAACTTTCCTAACTATAGTGAACAAGGTTCACTAGTTTCCAGGGTTTCTCAGCAAGCCATAAGAATCGATTTGGGTATATCAATTTGAACCGTTGCATATATTCTGCTTCCATTCCGTCAAGTATCTCTTGTGTAAGTTCAACTTCGTTTGAATGACACATCTCTCCCCAGCGACTATCGCCACTGTCGTAAAGCTGTTGTCCGAACACCATGTAGTTGCAACTCATACCATCTGACAGGTAATCGCAATCAGAGTCTGCTGGACGGTTTTTATAGCCATATTTTTTGACGTTGTATTCATAAACGTCTTCGGCTGCATCACTGAATTCTTTATTCCACTTGGTGCGCACTCCCCAATACGAATATACGTTTATATTAATTCCCATTTGTTACAGTCCTTGTGTAGTAGTGTTTCATTTTCTTCCAGGTACGATACTGTCTTTCTGGCATACTATCGATGTCGTCGGCTGCTAATGTGTCAAGCTTATCAAACAGTTTTTGTTGTTTTTGATGTTTAATGAAATAATCACTGTCATTAACTAAGTGGTGCAACACCTTAACGTCGACTATCTTAAGTGTTCTTTTGCTCCAATGAGCAACATAATCAAACGAGTGTACCAGCTCTGTCCGAGGCATGTAAAGTTTTGCTTTTGCAATGTCGGCATCGAATACTTGTTTGAACACGTCTTTTTCAGCAACATAGTATTCGTTGGAATTAACGTCTACAAATGCAATTTTAGTAGTCATCTAGTTCTCCTATAATATACACTAACAAATACTAACGCACATGTCAAGTTCTTATAAGTCGTAGCTGTCCTTAAATGTATTATACTTTATGATTACTTTAATGCTGTTTGATTAACTACGTTAATCAGTTAAGTCTTTCATTACATTCAATCCTTAACAGTTATCTTCTTCTAAGATTCTATCTAGATTTAGGATCCACACTTAGCCTTCTTACAGGCTAAGTATAAAAAAAAAGGACTCTATCTGAGTTTCTTTCAACACTTCATATTCAAAAACCTAATATCGTTAGGGAAAGGCGGTTATGCGGTACCTTTTTACTTTGTGCTTATTAACGCGGACTTGCAAAACAGTAATATGAACAACTGTTTTGCGATCTGTAGGATTCCAATTGTCAGGATTACCTACTCATTTTCTCTTGTCAGGAGATACGATTACAGACATACAGAACTGGCTTCGAGCCAGCAAGGAAACGACACCAGATCCGCCCGCCATACTGAAATGACAAAGCTCAAGGTGACCACGGGCTGTGGTAACATGCGTTTGTATATAGCCTTGGTTAGCCTAGTATGCCTGGTGTGCCTAAATCAGATAAACTGATTAACTACTTTTCTTAAAGAAAATTTAGATTTCTTGTCTCTGTATATCTTTGCTAGTTTAAATCCACTAGATTGTGAGTATGATGTTTCCGGTGCGCCCATAGTTGGATGATATTCATTGTGTTCAAACAGTCTTATTTGCTGAGAATATACTTCAATTGTGGTGCCGCCGAGTTCGTTGAGTGGCCGGTTTGGTACCAATAATGGATTTACGCTAACAATTACACTGCTGCCGCTTAGTTGATTCTGGTATACCAATCCATTAATAGGATCTTCTAACTTGCTGCCCCATATCTGTCTTGCATAAACCTTTACAGGATTTCCGCGTACATAATTATAAGGTTCATCTTCTCGAAGAATATCAAATGTGTGCTGTCTTGCGCTCAAACACTGTTCAGCAAAGAATTCGTAATTCTTTTTAGTTCGATATTTGCCGCCAACGTTTTGCAGGATGTTGCATGAAAAAACAGTTTTAGATACTTGTTTTAAATTAACCACAGGGTGTGCCTTTATAAACCCGCCGTTTTTTCTGCTCATCAAACTCCAAACAACTAGTTCGCCTTTCATGGAGGTCATAAAGAAGAGGCCTTATATGCAGCCGCTTCTTTACGTTTGGATTTCCATGTTAGTGAATCACGCATTTTTTCATATGCTGCAATCTTTTCATCATAGAAGTTCATCATACTATCAAGTCTAGCAACCGCATCAGGAGAGGTGTCGCCTGCGCGGCTGTTTTCACACATCATGTTCATCTTTGCCAGATGACAATGAACAATAGAATCTTGAAACATTTGACCTAACATATTAGAATCTTCATAGTCAATGGTGACTTTAGTCATCTTTGTTAATCTCCGAAACAACTTGTATTCTAGCACGATACATGCCACCCTTGATCTTTTCGCCATCGGTTTCACCTTTGGAAAATACCTCAGCAAACTTAACTCTTTTAGCTTGATCAAATACTTTCTTTAGTTTCTGCAAATGTTGTACATCTACATTTTCACAGCCTAGTCTGCCGCGTTCGTCGCACTCGCCTACTCTTAGCAGCAAGTCTACAACTTCTGGATTTCTCCAAGCATCCATTTCTGTAAACATTTTTACAAACGTTTTTGGATTCAACGAGTCTAACTTGTGCATGTGCATGTGAAATCTTGTGGTCTTCATCGCACGGTTGCGCATATTAGAAGGCACAGACAGCCTATTGGCAAAGCTTTCTACAACAGCAACACCTGTGACTTCATGGCCGTAGTGCTTGGGCAGTGCTGCTCTAGGCGTTAGACCTTTGCCAAAGTCGTGTACCAGTGCAGCAAATCGCGTTTCTAGGTCGTAGCCAAAATCAACTGCGGCAGTTAGTACCAACATTGTGTGCTCGTACGCATCGCCTTCGGGGTGCCATCGCCGCGCCTCTAGTGCAGTCTTTAGCTTGTACACTTCGGGAAAAATCACATGCAAGGCATCCGTTTCCAACAGTGTGTCAAAAAACAGGCGCGCATGAGGCTCCATTAGTGCTCTTCTTGTTTCTTTCCATACACGCTCACTTACTAGTTCATTAAGAACACCGGACTTGGCCATTTTTGAAACCATTGCAACTGTTTCGGGTGCAACTGTCCACTCAGGACCTAGTCTGGCGCGAAATCTCGCCAGACGCAATACTCGTACAGGATCTTCGGCAAATGCATCACTGGTGTGCCGAAGGACTTTTGCTTCTAAATCTTCCAAGCCACCATATGGATCAAAGAACGCCCAATTGTCGTTGGTGTCAGTGTCTATTGCAAATTCACTTTCGGTCAGTTTCTGCATGGCCATGCTGTTGACAGTTAAGTCTCGTTGGCCCAAGTCTTCCAACAGTGTAACATCTGTACCAAAATCGCTGGTGAATCCCAAGTAACCTTCGCCAGTTTTATGTTCGCGACGTGCAAGTGCATATTCTTCATTGGTCTCAGGATGCAAAAATACAGGAAAATCAGCACCAACTTGTCCAAAACCGTCAGCTAGCATTTGCTCGGGTGTAGAACCAACTACTACCCAATCTCGGTCTTCGACAGTACGCCCCAGCCGCATATCTCGTACCGGGGCGCCTACTAAATGTCTTTCCATAATAGTATCCTTTTGTTACTAGCTAACTCTAACAGACATTAAGTCATCTGTCAACAGTTAATATTTGCTTTATCTAATTATTTCCCCTAACCTATTATCCATATTTAATCCTCAAAAATGTAATTTGTTGATCTGTGAGAGTGGATCTTTTGCACCACTCATCAAAGCTGCATTGCATGCCCTCTAAATACCAAAACTTTGCACCATCTGTGTTTTCAACTGCTGGTCCATTGGTTCTATGTAGTTCACCATTCTCATACCACTGCGTTGCACCATCTGTGTTTTCAACTGCTGGTCCATCGGTTCTGTGCAGTTGGTCATTCACATACCAATGCTTATCACCATCTGTGTATTCAATTGCTGGTCCATTGGTTCTATGTAGTTCACCATTCTCATACCAAAGCTTATCGCCACTTGCATTGATTACTGGGTTATTATCCATATTTAATCCTCAAAAATGTAATTTGTTGATCTGTAAAAGCCAAATTTTCCACATTCTTACCTTAGTTAAAGATGCCAAGAGGCCCTGAATCGCAATGTCTGGCCAAACAGCTCTTCGTCGCCATACTGATGAGTAACTTCTTCGGTTATAACAGTGATATTGTTGAGAGAAATATTTCCTGATCCGAGTTGCGCGCAGGCCCAAATAATAATAGTGTCAGTGTACACTCGTAAAGTAAAGCTGACATTGTTGCTACGTAGGACTGCAATATGATCGTGAAAACTTTTCACCGTCTTGTTAGACATGCATTTACTGTAAAATTTAGCCGGTGCGGCCAGATTTACGTGTCCTACGAAGATAGTCAGTTTAACATTCATTGTGTAACTTCTTGTTTGTTCTAACACTACAAAGCATGTTAGTTATACAAGGTTTAGTTCTTATTTTTCTCAAACCATTCATTGAGTGTAAAGATGTCTGGCAAGTCAATGCCGTAGTGTTCATCTTTTGATTTGTCCCATTTGGGCTTTTCAATGTGATAGACAAAATTTTGCACATCAAATTCCTTGTTGCCAAACCGAATTGTGCCGCACGGATACGTGTTTGTCTGAATAGCCACTTGTATTTGCTTTGCGGCCCAGTCAGCAAAGTCGCAAATAAGTTCCTCGGCTGACTGGTATTCAAGTGGTATAATTTCTTCCGATGAGTATGTACATCCGTCTAAAACATGATAAACAACCATTAGCTTTTCCAAGTAATTACTCCTATTTTAATCTAATTTAGGCGTCGCTATACCGAATAGCGTATTCAACTACATCTTCATACATTTCTTCAGGGACAGCCGCCTGCTATCTCTGGATTGTCACCCATTGCTGACTGCCTTTCGCCTTTTTCATAAAAATCTCTCAATGTATTTCTCCATTGTGTATTGCTATTTTGTTAGTTACAATGTAGCAGCAAAATGTATTAGTATCAACTACATTTTCTTTATTTAACATTTTTGCTTTCTCTGCCAAGTTTAGCATGGTGGGCAGCAGCAGTGTACAGTTGTACGTTATCTGCTAGATCGCCTTTTCCGGTCCCGCGTACTTTGTCCAGGTGAGCCATTATGCATACATCACAAATAGCAACATCGAGATGTGCTGGCGCTGACATTGGATCAAAAATAGACGAACCGTAGTGCCCATAAGATCGAAAGTGTAACCCGTCATACGGGTGTACATCAACTTTCGGCGACGCCATATTAGGCAGGTCTACTGCACATACAATGCAGGGTATAGTTCCAGTTGCTTTCATTTAATTTTCTCCAAATCCAGCCGACGGTGTTTCTGCATATTTGCTTAACTCTTGCTCACAATTTGTACACCTATGGATCTTGTCTTCGTGATTGATACCAGCGGAAATTATTCGTCTGCACCAGTTACACAACAATGCACCGTGTCCGCTGTTGAATTTGACAATTGCATTTTTATAATTGTACATGATTATTTAACAACATCAACTGGGTAGAATCTGTCTGTGCGCGGTGTATAAAATCTGACGTCACTTTGCCTGATCCAGAATGTACAAGTCCAAAGCCCCCACAAACGTTTACGCTCAGCTTCGTAGTATTTTACTATTTTGTTCTGGTAAGCAGTCTCGCGGGAAACACCAGTTAGTACAACAGGCGCCCAAAATGTCCTGCCGGTAAAGATATGGTGTGCCAGCCTGTGGGGATATTTCTTTATGTTTTCTTTGGTCATGATATTGTCCTAGAGTACCCGAACAACTTTATCTAGTCCGGGTGTTGCATAACATATATTGTAGCACAAGCAAAGAACAACGTCAACCAACACTGCTGCGCAGATGCTTTATTTGTGCGGCTCACCGCGTCTGTAATTCCAACCTTTGCCACCCAACGCTTCTAGTGTTTTCCATTTATTGTTGGCGTCTTGACAAGACTGCGGTTGACCAACAGATCCGACAACAGCATTGCATTGCTGACATCTATAGTCTATTACCAAATCGTGGTCAAAAAACGCATCTGCGCCACATGGTAAAAATATTACATCTAGCCACTGGTGCGGATTAGTAGACATATATCATTTCACCATTTTTGTACACAACATCTGGCCCATCTAGCTCTTTGTGTAGTTGCTTCCACGCTGCCAACTCTTTTTCCAATTCACTGACGTCTGGCTTCCACATCTTAGCAAATTTCAATACATTAGGGCGTTCAAAATCATTACACGGTACTGGTATTGCACAACTCTTAGCGCCGTCTAGTGTAGTGTTTTCGTGACCTAGCCAGGTGTGTGGAATCAAAGAAATCTTGTCAAATTCTTTTTGATTCACGCGCAGGGTAACTTTGCGAAAGCTGTGTTCAAACCAATCAATGTATTCAGGGAATTGGTAAATTTCGTTATAATCGTCCTGATCAACATCATCATCACCAAGTTCACCAAAATCTTTCAACTTTGTGAATGATTTATGTGCATTTAGAACTGAGTGCGCGACCAGTGTAGGCACCATGGAGTCAGGAACCTGATCCAGTACTGCAATATACATTTTCATATTTTAATCTTCCCATTGTCCATGGCCATCATGTAGGCCGCTACTATCATCTTGTTGTACTGCATCGTCATCAAACGGATCGATTAAATCACCAGTTTCCCAATGCACCCAGTCACCATGCTTTGGTCTATCATACAGCTTCAATCGTTTAGGGTGTAAATTGCTTACGCCACGTCCGTTTAAATAGGCAGCGTGTTGCCCATTCTTTTTCTCTTGCACCTTGGCCTTACAACTCTTGCTACAAAATTTCCCCCAGCCGCGATTGAGATCGGCTTGACGAACTGTGTGTCTGTCGCCGCATCTGTTGCATAATTTATTAACTGTTGCAGCCATCTCGATGCTTCCTTGTGCTATACAATCACTGTAGCAAATTTATAGCACAATGTCAACAACTTTAATGTATCGTTAACAAGTAGTAGCCAGAGATGCTGGCATCTGGTGCCTGCCACTCGAAGCCTGCTACAGCAAGAACAGCCGTTTCATTTTCATCAACTGTATCTGGACAAGCAATGTCTTTGGGGATGCCATAATACACTGGTGCTAGATTTTTCTTCTTGCATCGCCCAACTATCATATCCATTGCAGAAATAAATTCATCGTTTATGGCATATCTCCGAAATCATTAATATTGTCTGCTTCCATATCACGCACAACAAAGTTTGCACCCAATGATGTTAGAATTTGCTTAATTGTGTCCAACTGTTCCTGATCGTCAAAACAGATCATCCATTCTGCACTTCCGTCACTAATGTCGTCTAGTGCACCAAAACCAGCAATATCACCACCCTGATCATTACTGACCATTTTCTTGGTAAACTTATTGTATGGTTGAGAAAAGACATTTATTCCATAATCTTGTTCTATTTGGATGATTACATTAACTTCATCAATGTTGTATGTGTCACCTTTACCTTCATCGGTTAGTCCGTCAACCATCTCAACAGTGTAACCATCCGCAAGTGCGCGGTACCAATCATCACTGGTGTAATACAGCGCTAGAATCTCATCATCAGGCAGCGCAGTTAAACGTGATTTTTCAACCTTAACACGGGCTACGCCAGCGTGGTATCCATCTGGCAAGCCTGAACTTTCATAAACAAAATTAGCTAGTGTATCGGTAACTTCGTCTTTACATAGTTTCATAGTATAGTTCTCCAATGTTTGTTAAATTCTGTCATGAAAGATTCAATGTTTGCTGCTCCAACAGGATTGGCACTGTGTACATGCCAGGCAAAGTTTGGATCATATACTGCGTTGTTGTCCATGATGTAGTTGCAGATCCACTTGGCGAAACTCATTCCTGTTTTTTCGCCGTTGTCTGTGGTGTAATGTATGTCAGCCAAATCGTGATCAAAGCTGACAAATGTGGGCAGGCCGTATTGTTTAACTGCCCACACTGCGTCGTCCATGCTGCGGCAGATTACTAACTCTTTGTAAGGTCCGTAATCATAGCGCACATCGTCTGGAAAACGTATGTCGTCTAAAAACAGTGTCCAGTTCATTCTAGTACTCCAAATTTTAATACAAACAGTGTATAATGTTTTTCATCAACAAACTCAACAGTACTAAAATTGTCTTCGCCGCAGTTAATGTAAATTGCATTGTATTTTAGAAATTCATTTTCAATTTCAATTACTTTATCTCTATTAGTTTTGCTCGAACTCGACGAGTAACGATTACTTAAAAAGCCTAGACTGTTAATAAGTTTTCTCCATCCATCTGGCGTGTTGGGCAAATATGGTGCAATTCTAAAGATCACTATAATACAATCAGTAATACAGCAATTGCACCAGCTGCTGTCGATCCTAGTGCAATTGCTGTAATCTGCCAAATTCTACATTGAGTAAACGCCTTTTGTGCTCTTCTTTTATGGTACGCAACTTTTTCGTCGAGTTGTTCAATGGTTAAGTCCATTAAGTCTATTAGTCCTTGCTGCATATTTCTTTCCTTAACCATGCGCTGTTCTCTTGCAGATGGTTTGACATTGTTGTTGATAGTAAGTAGTCGTTCGCCATTGGCGTAACGCTTGCGAGCCAAACGAAATGCATTGTCAGCTTCACCTTCGATGGTTGCGTCAAGAGCTACGTTGATTATTTTATCCAGTGACATAGTGTGTTATCCATACTTGAGTACAAACAAGTTATAGCGTGCTTCGTCAGAAAAGTCAACTAGGTAACGTTGGCCTTTCTGAAAGAAAGTTGCATGATACATGGTTAGTTGCTTGTTAATAGTTTTAGTAGAAAATCCGCCGCCTCTGCGATGCTGTTGCTCGGGTATCTCTTCTTCTAATTTTCTAATAAAGGATCGCCAATGTATTGGGCAATCAGAAAACCGCCTGCCTAGGTCAATTCTTATTGGCATGATAGCCGCTAAATGTTAATACAAACAACGAATACTTTTTAGGATCTTGAAATATAACAACCCCACTTTCTACTGTTGACATCGAAGCATCGTAATACGACAAACCTTGATTGAAAAGAAACAACTGGTCTTCGAGTGTGTCAACCTCTTGCAGCAAGGATTCGATGCCTGTCCAAACCAAATCCTTCTGGCACCAGTGAACAAAGCCGACCCATGCACTCGGACAGTCTGCCATTCTCCGGTCCAGCTTCATCTCTACAGTTGCCATTATTCTGCTACTCGACGGGTTAGTGTAACAACCTTCCATGGTCCGTGGTCTTCATAGAAGTTTGACTTGCGGCGGCACTCTCTTGCGTCGAAAGTAGAAACTCCTGCACGTTCTGACGAAACTACAACCTGAACTGTGCTACACTCACTCATCATCTGTTGCTGCGCCAAGGCCGGTGACATTGTAAGAAACAGCACAGGAAAGAATGTAATTATCCCAACTATGCATGCAATCCTGGCGTATCGTCCTACGCGATCCAAAATTAAAATTGGCCATAGCATAATCAGCACGCCAGCTCCTAGATACACTAGTAACCATGGCGAGTCAAGCAACGGTATTCCGTCCATTAAGTAGAATAAAAGTTCTGCTATTGTTACAACATAATCACGTATCATTGTTTTTCATCCCATTCGATGTTTAATTTGTCAAAAAATGCACGGCGCACCGCTTTCTCTTGTTTTGTTCGAGCTTTCCAAAAAAGGCTGCGATAACCGTTTACAAACATTATCGCGTCTGCTATTACATAGCCTGCAACAACAATAACAAATGCAATTAGTTCCATAATGATCTCTTCTGGTACATTGTTGCACCTCTGGTGTTGGGTGTGTATTCTCTTACTAAGATGTCACACAACGCTAATGTACCGGAGTATTTTAAGCAAAATATTGTCATAATTGATTTCTTTTTATGCGACACTAATTTTAAATTGTAATTCGTTCGCCTTTGTTCCCACGTCAAATCAAATCCTTCGCTTTCTAACAAATGATAGAACTTGCGTGTATACTTATCATTATTATATTTTGCAAACACAATTTCTCAATATCCAGGAAGAGGAGTTAGGTGATAATCAACACTGTCCACAATGGCCAACCCTTCGGTTACACAGGTTGCACATTTCAACGATTTTGCATTGTCCTCGAAATGCGTTACGTCTGCGTTTTTGGCTAACACCCTGACGAGTCCCCCATCCTGATCCTCCTAAAAAGCTACTGTCTGACTTTTCAAAAATCTCTTGAATGTACTTTTCTGCTTCTTCTCTTGTGGTTGATTGAGCAACTTTATGCTGTCGTATATATACAACAAACGGCCTGTTGGGTTCAGGCTCGGTAAACCAAGATTTAAACCACGACAGCATCAGCAACCTCCATCCATTTAGCACAAGCTTTCCATTGTACATTTGTGTTGATGTGCTTTGATACATAATGCAATAACATCTCGCGCATGTCGTCGCCATCCAGCAAGCGAAACACAAAGCTGGCGTCGGTCTTGTTTTGCAACTTAGGAATAAACTTTGTAGCAACCGACTTACGATCTGGATATTTTACAGCTTTTTCATAAAGTGCCTTGACACGATCTTCGGTGCGACCAAACGCATCCCAGAATCGAACTTCGAAATCGCGGATACGATCTGCATCTACTTGTGGCAACTGGCCGATCACATCGTCGAGATCCTCGTTGACAATCAATGCAACAATGTTACGATCGAACCGCACACGATCCAGTGTTTTATGGATACGCACATACCAGTCGTTCTTGCCTTTGTACATCTCGCCGTTGAAGCTGATGATAAACCCTTCACGACCTTCGTCGTTGCGGTGCTTGGCAACGTAGTCATCCAGCGTACCATCAACCGAGTCATGTAACACAACTTGTGTAATTGAGTCCGGTGTTGAATTCTGGCGACCCAAGTAGTTGCCAGTTAGATTATGACGGATTGCCAGCAGCACAAGGTCAGCAGATCGATATCCTAGCACAATCTGGTTATCGGGCGCTACAAACTCAAACAATGGAGTAACTCCCATTTTTACAGCTTTTTCTAACCAATGCATTTCTGCTTGGTAGTTAGAACGAGTACGCATGTACCTTTCGGCTTGCTCGCTCACATCAGTTACCCCCATCTTAGTAGCAAGACGGACAACGCCATTAATGATCAATGGTCTAATCATTGAGTTATGCACAAGAATGTTATTAGCAAAAAAATTATTAGTAGATGTCTGGATGTCATATCGGAGAGAATTGTTTCTAATTTTTTTAATATTTGCAATTTTCACAAATTTTCCTTTACAAAGTAGGTGTTTGTCTAGTTTTTATATAAATACCATACACGAAGAAATAAAGGATGTCAACTATGAAATGTTATGTTTGTGAAGATAAAATAGAAGAAAAGTTCAGTCATTTTTATACATGCGCTAACGGCTTATCCAAACCGGAACATTTAATAAATCTTATATGCTATAATTCTAACACAAGCAAGTCAGATTTTAAAAATGACCTAATAAATATGTATGTTGTTCAGGATTTTTCAATTAAGGATTTATTAGATCATTTTAACATACAACGGTTATCAAGTAGTACGTTATATAAGATTATATATTACTTAGGTATTCCTAAGAAGACTACCACGAGATCAAAACGAACTCAAGAAAAATACAAAAAAACTTGTCTTGAAAAATACGGCACAATAAATGCTCTTTCCAAAGATACAATTGCATATCATAAACGAAATGATACTGTAAAACGTAAATATGAGGTCGACAATGTCAGATCGGCGCAAGAAATAAAGGATAAAATTAATATTACTATGCTTGCCAAATATGGAACACTACGAAGAACAAATATTGAGAAGCAGAAAGAAACAAAAGCAAACTGGTCTAATGAGTACAGAGCTGCGCTTGGTGATAAGATTAGTGCTGGCCGTAAAAAGTGGTGGGCTAATTTAACAGATTCAGAAAAATATAATGCTTGTAAAAGATCTGGGCTTAACCAATATTCTGGCAAAATGAATTCTATTGAGTCGGTAATTGCCGAGGCGCTAGCTTCATTAGGAATATCGTATATATTTTCATATTTTATTGGGAATAGACAATTTGACTTCAAGATAGGCACTATATTGATTGAATGTCAAGGTGATTTCTGGCATGCTAACCCAATATTTTATAACGAAGGAGACGTTGTAACTCATCCAGGTAATAAAAATAAACCAGTATCTGATATTTGGGAAAATGATAAAAAGAAACAATTACTTGCCGAAAAGAAAGGATTTACAGTTATTGAAATATGGGAATATGAAATTAATAACTGTACTGATCTACCCCAACTTATTCTTCAAAAAATAGAAGGTCTTCTTCCCCAGTGAGCTCATCTGCCCGTATATAATCGCTTATATCGGTGCACCAAATTTTGTGATTTCCAGTAAGTTTTAGGATATGCCCATTAGTCAATTCTATTTCATACCAATCATCACATTGGGTTTTAATAGCCGATGCCAATACAGGTGTCCACATTATCTGCTTTTTTAAATTCTGCCCTAATACAAGTCCATTATAGTTAGTTTCACATAAAAATTTTATAGTTTTGCCACCATCAGGTGTTGCAATAATACTATCTTCATCAAGACACCCGTCCATTTTTTCCATAACAGTGTGCGGACGTGTCATGTCGATGTTTTTTGACAGTGTTTCTTCACGCTCGTTGATGTTAAAAAACTTGTGGAACGGACGAGACATAAGTTCTCCGTCTTCACCAAATATCAATCCGCGGCATTCGCGCTTGATCCTGCTGGACAGGCTGCGTTCTTCACGCATCTTTGCGCTGCCGCCTGCAACTGCAATTGGTGGAAAGGTGTCTGGCATGGACACGGCATAGTTAATTACAGTAAAGCCGTCGCGCTCTGCAACAATAAACTCGTCACATCCTTTGATATGCGGAAGTACATCGTTGATAGTGCGTATCTCGGGAAATTTGTAAGACATGTTGCCTCCATTAAACTCTAGCACTACTCGGTGCATAATTTATATTACACTATAGCAGTCCTATAGTCAACGGCTAAAAACAATTTTTTACAGCAACGCATCGCCGTACATATCAAATATTCGAATATCATCAAACCCTTCAGTAAAGTCGGGCATCACAAAGCTCTTGGTCATGTTTGCAATAACAAATCCAGGAATTGTTTTACCTGGCCTGCTGACAAGACGATTCTGCCAATTGGCCCAGTCGTCAACGTCCGCCACGGATGGATGCAAATAGCATTCACAAATTATATCGTATGCATTCTTTTTCATACGTTCAACAATAACGGCTCGCTTGTTAACACCCATGTTGGTTTGATCCCAGATCACATCATGTTTGTCTTGGAGAGCAAACACCAATCCTTCTTCTGCAATTTTCACAGCATTTTTATATTGAGACTCGAACACATCGTTGTAGGTTTTACCCAAAGCGAGTGCAATCAGTTCAAGTTCGGCATCTGTGCTGTACACATATGCATCGCGGTCCATTTCGACCATCTGTTTTACGCGAGTGCTTTTTCCTACTGCTGGCGCGCCAACTAATACATAACAAGTTGCCATTTTATTTCTCCTTGGTTAGCTGTGTTATCGTGTATGCTTTAACGTCCCATACGGACGGGTTGTTGTATGTGGCACAGGCCTTGGTAATTGCAGCTTCTGCATCTGCCGTGTACACATATCCTAAATGATTTGTACCCGCATGCACAGAAAAGCATCTAATCTTTTCTAAGGTATCTGCATTTTCCATATGTTTACAATGCATATGCAGGGTCAGATGGTAATTGGGTAGATTCACACACAACATCAAATTGGTCGGTAGGAAACATTGTAGTTGCAAGCTCGTCAGTGAGTTGCTGGTATGCCGAAGTTGTATCAGCAAGTATCATTGCAGAAAAGACTTCGCATTGTGCCAATGGCATCGCGCCAAATACAATCATTAAAATTAACAATCTCATAATACTTTTTCGCAGTCGGTGACATCAAACTCAACACTTTCAACTGTGCTCTGAAGAATAAATTCACTGTCAAACCCGTCGCGGCTGGCGACGCCTAGTGCAAGTTCCTCGGATGGCCAAAGAGTTGCTCCGGATGATCCATCGCCATGATCTGTGATTCTAACCCATGCTGTAACTTTGACTGATTGTCGTTGAGCCCATCCTAAGCGAAATGCATCAGCCAGCTGGCTGGGTTCGTCTGTTTTCATTCCGTGATTGATTAACGCTTGTGTTAGTTCGACGCCGTCGTCTTGCATATGCATAGACATTGTATCTTTCCGATCTTTGTTTCTATTTGCCTAAGTAAAATTCAATAAAGCTGATGTTAGGAGTGTCTCTGATGCTGCATGTACACAACGCAAGGCACCCTACTAAGCCAAAGAGTATTGCAATGTTGAGGATTGTTCTACGCGTCATCTATTGGTCCGAGTCCTAGAAGGACTCGACGATTGTTTTCTATACGCCTGGCTTCTAGTTTATCAAGCATACGCTGGGCGTCATCGGCTATGTCGTCATCGTCGCCCCAGTCATCGTCATCGTTGTCTCGCTCATCTACTGCACCAGGGTATTCTTCCCATCGGCCCAACTCATAATCCCAATGTCGTGAGTCATACATTTTCATATTGAACCAATACCCAAATAAATCAATACACAGTTCTGGACCTGCATGATCCTCGCCAGTCCAGCCAAGATCAAGTGTCAGCTCAAGTAGGTTTCGCGTACAGGCGAACTTACTGATTTGGACTTCCCAATGTTTGCGTTGCGAAAATGATCCTTGTTTGTAATAATAATCTTTGCTTGAGGCAGACGACTCTTGAGGTCGCCAATTTCTAATGATCCATGATAAACGTATCATGTTAGTTCCTCTGTGTCGTGTGTGCCAATTATGACTTCGGCTCGTACATCAGTGAGGTGGAATTCAACAACCTTGTATCCTTGTTGTGCCATGTTGTCCCATTTGCCTTTGGTCATGGCGTCCATAGTGCCGCCATGACAACTGCCGCCATGATAAAGGCTGTACTTCGACATCCATAGGACGGCATCCTTTGCAGCTTCACGGCTGGCACGGATTGTTTCAGGAATCACAACAGGTGATCCCCATTCTGGGTCCATGATTGCAAAAAATCTCTGATTCACTTTTACATTAACTGTGGTCATTGTCAGTTCCTCTTGATGTGTGTAGTGTATGCTTGCACATTAGCACAAGCATACACTATTGTCAAGCTACTTACTCGGTTGCAGTATTTGCGTTTTCCTGCACAGCAGCAGTGAATGCATCAGCTGGATCTACACCAAGCTCGCCAACTACCGTGTAGGAGCATGTACGACCCTTGCTGTCGCGGTAGTCGCTGGGCACACTAACAACGTCCATAGGATTGATCTTTAGGATCATGATACGCTCTCCGCCGAAGCTGTTGAGGTAATCTTCACTGCAAAAATGCAATCCATCCGAGCAAGTCTGGTCTTTGTCGTCGTTGACCATGTTGCGCGGCATTGTGACAACAGTCATGTCGTTTTCAAGTGTGACTTCTACTTCTTTCAAACGTCCAGAAACAGTGTCTGCCATGGCAGTCTTCTCTTCGTCAGTCAGCAAGTATGCTGGCTTGTTTGATACTGTACCGGAGTAACAGTCTAGGTAGCTGTCTCTTACGCGCTTGTACGCCAAAAAGCAACCGTCTGGAGTAATAGGCAGACAATTCTTTTCCAAGAAGCCGTACAGCTCTTTTACTGCGCGGTGACTTGGGTTGCTCTGCAAGTTCTCCATGAATAGAACTAATGGCTCGATTGGAAATCCTTCTTGTAGCATTTCGATCATACGCTTTGACAATGCGTTGTGCATTTCTCTGCCGTCCCAGAACAGTTTCTCGCCTTGGACTTCGACACGACCGTTGCCGTATTCGAGTACAACCTTTTCTGGATCGATGATCTTCTTCACAGTTTCCCAGTCGCCGGCAATGATAGCATCTTTGACTTTGGTATAGGTCACGTGTGTTTTAGCAATAGTATGTGGTGTGTTGTTGACAACAACAACAATGTTGTTGCCTTGCATCATATATGGAAGCATATTATGTTAGTCCTTTATGTTGATCGACGAGGTTAATATATTCTGCAACAATAGTCTCGTCGTAGTACCTACTGCGCTGCATTTGTTGTATCATTGAGTAACGACTGCGGATCCCCTCGATTTCTTTGGTCGCTGTTTCTTCTAACAGTGTTAAGTTAAGTGAGCTTTCGATTGTGTTTGAAAGCTCAAACAAGCTGCGGTCGCCTCCTACAGGAACTTCAGGAAGCTTTTTGCAAAACGCTCGCATTGGACTTTTTTCGTCCAACATGTTAACAAGCTTCTTATTATAATAGATTGATTCTCTATCTTTGTCAACCCGTGAAAGCACCATGCTAAGTAAATTTTCGGATTTAAGTTCGCCCAGTACTTCTTCTACAAGGTCCTCATATCTCACCCAATTAGGCAAAGCTTCTACTGCGGCGACATCAGTCTTGCGTACCCCATACATTGCAACAGTTGACAGTTTTGGATGACCGCTTGCTTTCATGGCACGGTAAACATTCTTAACATTGATGTCTTTGCCTGCCTTAGAAATTCCTTTGAATCCTGTAATAGGGACATAGCAATAGATTTTAGTATTATCCATGTCTCCTGGAGACATTGTGCATTCGCTCCACGTCATGGAATTATTGTAATGGCATGTGTCTATTTTAAGCAGTGTGATCTTTTCTGACATTCTTGAAACTGTATCAGGCTTTGTTAAATCAGTAACGTCAATGACCTGATTTTCCGGAGGATTGTGAATGGCAGCCAAAAACCCTGCAACATCAACTGGCTTGTCTGCATTCTTTGCAAAAATTACAAATGCCGTCTTGCCTTTCTCATAAGCAATTTTGACATGATATTTGCTGCGTTCCCACATGCGAGCATTGTCGGTGTTTTTAATAAACAACACATCTTTGCAGCATTCCACTAACCAAAGACCCCCATACCCGGCCTTCTTCTCGGTTGCAATTTTGCTCAGTCCGCCGCTGGCGTAAGACCCTTTGGCTGTTGAGAATGATCGCAACACAACATTGAATTTTTTGGCAATGTCTTCTACATTTAATTTTATGGATGAGTTGTAATAGTATCTATTTCCGAATAAGAACGGAATCTTGTTGTTGTCAATATAGTGCTGGACCACTCCGCTCCATAATTGGTTTTTTGCCTTGTTCCTCAAAAATTGTACTCGGTCCCACGTGTTTTCAATTGATTTCATTTCCGCAATCAGTGTTACTTCTAATGCATCAGCAATTTCTTTGTATTTTGCTTTGATTTTAGTAATAGTGCATTCAGTGTACTGAAGTCCTTCTCGGCTTGCCTGGAATTCAATTTCGCCTAATTCAAATTTGATATCAAGTCCAGTGTTGCTGACAAAATTCAAGTCACCTAATTTTCGGTCACTGCTTGGAATTTCAATCGGATAGGCAATGTTGCCCATGATTGCATTGTTAGTAGACTTGGCGTAGGCCATCTGGCTATTACGCGAAAACACGTTGGCAACAATACATTTGCCTTCATATTCAACCGTGTTAAACTCTATTTCGGTGCCGGTTAGATTTGGCACAAGATCGAAATATGTAAACACAGACTTGGCTTCTGTACTAAAGCGCCAGAAATCATCAGCGTCAGTTACTGCAAATTTTACTTCAACACCAGACGGCTCGTCTGTTTTCTCCACACCCATCTCAGCAACACTCGGAACACCGTCGTCGTTGATAAAAGCACTAAAAATGCCCTTGACGCCGTCTTTAATAGCAATAACGGTGAAGCTGTCAGTGTAGCTAAATGGCGACTTTGATCCAAGACCTAGTGCGCCGATAAAGTCATTACTGTCGGCTTTGGTGCTTTCGAAGTAAGTGGTGTAGATGTGTGTAACATCATCGAGGTTCAAGCCAATACCATAATCGCGAATTGCAAAGTACGGCTGGAGCCTTGTCGGTAAGTGCAAATCAAATGGTGTGTTGCGCTTTCCAGCTGCAACATGACTGTCGACTGCGTTGCAGCTAAGTTCTCGGATGATTGCTCGAATTTTGTTTGCATACAAACCACTTGACAGAATACCAAATGCCTTTGCGCTATTTTTGATCTTGAATTCACTAACCTTAGTGATTCCGCCAAAGACTGCCTTGTCTGCTGGCGCTGAGTTAATAATCATGTTTGCTGTGCCTTTGTTGGGTTGTGCCTAATAAACATAGCACAATAATAATGCTATGTCTAGTTTATTCATTGAACGTCTGGGTTATCGAAGTTCAATTGCTTCTTCTACGCCTGTGTCAAACGCTTCTTCTGTGCGAAAGTTTGTTACAATAACAAATTCGTCTAGATCAGTCTTTGGATATCCTGCAATCCGCATCCACGTGCCGCCCCAGAATGAACCAAGCGCAGTTTCGTACACACGTTTTTGGTCAATTAACCGAGTCTGCGCTAGACGAAAGTCTTCACGTCCACCGGTGATAATACGCTGCAATTCTACATACACTTGGCTGTCAAGGGTTGGGTTCTGTTCCTGAATAAACTGGAACATTGCCTGCGATCCCTCGTCGCCATAACGTGCATCGAGTGCTGCTGTTACCACGTCTCTGAGATCATCTCGTTGCATTGTTGGAATTTGCGCAGCTTCGGCAATGGTGTTGCTATAGTTGGCTAGCACGTTCTTGTTGTCTTGAAATGTTGCAATGATAACATTTTCAAGTCTGTTGCCAGTGTTGAAAGCTGAAATATAACTTCCTGCTGTGATTACAGCAATTCCGCCAATTACAATAGCTGTGGCTATTAAACTCTTCATAGTACTTCCTTTAAAATACTTCATGCTTATGGAACATGTAAGTTATAACTGGTGTTACAACTAGCAACGTCATTGCTGCTAGTACAAGCGCCCAGATCGGTGGTGCAATTTCTTCTGCTAGATACTCAAACTCGTCCATGGATCTTAGTTGGAAGTTTTCTAACACTGCATCTTCTATTATAGCATCAATTGCCTGAGTGTCAAGTGAATCCAGCGCAAGAATGTTATTTTCTATGGCCAACCCAACAATACTGTTGCTGCTCCAGTGTCGCACGTCTACCCAACTAATCGCATCCCCGTCCATTCCGATCACAGTAACCACATCGTTAATGTTGTGAGCTTCCCACGCTTGTGCTAGTGCTAGTGCAAAGCTCGGCGGACCGCCAGTTACCACTACAATAGCATTTGCGCCGGTTTTGCGTATGTTGGCATTTACAACTGCAAAGTCTTTGTTCCATTGAGTGTGCAGCGCACTGGATGTCTTGTAGCCAGTGAATATCACACGGTTTGCAATGTAATAGTCTCGAACGCGCGGATATGCAATGGGCAACACCTCAACTGGCTCGTCTTCTGCAAACAAGCTGTCAACTGCGCCACGGATATAATTGGTGTACCTTTGCGACGTAGTGACAGGATCTCCAAGTGCAACTTGTGCAAACCTTGCTGGTGTTGTGCTGCCTTGCTTGTCTTCTCTTGCAATTTCAAAGCGTATGTCAAGATCAGAGTCTAGGAAGTATCTGCGTTCCCATTCAAAAATAGATTTGTATTCTGTTCTATAATTAGTAGTACAAGAGCGCTGCCCGTTGCTGTTTGTCGAGCAGGTTTGCCCGTCGGGTACAAACCGAGTGCGATATTCTGTGCAGAAATTGTCAGATGATCTTTGCCAACCTCTCTGACATGATTCCTGTATCGTATCTAGCTTGGTTACTACTCCGTTGATCAACTGTGTGTCAGAGGTTTGTCCAAAGCTGCCAGCAGCAAAGATAAGCACAAGGACCAGCAGCGTTCCGCCAGCTTGCACTCCAAACTCTTTCCATGTGTATTCCCAGTTGAAATACAGTTTTACAATACCCATCACTACAAGTGCAGGAATAAGGAAGAACAGAATACTAAGTCCCATTAGGTGATCCTTTTGTTATTTTAGTCATAGTAAATTACTAACATGCTAATTCAACAATGTCAACAACTATTCGTGAAGTTTGTATGCGTGCATGGCCTTGATTTCGTCTGGCTCCCAAACAAACGCCCACATGCAAGTAACCTCATGGGTAAGAAACACCATGCCATCCTCCATGCACCACGGATAGGCTGGATCACAAGTGTATCCAGAATGCCCAGCAATTTTTGAGATATTTTTAAACTCAATGATAGGCGCAGACAGTACCAAAGTTGTGCCAAAATCTCGGTTGCTGCCTGTCCATGCAACAAATGCATTGTGCAAGTCAGTTTCGCTAACCTCGTCGATTTCGTCCATGTGCGCCAGCATTTCGGCTTGTGCGTGAGCAGCTTGCGCCATGCCTTTTCCAGGATTCATGTCTTGTAGATCTTCTCTCATAATGATATACAGTCGTGGATCGATTACTTTTTGATTCATGTTATATTCTTTCATTGATAGATGTCCATTCTCTGGTTATTACTGTAACTCGACAAATCGATCCTAATTCAACTGTTGAATTCTGGGCTGCGACTGCCGCGCCTTGAATTTTAGTACTTATTATTTGTGTCAACCACTAACTTATACAATCTCCATAGATTTTTAAAAGTTATCAATGATACTACACGACGTTTAAAATCAACTTTATCCATTGAATTAAGTGTAATCTATTGATTATCGAGTATTGACTGGGCCAGCATTGTTTTTCGCTGTTGCAATGTTCGTCTACTGCAAATACTGCTCCAAACGGATAGCATAATTATCAACAGATTGATACCATTAAGTATAGCCATTTCTAACGACATTGAACTATAATTCAATGTCTACAAAGTCGTTGATGTCAATGCACTGAAATTGGGTGCCCAGAATGTTTTGATTGACTGAGTGGTGCCAGTGCCCAAACAACCAATGATCGGGCTTGTGAAATGCAAACATTTGCTCAAACGCTTCTGCTGTTCTAGTTTTGAATTGAAATGTTCCGCTCATTGAACGATTTTTAGAAATAAACATCTCGTATGCAACACTGGTAGGACAGTCGTGAGTAATAATCACTCGCGGACGGACTTTATTGTACAACACTATCATGTTAGATAATTCTTCATAGCTGAGTTCTTCGTCTTCCCACCAATCTAGACCCCTGGTGCGCTGTTGGTAGTCGATGCTCCATGCACCACCTACGTACATCACGTCGCCTTCTACTGTGCCGTCATTGATGTAACCCAGCATATCGTTCTTGCACATATCAGGATCGTCATGATTGCCTCGAATAAAGCGATGCTGCGGGTTTTCTGTGTGATACCCGTTGACACTGTCGTGCCAGCTAGCTCCAGCAAAGCCAATGCCAAAGTCCCCTATTTGAACACTAGGTCCTTTCCAGTTCTCCAGGATTGTTTTGTATGCATGCACGTTCCCATGAATGTCCCCTATGATTCTTGTTTTGGTCATTTTTGATTCCACCATTCACGCCATTTTTTTCTCGATACAGATTCGTACAAGTCTTCTGCACCTACTTCTACGCTTTCAGCATTTCCACCTTTTTTGATGTGGAAGAAAGCAGGTGCGCCTTTGTTGTACTGGCAAAGATTTTCTACAGGTTCCAAGCTGTCTGCAATTTTAAACAGTGTCTCGGACCCCAAAAAGAAGTTGCCTTGCCAGTCCAGCTTTAGTCCATAACAGTACACGTTGATATCCCAGTTGTCAACCAAGTTGGCTAGGTCCCATATTTGTTCTTCGGTAAAGAATTGGGCTTCGTCAACTAACACAAATTGTGGTTTGTTGTTTGCACTCTTTAGTATTCTACTACTGGGTAATTCATCAGATAAGATTGTTATACAGTCTTTTTCGATGCCTAGTCTTGTAGAAATGCTGCCTGTGGTTCTAGTATCTACGCTTGGCTTTAAGAGAACTGTTTTAAATCCTTTCTCCTCCAGCATGTAGTTTTTAGTTAGAACAGCAAGACTCTTTCCAGAGTTCATGGATGAATAGTAGAATATTAGTTTACACATTATTTTCCTTAGTTGGGGTTGTTTCGTACTTTCCTCTGGCTCTAAGATATCCTGCCTCAAATGATAGATGTACCAATCGAGCAACTTTATCAGGCGTATCAAACTTGCCACTGTATATTTGTTCGTCTAAACAGTTTTGATTGCGCTCTTCTTTGGACATAAATAAATATGTGTCCAACATTTGCTCCATGGTTGCTTTGGTCATTTATCCTACTTCTTTTGTTCGTTGAGTTGTTGCTTGCGCTTGTTCATCATTTTTATCATAACTTCTAAGTCTTCTTGTAGGTTTGCTACGCCGCCTGCGTTGGCGATCATAGTACCGGACTGATCAGACAACGAAGTGTTTGATGGAATTACTTCAGTAAGTTCGCCCTGGGCAATACGTTCTGTTAATTCAGCAATGGTATTTTCCATAGTAGCAATTTGTTGGATTAATTTTTCGTTTGTCATTTCTTTTCCCATGTTCCCATTAGTGATTGTGCTACCAACATATGCTTGTACAACAGACCCTCATCAGAGTCTGTCCACACGTGACGACCTTTTCCTAGTGCTTCTTTGAAGTTGTACCGGTTGTCGTCAAAAAGGATAAAGTCAGCGATATCAGCACCGTACTCTTCTAAGTACATTCTCACTTCGTCGCCACGCTGCATTCCTTTGTTGTTAATCCACGATTCTTTTGGATCTGTCTTCCATGGATTTGCAATTGTACCTCTGAAGCCCGAGTTACCAAATGCAGCCTTTACCCAGTGCTCTGCTTGGTTGCTAGTTGCATCAATGAAGTTCTTCCATGTTGACATTAGAACAAATTCTACAGGATACTTGTCGTGTATTTTGTTCATAAAGTCCACAGCAACTGGGTCAAACCGGTGCCACATGTCATACGAAGCATTGTGCGCATAATTTACCCGCGCAGATGTAAACACGCCGTCAATGTCTAAGAATACCAAGTATTTGCGTGTCATCATCTTCTCTGTCCTTTATTGCTTCATTAATGTCTTTTGTATGTTCAGTGTACAGTACTTTTTCTCTAAAGTCAATACAATCACAACAGCCACATGCCATTCTTTTGGACTTTTTGCCCTTCATGTTGATGTTGCCTGCTCCTCTTGGCACTGGGGATCTTGGCATGTTAGTCTCCTTATAGTGGTGCGCCCGGAAGGACTTGAACCCCCGACCACTGATTAAACTTCAGCTGCTCTACCTACTAAGCTACGGGCCACACATTATTGGTCGCAGGGCGTAGACGATAATGAGCCGTCCCCTCGAGGTTTCTGACGCCGCCCTGCTAAGTCCAACAAGTTACAACTGCACTGTGATCGGCAGATTTATTATAACTCGACGCAGACTATTCTTATTCGGTGTATAGTATTATTTTCCATTATAAGCCTTTCAAAAATTCGTATACTGCATCAGCGGATGCAAACATTTTAGTACCTTGTTGTCTACTTGTTACCATAATCTGCTTGTCGTAACAGCGGATCAGGCCAAAGCCTTTGAACCTACCGTTACCCAGTAACCTTGTGTTCCATCGTGTTCTACGCGGAACTGGATCGTTCCACTCATGTTCAATGCCAAGTATTTCACTACATTGCACATAAAACGTTTTTTGTTCATCATTTGTCATCATATTGCTATACTACATTATTTTGTATGCTGTGTCGACCAGTAATTTATCATCTTTCCTAATGTTACGGATTTAATTCTTCATACGCTGCTTTGCAGGTTGCATAAAAGTTTGTCATTTCTGGAAATGTATTGAGGAAATCCTTGCCGCGTCTGCGGTCGTATTCATTTACAAACTGGTAGAACGAACTTCTTCCGTGGGTAATTTTTTTAGTTTTGATATCTGTAGGATGAAGGTCACATGCAGTCATTACATCCAATAAGATTCTTTTTAATTTAAGCGATTCGTTGCTTAAAAACCCTGTATTACCGTTCCACTCGTCGGCAGCATTTGCGTACATAAAATTCACAGAAGGCAGCAAGAATTCAGCAACCAGTTCCTTGGTTGACAACGCCACATCCAAAAACTCTGGGTGTCTAACATAAGGAATATCAATGCCAATCCGATTGTATGAACGATGCGTGTTGGTATACCCGGATGTTTTGTATTTTGTCAACCCGAGGTTTACTGTGTTGTCTAAGTTGACTCCACTTTGGTCTAATTGCTGAAATATGTGGTGTTTGTTGTACGTCTTCTTCAATGACAGCACATATTCTAAAAAGTCTAGGAAGGTTGGGAGACTGAACAAGTTAAACGCTGCCATAAATGTAACGCGAGTATCGGTTGTGTTCCCAAGAAAGTATGTTAAATTTTCTTTGAGCATGTTCCAATTCATACCGTCTCGGCTGTATTCGGCCTGACCCTCGACACTTTCGGCACTGAGGAATAACGTAACTCGCTTGACACATTTTTCATCAACCAATTGATTTGACAACTTGGTAAACTGTTTCCACAACTTGTCGGGCGGGCAACCGTTGCTGTTGATGGCAAACTCCATGTTGGGATTTGGATGTTCCAGCATGTATTCCATTAGTTTGACAGTGTGTTTGCTCATCAACGGTTCTCCGCCTGTGACACGCAATGTGTGCAGATGCGGCAGTGCTTCGGGCAACCATTTCCAGAATGCATCAGTGTATGGATTGTCTTCTCGATTTTTAATTTGCTCTGCTGGATTGCCGTTGTACTGTACGCCCGGGAATAAATAGGCACCGTGTTCTGTTATTTCATCTACCCATTTGCTGCTGAAGCTTGGCCCACAATATGCACATTTAAAATTGCATACATTACTGAAACTAATTTCCATATATTTTGGAAATACATTCTCGTCGCCCTTTAGTGCAGCAATTTCATCAAAGTTATGCACACTGTACGGATCCAAACTTTTTAACGTGCGATCGCTGGTCTCATTGGTGTTGTCCTCGATGCGCCAACAGAAGTCACATTCTGATGGTCTTTTGCCGTTGAGCATTTGCTTGCGGGCTGTCTTTTTATGCTCTGTGTTGTGCAATGCACTAGGATTGACTTCGAGTTCGTTCAACGGAATTTTATGTGCAGTGGGATGGTGACAACTGTGTGTTAACCCTGATCCCAAGTGCATAGTAACTTGTGTCCATTTTGCCAAACAAAAGCCCGGACCAGTTTCGTTGAGTAATTCTTGCATCTTGTCGCAGTTGTTTTTACTATGCTCGATATAGCCACTGGGCTGTTTGTCCCATTCAACATCATCAAATTTCTTGGTCATTGTTTATTTTTACCACTTCTTACTGCAACTATAACACAAAAGTTTATATGTGCAACGTATTTATTATAACTAATAGTGTGCTGTTACGCCAAAGGAAAACCAGGTCTATAACGCAGGCTACTATCCATATTTTTCCCTTGGCGCTCTAGCCTTGCCACTATTGCTAGCCCGACAAGGTTTCTCTCGCGTCTAGGGTACTTCGTTCCACTCATTATAAGATGGCTGCCTCGAAGCCAACTTCCTAATAGTTTTTCTTAATATCCTTGTCTACTAAGTGTTATTTATATGCGGCGTTACATCAGACATCTTGCGGCGAACTGTAATGCCCTTGCCAGACGGTGTTGTACGAACAAATACACCAATATCTTCGCCGCCATTTTGCAAAATATCTCCGTGCATATCGAAAGTCGGCTTTGATTTTTCAACTACGCTAAGAATAAAAGGCAGGGGCTTTCCTGGCACAAAGTAAAGGTTCATGGTTTATTCCTTTTGCGCATTTAAGAGTGCATCTTTGTCGGATAGCGCAATACCAGTGTATTTAATGTGCGCCTCCTGATTCATTCCGCAAAGATGACACTCTGCTGGGCGATAATAATCTGCTTCAAATTTATGGTATGTTACCACGCAACACCAACAGCCGTCTATCTTGGCAAACGTTGTCATGGTTTATTCCTTCTTATTTCGTAGTCAAGTCTACGCTGGGCTTGTTACGGCCTGCCTTGCTGTTGAAAGTGATACTAATCTCATCCACTTGTGATAAGAAGTTGATTCAGTGTGAACGTGGCCCCATTCGCGTGCCTTGCGTTGTTTTTCATATTCTGCACACGCAATCGCCTCTGGTTCGTCGTACTCGTTTACAACTTTACTCATTTTGTGCCAGTGCCTTGAGAATTAATATTACCATATCCTCTACAACATCCTCTTCGTTGGCTGGCACAAAGTCATTGGCTGACATAGTACCGACACTCCATGCGCTCCAGCACCGTGTGCAATACATTGCGCCGTCAAGCTCTTCTGCAACGGCATCCTTGAGTTGGTCTAGTGCAGACTCAGATAACAATGCAAGCAACGCTTTGTTGGAAATACTACTCATTGCCGACCTTCTTGTCGTCGTTGAAGATTTTGACACTCACACCTTCGGAGTAATAACCGTTGCTGCTTCCATAGAACCTAACATCGACTGATCCTTTGATGGTGCGGAATCTGTAGTAGGTCCATGTATGGCTGTCGTTGCTATGTGTAGTTGGACCCGGGTCGTAGTTTGAAACTTCTTCAACCAACAACAAAGGAGTACCGACTAGATCTTCTAAGTCTCCGACGATGTCTTCGATGTACACACTTTCGCAACAATCTTGATCATGTTCTAGTGTAACAAAGTTGTTTTCTGTAACGTACAATGTCAGAGAATCGTCGTCGGCGGTTACAGCACTCAACACACGGCCCAGCAGACCTTCAAATGTTTTGACTGGCCCTACCAATCTGTTGTATGTTATATGCTTGCTTTCCATAACTTTATCCTTTGATTTTTATATTTGGTACCGGCTCTTGGGATTGAACCAAGGACCTCCAGTTCCACAAACTAGCGCTCTAACCAACTGAGCTAAACCGGCATATTTTCTCTTTTAATAGTGTCTAGCACACGTTCTCTTTCATGTGCTAGACGACCAATTTCGTTTGCTAGCGTTACTAACTCGTCATTGGAGTAATCCATATTGAAGATTAGTTCGGCTACAAATTCCTTGCGATTGTGTGCAGACCAGTATTTGCGCACACGACGGACAATCTCGTTACTGTTCTTAGAGTCTTGATTGTTCATCCACTGTTCAAGAAGCTTTTGCATGTTAGTCAAGTGTGCTGGTTTGGCCAGCCGCACGCGCTGCTCGCGTTTCGCCACGTTCCAGCGCATCGGGATCAAGGTTCAGTGCATCGGCAGTGCGTTGTGCTTTTTCTTGCCCTACCACAGTGGTATATTGCTTGCCGCCAACTATGACATTCCACAAGTTTGTTTGCACTCGTTCGGATTGTGTGTTTGGAGTGATGGTAAAGTCATTGCATTTACGCTTCATGTTAGTTCCTATCCTGTGTGTCTATGCATTGTGCATCGTGTCTATATGTAAATGTAGCAGAGTGTTGCTGACATGTCAACGTGTATTTTGGTGTGCCGGATGGGATTCGAACCCATGACCTTCGGTTTAAGAGACCGCTGCTCTACCGCTGAGCTACCGGCGCATATTGGTGGAGAGAAATGGAATCGAACCACTGACACCAGGCTCTTGCCCGTGCTCTACCTCAACAAATTCGTTCTGCAGAACTCCTTCGTCTCTGAGCTACCTCTCCGTAATTTCTATCCAACGTCATTACTGCAACAGGAATCGAACCCGTTTTTCTAGCTGACTGCTAGCGTCCTATCCAGTAGACGATACAGAATCTGCATACAACCTCTCAACGAAGTGGTTGTATGCAGGACCTTGGATAAGGCAGTCGTTGCTGCCTAAGCTTGCTATCCTAGTCTTTAAACCAGGAAGGAAGTTAATCTTTCTCGCAAGCTATTGTTGGACTAGGATGGACTTGAACCAACGACCTCCCACGCGACAAAGCATAGGCGCTCTTCCAATCTGAGCTACGTAGTCCGTAATAAAATTTACTGTTCCTTATCGCATTCGCCAACCCATGCAAGCTCTCCGGTATTAGGGCAAAACAATGCATAGCCTCGGCTAATGGATTCTTGCGTCATTGTTTCCAAAGTTTCTGTCGCTGTTTTCAAGAATTCTTGATGTACTACTGCAACAACAAAAAAGATCATCGCAACTGACAAGAGTATAAACATCACAGCTAGTAGGGCTCCGTCGTGTTTTGGCAATATTTTATTCCTTTAATAAATGTACACAACCGGTTTTACATTGGTGAATTCACTCTCAATAATGGTAGCAATAACATTCCAATTGCCGCCACCCAGGCCAGCGCCAATCTGCGGCATTGCAACATGAGAATGGCCCCTGCATTCGCAAAATTCATTGATGTTGCGCATTGCATCGGATACTGCATCGTAGCTAACGTATCGCTTTTTTTCGCCGCCATAGAACTGCTGTGTAATTGCATTGATCAAAACTTTGTCGTTTTCTTCTACAGGAATAATACAGCCCATTGCAAGACCAATAGTAATTGCAGCATACTGGTTTAAATATGCATTGTACGCCAACGGAAAGTCGTCTCGTACAATCTTTGCCACGCCACTACCCATAACACCTTGTGCATTGCAGCCGTGTGCAAGCACTTTGATATCAGTTTTAAACATGTCGCCGTTTCGATATTCAATCTTCATTGTTGATCTCTTTTATAATTTTGGTGACTTTATTCCAAGATTCGATTGTTGGGAGGCCAACTGGCAATTCATCCAATCCTAATTTTGCAAGGCTCTCTGAAGATGTTTTATCCCATGCTCTGAGCTGTTCTGAAAATTCTTCTGAAATAACAATCTTAGCCATTGTAACGTCCCTGTTTGTTGTGTTGTGTAACTATATTAGCAGACTAATACAGTACTGTCAAGCATGTTAATGATGTTCAACCTCGTATTCGTCAATAATCTTGGTGATTCCGTTAACCAAGAACCGATACGCATCATGATCTTGACCTTGACTTCCTTCGTGAAGCCCTGGGATCCATGCTTTTCGGGTACTATCCATAAATCTTTCAATGCAATTTCCTACCAACGCCAGTTGCAACAATTCAAGTACCCGGTTGGTATCGCCTGCTGCATATGCATCACTTACTTTAGATCGTAGACGAAATATGTCAAGCTCGGTGCCGGCACCATAGCGACGAAATGTGTTTTTAAGTGGGTGCGAAGAATTTTGGTCTAGTACTATACCATCACTAAATCCACCATTATCCACGGTCCTAAGAATACTTTTTACCTTGGCAATTTTTTCTACATCGACTGTTTTGTCAGTAACCCATTTTTCTACAAATTCTTCATCTGTGAGATTTTCATCTGACCAACACTTATTTTCAAAATAACTTTCAATAAAGCTGGGTAATGTTTCTGCTAGCTGTGCATAGGTTACATCACGATCATAATCTTCAGTGGGATCAAGTCCTTTTCCCTTGCCGGTGTATTGATCAAATTTATAGTTAGACCACAGATCGTCTACAAAGTCTTTGCGCATCATTACATAGTTGATTTCACAAGGCGGCATTGATCCGTATTCTTTGGCAAAAAGTCTGCGTTCGTGCGTGGCCTCAAAGAACAAGTCGATGTCAAAATTATCACGTTTGACTGCAATATCATGAACCTCATTGTCGCCAACCTCAGTTTCGACTAGTATCTCTTTGATTCCAGCAAGAATTAGAGGCAGTGCCACGCCAGAGGCATTGGTGCCACCACCGTAGTCGTCGTATTCTGCTACAAACGGAGTAAGCACAGGTTTCCATAATGCTGAACTTTTGCAGAAACTGGAATCAGTGCCGTTTTCCATAAGCGGAAATACGTAGACTTCTTCGCCTTCGAAAATTGGTAGATTGGTTAGTCCGCATGTTTTATTCCAGCATCCCATATTATAACTCTTTTTCCTGTTTCAATGTTTTTGCAGTTTCTAGCATTTCGATGGTTTCTGTAATAAACTCTTTGATTATTAATAAACAATGTGCCGCCTTGTGGATGTACAAATACTCTTCCCTGTGTTAGCAAAGTGTGCGAACCAATGCCATATCAGCACTGGTACCAAACTCTGATTTTACAGCTTTCATCACTTGTCCGATGTTGCCGCCGGATTGCAGAATTGGCTCAATCACAGCTCGCAGTTGTAGCTCAGTTGCCATAGCAGGAAGATACTTGGAAAGGATTGCGATCTCTTGTGGATCAGCAAACTTGTTCTCCTTTAGCTTCTGCACAGCTTTCTTGACATACTGGACTGCTTCGTCAGCGGAGGTTTCTCGGGTATTATCATTCTTGCCAATTTTCTGAATTTCATCTAAGTGAAACACCATTACACTTGCAAGTGGATTCTTTTCCTTGCGCATTACAAGTACATCAGTTTTGAATAGTTCGAGCATTGTATTTCTTTCTAAATAATGTTTAATAAGCTGGCAGCATTTGCTGACTGCATTTCCTCAGTCTTGGTGTCCTTCCAGATTAGACGACTAGTAGGATTTGAACCCAATTTCCAACGTCAAGGTGTCCTTCTATTAGACGACAGCTTACTAAAACAACGTACTATGTCTATACTAGTATGTCAACTAATTTTTATGCCTCGTTGTATTAAATCCTCAGCAATTTTTTCTGCGGCAGCAGCGTTGGTCTTGATCCCTGGGTGTGCTAGGTCTCTTGCGTGATCAACGTTTTTAAATGGAGTAATTCCAGCATGGTCACTGAAGAAACTCCCTTCGCAATATAACGTTTTGTTTCTCCATAATGCTCGATCGGCCATCATATAAAATTCCGACGTACCTTGCCAATTGTGCCTAGCACAATACCCAGGAGACTGAGGCAAGTAACAGCATATAAATCCAGGTTTGGAGATATTGCTATATCGATGTGGCCCAGTCCAAATTTGCACGATTGCTTTTGGGTGCGGATAGTGTTCGTGCAGAATAAGAGAATTCCAAGAACTAACGTCAATTGCACTTCCTGCAATTCCTAGATTAACTGTAGGAATGTTTAGAAGTTTTTCCAGCTGCGAACAAACAGTATCCTCGTTGGCCAGGCCAATTCCGTACACATTTGAACATCCTAGCACAACTATGGAATTTTTCCAATCTGTGCTGGCAAACTCGCCGTGTCGAAATCCTTCCTGATTTTGACTATATGAGATTTTTTTGTTTTGATAAACCCAGTCTTTTCCTAGTCTTTTCTTATTTTTTTTAAAAAGTTTTTCGGTGTCGGTTGGACTGAAATTTTTAGAAATTGCCTGTTCGAGGCCCCGATTTGATATTAATCTTTGCATAACAGTATTTATTATATTATCTATGCAGGACACTAGTCTGCTTACCATCCGGTGCCTATCCGGTGCATCCATTCACAGTGGGAAGTTACCCGGTCTGCTTCACAGCTTATGCTAATAGACAATTTGGTGCACACGGAAGGATTTGAACCTCCGACACCTGGTTCTTCAAACCAGTGCTCCACCAGACTGAGCTACGTGTGCGTTATTTGGTGCTCTTGGTAGGACTCGAACCTACAACCAACGGATTCGAAATCCGGTACTCTATCCAATTGAGCTACAAAAGCAGTATTTGGTGAGTCGCCTTGGAATCGAACCAAGCATGGGCTCTCACCCGGAGGATTTACAATCCCCTGCCCCACCTTAGAGCATGCGACACATTATTCTGTGTAATTATTATTAAATGTAAACGTTTACGTCGCCTATCAGGGTTAAACAAGAAACTGGAAAAGTCTTATATTCAACAGTTTTGTTAGAAATCCATACGCACTCGCAAATGTTGTTAACGATGTTTTGCACAAGCATATTAGGACCTCCGCTGTTTAACATGACCGCTGCACCCGCTATAATAGGCAAACTAGGCTCTATTCGTTTGCGTACTAGTCTAAGGTCGTTTTTGTTAAATTCCATTTTAATCCTATTACACAAATTGGGTGTGTGGTTGGCTCAACGCTACAGCGGCGCGATTTAACCAGTCAGCCATAACTGGTACCGTTATTCAGCCGGAAAATTCTTGGATGCGCCCGGATTCGCATATCTTTGGTAGTCGAGGTGGGTCATTTGCATTAGCCCCAACCATTCCACATTTTCGTGTTGACGTTGATATCATTTTCAACACAATATACCGAAACTTGGTAGTCGCGGTGGGTATTGAACCCACTACCTCTCTTTATTGGTGCTACAGGAAGGTAACGCTCCTTCTACCACTCAGTTATCAGCTGAGGCCCTCACTTTTCGGACTCTGTAACGATTTTATATATTCTTCATTTAGTTTGTCTTCTGTTAATATCAATACTATTACATTATTCTGTTCACAAACACAAGTTATTTTTTCTTCGTCTTGAATTGCTAAAAAATTGTTTTTTGGATCTAAATAAATGTCGTAATCTACAAGATAGAAATCAGGAAAGTATTTTTTATTTATATTATACTTAATGTACTTGGGTCTAATCCATTTAATCCCTAGTGTATCTAATATCTCAGCACATCTTAATTCGTACGTTGATTGCAAGCAAACTTGCTTACCAAAAGAATCGTTATAATAAAATTTTTTACTTCTGCCTGCGCCTTCGCGGTAGCCTCCAAATCCTTGCTTTTTTGCTAGTCTTGACCTTTCTTCAACTGTTAACGTCGCCGCTCTTCCTGTAACTTTTCTTTTTCCTAATTTAAAGTCTTTTTTAGATTGCATCGACTGTTTTTTAGTCACTTCGCAAGTAAGTAGTGTTTTACCTTTATTCCATGCTGTTTTACCAGTCATTCCATTTTTGTATATTCTGTTAATATTTGAAGGACAGGTTCTTTCATGGTTTGTATGACTATTTTTATTTTTGCATTCTTTACTACAGTGTTGGCATATAAGCATAATAGTTCTCCTATGCTTATTTAGCATTAAGCTCGGCTCGGTGCTCTACTATTGAGCTAATTGACCATATTCATTGTTTAAAAGATGTACTATCTGGCCAGTACGAGCAAACCTGCAGGCAACGTCTGGCGCGCCTTGTGAAATCGAATCACATCTAGTACATCACTAAAACAATGTTGGTGTGCCGGGAGGGGATCGAACCCACGACCTTGGAATTAAAAGTTCCTTGCTCTACCTCTGAGCTACCGGCGCATTTGTTTATCACGATGCTTGTGTTTGTGTTTTTGTTTCATTGTATTCTCTTTCTGCTTGTGTGTAAGCTTATGTTGTAACATGCATACACGATGTTGTCAATAGTTATAGTGGAAGTGGAAGCGCCAACAGGAGTTGAACCCGTCTCTCCAGGGCGAAAACCTAGTATCCTAAACCGATAGACGATGGCGCCTTATTTGGTGGTGCATCGTGGATTCGAACCACGCACCTTACCGTTATGAGCGGTATACTCTAACCCAATGAGCTAATGCACCAAAATTGGAATTCAAGGTCGGAATCGAACCGACGTAAGACTAACTACTGTCCACGGATTTGCAATCCGTTGCATAACCATTCTGCCACTTGAATAAATCTATTTTAGAAGATTGTCCAAGGAATCAACCCTTGCTTCACCATCTGATAACGCCTGTCTTTGTGTAATCAGCACGTAAACATTTGTGACCATCGACAATCTTCTAAAATAGATTTAAAATAGTTTCTTTGTTTTTACAAGAAAACCATTCTTTAGTTATAGAAATAGCAGAAAGTTCTTTGATTAGTTTTGTTTCTTCTTCATTATGAAAAGGTAATAGGTTTAAAGCTAATATAACTGCATCTATTCCATTATGAGTTTTATAATTACCCAATCTATTTGTTATGTTTGTAGTTTTTCCTATCTTTATTTTGTCATGTACTTCAATGCAATAAAGATATCCTAGATTTAATGTTTCGTTTATCTTAGAAAGATTTATAAATCGATCCAATACCTTTAGAGAATCTTTATCTAAAAAATCTATGTTTCCATTGAATCTTCTTAAAAATTCATTCAACAGTAATATTTGTATATCTTTCTTGTGCTTTTTTGCTACTGCATGATCTTGTAAAATCTTATCTATAGTTTTACCGTTACTAAAATTTTCATAACTGTTTTTTGCTAATTCTTGTAATTGAAAAATTCCTAATGTTCTCATTAACACTTTTTTGTTTGCCTTATTTCTTTTTATTTGTGTATTTACAAATTTTTTACGTATAAACATTAGTATAATCCTTTATAGTTAGTCTTTTGTTCTTGCGAGATATGTTTTCTGACATTTCAGAATTTCCCGCAAGTAAGCCTTCACTTACTCATGTCTTCTCTTTGATGTTGTCTCCATCAAAGTATATCCACATGCTCAATATACAATTACCACAACTAAATGTCAGCTACTTTTTTCTCTATATGAGACATTGTTTTCACAATACCTGAATCAGGTTGGGAGTATATTTCCCAACAACGCTATAAACTAAAAGCCTCTTAGTATTGCTACTGGAGGCTGTTTAATTAGATGTTTGTATTAAGGAAACTGTTTAATTTCCTCCACCCCAACCTTCAGAAAATCCAAAGCGATACTCATAGCATTCTTTAATGCTTTCTATCATAATATACATATGTTTAAAAATGTGAGTCATTCTTTTAATCGTCCTGTTTATGTTGTTGTGTTTAACTTAACACATACTTATTTATCTGTCAACTAGTTTTATTTATCTCTTTTGAAATAATTAAGCTAGTTGTTTAATTTGTCTACTTGTTTATATAGTACAGTAGTTAAACCACTGTGTCAACCTCTAATTTACATAAGTCCTGCAAGTATTTTGTAATTTTCATATGACTTCTTGATAGCAGGATTGTCTTCGTGTGTTTCGGCTGTGAGAATCAAGTCGTACCAATATTCGAGTTGGCGAGATGCAAATGCACCAAACTGGCGCGGCTGATGAAGCTTGCCAGAAACTTTTAACCAGACACAAGTTTCTCGAAATTTTTCTTCCTGGTCGGCGTAACCAAACCATTCGGGCATGGAAGTGTGGCCATGCTGCCCGATGCCGCAATATGCTGCCCAAATGTTACTCCACTGGCTGTCGTCTTCTGGATCAAAATTAGTACGGGCCACAACGACCATTACATCATCTCTATTTATAGTACCGTCGACGATATCTCTTACGCAACGACTTAAACTTGTTCCTACCTTCATTTGTTACTTTCCAGCCTAATATTTAATACAAAGTTTTCAACGAGCAACTTTGTAATTGTTCCTTGTGCAATCAACATTTTTTCATCTTCTTTTAGTCCTGCAAATTGCTCAACTACGCTAGACGCCATCAATTGGTATGCAGTTTCTTTGTTAACTGCCATCTTTGTCCAGTCAATTGGATCCTTGAGTTCTACCTCTTGCGCAATACTTGCTAGTTGGTCAACTGTTAACATCTGTGATTTCATATTCGTATCCTAATTTGTAAAAGACTGTATCGTAGCCTGGTTGTGACGACACTATGGCCTGTCCTGTTATGCGGAACTTGTCTTTTTTTGAAATATAGTTCCACAGTGGTTGTGTTTGCGTAAAGTTCTTAACAAACACTGAAAGTATAGCATTGTCTTGAGTTACAAAGTAAAAGCGTCTTTCTTTTTCATTTTTACTTGCCCGCTTAACAGTTCCGGCAAATGTTAGTATCTCGTCGATTATAACCGTCTCTCCGTACTGATCCTCAGGGAGGCTCTTTCGTCCCTTAAGAATTGCTTCGGTTTGCAAAAATTCATCGTAGAATGCTGGTAGCTTAACTAACATTTTAATGTGTTCTTGATTGACAGGTGTAGCAATGTCCAACGCTTCTTCGAGATCGGTCATAAACTGGCTTATGTGCATGTCTTTGATTCGACGCATCAGAATAGTGTTGATAAAATGCGACCTAATTTTGTCAGCTAACGCCTGATCATCCATTGAAATATCAACATCATGTTGATGAGAATCTGGCGATGTTTTACCAATTAACTCCAGTTTCTGGTGTATTTTGTATAGGTCAGGTTGCTTTGCAGTGCGCAGTATTGAACAAATTAAAGCTATCGGATCCTCTGCAAATTCAAATAACTTTGGCTCGGGGTTTTGTGGTTGTAATTTGGCCTCCGGTGTGCAAGTCACATCAGCAACCGGATTATAAAAATCTTTATTTAAATGTGGCATATTATATTAAGACCACAAATTTTCGTAGTAGCGGCCAAACAATCTAAAGCCGTTGGTGATGCGGGCCTGGAATGCATCTCTGCCCACTGTGTCAATTTTAAAAGTGTCGCGGGGCCCTTTGATCATCTCACTGTTTCCGGATTCTAACTTTTCCAAATAGGTGTCATGCTCGCCACTGTAGAATTGGTTTTCCCAATTGTCGTCTTGCTTGGTTTGAAAGGCAAAGATCATTTCATCCAGCACCCAGTCCCAGCGTTTAAAGTGGTTGCTGTCGATGTCCCATTTGTCCTCTTTGGGTTCTGCATTTGTACTCCAAAGATTTTCTGGAACATCACTGTCATCAACAAGACATGCGCCTTGTTGATGTTCTTTGAGATGTTCTAGCATAGGAAGAATCACATAAGAAAGTGTGTGATCCATGCTCCAGGTGTCGCTGTGGTCAATGCGAACGTCGATCTTTCGGTGTTGCTTGCTGTGTATCCAGCTTAGAAATTTGGACAACACAGTGTTATGACGAGTATGGTCACTAAACTTTTTTCTTTCTCCAACTTGGGTTTCTGGCTCAATACTGCCGTGTGCAAGTAATTCACCAAATTTGTGGACCCAGTTGGGCTTGCAAGTCATTCCATCTTCGTCTTTGACTTCCTTGACCCAGAAGCAAATAGCATCAGCCAATTGGTATGGACCGAACCACCTTGGATAACCGCCTATCTTAACTTTCATTGTTGTCTCCTTTTCTACGTGTATATGGCATAGGTGCCTGTGGCCTGATGCGTTTTTGGCGGCTTGCTGATACAGCTTCGTACTCCGCAGTCATTCCAAATCTACATGATTCCATACGGCGACGCATGGGCGATTCCCGATAATTAAACCGACGGAAAAATATGGAGTAACCATCGTCTAATTTTGCACCGAAAAATGCAAAGCCTGTTTTCCAGCAATATCTATCTTTTGTTTTGCGTATCATTTTATCCGTCCACTGTACCAGACAACGTTGCCTAATATTTTACGTGCTTTGTCTTCGTTTTCTTGTGTACAAAGGTTATTCATTCTCTATCATTCCCAAAGGCCATTGCGACCATTGCATCTTCGCTGCCAATATAGCGACTGTGTTTCATTGCTAGCTCGAGCATCTCTCCAGGGTATCCCTGAGCTAGTAGCCACAATGATAGTAGACTTGGGTTTTGTACAATGCTTATCAACACTGTCTTGGGAAATCCATACTTCCAGCCTCCGGGGGATCAATTGTTATTGTTAGTTTTTGAGAGTCTTGCATTTCTAAATTTTCCAACATCTTGCACAGCAGATTCGAGAGTTGCAGCATAATTAAGAGCAGTCTGCTCTTCCATGTAAATTACAGCTTCTACGTCAACGTACCCTTTTGTGAGAATCTGCCAAAGTTGTTTCCACCGATTCTTTTCTGACCAGCACGATGTTGCGCGCACGTATGTGGTAACGATAACAGCCATGTCGTCGGCTTCGATCGTAAGTTCATGCGCGCAATCCTGCTGTCCACAATCACATACAACTGTATAAAACATACTGTCGCCGTAATCAAGATTTTTGATAATACCAGTTGCTGGAGTTTGTGGTTTTAGTTGGTTGGTCATAGTTTTCCTTACCATGTGCTTACATCAGTGATATCTTCGCGGCCTAATTCTTTTGGCGCAATTTGTTTAAACAGATTACCACGGTCCTGAAAGATAGCAATCTCATTAGGACCAAGTCCGCTGCCGTTCTCTTCATATTTAATTATAACCGTGTCAGCAGTTGGGTACTTGTCTAATGCAAGATACAGTAACATAATTTGTTCTCTGGTAATCATGTGGGTAATTCTTTCTCTGCTGCCCAAGCTGGAGTATTATGTCTCTCTGATTGCACTAAGTAGATTTTCAACACTACTGTAACACGGCCTTGATGCTACGTCAACTTCTAATTTGTCATGACTGTTTTCTATTGCTAAAACTCGCGGATCTTTTGTTTGCTGGGAAAACTCAGCAAAGTATTGGTCTGTTGAAATGTACGATTTCATAGAGTTTATGAAGTCTACGAACTCTTCGTATTCAAAGTCTTTATCCATCTTGTCTTACCTTTGTTGCAATTGTTTTATGAATGCCCGGATTAATCCGTAGCACATGAGGCATCATTGTGTGTCTAATATAGTTTCTACTATAGCATGTATCTTTGTTGCTGTCATCCTCGATGTGTGGCACATTGTGCATTGCTGCCCATAATTCTAGATCTCTCTTGCGATTGAGTCTAAATGGACGTAAGACATTTCCTCGTGTACGTGGAATAATTTTGCCTGTGCCGTGTATGCTGCTGAACAGCCAAGTTTCTACACAATCATCTAGGTGATGACATGTGATAATTGGCATATCAGTAAACCTGTCAAAAAACTTGTATCTTCGTGTTCTCCACTCTGCTTCCTTATTAGACACAGGCACATCTAATTCTTGTACACATGGATACCAATCAATGTCTCTTGTACGGCAATACTCGGATAAAAACCGATAAGCCGTATCTCCATGCGGGGTGCCGTGATGATAGTGCAACACTGTTACTTTGTGATTTCGACGCAGAAAGTCTAGTGCTGCCATACTATCAATTCCGCCAGAGCATGCTAGATAAATATCTCGAGGAAGTTTGCCTTGCAACTTGATCATTTCTTTGCGGCCTTGTACTTCTTATAATGATATATACTGTTGTATGGCACCGGTACTGATGTAAGTTGAATCTTTAAAAACTCGGCATTGCTAACGTCGCCGCTTTTGTATCTGTCCTTGATACAAACTCGTCTGTCAGTTTTTGTATCAAATCTCCAAATTCTATCACTTCCGTAATCTATATTTATTTTGTCAACACACTCTTTGTTCACTGGCATGTAGTAATACTGAATTGGACTAGTAATATAAGTGTTTTTGGTATACTCGTAATATTCAATGTACCTTGTCATTCTGGTACTACCTTATGTCCTTTTAACTCCAGCATGGTCACATGCTTGGGCTTGAGCCATTTTGTTTCAGAAATACTCATACAAGGAATAACAATGTCATTGTTATTGAAGAAATATGCTGCTAGTTGCCAACTCAAATATGTAGACTTACCCGATAATCGCCCAGCAGCGTGTATACCAAGTTGGCCGTAGCTGTTGTTGGGCCGCAGTGCCCGTCCAATAGATTGTACACCATAGAGACTTGTACTATAGAGACTTGAACTAGTCGGTTTGGTCACCAATGTGCCACCTTGGATTGGCACGTTTGGAAACACATAATCAACAATCTTTGACTTTTCCGGAACAGGAAACACTAGGCATTTTGCATAGCCCAGTCTCGGCATGCGATATGCATCACACGCATCTTTTCGTTGTTTGAGTCGATGGTCAAGGCTTACTTCAAAACGTAGGGCGCGGCGCGTTTTCATCTTCTTCTCCTTTTAACACTCTCCATGTATACGCCTTCTCAGCAGCTAGGGCCCAGGCGGCCCGTCTGCCATCTACATCTCTTACCCAATCCATCATAATTTGCTCATTTCCAAAACTGCCGTTTGGAAAGTTTTGAAATACTGAAAATGCAATATTAGCAAGTATTTCTCTGTTTTGATGATCTGCGTTGTTGGAAGCTCTAAACAAGTCGTTGCACAGCACCGCCTCTAGAAATCCTCCGGGCATGCATCCAAACATCAAATAGTCAGAGGCGCTTTGTGTTGTCCGCGATTGCCCTACTTCGAAGTCAATATACATAGTCATATTATCACTCTTTTTGTTGGTTGTGTTTGTTCTATTCTCCAAACACAAGTACCGTGCTTCCGTATTAGATCTGCTAATCCCTGCGGTGAATCTGTTGCAAGCTCGAGTAGTATGCCTTCGTTGATCCCTGCTTTGGCCGTAAACGTCCAAATTTCTGGTGAGCGCTGTGGATTTGCCTGTGCTCGCATAACTAGGAGCCTTATATCAACCGGACTACGAACATGTTCATTTATGTCTCTGAGAGTTGCTAATAACACTTGGTTTTCGTATGTTGTTATATCAACAATGCACTCAAATCCAAGTGAATCAAACAACGTGACAAATTTGTGTGCTTTATCAGACATCAGGTATCACCTCCTAGGAAGTACTCGCTGTATTTCATAATAAGGAATGTTCTCTTCTTCTCGCTGTAAAAATCAAGCATGATGCATTTCTTATTGTAACGCGATTCATGTTGATTCCAGTCCGTGTGGTCTCTCCACGTAAACCCTAGTTTTTCTTTCATCCTGCGGCGCAACAAAAACACACTAGGCGGATGATCTTCTTTGAGCTTGGTTATGAACCTTTCAAAGTTTTGGTGGCTGACTTCAATGGGTTTTGTCATATTCTGCAATCGTGAGGATATCTTCTACTTTCCCATCGACCTTAGAGGTCGCTATGTACCCATCGTTGATTAGACTTTCAATGGTTGATGCAATAACAAACTTTCTTTGTGCGTCTGAGATCTTTTTAACACCATTTGAGAATCCAACAATGGTGAAAATCACCGCTGTTATAAACAGATAGATGTATACTTCTGTGCTCATGTGTTCTTCTCCAGTTTTTGTATTTTCGCATAGTTGACGGCTGTCATTGTCAACCCGGAATCTCTCTCGGTTTCACGTTTCTTAGACTTTGCTCTTAATCTAACAACTTCGCCTATATTGTACTTTTCGTCTTTAACAAAGCTAATAAGATCGCCGCCCAACCCTACAAAGTACAAATAAAGATCGTGATGTTTAAGGTAAATGCGCTTGAGTACTTCTACGTCCCCGTTGATCCATTTTCCTACTGCAATGTCTTGGCTGTTGTAATAGTTGTCTTTGAGATTCTGCTTGTATGCAATTGTGGCAGCTTCGTTTTCAATAAATGACGGAATGTATGCCAGCAGCCCGAGGTTTTGCGAAGTTACATCTTCTTGGAGGTATGCAGTATACATGTCTTTTTGAAATTCTGTAAGGCTGTCCCCAAGTATCAACATAGTAAAGCGCCGGAAGAATTTGTGTGTAGCCTGTGTCTGCAACCTGTCCTGCTCTGTAACAACAGCAGGCACAAAACCATTAGGCATTGCAGGCCGGTAGGCTTCGGTTGCAGCCGTAAGGGTTGCAGCCGCAGTAAGAGCTACAATATCTCTGTTGCTGTAACGATGTGCATCAGCCGCATAGTTACAAGAAATCTTTTCATACCCATTGTTTATGCGGTGTGCAGCAAATGAAATGTTAAGTATATCGTCAAATGCATAACTAAACTGGCCCATGTAACTCTCCGTTGTTGCTTATGCATTACTATAACAATTACACGCAACAGAGTCAACCTCTAATTGTTAAGCTACAATCTAAATGTTATCCGTCCTTTGGATAGGTCGTAAGGTGTCATGTCTAACTTGACCCTGTCACCTTGTACTAGCCTAATTCTAAATTGTCTCATTTTTCCGCCAGTGTAACACGTAACATAATGTCCGTTGTCAAGTTCAACTTTAAATGTTTGATTAGGGAGCACCTCTACAATGTTCCCTTCAATCTCGATTACTTCTTCTTTTGTCATTTTCTACCTTTGGTGGACGCCCGTTAGCTACACAGGGTTGGACTCCTGCTTGTAACCCCTAATGCATATTAATTAAATACATTAGGACTTAGTGTTTTAGCAGTAGACCGCGACGGGCGAAGCGCGGCACTCTACTACATAGTCTTTATTGTATTACACAACTAACAAGTTGTCAATCTTATTTTATTATGTGTTTTGACGCAAAGTTTTTGCCATTCTTTTTTCGTTTTAGTGTTCGTTCTAACAAATGTCTTTTAAGCTTTTCGGCTTTTTTAAGTTTTCCCTGCGCCAGCATTGAATACATCAACATTTTTTCTTCTAGGTATTTCATATCTCATTCCTTTAGCTAAATACTATTGGAGCATGAGGGCTTCATATCGTGGTTGGATGATGTGGGCTACGTCATTAGAACACATAACTTCGTAGTGCGTGTTCTCAACATAGACGCATTCCATGTCATCCTTTCTTTGTTCCATACTTGCTATTGTTACAACACCGTCATTTGGCGCCTTTATGTATGGAACAGTTCCAGTGGTGCTTATTATCTGGGTCCACGGAATATTAATTGGCATGCTATTAGCCTCTGTTATAGGACGACTCTTTGAACCAACGTCTCTAAACAGCGGATAGCTTGGAATAATATACTTGGCCCAATCGGCAATAACAGAACCATTAAATGGTGTACTAATACTTATTCCGCCCACTACGTTGCAATGTTGAGTTAGGTGCAATCCGTAAATTCCTCCTAAACTGTGACCTATTACAAATAGAGGCTCTTTGCTACAAACAGAGGAGTGTATAAGATCTAAATTATCATAGAAGCTGTTTTCACTGGAGTAGTCAATAAGTGTTGCTGGCCAATCCGGTAGTACCAATCTTAGATAATTAAAACTTGTACTGGTTTGCCCAGCACCATGAAGCCAAACAATATTAGGGCCAACATGTGCAGACTTCTGATGCAATTCCTTTGATTCTATCTTAGGAGTCTTTTTTAAAAAATTAAATGACCAATCCATATACATATTTATTTGACTTCAGGAAATAGGCAATCTTGTACAAAAGCTGTAACATCATCCTCACTGAGTCCGAGACTTGTCATTGTTTTTGGAGTGTGGGGGTTTTGCTTTTGATAGTGTGCATATTTGTTTTGTGCAGATTTGATCTCGTCGTGGTCTCCGGCAAAGTTATAATCACCAATTAGGTCCAAATATGAAAAAATACTATCTGTACTTAATTGAACTATTTGCTCAAGCTCTTCTGTCTTCTGTACGTTTCCTGCTGCAATCATATGTTCGCTGAAAATAGCTTCTGCCCACTTAGGAAGTGCTCTTTTCTTTTTCCATTCTAGTGCTGCTGCTTCATCTCCAAACGCTTCTATCATGTCGTGTGCTGGATCAATGGTTGCAGAATAGTCATGAAAGAATCCTGTAATTTTATTCTTACCTGCAATAACGTCTAGGCCAAAGATAGGCCCATTGTTGTGCAGGTGAGGAAAAATACAACAATGCATCATCCATAACCCTTTGGTTTCTCTTGCATCGACTACATCTATGTGGGCACGGCGATATTTTTCTCCAGTCCACACTTGATTGATCCACCCTGGTTGATTGAACTTGGCCATGCCTGGTTCAAATATTTCTGTACCGGATTGCTCAAAGCTTCTAGTCAGTTCTTGTTGTATTCCTAATAGTGCAGTCCATACCTTACTCATTGCTTAGTTCCATGAATAGTTGTATAGCAAACTGAAAACACCGATTTGCTTCGTCTGCCATATCTTCAGACAACCTTGCGCGTACAGTTGTCTTTAGTTCTTCTACATTGTCGAACTTGTACATCTTACCACTGCCTGGATTTCGCTTGGAGATTATCTGGCCTCCATACATGTCGCCAAAGTGGCGCACATAGATGTGGGCAAGAATGTCAATAGGGTTTGTTAGTGCTTCGACGTAGTTAATGTATTCGGCTACAACGTTACATACTACTGGCGCGCTGAGTTTATATAACTTATTAAGCTCTTCGATGTCATCATGAATACTGCTGCTTCTACAAATCTCTTCGATGCCGGTTAGTACCCCGCGTTTTGTGGCATAATATTCCAATGCAACGTAGATGTGATATTGGTTAAACAGGTATTTGTGATATTCATCAGGGGTCATGCCCGCAAGTAATTTGCGAGCATGTGCTGTACGTTCAGCATCTTGGTGGTATTTCCACGTAAGATCTTTTAGGCTCATTAGTTTTCCTCTATCTTAACTCTTAGAGGAAAGCCGTTGTCTCGACACATGGATGTTGACTCGGCTGCTTTTTGTTCTGCAATTTCGTGACTGAATACACCAACAACTCCGCTGCCTTCTTCATGAATTTGCATGGTAAGATTGTGAGCTGTTTCTGGCGTGTGCTTGAACAATTCTACCATTAACATTACAACAAAATCCATCGGTGTTGAGTCGTCATTTAAGAAGACAACTTTGTATTGACTGGGTTCTTTAAACTTGGCTTTTACTTTTTCTTCAATTTTAATTTCTGTGCTCATATTACCCTCTTAGATATCTGATTTGAGTTGACTTTTTTTAAGTCTGCTGATGGCAGCCTTCTTTGCTTTGCGGTTTTTAGTACCGTTGCTTTCAAAACTCTCGCGCCGCCGGATCTCTTGGAATAATCCGTCATCAGCTAGCTTCTTCTTTAACTTGCGAAGTGCCTTTGGTACATCGTTTCCTCGAACTTCAACTGACATACCTTGATGTCTGTCGGACTTTTGGTGTTTACTCATTATTTCCTCTTAGGATATTTTCTAACCAAGATACATCAAAAATTCTGTTCTTGCTTATTATATTATACGGGGTTGACCCGTTGTTTGTCAAGTAAAAAGTAGATGGTTGCGCAATTATGTGTGACGTAAACGCCCGTGTTGCCGGGCAGGAGTTATCAACATCCATAATAGTTATGTTAACTGTTTTTACTAATTGTAGAAGCCATTCTAAATTTTCTTCTAGTGCTTCGTATAAAAACACATTTACTGGCAAACCGGCGGTTGTTAATATTTGTTGTACCTGTGACTTTAGTATTGCACTCGGAAATATTAATAAAAGACCAAATGTGTCGTTTGGCAATACATCCGGAGGCGTAATTATTGTAATATCATTCATCAGGTGGTGTCTTACTAAAATGCCACACCTCTTCTAGAACTGGTGGCTCTAACGATCCTAACATTGCACATAGATATTCCGCAGTTATAGGAGTGTTTGGCATTTTTGGTTTTATTGCTACTGCTACTATTTCTGTTACCGGCTGTGCTCGGTTCATTATGTCTATTAGATGAGTCATCACCTACCTCCTGTTGATAAAGCATCACTCTGCTTTTATAGTCTACTTTTTAACTTCGTTACGTATTTATCTATTTTTTCCAGTGATGCGTTCATTTCCAAACCCGTAGGTGTCGTCGAACGTTTTAATGACTTCTCGCAAGTGTTTGAAGTTCGGTGCTTCTGGATAATCCATCTCCGAAAAAGTAGTACCGTTGGGCTTATACACAATCCATCCCTAACCGACTGCTAATACAAGTATGTAATCTTTGAGGAGTTTCTTTTCAACATACAGTTCAAGAATGTTGTATGCTGCAATTCTTGCATCATGATATGGCTGTTCTAAGTCACTGTGAATAGACATTGTTATTGTTCTGTAGCATCGGTGCTGGTCGTATCTAACATTTGCAAAGATTTCTTGTCTGCAATGTTAGCAGACTTACTGCCTTCTGCATATGATAATCCGCCATAGGCCGAAGTGCTGTATCCTATCAATTGGGCAAACTGCCGACGGTCAGCTTTTGAGAAGTTCTGAACAGCAATGGCGTTCATGTCTGCATTGCCGGTTTCTAGTAGCCACTCTACAATTGCGTTGGCACGAAATCGCGGTGTACCGTTGGCGTCCATGATGATTTGTTGTACTGGGTGCTTCATGTTGTGTTTTTTCACTTTAATTTAAGTTGTTGTTTTCAAGAGTGTTTACTCATCGTCGCATAGTTGCTGCGTCTGTTGCAGCGGTCTTGTTGTCGCGACGGATGGGCATGAGGTTTGATTTGTGTGTTGTAACAATTCCAGCAATCTCATTTCCAGTATACACTGATTGTTCTTTTGCTGGACCGTGCGCAGGAATAGTGTCACTGGTTACACGTTTGACTTTGTAATCTGGAATCTTGTTGATACCAACACGCTGTCCCCTGGCATTAGTAGGAAGCTTGACCTTACCAACTCCGAGTCGAGCAAGTGTTGCTTCGTGCAGTGCTTCGGCAGCAATAAGACTTTGTGTCTTCTTTTTGCCTTTGCGTTTTTTTGTAGTAAGCGAGGACATACCTCGTATAAGATGCATACTCATAAATTATACCTTTAATTAAAATCAACGACAGCATCGCTGTCGTTGACAATGTCATGTGTATTACTTCTTGGTCGCCGACTTCCAAATAGTCTTGGCATTTACCCGCAAGTACGGCTTATTAGTCTCACTGAAATTTGGGTTTGGAATAGTAACCATCACGTTTTTGCCTGCATCAAACGCTGCGCGTTGATTAATCGTCCGATTGCCGCTGGCAAGATAACCTTCGCGAACTAATCGCATTGTAGAATTAGCAACATTGCTGTGAATGCCTTTTGAAACGTACGAAGTGGAGTTGCTCTTTTTCTTACCCATGGTGTGTAGTCCTCTTATGTATTTGCGTGTTTGCATGTTTGCATACTTGTTTATACAACGTTTTTGTACTGCTGTCAAGAAAAAAGAGACAGGTTTCCCTGTCTCTTTTAGATGTTATAGTTGTTTTAACTATTAGAAGTTAAAGCTTACACCTGCTGCAATGTCCGAATCTGTGGAGTTGATGTTGTAAGCAACTTCGCTCCACAATTCAATAGTATTGAACATCATGCTTGCGCCTGCGCCTACATAATCCACCAAGTCGGTGTCAGATGATCCACCTGCAAACCCAGCAATATCAACGGTTGCCATGGACCATCCAATCATGGCTTCGTATCCAACCGCGTCTGTTGTGCTTGAATAAGTTGCAACTGCGCCTGTGTTCAGTTGGTTGAACGAGCCGTTAACTTCGGCGGCAATTGCAAAGTCGTTGCTTACGTTTTGATAGTCGAGTACAACAGCAACGTTTTGTGCAAGCATTACAGCTGGTGTAAAGTATGCTGCAACCTGGATGTTGGTCCAATTGTCAGTCACATTGTCATATCCAACATATGCTGCGCCCGATGATGCACTAGCAATCAACGAATATTCTCCACTAGTTGGATTCGCAAGCGCGTCTCCGCCGAGTTCGCGCATAAGTGAACCGGTGAACAAGTCTTTCTGCTTACCAGCAGTGGCAGCAACAGCACCAAAATCAACACCAATATACCATTTGGCTAGTTCAACTTCTTCCGAATCTGGAAAGTCTGTAAACAACAACTCGCCGCCTACTAGCATGTCAACTGTTGGTGTAATACCGAAGCTAAAGTCAGCAGTTGCGTCCATTGCAAATACTGTGTCTGCGTTTCCGGATTTTGTAGCAAATGTGTCAAGTGTGGCGCTTGTTCCTTGAGCAGATGCCGATGTTCCGATGGCCATAGTGGCAATTGTAGTTAAGAGTAGTGTACGCATATTGAATTCCTTTTGGTTATGCATTGTAACGTAGGAGCAATACTGATTATTGCTCCTTAACAATACTAGTTATACAGCAAAAAGCGCACCCAGTCAAGTACTGGATACGCTTTGCTTAAATAATGTCAATGTTGTTGTAAATTTACAACAACTACTTCTTTGCTGCTTTTTCGTCTTTGGTAAGTTTTTGATTCCAGCTGTTGTTGCTAATGCCTAATTCAGAGGCCATTGGCTTGGTTTTGCCTTTGGTAACTTTGCCTCCTCCTTTTAAAAACGCATCAATCAAACTTTGTTCTGTGTTTGGCTTAGGTGGGTTATTTAAAGACATTGCTTATCCCTGGGTTAAAAATTATATAACAGTTTCTGAGTGGTGCGTTTTGTATCCCACTATTTGCAATCTACTAGTACTAAAAGTTTAAGAAGTACATCATTATTTGCCCAGCGGCCCAGACTATGTCTCGAGGGCGTTTTACAGTCTGTTATTAAAAGCGTACAAGGTAAGAAATACCTATCTTGTACGCGAGCAACTTTTCTATTACTAGGTAAGTTGTCAACCCTAGTAGCCCAATTTAGGCTGCAAGTGAGGAGATTCTGTTGCTACGCTCTCCCCGGGCGCCAGTGAATTAAGCCGCTAGGGCCATTTCCACAGTGTTTGCATTATCGGTTGCATTTAGTAGTTTGATCGCATTAACCGAGCTTAAATCCGGGTATCCTAATAATTGTTTTTCCTGCACGTCGATCCTATTTATCGCCCGTAACGTTCATCATTTAGTTGTTTACAAGCACTACCTTGAAGATGTCAATCACCCGTCTAAACTTTTGGTGGACGATCTGGGTACCGCCCCCAGGTCCGTTTCATTTATTACAATCATCAATAATGCAACAACCGATTACTCTCTGCTGCATGTATATATTTATACACTATAACGTGCGAAGTGTCAAGTTTTATTTTAGACCCAGGGACGACCTGGTTGCAGTCCGCCAGCATTTTCATTGTCGACGACCTCGTTGCCTGCATATTTTGTAGGCAACAGTTCAATGTTGGATGTATCTCGAGGGTTGCCTGCTGCTGTACGGTCGTTTGCTGCAAGAGCAAGCTTTGCTTCTTGCTTTGCTTGTTTGTTAGTTGTGATATACCATTTGCGCTCATACTAATATTTATACAATGTTTGTAAATTAGTATTAAGCTCTGATTTCATTTTAATCATTGCCGTTAATTTCGTCAACTGTACGGTGCATAAATATTTCGTAACGTTTTTTAATATCGGCATTAACAACTTCCACACAATGGATGCGGCCTTTTATCGTTAGTAATAAAAGTTCTTGGTCTGTTAGCCATATTACAAGGCCTGACACGTTTGTCGTTCCGTGGCAGCTATGCTTTTTGTAATGCGTGGCATAACATTTCTTTTCACTCATCCGTCTACCGCCGGGCCTACAGTTTGATGCATGTAGACTTCGTTTACTTTTTTAATAGCAACGTTGGTTATTTCTACGAACAAATATTCGCCATCTAATTGGTGCATCAACAGTTCGTTGTCGGTCAGCCAAACGATTTTTCCGCCAGCCTTAAAGCCCAGCCGGAAATCTGTCCACTGGGTGTAGCAACGCTTTTCACTGTTCATGAGGTTCAAGAATGTTGTTGTATGTTTGATCTGAAAGTTTTTCTCTAAAATATTGTAGGGCGTCGGATTCGAGTATTTTATCCGCATGCTCATTTGGGTAACGTATACTAAACAATAAATATTGCTTGCTGGATAACCAGATTACACGGCTATATGGTCCAGTAAACAAATCAATTGTAGTTACAAAGCAGTGTATACAATTCTTAACTTTGGGAATGGTTGGTATTTGCGACTGCCATTTTTTCATAATAATACCTTATGCATATATTAAATAAGTAATAACGCCGTGATTTACAATATAACAACAATTGTGTGCATCAACGTTAACTTTAAACTGAGGGCCATCTTTTACTAATGAAACTGAGGACATTCCATCGTCGCTCCAACAGCATGTACTGTCTATGCTGTTTTCGAATTCACGGTTCGGCTCGCAATTATCAATGCACCACCAATCTATAAACTTATCAATTATTTGCATGAACATGATAACAATCTTCTTTGTTTACTAGCTCTGGTTCAGAACCTAGACTTTCTGTGATGTCAAAGACCGGTACTCCTGAAATCCTCAGCAGTATAATATGTTTGGGTTCCATAAGCGCAACTGGCTTTGGCAATGCAATCTCGCAGCAGAGGTTTGTGTCTGCAACCCTGGCCGAGCCAATGCTGACCATGTGTGCTTTTACTTTGATCACTGCTTACCTCACTATACATCTGGTTCAGGGTTATGTGCCCAGTGTAACAATCCTTGACGTTGCCTAGGACGTTTGGTAATGTTACCAAACCCGCTTTTGCGTACCTGCGCACCGTGTCTTGCACCAAAGGAACTCCACCGCCCAATTTGCCAACGGTCCAGTGCTTCGATGCGTCTACCGTGATAATATCTAATATACCATTGAAACCAGCCCAGGGGATCTTCGGGCGTGATCCATCCTTTCTCACCCCAACGTTGAGCCGACAGTCCGACATTGCTGGCATAAAAATTTACTGGTGCAATCTCAATGTCTTCAATTAAATCTTCAGGAGAACTATTAAAATAGCCCCCGTCAAATACTCCAATTTCCAGCATCTGGTATGGTGTATAAAATGGTGCAAACGCTCTCATTGTACAGTCCTGCATTGTTTATAGTTCACAGTAGCACACACACCAACCACTGTCAAGCGTCCAACACTCTACGTGCCCACTTTATGTTGTGTTGTTTTTCAGCATCACCGAGTTTGTTTACTATCATGTATTCAACTTCTGCTTCTACAAAAGCAGTTAATACCCGTTTTAGTTGTGTGTTGCGTCCATGATAAGATATGTATACCAAAGAGGCGCCAAACACAACTCCTAGTAAAAATTCCATGTTACTTTCCTTTTGTCTATTGATTTGGTGTTAAAATGATTGTTGTTTTCCACAGCATGAACATCGTTGCCGCATTCGGGTAATCCTAGTGTAAGTGCCAGATGTCTTTGCCCACTTCCATTGGTGCCTATTTAACGCACAATATAATTTTTGCAAAAAATAATCCATTAGTCTGCTAAATCAAGTTCAATAAGGTTAAGCGTGCTAAGGCGCAAGCCGCTGTGTCGAATGCCACCCGCAGCTTCGCATTTTTGATCAAAGCCAGTGTAAGTTGTAACTCCGATGCCTGTTCCTAATTCGTCGGCGCAACTTTTTGTTGTAAATGCTACTATAAACAACATAAAGCATATACAAAGGCACCGGCACCAGTGATTAATTTGTTCGATTGTAAATTTACTCACGTTGTATCTCTCAGTCGGTTACACTTGTCTAAATCTTCATGCATTAACTTCTCCTTTAATTTTTGTTATGCTGCATTCGTTCAGACTGATATGAATCAAGCAGATTAGATAAGTGGCGCAGTTGCTTTGCAGCACTTTCAACGTGATGAAACTGAACACCAATTGCATGGCCAGCATCTATCATTTGGTCCAACGTTACTGCTAAATCTTCAATATCGACATGTGCTGCCGGTTTTCTCTTCATTACCATTGGGCTCTTTTAATCCTTGTTTGGTTCGGTAACGTTGCTTATGTTTCGTCCTCTTTCTTCTTCTTTCGGCGTCCGTAAAAGCCACCAGTGTACACAATGTCTTCTGATCGAGCACCCGGCGGCAGTGTTTCAACTTCGCCGCCTTTTTTAAAGAACGCGTCAATAAGCTCTTGTGATGTATTATTTACTGTTCGGTCTGCCATTATTTAAAGCTTTCTACTGTTTGGTCAAATATTTCGTCTAGTGTGAGTTCAAAGTGAATAGGATTTAATTTTAAAACTTCGCTCTCCTCCATATCAAGTTCTGCTGTCTCCTCGGCTCTACTAAGTCCAAATAATATTAACAAGTCTTCTTCAGTTAAGAACTCGTTTCGTTGGTGAGAAGCCCACACTGCGCTCATTAACACAAGATTAATACCCAACTCTGCGTTTTTAATATGGTTTTCCATAATGTATCGAATAGCTTTTTTTCTAATTGAATAATAGTATTCAACACGAGCAACGATGCCGTATAAGTAGTCTACGTTATTTTTGTCCATTAATTCCTCGTTTCTGGGTTTAAATATTCATCCCGCACAGTATTTATTACTGATCGATTTTCTTTTCTTGGATTTCTCGTCGGCGAATAACTAACAATTCTTTCATATCGTGTAGTGCTTGTCTTGCACGAACAGCACTAACCTTAACGCTATCTTCGTCGAATTTTTCACTTTCTCGAAGATATATAGCCCAGGTTAATTTTAACTGTTCATGCGTGTCACTCACTTAGTATTACTCCGCACAACTCTTCCCAGTTGGACACTCTAATTACATTATTGTTGTTATACCACTGATTAGTTGGATCGTCAATGAGAATTGGCCGCAATCCGTATTTTAACCCAGCATCACAGTTTTCGGGCTTGTCTTCGATCCACCAAAGCCCAGTACCTTCATACTTGACCAGTTCCTCGTCCTTATCGGCTCCGCAGGCTATTGAAATAAGTTGTTCAACACAATTAGTACCAAACACAGTATCGATATTTTGTTGTCGGAATTCTTTTGCCGACACCTGATCACTGAGACTGGTTATCATGTCAAACGTGTAGCCTGCTTCCAGCAACCGTTTGACTCCAGTAACTGCATCTCTAAATGCAGGCAATCGACTAATATTGTCGCTGTTATTGAAATCCAAAACTGCTTGTTGGATTTCTTCTCGTTGCAATTCCGGATAACTAACTTGCATGTCGTAAGAAGTACTGTTACTTCGACAATGGCCCAGGTTGTGCATGTGTTTGTGGAAAGGCCATATCCAATTTAGCCACACTCCGTCACAATCTGTTAATATTTTCATGATTTTTCCTCTCTATACTAAACTATAGCATATAAGCAGCACAGTGTCAATTACTTATTATCTTGAAAAAATGCAGAGTTTCGTAACTGTTGTAAAAGTGCTTCGAGTGCAGATATTGCAGAAGCTTCTCTGGTTGCATCTGTATTATTGATGGCGTTGTCCAAATCAAGAGCAGTAGCCGCTTTTACCAAAGACCCATGTAGCAATGCAGAATTTATTATACCATACGGTTGAGAGACTCTCAAACCAGTGCCGTGATTTTCGTCTCCGTTATCAACACTGTCAGGGTCAGAAAGATACCTAAGTCGTTCAACGTCGTCTTTTATTTGTACAAGATAGCTGTTGTGTAAATCAAATGCATCAGCTAGTCGAGTAAGTTTAGCTGAATAATCAATTGCAATAGAACTGCTTTGCAGTGCTGCATCTTCGCCGATTACTACTACTAGCTCTTCGGATGAATTATCGTTAGTAATTATTTGTGTTGTTAATACAGTTGCCATTTATATCGCCGCCAGCGAACTAGTGCTTCCGATGTAAGTTTTGGCTGTGTCGGGGTCTGTTTTGACACAAAACACAACAGTAGCTCGATTAATTGGTATCTTTGTTTCGGGACTGACTGTGAATGCAAATGGTCCAAGGCCCATGCCGTTTTCAGTTGCCATCAATGCTTGCGGCTTGGCAACAATGTACTGTGTCTCGCTTACCTCTAATAAGCGAGCAATAATTTCGTCGCCTGTGGTCATCTTAATAGTAACAATATCGCCCGAAGATACTGGGATTTCAATAATCATTTATATTTCCTTTATAATTTATGTTGTTAAAGTTCGCAATCGCCTGTCCACATATTGTGGTCGTCAAAATACCTACATAGGTTGTCGTGGCCGCCTACGTACTTTCCGTAAAGCCATATTTGTGGCACTGTTTTTGCAGTAGGAGCAGCTTCTAATAGCTGCTCCTTATTCCATACATTGCTAGAAAGATTTCTCTCTTCGAACTCGATGCCTTTGCTTGTCAGCATAGATTTTGCTTTAACGCAAAAATCACAACTGTCTTTGGTCCATATAACAGTGTTCACAAGCTCAGGCCTTTGAAAGTGTCACCGTCAACATCGCGCTTGGTGCCGCCGTTGACATAACTGGTAATTTGTGTTTCTTGTGGAGCCACTTGTACGTCTGCCCCACTGATCCACTTTTGTGTCCACGGTAATGGATTATCTCTCGGGGTTTTGTATGGACACGGCAAATATACGTTTTGCATACGCTTGGCACAAATCCACTCAATATAGTTGTCCAGCAGCTCTCTATTGATACCCAGCATTGATCCATCCTTGAACAGATAATCGGCCCATGCTTTTTCTTGATCAACTGCATCAACAAACATTTGCACACATTCGTCTTCTGTTTCTTCTGCAATTTTTGCAAAGTCTGGATCGTCTTTCTTAAGGATTTTCAGCAACATCTGGGTCGAGGCAAGGTGCAAGTTTTCATCACGTGCAATAAGCTTGATGATTTGGGCATTGCCGTCCATCTTCTTGATTTCAGCAAATGCCCAGCTGCATGCAAAGCTAACGTAAAATCTTACGCCTTCGAGGATGTTCACACTCATTAGTGTTAGCCACAACAGCTTCTTAAGTTCGTACAAGTCCACAACAACTTTTTTGCCGTTGACTGTATGCGTGCCCACGCCTAGAAGATTGTAATACGAAGACATTTCAATCAAATTATCATAATACTTGGAGATGTCTTCTGCGCATTCGACAATCTCTTTGATGTCCAGCAACTCGTCAAAGATCTTACTAGGATTTGTGTAGATATTGCGTATGATGTGCGTGTAGCTGCGGCTGTGAATTGTTTCAGAGAACGTCCATGTGGTGATCCAGTTTTCAATCTCCGGCAAGCTTACAATTGGGCTAAATGCTTCCATAGGTGCGCGCCCTTGCACACTGTCCAAAAGAATTTGGCGCTTGAGATTGCTAGTAAAGATGTGCTGTTCGTGGTCAGTTAAATCTTTGAAGTCTTTTGAATCTTGTGTGACATCAATTTCTTCTGGTCTCCAAAAGAATCCAAGCTGTTTTTCAGTTAACTGCTCAAATTGTTTGTATTTTAGTGTGTCGTATCGTTGTATAGTTGGGCCACCACTTGGGTCTAAAAATGCTGTTACTTTAGTGTGGTCGACTTTGTTGTTTATGTCAAAAACGCTCATTGAATATCCTCTGTTGTATCTACGAGTGTAACACGCCCCGTTGGGCGTGTCAATGGTTATATAGTGTGGATCAAAGCTTGCAGGATTCGCAATCTGAGTCGTCATCTGCATCAACTTGCTCGAGTTCTGGCAAGTCTTCTTCACCTAGCATCTTGTTAACGTCAAGTTCTCCTTGACCATCGTTTGTTTGGAAATAATAAAGCTGCTTGCCGCCATATTTGTAGAACATCACCATGTGTTGCAGCATTACACTCATTGGAATCTTTTCATCTTCGTAAAACTCAGGATTGTAGCTGGTGTTAACACTGATGCCTTGGTCTATGTACTTTTGTAGCACAGACATAATTTTTAGATATCCTTCGGGCGACTTTTGTGTCCAGAGCAGATCGTACTTGTTTTTAAGGCGCTTGTATTCCGGTACTACTTGCTTTAGTACTCCGTGCTTGCTTTGCTTTACACTAATAAATGCACGCGGCGGCTCGATGCCATTTGTTGCATTTGCAATTTGCGCACTAGTGTTATGACTAATGCATCCATTTGACAAGGTATAAGTTTCGTTGTCAGTTGAAACATCCCAAGTGTGTTCTGTTCCTGCGTCTCTTGTAATACGTTTAATTTTCATTTTAATAATTCCTCTTTTGTAATTGAACATTTTCCTTGTTTTGACACGTTATCTTCCCAGGGAATAAATTCTAAATTTTGCAAGCTTCCTAATAGCGCAGGATTAATTCCTTCAATAAATCCTCGAGATATTGAAAATTTATGATCTAGTCATTTATCATTAACGCTAACAATATCGTCATCTTCTAATAAATCTTTAACTTCAATCCATTCTTTTATGTTATTTCGTAATACAAGAAGTTTGTGATTATTAGTAAATTTATATACTGATCCGTCTTCTAATTCAATTTCTGTAACAGATTGAGGGCCATTATAATAACATTCATATGCTATACTATCTGACAATTCAACTGGTTTAAGGAATGGAAATCTCTGACCTATCATGAATTTTTCGTGAACAGTGTTAATATCAATTTTTCCGTAATCTTGAATAACTTCGGCGAGCGTTACAACTGTTCCATCTTTTAGCCTCATTTCATTTGCCAAGCTTTGACATTCGGCGGGCATAAGGGCCATTAGTGTAGAGTTTCTTATGCCCGTGTCTTTAAGCTGCGTTCTCAGTCCTTGCCAGTCCATACGTTCAACATGTGGAATTAGTTGATCCAAATCTTTCTTGTATGTCTGGTTAGGGGTAATACCGTGTCCGTACTTAGTTTCCATGTTTCCGGTAGGCGCGCCAAATTCTGTTGCTAGGTCTGCGCTGGCTTTGATGAGATAGAAACTCCAGGCTTCTGCCCATTCGTCAATTAATGCAAGTCCGTCGCTGTCAATGTCTTGGTAATTGAGATTGTTTTTAGCAAGCCAATATGCAAAGTTGATAATACCAACTCCAAGTGGTCGACGCTTGTCGGTTGATAGTTGTGCAGCTAGAATTGGATAATGTTGATAGCTTAGTAGTGCGTCCAGTCCACGTACTGCAAGGCGACAAACTCTTTCAAAATCAGCAGGAGTCTTAATATTGCCCCAATTAATTGCTGAGAGCGTACACAAGCTGATAGCAGCACCGTCATAGTCTTCTACCATTTCGTCTACATATATGTATTCTTCATCTTCTCGAATATTGTTTTCGTTTTCTACTACTTCATATAACCAATTATTTTCCATTGTTATTCCTTGCTACCTTATGTACTTTTTTGCCATTAAATTTCTCTTTGTCTAATCGTAAAATGCCATCTACTGACTTTTTATATTCTAAATATTCATTATATTTGTTTTTGGGAATTCTTATTTTACGTCGGTGAGCGCCGTCATTGAGATCTTTCAGCGGCTTGGTGGGTAAAGTAATTTCGGCACAATTGTGTACTAGTATTCCGTTTGCAAAGAAATTTTCATTGCCCAACACTGTGATATCGTACACTGCTTCTCTTTTATTTTGTCTTGTAATTTTTAGCATTTATTTTTTTTCCTTGAGTATATTGGAGATTTTTTGTTTATATTCGATACGGAGATTAATTTAGTTACGATATTAAAAGTCTGTCAGTTTCCGTTAATTCTTGCGCTTCTACATACCCTCGGTTCAATGTATAAATTTTATGCTCAGGTGTGCATTCTATAGTCTTTCCGGAATCTTCGTCAAAGATACTAATAACTTCTGCATCCGGGTTGGTCTTTGCAAATGCTTCAACCTTTTTATACTCTGTTTTATTATCAAGTATATTGTAAGATTTAACTAACAGATCTTCGTCCTGAACCATTAACGTTCCGATTTCGTCGAGATTAATAATTAATTTTTCATTATTGAATATTACTTCAATCTTAGTGTCGCCTGTTAGACATAAGTTACTCTGGCGGATAGGAGCAAACTCCGGAATAAAACTTCCATGGTCGTTTGCATTGTCAACATTCTGCAGATAGATTCTACCTGTGGACTTGCGCTCTTCCATAAACTTACTGAATAGTTCGCTTGCTTTAACAGTTTTCTTGCGTAGTTTTGTAGTGCGTTCTGCTTTTTCATATAGTTCGCGGAACTTGTCTTGGTCTGCAAAAAATGCTTCATACAACCCGGGTACGTCGCTGGGTGAGAATAGTGTTATGTTGCCGCCTGTGATTAATCTTTCGTACATCAGCTTGTTGAACTGTACTCCGTAGTCCATGTGACGGATACGGTTTTCTTCAGTTCCTTTGTTGTTTTTCAACACCAGCAATTCTTCTGCTTCTAGATGCCATATTGGATAATAGATAGTAGCGGCGCCGCCGCGTACACCACCTTGACTGTTGTGAGTTAACACCATTGAGTCAGACATCAACGAACTTGCAAAAAACGTATTGGTGTCTTCCACTGTAATGTCAACGTATCCTGTTGGATTTTGTTGACCGACTGTAATCGAATATAGATATACAGTGCCATTTTCTGAAATAATATTGTTGTATTCTGTAAGTTCCTGAGGATACTTTTGTGTTACGACATTGTTGTCTAGAATCATAATTGGATGATTTATACTACAATTTATCACTGTTCCGTTTGTAAATTCCAGCCTAACCTGCTGATCTTCTGTTACCAGCGTATCCCATTTGTTAATAACTTTTCGGTATACAATCTTGCCGTCTTCGTAGGATTTAATTTTCATTCCAGTAGTAAGATCTGCAATGCGGATTTTTTTTGTTTCTAGCCCGTCTTCGTTAATTATTTCAACAATTGTATCCGGAGTTAGACAACAACTTTTAACTGCTGACTGGAAATGCTTGTAGAATGGAATGATACCAGTGTGATATGCATCGCCTTTGCGTATTGGCGAGTTAATGGCGCGGATGTTCCCTGCGCCAATGCCGATGCCTGCTTTTTGACTCACATACTTGACAATCGACGCAGAAGTAGCGCTGATGCTGTCAAGGCTGTCATCTGTTTCAATAAGCACACAACTACTGAATTGACGTTGTGGTGTGCGCACACCTGCCATAACTGGCGTAGGAAGACTGATGTCGTGGAGGCTGATTGCGTCGTAGTATTCTTTAATCCACGTTAATCGAGTTTCTTTTGGATACGACGAGAACAAGGTAGCAGCAATCAATGCATAACACATTTGTGGGGTTTCAAAGATTTCTCCAGTGACTCTGTTCTGCACCAAGTACTTGCCTCTAAGCTGCTCCATTGCGACATAAGTTAACTGTTCGTCACGGTCGTGTTTGATAAAACTGTCTATTTTATCCCATTCGTCGTTGGTGTAAGTATCTTTTAATTCTGGATCATAGTAGCCGCGGGCGGTGTTCAAGTCCACCAATTTCTTAATATGAAAAGGATCAAACCCGCCGTATACTTCTTTTCGCAACCCGTAGTTGATGAGTCTTCCTCCAACATATTGATAGTTTGGCGTTTCTTCTGTGATCAGATCTGCTGCTGCTTTGATCAATGTTTCTTGTATTTCTTTGCTTTTGATGCCATTGAAAAACTCCAGCTTGCTTTTAATTTCAACTTCGCTTGGACTAACTCCTGTTATGCCTTCGCATGCGTAAAATGCAACTTTGTGCAACTTTTCGATGTCCAGTGGCTCCAACGAACCACTCCTCTTAGTGACTTGAATCATTCTTTTTCCTTTAAATGTGTACGGTAACTGTAAAACAGCTAGGTATTTATTGTAGTTTTTGTGGAGTAAATTGTTTTTCAACTGTGATATGCACAGGTATTTGTTGTCTGTCTACTGCACAATCTGCATGGTAACCAATTACCATGTCGTCAACATACAGTAGATATTTTATCTCCGACTTTGCTCTATCTGCACAGATATATATCTCAAAAACTGATTCCGAAAAGCGATTAGTTAACTGCAAAGTGTAGCATATTCCCAGAATAATGGAAAACTCGCAGTATACATTTTCGTAAACCAGTTCCCATGCGTTTGGCCATAACTTGTCGGCATACGGATCACAAGATATGCCGACCAGCGGTGCAGTATTGTAGAAGTCAACGGCGTCCTGAATAGGATACGCCGATGTCTCCAGCGTACTTCTAAAAGCTGACCATTCACGAAGACGGTCAACGTAATCTTTTTCAAACATTAATTAGCTTTAACTCTTAAATTGTAAAGGAAACTGTCTGTGTCCACAGTCCTGGTGTTCTTGGCCAATAGGTTAACTGTGACTATTGTGTTGTCAACAGTATACCCAGCATCAAAACTCAATGCATTCACTAACAATTCATCCCCAATGAAGTTGAATTCGTCGTTTATCATAATCTCTGGTGTATCTGCATCAGCAGCACATACAATTTCAATCGTGCCTTCTCTTAACACATTTACGGTGCTTCCGGTGCGTTCGGTGTAAACATAATCTATAAACATAGTGCCCTCAACAACTGGGAACTGTAATATTTCAGTATCGGTTGGCAAAGTTCCGATGCTGGTTGTGTTCAAGTAAGCCCCTTTGAAGAAGACTCTACCAGATACCTCTGGCACGTATGAAACACCAGTGTTGGTTGACAAGGCATCGGATCTTTCAAAATAATCTCCATCCTCTACATTTGTATGAGAAGAGAAGTCAATGATTGCCACAGCATCTAGTCCTTCGGGTCCGCCAAAGTTGCCAACATTAAAGAACCTGTTTTGTCTGCTTGTATTGTAATCTCCGTAATCAAGACGTATTGCTTCCTTGTCAATTCTGTCAAAGTAAGAATTTTCAATGGTATTAAACTTTGGCCCAAACTTCATAGCAATGGCACCAATGTTGGTATTCTTACCAAATCTAAATGCATTGCTTAATAGATAAAAACTACACAACGAAAAACTGTTGTGCATTGTGTCATAATCACTGTACACTCCATAATAGAAACTGTCAATCTCTATATTATCAAATACATTGTTTTGACAAATGACTGTGTTATTTGAAGAATTCAACTCAATTGCACTGTGAGCGCCATAGATTGATTCAGCAGTGAGGAAGTTTTTGTTTTCAGGAAACACGCCGTTAATGCGTATATTTTTAAATACACTGTGTTTTACAGAATTTAGTACCATTGCTTTATGATCAACAGAGTTGACTACTAAACTCATTTCGGATATTTCAATGTATCTTGCTTGAGTATTTGAAGTAGGCGACGGTGCATTTGGATCAGATGGGTCGTAGTGCGTTGTTGTAAATAGATCACAATTATCTGCTAGTATCACGGTCTTGCCTTTGCCTGCGCCTCGGAGTGTGGTATACGGAGGAATTACAAGAGGTGAAGTAATGGTATAGTTGCCAGCAGGTATCCAAAGTATAACCCTGTTGGATACAGCAGCATTCTTATAAAGCTTATCAATTGCACTTTGAATGGCAGTTGTTTGATCTGTGCCGTCACCAGTTGCACCGAAATCAAAAATATTTGCCTTGTCATCTAGCTTGCTTTGTAGGCTTCTTGCAAATGGCATACCATTCCAAAAATTACTCTGCGGCTTGTAAGTGTATTGCTCTGCTAGTTTAAATATGTCGGTACTTGCGGTAAGTATCCGTGTATTGCCAACAGCCGGAGCACCTTCGCTAACACTACCATTACCGATATATAGTTCTTGTGTATCGATTGCCCACCCAATTTCACCTGACGCAAGTTGTGGCAATGCTATACCCTCTGCTCTTCCGCGTCTGTGCTGAATCTTTGAGATCTGAATTATTGCCATTATGTTGCTCCTAGCTTACTAGAAGTATTTATCGCATTATAGAGCATCATTAATTAATCAATCGAAGTCTGTTGATTACTATCTGTTGAAGCAATGGTAAATTTAAGCTAATTCTTACCATTGCAGGGTTCCTTGTTTGTTAAAAATGGTTAGTGCGTTACGTGTTCTCTTCATAATA